CAAAAAAAAAAAAAAAAAAAAAGATCTGGCCTGTTAATTTGACGAAGGCAAATTTTAGGCAGACCTCCGCCTTTTTATGATCTGTTCCACTGATCGCTGTGGGCTAATTCAAATGCCTTGAGATCTTTTTGATCTTTTAATTTATTCTAGTGGCCTGTTGTCTGTTGGGGCATTTAGTAATTTTTAAAGAATTTTAGGAATCCATGATTCCAAAGTTGGTGTTCACTTCGCTCACACCAACTATAAACCTTCTTTAATTACTAACTGATCAACCAACGATCCTAAGCAATTAACTCATTTCCAAAAGCCCAATTGATCCAGCTGTTTTTATTTAATTTACAGTATTACTTTAGCAGACCACAGTTTCTGACTATCAGACTTTAGCACACTTAGAAGCGTTAAAACCCTATTTAGATGCAACGGCAAAAAATGGTGTTTTTACCCAAAATAGCTAAAACATAAATTTAGCCTTTTTCTTTAAAATGGGGACAGAATTTCAGTAAAAATACATCGAAAATTGGTAGGAAAATTCACGAATTTTGGACGTAAAAAAGGGCAGCTTTTAAGGCCGCCCTACAAAACTTATTTAGTGCTTTCAAATTTAGCGCGAAGTTTAGCACCTACTTGCTTCATTAGTGCCTCTACTTTCTCGCCTTCTTCTTTTTCAACAGCAGTCTGAATCTGTTCACCTAAATCACCGGAAAGAAACGGCATGATTGTACTCAGCATAAGACTGCGACCAGTTTTCTTCTTACCACCTTTCTTTTTACTTACCGAAACCAAGACTTTCATTAGTCACCTCAATAAAGTTTATAGCTTTTAAAAATGTTGTAAGCAGCTTCAGATCTTTGAACAGCACGGGTAGTTGCCATCCATTCCCAAACCTGACGATCTGCCGTTGACTTGCGCGGTACATCATTTACTTTCAAGACTAAATTACGTTCGGGAACAATAATAAAATCTTCTGATCTGAATAAACCTATACGCGCAGGAAGAACAACAGTAATATCACCTATTGTAATTTCCTGTTCGTAGTTTACCATTTCATTTTCTTGACTAATATTAGCCTGAATACTATCCTCACTCAATTTAAACATTACTATTGCATGAGTAAAATTTGCTACATCACGCACACTTACTTGAATACTTCTTCCGCGATGCTGATCTAAATCGTTATACTTTAAAGGAGTTTTTGATGTTCCTAAGTATAAACGATTATTGGAAGGTAACACATCTGTATTAGCACGAACGCTGTACGAAGCGCTGATAAAATATTTCGGAACCAGTATTTCAAAAAGCACGTATCCATCAGATTCTTGTTGAATAAAGTTTACTGGAGTGCTGTTATCAAAAGCGTAACCCTTTATAGCAAGTGCATCATAACTTGTCATCAATGATTGACGGAAATTCGTGAATTCAAAAGCTGGTTGGCGTCCTTCACGATAGCAGATACCACAATCAACGCCTGTTCCAGATGTCATAGCATCTTGAAAGGTAAACACATCATCTGGATTTTCGGCCTTTATTTCCTCATGTTCTTCACGTAACATATCACCAATCTCAACACGTTTGTTATTGAGTGGTTTTGGAGCATGACGCTCTACCTCACTTTCTCCAAACAAACTTGATGAACCAAGATCCAAAACCATAGTTGCTTTTTTACCTTCTGGCTGTGAATCTGGAATTGGAGTCTGCGTGTATTCATCTGACTCTATATCAACCAAACTTGTATCAAGTGCGGCCACACTATCTTCAGCAATATGTTTGCTGCATGTGCAATAACGGCCAGCTCGAACACGCTTAGCCACAATAGCCACAACTCTATCTACATTAAGCGCGTTCTCAATTTGATTTTGGAATACAGGCAAAGTTTCATCTAAACGCTTTTGAGCGCGTTCATGTGTAAAGTTTTTGGCTCTACGTTTGCCCTTCTTTTGTGCTGTATTAAGCCAACTCATATGAAAAATTCCTTTCCATTATTCTCGGATCTAAATTATCGGTTATTAATTTTAGAACATACTGCAAAGGGAATAAAATATGCAAAAGCTACGTATTCTGTCATTTGATCCTGGAACATCAAATTTTGCTTATAGCATACAAGAGTATTCTTACGATGGATCAAAATTAAAGGCCAAGATTTTAGGAACTGGAATGTTTACTAAGTGCGTTACCCAACTTACAGGTAATCACATGAATAAACAAATAAGAAAGTTTCAAAAGGCTATGTTAAAGATAAAACGCAAATACAATCCTGATCGAGTTTTCATTGAACGCTTTCAAAGTCGTGGACTTACAGGAACAACAATAGAGTGCATTAACATAATGCTTGGACTCATGTTGAACATATTTGCGGATAAGCAGCCAAATATTTACTTGGCCAGTACATGGAAAAACAGAATCAATAAAAAGTTGGAAGGTTTATTTGAAAATCCGACATCTAAAAAAGCAAGTCAGTTGGATTTAACTTATAGAGCTTATGGTATGAGTAAAGTTGCGTCACCTAAAACGCCTCATGAACTAGATGCCACTCTTATTGGTTTCTATTCTGCGACACGTATATTAGGTATGCAGGACTTTGAAAACTTTAATACAAACAATTGGGAAAAGTTTATTTCTTGGTTTCTAACAACACCCAAACTGTAAATGCAGTAGTATGTAATAAAATTTGAGAATTAACATGCAACAAAAGATTGCCGTTTGTCCTTGCAACAAAACTTTTCAATTTACAGGCAAGTGCATTGTTACAACTTGTCAATATCACAATGTTAAAACCAAATCAGGTTGTTTGGAACTAGATATTGCGGCCACAAGTACAAAATTAAGTGACACGCAAATTCTACATTTTAAAATTTTACCTAACCAAGATAAATTTGAATCGAAGTCTTATGATGGTAAGTTTGCATTCTATGCTCGTAAAAAAGCTGTTGTCGCAGCTAAAGCAAACATGCTTTTATATCTATACTGCGGCTGGATCAAAAGCAAACTCAAACCTAGTGATAAGTTCAAATATGAATTGGGTATTTCAAATGTATTGGATGAAATGCTGAGAAACTTTCCATTCAATCAACCGGAATTAAATTTTGAACCTTGGATGCTTTACTACGCGGCCAACCCAAAAGTTTATCAAAGTTTTATTGATGAACAAAATCGTGGCGGTGAAGAAAGTGTCCTTTTAATAAACGTGTTATGCTTAACTCCCGGCAAGCATAAAAATTTAGTGTATGCACTTAAAAATTTCAACAACGCGAAAAAGACTTTTGAAAAACAGAAGTCTAAACATGGAGCAATACAATGAGTACAAAAGTAAAAACAATTACACTGGCCGCTTGGAATGAAAAGTATGGTTCTAACATTGCTAACGGCATTTATGTTGTTAACAATATGGCTGTACCTGCCGAAGTTATTTTCAACGTGGTAGGTGCTAACGGTCAACCTTCTGCGGTTAGTGTTCCAAACACTAACGCACCTTTAGATTTGACCGCTATTACAACTCGTGAAGCTATTTTGAATTCACATGAATTCAAGCGTTTACTGAGTATGCAATATTTGGTTCTGATTGACAACCTTGATGCTGAGCGTATTCTGAGTGAAAATTCTGAGTTACGTGAAGCTGCTGCTGTTGCACTGAAAAATAACGGTGGCAAATATGTTGCACGTTCTGTTACCGAAACTTTTGAAATCGGTGGCGCAAAAGCTCAGCCTTCTGAAAGTCTGCAAGGTAAAATGCAAAGTGCAAACCTTGATGTGGAAGATGCTGATGACGATTTAACTGCTGTCGAAGAAATTCTTGGCGTGTCGGAAGATCCAGAAGCGACTGATGATCAAGTTGTGAAGATTTTCAACAAGTTCTCTTCTCAACTGAATAGTTCTGATTTAGAAGAACTGATGGACAAGAGTAAGAACAGCAAACTTCAAGATTTGATTGCTGAAAAGATCTAAAGTACAGACGTAAAAAAGGGGAACCGTAATGGCTCCCCTTTTATTTTTGCTCAATCATTCGTAAATTTTCAGGCTTTATAAATTTCCCACCATATTCCTTTATTTCATCTTTCAAAGCACGTAACATTTTCTTAGGCATTACGTCAGGATCTAATTTTACAATCTTGCCATCCTTTCCTTTCTTACGTGGTAACTTAAATCCTCGATACTCAAAAGAAATCTGCATGTTGTTGCACATCCATTCAAGCTTTTCTGCCATTGCTTTACCTGCCGCATCATTATCCGGTAGCCAACAAAGTAATTCAATATCAAGCCTTTCTACCAAACGTAATTTCTTTCCATTTATATTTTGAGAACCTAATACCGCAAGTGCAGGAATACCAGCCATTATTAAACGCAGTGCATCCCTTGGGCCTTCAACCAAAACTACATAACGATATTTCATTTTGGCAAGCATTGCTTTAACAAAGTTGAAAGGAAATAATCCACTTTCTTTAACCCAATCACCTGCACTACTTACATAACTTAGCTTACCTTCTTTCTTTTCTTCAAGTGCCTCTATAACACCTTTAATTTCTTTGCCAACTTTTACAGGCAATATACATTTGAACTCGCTATATTTATTTACGGCAGCAAGTCCATTCAAATTTTTAATTAACCATCCAGGATAACCACGCCATTCATTATAAATAGGCCAATCAATTGTTGAAGGATCTCCCAAACTTTTTAACATTCCTTCCATGTCAGTATTTTTGTTGGTCAGCATTCCTCCTTCCATTTCACGAAGTTTCTTATTCAGTCCGTTCGTGTCAACACTTCCTGTTTTTGGAATAAGATTTGATATTTTTCTTAATCCAGCTTTTTCAGCAAACTTGTTCCAATCTCCACTTTCAGGACAACCAAAACAGTTGAATGTTCCCATTGGATAACGAGATCCTTCACTTACTACAACACCGCAACTTGGAGTCCTTTCATCGTGAAATGGACAACATACCATTATGCGATCTTGTGTTGTTTTTTGCGGCCCGTCTAATTTTTGCAATTCAGTTGTTATGATCGACTGCATATCTTCTGCAACAGCCGATGTTTTCTTTGGTGATTTCTTAACCGCCATAATATTAACCTTGTACAGTAAGTACCATAATTTCTACTCATGGATTTACAGTTTAGTACAGGTCAAGGAACCAACGTATGATGAACGTAACTAAAGGCAGAGTTCTGTGTTATAGTCCAGAAATGCTTGAACTAAGAGATTTATTAAGATCTTATTTTTCTGAAGATCGATTGCAAATTTGTGGTGAAACGAATAATGTAAATGCTTTCTATATACACATAGAAAGCTGCAATATCCAAAAGCTTGCATCTAAACTTGCGCTGCAAGGACACAAGATGGAACCTAGTGATCTTGCTGGCATCTATTGCCTTCAACTTAAATCTGGCGCTAAATTCCACGTTATTGTGTCTGAGAAATTTAGTGTCTTGGTAACATTATGAGTTTTTCTTCGCTGGCAACTACTCACCATTATAAAGGCAAGTCATCCAATTCTGGTGAAGAATCTACGCCATACTCTTTAGATTTTCAAAAAACTAATCCAAATCGTTTAAGTCCGATCAGTAAACTTGTTGCCCAAGCAATGGAAGCAAGTGTTGTTCTTCCTCGTGGCCGTGCTCCACAATTTAGACCTAGTAGTTTTCCCTGTTGCTCAATTTTAAATTGGATGCAACTTCTGCGCTTTAAAAAGCTAGGCAACAATGAAGAACACAAATACTTTGGTATGCAATACTATACCGGAGTTGGTACAACAGTTCACGAAAAAATCCAATACTTTGCTGGATTCACTGGTAAATTTTGGGGTAACTGGAAATGTATAAATCCAGTTTGTAAAGAAAGTAAGAAAGCTAGAAATCTTTACGATCATTTGGGTAATATTGTTAAAGAAGGAAAGCCAACAAGAACGCATACAACTAAAAGCACTTGCCCTAAATGTCATGAACCTATGGATTACGTAGAGTTCGCAATAAAATATCGGGGTATCGATGGTCATATTGATGCGATCATAAAGTTGGATAACGGTGAATGGTGGGTAATGGATTACAAAACCACCAGCATGAAAAAAGTTGTTGCCTACAAATTTCCAGAGAAAAAACATTTGCATCAACTTCCGTTTTATGTTTATGCACTTGAAAAGAAATATGCTAAAAAGTTTGGCATGAAATTAAAAGGCTTCTCACTTATTTATATTCCACGAGATAATCCTCGTGCATTTGTCGAATACAAAGAAAGATGGACAGATAAATGGCGTGTTCGTTGCCATAATCAATTTGAAGCAGAATATGAAAAGTGGGAAGCAATAAATAGCGATGTCGAAACCGAAACTTTTGATGAAGTCATTAGAACCAAGCCTTGCAAGAGTCAATCCGAATATCGTAGTTTAATGCACGTATACGAAGATTGTCCATTGCTGAGTATTTGCTTTACTCAGAAAAAGCTTCGCAATTTCTTAGATACTTGGGTTGAATATCATTCTGACGATCCAAAACGTCTAATACCTTTTAAGCAGGTAATTGAAATTGTAACTGACTTGGAATACAAAAGTAAAAAGACACCAACAGTTAAACGAATTCGTTTATAAGATTTAAAAATGGCTAAACCGCATCTGCATGACGACAATGTTAAAGTTTTAGCAAAATACAAGAATCTGCTTGGCTATGAGCTTATAGAAGATCTTGAATTTGCAAGTCCTTTGATTACAAACCTTGCTGTTAATACTTATTTATTAAAAATAAATGTTCAGCTTCTTGATGAAGAACTAAGTCGTGAACGACAACTAGCTTTCAATCTTAACAAAGCTTTAAAGTTGTCTAATCGCCAATCATCTGTTGTTCAAAAACTTCGCACTAGAATAACACAGTGCAAAAAGGATTTACGTACAAGACGAATAATCGTCAACCGTATTGTTAAAGAACTAAAAGGTATTTTACGATGAAGCGTGTAACAATTCATTTGCCTGATTTTTCTTCTGAATCTAAGTCGCGTGGCGATCAAGCTTATCTTCGCTTGTCCGAACAAGGCACAAGTCAATTAGATATTGATGGAAGAGAAGAACTTCGTAAACTTGAAAGAAAGAGATCAAAGAAACGCTTGCAACAACTGAATGAAGATATTGAGTTGGAAATTCTTGAAGATCAGGTTGCGGCCGACAAAGTCACTACTAAAAAAGAAAAGACTGAAGCAACTGTTGCTGCTTGGGCTTTACGACAAACTGGTGATAAAAATCCGAAACCTACTAAGTTTCCGAAAAAAGAAGAAAAAGAATCTGAAGAAAAATCTGAAGAAGATTCTGACGTTGATGCAGCACTAACTGAAGAATTAGAAACCGAAGAAAACACTGAAGAGTCGGAAGAACCAAAAGAAGGAGAAGAACAAGATGAAAGTTCTGATACAGATGCCTTCGAGGAAGTCTGATGTGGCTTACAAACCTATAAAATCTAGTGTGCGAAAAGTAAAATCTGTTGCTAGAAGAATGCACGAAGAAAGACAACGTAAAATCAAAGAGTTCCAATCTCACAGTGCTAATAAAACAGCGCAAAAGAAACCTACTTCAGCTGACAAAGCTAAGACAAAAAGAATTGAACTTAAAGATCGAGTTGTCCGTGTCGTTCCATTAAAACAAAATGCTGGCATTGTTCAACAATTACCTGACACAGTTCTTACACGTAAAGGTAAAAGCTTGAAAGAATTGTTGCGTGGTACTCCACCACTTTTCAAACATAACGCCAAGCACGTTATTATAAGCAAATTGGTTCGTAAGAAAACTAAAAGTGGATTACCTGCTGTTGAAGCAGTTGCCTATTCCGTAGATCCTTATCGTCCGAATAAAACAAGAAGAGATCACAAGCTTTATATAATTGGACTTGATAGTCAAACAGATCCGATTAATAAACAGCGTCGAGTTCTTGTAAGCTGTCCGTGCGAAAACTATGTTTTTACTTGGGAATACGCAAATGCTTTACATGGCGCAAGTAAATTGGTTTATGGTAATGGTGATCCACCGACTTTTACCAATCCTGGAAATGCAGTTGGTTTATGCAAACACTGTGTTGCGTTGGCCGAAGAATTAGTTAAGAAAAATTGGTAGGTGATATAAAATGGCTTGTTCAGGTTGCGCTAGACGTAGGGCAGCAATTAAATCTTTTGCAGTAAACATTACAGACAAAATAGCTAGTGGTGCAAAAAAGTTGGTCACTTCTATCGGTAGTGATTCAGTTGCTCAAGCTAAACCATTAACTGGGCCGACAGGTCAATCAGCTTGCGCTAATTGCACTACATCAGTTACGGCAGATGGTTGGATCAATAAATGCACAATATGCGGAGCAGTTAGCGAAGCGAAACCAATACCTCACAAATTAAAACCAAAATGTGATTGCTAGGAGAAATACAAGTGGAAGAAACTAAAGGCGTAACACAAGAAATGAAATTGATCTCTGATCTTTCAAATCAAGTGAGCAAATTGGAAACTCTTGTTAGTGATAAAAATTTCATTATTCAAAAACAAAGTAATGATCTTTCTATCAGTTGCAACAAAGTTTCGGTTCTACAAGAAATGTTATTCGCGGCAAACAATCGATTAGTTGAAGAACTTACAATTCTTAAAACAACGCAACAACTTGCAATGAGTCTTACTGAGCGAGTAAAAACTTTAGAGTATGAAGCCAAGATCAATGCTGAACAAAGCAAGAAAGATCTTGAACTTGCGCGTAGTCAAGCCAACGTAAGTTCTCAACAAGTTGTGCAAAGAGCTGAGCGTCAACGCGAAAGTGATGCGATTAACGATTGGGTGTGCGATTTCTTTACCTCTTGTTTTACTGATGTTGATGCAACCAAACGTATTCGTGAATATGCGAATGGTAAGCGAACCTTGTGCTGGTTATTAAGTACGTTCTTTCTTTCTACCGATGAAACATTCAAAAGTTGCGGTATAAAAGAATCCGCTGAAAACTATGACAAATCGCAAAAAGAATCTTTGAATAATGCAGATACACGCATGTATATTCTACGTACACACATTACACTGTATGCAAAGAAAGCACGACTGCTTATTTCAGCCAAGTCAGAAAGTAATCAATAGCAATGTTAAAGGCGGCCCTAAAAAGCTGCCTTTTTTTATTGCCTCTGCTTTTGTAAAACTGTAAATACTAGGGTAAGGGCTTAATGTTAAAGGATTCTATGTGAGTAAAGAAAATTTAACAGGCGGTCAAATACAAGAAATAATGGACACGCTTTTATATAAAGCACTTGAACCAATAGTGATCCATACAAATGTCTTTGACAGTCAACTTATCTATTTACTAACCGCTGTTATAAAAAACAAAAAACGAAAGTTTTGTGCTCTTGAAAGATCTCAGACCATAGACATTTTGGCACAAGCCATAGTTTGTCCTGACCGCATTCGTAAGTTCGAGCTGATCAAAAAACTCAAGATCGAAAGATCTTTTGTTCATGTTTTCATAAAGAAATTTTTAGCCGAATACAAAGACGTATACATGGAACTTTATTTCCATTATATGAGCGAACCAAAGCGAAGAATTTTTTATCGTGATCGGATGGTTCCTTACAAAGCTCTTTTGGGTGCAGATAGTATACAAGATGTTTTCGTTGCTATTACTCAGCCTTCTGAGTATCTGGCCTTATTCTACAAATATTTCAACAGTGTTGTTGAGCAGTATCATAAGTTTTGTTATACACATGCAAAACATTTGATTGATACAAACACTGGAAATAATTACGACTACAAAGATGTGGTGCAAAACTTTTTGCGTAATGTTGTGGTAGCACTAAACAAATATGACAGTAGCAAAGGCGCTTTAACGTCATATATAAAGTATTGGATTCTCAACAGTCTTACTTGTGCAAGTTCTGAACATGAATATGGAATAGCTTATGTTATCCCACAGAACCACAAGAAAACTTTGAGTGGTGGTCATAGTTCAAATGTAAACTTTTCAACTTCAATGGACACCTTACTTTCTCAGGGTGAAGATGAAGATGGAAATTTACATGAATTACTTACGGCAGAAACAGAAGATCTTTCTGATGAACATGCTGTCGATCATGAACTAAGGCGATTATATCTCATGGCAAAAAGAGCAGATCCTTTTGGATTGGCCAGACTTACGCTTGAGATACCAGAGGTATTTACTGAGGCAGAGCTAGAGTTAATGGAACGGCATACTCTGTCTAAACTGTAAATAATAAGATGAAGCTTCATACAATTCTCGGAGAAAAATAATGGCAAGTGGTTTTGGTAGTATAGACCCAAAAGCAGGAAACAGTAAGTACAAAGACGAGGCTCGAATTGACGAAGTATTGGGTATGCACAAATTTGTGTCCAATCAAGACTTTTCAGAATTTCGTTTTTTACAAACTCCTATCCTGCCGTTAAAACAGCACTGGATTAAAATCATTGCTGGTAAAGACAACAAAGAAATCAAGGTAAGTCGTTGGTGTATTGCATTTGATCCTACAAACGAAAAAGTTCCACGCAAAGGTGTAACGTGCCCATATTGTTCACTTTCTCAAGGCGAAGATGGAGCTTGTCAAACAAGCGTTAAGTATTATGCGAACGCTATTGTTCGTGACTTGCAAGCTGACATGCCTCGTGCTGCAATGAAACAAAAACTTTCGGCAGAAGAAAAGAAAACTGGCTTTATTCAACAAGGCAGTAAAACTTGGACACCTGTTCGAGTTCTTGCACTTCCTGGTTCTTTAGCTGAAAAAATTCAGAAGGCCGAAAAGCGCAATATCCATAAAAACAAGAAAACTGGTGAGAAAGAATCTTTCCCAATCACCCATCCTAAGTACGGTATTGATCTTGCAATCAACTTTGACAATGATAAAGCTGGTGGTGATAAATACAGCATTGACCGTGGTGAACTTTCTCCAATCACAGAAGAAGAATCAAAATATCTTGTTTGGTGTTTAGATGCTTCACTGGTAGAAAAGCTTGGCATTAAATCACAGGAAGAAGCCGACGAAGATTTCAAACGCATGAAAGTTGTTGGTGGTACTGACATCGATGACGAAGATGAAGAAGAGGATGAAGATTCTCTTGGCAGCAAGAAAAAATCCGGCAAGAAGCCACTGAAAAAGTCTGGTAAAAAATCTTCAAAATTCGACGAAGATGAAGATGACAAACCGACCAAGAAAAAGAAACCTGTCAAGAAAACTTCAAAGTTTGATGACGAAGATGACCAACCTGCTAAAAAGTCCGGCAAGAAGCCTGTTAAGAAAACAACTTCAAAACTGAAGAAAAAGAAATAGTTGTTTGACTATTAAATTTAGTTAACTGCATTTTGTTTTAATGAGCGGCCAATAAACTGGCCGCTAACTTGGATTCTTAAAATGGCTAAAAAGAAAAAGTTAGACATTGATGATGACGTTGCTGTAGAAGAGTCAAAGAAAAAGGGTAAATCAAAAGGCAAGTCTGCCAAAGAAATTGTAGACTCTGCTATTGAAGATGCTCGTGGTTATTCTCCTGCTGACGACATCGATGATTTGCTTGATGGTGTTGAAAAGAAATATGGCCTTTCAAGCAGTTTGGTTGACCGTGATGAAAAAAGATTGTCCACAGGGCTGTTGGCTCTTGATTTACTTCTTAATGGCGGTATTGTTGGTGGCGGTTGGTACACTATTTATGGTGGTGAACAAAGCTGTAAATCGACATTGACAATGACTCTTCTCTGTATGATTCAGAATGCTATTGATGAATTAAACAGAAAAATTGCTGCCAGTATTTTTGATTACGAAGGCTCTACCGACATTGAATATATCGGTAACATGATGGAAGCGCTTGGATTAAAATCTGATGCTACTACAATATTCGGTATCAAAGATGACGATACTGGTTCTTGGTTGATTAAACCAAAAATTCGTTACTACATGCCTGATGTTGGCGAAGATTTTTATCGTTACCAAGCAAAACTTCGTCGCGCACTGCCTGACGTACAAAAAATCGGTGATAAGTATTGGTATGTTTACGAACATACGCAAGAAAACAAAAAGAAGTTTTCTGGTAAGTACGATGTCAAGTATTTGACTAAAACAAATAAAATTCGTATTCCTGCTCCAGATGGCTTTATGCAAGCAGTATCAATCGTTGATAGTTATCCGGCCATGTTGCCTGAAGGCTTAGATGATGATGATCGTAATGAAGCTATGGCAGAACAAGCACGTATGCACGCTGCTGGTATTAAAAAAGTACGAAGCGGTATGCGTAAAAAACGTATGACTGTTTTTGGTGTAAACCAATTACGTTTACGTCCTGCTGTTATGCACGGTAATCCTGAGTATGAGCCTTCCGGGGAAGCGCTCAAATTTTTCTGTCTGGCACCTGAAACTCGAATCAGAACAGAACTTGGGTTGGTATCTGTTGAAGAATACTACGAAAAATTCAGACACTCTTTACCTAAAATTCAAGGTAAATGCGGTTTGGAATCTCCGACAATCTTCGACGATACTGGTGTAGATAATATCATTAAAATTACTACATCAAATGGCTATACACTGCGCGGCAAACATGGACATCAGGTTTTAGCTAATGACCAAGCTAAATCACCAAGTAACTATCAATTTGCTAGACTTGATTCTTTGACTGTTGGTAAATTTGTTTTGATTAAACCATCAAACGAAATTACTAGACCTGTATCAAGCAATTCTGATCTTGATTATCAAGATGCTTATAATACAGGCGTCAAGGTAGGTTTAGGTCAGTTGGATTCCTTACATGGAGTTCCATTTAATATAAGGACAGGATCTTCCGATCTTGTTAGTGCTTATATTAAAGGATATAGTTCTGTAACTAATACCCACAGACACTACCAACACGCAGTAGATTTCCAGTTACTACTTCTTGATAGTTGTGTATTTTCAAAGTTAGAAAAGGTAGAGAACTTTTATACTGTTTCTGTCTTGGATCTTTCTTGCGATGTCGATTATCTTACTGACGAAATTGTCGATATTGAATATCAAGAAGCTGAGCAGACTTACGATGCAAACATGCCTGACACGCATACAATTATCACTAACGGAATTGTTAGCCATAACTCAGACGTTCGTATAAAATCTACTTCTCGTGGATCTGCACCTTACGGTTTTGTTCTTGATAAAGGTATCATGGAAGAAAATTCTGTGACTGTTGAAGGCGGTAAAGATATTTATCGTTTCATCTGTTTGCGTACTGTCAAAAACAAACTCGGTGGTATTCCTAACCGTGAAGTTTGGGCGCGTGTTTGGGTTACTGATGGTGACGGTCGTGCTCGTGGATTCGATCCAGTTTTTGATACCTTTGAGTATTTAAAACAACTTGGGTATGTAGATGGAACAAGAAACAACTTAAAGTTCCATCCAGATGTTCCACTGCATGGTGCGAAAAAATTAAGCTTTGAAGATTTCAAAGTTCTTGTTCTTGGTAGTAAAAAACAAATCACCGAAGTTTGTGAGCGAGTTGGTTTGAAGAAAGCTGGAAACATTCGTACATGGTGTTCTAAACATTGTGCAAGTGGAAAAGGCCCGAAACGCTACAAAGATCAAATCGTCAAACGCAGTAAAGAAAAAATCGATACTGATGACGAATAAAAATAGGCGGTTAACAGCCGCCTATCCTAACAAATCGACTTGGAGATTTATTATGTCCTACGAAAACACATCGTTTGCTTTTAGCAAAGCACTTGCTTTGGAAAGTGCTGATCGTGAAAATTTCTCACACGATAAACAAGTTTATGAATTTACTTCAGACCAACTTGTTAATTATGCTGCAATAGTTGCATACAAAACCTTTCATAATGTGAAAGGTGGCGCTGAAATGGATGCAGAATCAGATCCAATTACAGTTAATGACAAACCTGCTAAAGAAGTTTGGGCCAGTCATTACTATTCTGCACATTCTCCAGCGACACAATTTCCAAAACTTTTACCCAACTCAAATGGAACCTTTTCCTTGCAATCTGAAGGTACTCCACTTTCATTGGGTGAAGTAGTTTACAATGCTTATTGTGATGCAACAAATTGGAAGTCAGTTTACTCTGGTGCTGATTTACCTGAATACAATCTTCAACGTCCTGAAGTTATTGCTGCGTGGGAAGCTGGTGCAATGGCACTGTTGAAAATGTTTTCAAATCTTCCTGTTCCTCCATCTACTTCTGTTGATGGATCTGAAGGCCCAATTGGATCAGACGGTTGTTGTGGTGGCCCTGATGGTTACGATCCAACAGCGGATCAAGTTGAAACAAAAGAATCTGTTGCAATTGATTCTTCTCAAGTAGGTTCTGTTGAAAACGCTTTAGGTCTTTCTCCAGAATCTGACGAATCCGCTGGCGACGAAACTTACGCGCTTAAAGCTTAAGGAATTTGAAATGCGTACAGAATTAATTTTAGGTACTTTAGACCCTAAGTTCGATGCTTACCTTGATGAACACATGGCAAATCCTTCTGAATCTTTAGATCCTCGTTTGCCAAACTCTATCATTGTTACCGAACACACCGCTTCGTTTGCCGAACTTTTTAACCCGCTTTATTTGTTTGGTGCTTCACGCGAACTATTGGATGATACTGAAGATCGTTTCACTCCAATTAAACACAGACATTTTATTCCGTATATCCCTGTTGTGCATGACGGAAAATTTGCTTTGTACGCACGTACACCAAAAGGAACTGAAGGTCAACTTCACGGCAAATTAAGTATTGGCTTTGGTGGCCATATTGAAATGGCCGAGTGTGCGTATTTTGGTGCTACAGTTAATGTTGATCGCCATGAGTACAAAAAAGATTCTTTGGATATTCCTTCTACTCTTGTTAGCAGTACGCTACGTGAACTTGACGAAGAGTTTGGAATAGATCAACACAACATTGTAGGTTATTCTGAAACCTTGGATCACGATACTTATATGGAGCGCACTTATGGTACTCGTTTGCATACCATAATTACAAGTCGTGCTGTTCCAGTTGATTGTCGTCATCTTGCACTTGTTTATGTTGTTGAGGTCAAAGATGCTGATGTTCTTGAAATTGAAGAACAGTTAAACTTCCTTGGCTGGTTCACTCGTGAAGAACTTAACGAAAAGTATTTTGACCAACTCGAAATGTGGTCTAAAGCTTTAGTGGCCTGTGAAAATCTTTTGAATTTCCCTCGCCTTTTAGTTTAGTGTTGTCGTAGGTAAATCGGACGTCCCAACCGGAACAAGGAGAGTTCCACCTTTATTATAGGAATCTTAAAATGTTGCAACAATTATCTGTTCAAATTGATCGTGCTTCTTTAAATGCAAAGCTGGTTAAGGCTCGTCAACAAGTTTCTGATCTCATTACTTTTGCTGAAGATCATTTTGATCTTAGTTACGATTCTACTATTTCAAATGTTAAAACACGTTTGAAAGAAAGTACGGCAAACTTAAAACTGGATCAATTGGTCGGCTACATTGAAGAGTTGATCCAGCACCGCGATAACATTCTTATCTGCATCGACGAGCGCTCAGAGGAAACTGTAAATCGTATATCAAAGCTGGATAGTTTGTTAGATAATTTCGGCTTACCAAAACTGTCGGCTAAAAAGTCATCTTAAAAGTTTTGCTGGTGCGGAAATGTTAGGTAATTTAAACATAACTCACTCAGTTTGTTATTACACTCACAAGGCTTTTGGTTTAGGGGTGAAAGTAGAACATTAAACCTGAACTTCTAGCTTTCCGCACCAGCACTTCATTAAGGTACACTCAAATGAAACCTATAGTTTTAGTAAATAGTAAAAAGTTTTTAGAACAACTTGGTGACGTAAGTGCCAGTTTAAAAGTCAACAAAAATATTTTTACTCACCATGTTCCATCTGATCCAACAAAAGATTTTATTTTGTTGGTTCCACAGAATTATTCATTTCTTACCATGCAGGCTCACAGTATAAGTGGAACAACAGATATTTTCTACACAGCTTCTGATATAAAACTTGCGAATATTCCTGATCTTCCGGCTGATGGGGAAACACAGGAAAAATTTATTACAGCCGATTGGATGTTATCTGATCTGCTTACCGGAATTCCAGCTGGTGAAACTAAAATGGAATCCATTGAACATCTTGTAACCGCAGTTAAGATAGTCACAACTGGCGAAGCCCGTATAGTTCTGTCTATAAAAGACAGTATATAGATTTCCCTGACCTGCCAAACTTTGCATGTATTTGTTTGGCAACTAAACTCAGGAACTGGATTGTGTCTGCGCTACATCCTTTCCGATAGTTTGTGTAAGAATTTCTTACGGTCTTTTTTATTTCGGCACTCTAGCGTCCTCTAAGTGCTGTTTCTGGTCGCAAGACTGGTTTTACAAAACAAGTTTATTCGTTTGCATCGACATGCGAGATACGTGAGTAGCTGTCATGAGAAATTCTTTGTTTTGTATTAGCGCCACCGAATCTGATTGGCGATCTGATCACGTTTATCAAAGCATATAAGATAGATGGTTATAGTGTAATGCTTTCCACTAGAGGCTGTTTGTTGAAATTGCTTTTCAGTGACTTTCCATGTTTCAACAGGTAAACATGGTTAATGCGGGTATCGTATAACGGCTATTACCTCAGCCTTCCAAGCTGATGATGTGGGTTCGATTCCCATTGCCCGCTCCACTTTCAACAGGTAACAAAAATGCTTCCAGATTATTCAGAATTAAAACCCTATCTGCTTTCTCTTGTTTTAGTTTTTGTTATTTTGATTGCGCTAAGTTTTTGATTCCAACACTAAACTTATTTCAGTTAGCTAAGTAACTTAAGATAGTCATGCACTTAGCCGCGTAGGAGACTATGAAAAGTTGGTGGTTTAAGTGTATCACTGAACAGGAATCTTTATTTGGTAATCATTTATGGAACCAGAGTTTTTAAATTGCCCTGAATTTTATTCTAAACATTTTCTTGAACTTAACAACAAAGAAAAATTCTGCGCTTTTTATTGGAGTCAGATGCGAAGATTTACAACGCTTAAGCAAGCTTTAACTTCTTTGCCTCCAAATAGAATACCTTACAGATGCGCTTTAATTGTTTTGCGCGAAAAGAAATGTCGTTGGCCTGAAGTAGAATTCTTGATAGCCCAAACTTCTTACTCAAAAGGTTTGTATTTGAATTACATGAAAATTTTAGTTGAACGAAACCAATTGACTACAGAAGAATTTGAAGATATTTTGAATATGTTAAAGTAGATTCCACTTTAGATCTGCAAGCAGAGACATTTTTTGTCTTAGGTCAGAACAGCCGTTGCTTGTGCGCTGGTATGCAGTGCAAAGTTTATTATGTCAAGCTAGATCCCTTGACTAGACTTTATACGAAGTAGCCTAACTTCGAGATTTTTAGTGGAATCTCCTTTAACATCTTTGTCTGTTCGATCTCCTTTTAGGTACGTGGGGTTCCAAGCAAGTTGTGTCGAACAGGCATTCTAATTTTTCGCGGCATTAGTTTAAGCAGTCCTTGAAAAAGTTTTGTGTGAGGCGGATTCTTCCTTGCCGCTGTGCTGATGAACTTATAGAGGAAAAACAACGAGACAATACTTGCGTCCCTCCAAGTCGGTTAGTATTGTGAGTATCTCACGCACTCATTCGTTATTTCAAAACATGAACGTGCTGACGCGAACTCCCGCTGAGAGTACAAACCTTAATCTAACATTAAGCAATGTTTAGACTTTGAATTGTTGTAGGTTTTTGGACTTTTTTCCTTGCTTCAATTCTTGGGTCGTGTATTTGAAATGCCGCTATACAGGAATATTCATGGTAACTCTATTCATCTTTTTTCTAACGATTTGTATTAACCGCGAAAACAATTTACGGCGGTCATCCGTAGAAAGTTTTCGCATATCAACCAACATTCAACGTATAACAGATTACTTTGACCTTAAAGGTTGGTTAACTGTTCGCGTTGTACAAGTGGAGCATAAACCTGCTCACTATAAGCACTCGTTGATATGATGCTTGGCGATTTGTTATTTACATGACTCCTTATCTTGTTGAGAGGGTAAGAACAAATCTCGGTAGCCGCAATACCGATATTAAATAATCCAGCAGGTGGGTTTGTTGTTCGCATTTTGGACAAGGAAAACAAACCCACCGAATAAAATAGATTTTTGTTCTGACGGTAAGATTCAACTTTCGCACTGGCTTTGTTCGAGCACCAGTACATATTACAGTCTGTTGCGTTTTGCCGTCAGAACAAAAATCTATTAAACACAAGGCCACTTTGCTGTGGCCTTTTTTGATCTTAACTGGGGAAATAACTATGCAAGGTAAATTTTTTGTACTTGAAGGATTGGATGGTGTTGGTAAAAGTGAACAAGCAAAAATATTGACGGCAAATCTTACTAAAATATTTGGCCCGACTATTCAAGTACGCGAACCTGGAGGAACTCCGATTGCAGAACAGATACGTACTGTGGTAAAAGGTAATGCTAATAACTCTGATGAAAAGTTTACTGTAGAAGCAGAAACTCTTTTAATGTTTGCTGCCAGAGCGCAATTGGTTCCTTACGTAAGATCACAACTTGCCGCTGGCGTTAATGTTGTTGCAGATCGTTGGGATTTTTCAACAAGAGCTTTTCAGTGTGGAGGTAAAGGTTTTCCACTTGAGCACTTTTATAACCTGCGTAAAATACTGAGTTTAGATACCTTGGTTCCTGATATGATTTTTTACGGAACTAACTCAGGCAAAGTAAAAGAGCCTGAAGATCGAATTGAGTTTGAGTATTTTGAGTTCAGAGAAAAGATTGGTGCCGAATATGACCGCATGTTTGCTCTTAGCAATATGGATCATACTGTTGCGAAAAGTTTAGTCACTTTCGACATAAATGGAGTTAGTATTGAAGATACTGCGGAAATGATTTTAATGTGTGCGCGTAAAGCTTTTGGTGATGTATGAGAATATTATGCCACTTAAACAGCCCTAGACTCACATTTTCTGGTGTGCGTTGGACAATGGCCGAAGCCTATCGAAAACTTTCTGATTTTGCAGAACTTAGTTCTGCGGATAAAAATCGAATAGTGGCCGAAGCAGGACAAGCTACCGTTCGCGTATTTTCAAGCGTATTCATTGATAAAGATCTTGTTACTGAGATTACTTTCCTACCTACCAATGAAATGACTTTGCAGCAAATTGAAGAATACGAAATTCTATCTGTCGATCTTTCCGATGAAAAATTAAAACCTGCCGAACTCAGTGCTTTGATTGATCGCATATCAAATCCCGATAAAGGCAAGATAATGATTTTATCTGGAACCAAAGTTAAAGAAGCTCCGAGGCTTTCTCCTTCTTTAACACGCGCAATTAAAAAAGCACTGAAAATAAAACATCCAAGTTAGATCAAAAAAGGGAACCTCTTTCGGGGTTCCCTTTTGCATTTATTCTGACAGTTGTTTAAAGCGATCTAAAAATTGACCGTCCTTGGCTTTTTCTGGACTTGCCAATAGTAATGTTGCAAGTCTGTATATTCCACGTTGTTTGTTATCACTGCTATTACGCAATTCAAAATTTTCTGCAATTGACTTTTCAAGATCCTCCAGAGTTTTAGTTCCTTCGATCACTTCTTGAATAACTTCTTTCATAATAATCTCCTTTAGTAGTACCCTTAAATTACTAACAAGTATGACCTTCAAATTTAACAAAAATCGTTGAAAGTTGCTGAACTGATCCAAGTGTGTCAAAAATAGCTATATACATGATCCTAGATTTTTGCTATAATAGGCACATTGAAACAGCGAAGAATCTACGAGGTATTAAAAATGAAAGTATCGGTATCAAATAAAAAGTTTGTTAGAAGCTGCGGAGTAGGTTTGGCAGAAGTTAAACTGCTGGACTTTATTAAATTAGATGAAGCTTTATTGGGAAAAGATCCTCTACTGGATTCCGAATCATTCTATCAGGTCATATCTATTCATGAGTTAAATAAAAGTTATATTGAAAATCTGGATGCTTTTTGTCCACAATCTTTCGTACTCGTTCTTTTAGATAACCATGCTCGCAGAACCGCAAAAGGCTCTTTTGAAAAATTGTGCTTTTCAGTAGAAATAACTGAAGATGAACTTTACAATGTAACAGTTAAGAAATAAGGAAAAGTTTATGAATGATTTAATTAAAGTAGCGCCAGTTGTTGAAGGTGAGTTGATAGTTGATCCTGTTGAATATCCGATTACAGTTGAACAGATACAATCTTTCTTAGCCAGAACGATGAATCAACCTATATCAACACGCATCAGATTTTACAATGATGCAATTTTTGAAAAATATTCGTACATTTATTTTGATGACGAAAACGGATGGCAATTCTATCATGGACATGATGAAAAATTTATGCCTTGGTCTTGGGTAGATGACATTGAAGAAATCTATCGAGATTGTGAAATTGCCTTAATCCTTGAGTATAACGATGGTTGGGTATTTCACGATCTTGATGGTGGCCGTAATAAACAACTTGTGTTTGGTGACGTATGATTAAAAAGTTTGTTGATACCCTGAGAAATTACTTTCGGTGGAAAGACGGTAGACAAGGAACCGGATATAAAAAGTTCGAGATCTTAATCAGCAAACGCTTTAATCTGGATCTTCATATTCTGCGCTACGAAGCCGGAAGCAGCATTCCATATCACTTTGATCGTGTTGGTAAGGATTACGAACATCATAGAATCAACATTGTGTTGTTTCCAGCAAAAGTTGGCGGTGAATTCCGTTATGATCAATTCAATAAGTTTGGTCATAAAAACAAGGTTACACACTTCGGCCCGTTAGTTTATTTTCGACCTGATTTAATTGGACACTCTGTTTCTTACATTGAGTCCGGTACACGTTATGTATTATCAATTGGTTTTCTGAAAAAGGTGAAATAACATGAAAGACGTAACAAACAAAATGGTTGAAGTTTCTCGTTGGTTAGCATTACAAAGTTCATTTTTATCAATGGGCTTACGTTCTCTGGCCGATGCTGAAAAGTTGTGGCAAGCTTTTGAAGGCAAGTATGCTGATTCAGAAGATTCCCGTGAAAAACGAATTGAGATTTTGGGTTACGATCCAATCGATTTAACAGCTGAAAAAATCTCTACTGGAAAGAAACCAACTGTAAGTACGGCAGATCGTTTATTACCAAAGACCTGCTATTTTGTCGGTGAAGATGGAGTTATTTTTTCTATTTACCCGCGCGATTTTAAAACTAGCGAAGGACGTTACATTGTTCGCACCAACTTTGCTGGCTATCACGGATTGATTTACATTCAAGGGAATGAAGTAAATGCGATTGCACCTGCTGATGAAAATGGCCAGAGTTTGATCTTGAATAGTTATCAGCTGTGGACATCATTGCCAGAGTTGGCTGTTGAAATAGATTCGGATAAGACTAAACTGGATGCAAACTTTTTAGCCGAATTCGACAAGATGAAACACGCCATGTACGTTTCGATGGTTGGAAAAGAAATGGCCGATTCAATCTGCGATTTAAGCGCGAATAGCAACTAAACCAAGTGTGTCAAAAATAGGGGTGGCTTCGGCTGCCCTTTTTTGGTATAATGTATTCAATGGTTAGGGCAAGAACCATGTCAAATCTTGCCAAGCATAAGAGAATCTAGTTATGTCACAAGCACGAATCAATTTGAAAAGTTTAATGCGCGTTACACTGAAAGATCGTAAAGGCACTTTCACTATACTGTCTTTTCGTTTTTCATCGAATCCAACAAAAACCATGATCACTTGCATGGCGGATTCTGACGATGAAATTTGTCATACCACGGAAGAAAATGTTAAAAAAGTTGTTTGCTACGATATTCGTAACAACGGCTTGCAGGAAAGTACGGTTATGAACTATCTGACTGACGATAAACATTTTGATGTTAATGATCCAGAAGCTGACATCTACGCTGCGGTTTCAGATGCGCTAAGTGCCAAAGGTGCTAACCGAATCAAAGACGAATTCCAGAGCCAAATAAACACACTGGACTTTGATTCGATCAAAGAAAAGTTGGTAGCTCTGGCTCAGTAAAATCATTCGGTGGCTTTCGGGCCACCAACTTTTTGGGAGAAAAGTTTATGCGTAAACTTACCACGGAAGTAGTTTTTCAAGTGCTTCATTTGCTGATGCAATCAACTAAGGCTATGCCTGAAGTTTCTTTGCAGGGAAATCGCGTGTACATTTTCGGCAAACTTTTTGCTCAGTCAAACGAGGCTCGTGAAATTCTCAGACTGTGTGCAAAACAATGTCACAGGCAAGAACGAGCTGAACCAACTTTACCGACTGTTGCAAGTAAGTTTTTCATGGATCGTTATGAGAACGATTTTATAAAAGCAGTCGTTCAAAATACAGCAACAGGTCGAATTACTGAATTTACTTTGATGGATATTACTATCGGTCTTGCGCCTGAAGCAAGTTATGATGTTTTCGATCAAACGATGGAAGCTCACGCTTTTTCTCAGTACCTGAAGTTTCATGTGACACAGGCTCATACAAAAGTTTGTTTCGCAAAAAATATCGATATGCGAATCAATCACGGTTTACCTATCGGCCTTAGCATTCACCAATTGGTCAACAAAAAAGTTGGTGTTTTCCTCAGTAACGATCTGGTCAATGTTGACGTTCTTTCTTACACAGATTTGAAAGATGTTGCTAAAACTCGTGATGGACGTAAACAACCTTTTGCCCTCGACATACAAGTTTTGTGTGAAGGCAAAAAACTTTTCATCAAGTCAAATTTAATAAGCAGTTTAGCTTCTGATAAATAAACGGAGAATCTATGAATTTATTCAAATTAGAATCTAACAAACCACAGAAAGGCGGTTCAAACTCACCTCTGCAAGTTTTATCGCTGGTGAAACGCCTTACTCTTGGTGATGTTTACGATGTGGTAATGAACATAGAGAACATTACCAAAGACGTATCTGATTGTGAACCTGAAAATTATGTTTACCGGATCACACTGCTTTCCGCGCAAAACGAAATTTCTTATGTTGATGGAAATACTGACGAAGTATATTCTGCTTTAAAAGTAGTCGTTGCTAATCTTCGTAAGATGGAAATGAATTCCACAATTTTTGCAGACTGGATATTAAAAGGCATGGCCGCTGATATTTTAGCGCACGATGCGCTTGACGATCTGGACTTGCCAGAAATTGCCAATGAACTTTGTGAAGGTCTTGACCAGCTGGATCTGGATATTAACTTTGATGATATATCCAATCTTGTTAGTATCGAACTGGAAAAGTTTAAGGTATCTGCACTATCCGCGATGAAAGCAAAGTTTGTGTTTTTAGATGAAAACAAAATCGAAGAGTTTTCATCGGCTGCTCAAATTGTTGACTTTTTTACCAAAAATAAAAATGTAGGAATGCCTGCATCTATTTACGTAACTAATGACCAGCTGAATATTAAAAATTCTACAACCGCTTTTCATCCGATCAGTCAAATTCTTATAGACAACTTTGGGCCGACTGCGGTAAAACGTCAGAAAAAAGTTGATAAAGTTTTGATTATTGCATCTATTGAAGATGCGTTGGCGTCAGCTTTGAATTACGTGCGTTCTTAAAACTAAACTGAGGGGAACAGAAGTTCCCCTACCGCTTGAAAGGAAAATCAAATGCGACAATTATATACCATACCAAACAAACCTGCTACTGCGGATTTATCAAGCTTAATAAAGATCATGTATGATCAACAAGCGCGGATTAGTATCTCAGGCAGTTATCTTGGTGAGTGTCTTTATGAACCTGACAGTTTAGCAACTTTAATAGTTCGTGGCACTATAAAGATTAGTGTTGAAAAAGTTTATCAGTTGTTCAACGTGACTTCACGAAAAATGTTCGTTGAAGAAAACAAGGTTATCATTATTAATAACTCTTGTCACTTACACGTTGAACTTATTTGGGATGGTTCGTTTCCGACTATTGACGAAGAACGCATCTACAAAATAAAATGTTTGTTGAACTGTAGTAATTACAGTCCAGACCCAAGTATATCAGTATCGCCAAGAGCGGCACTTGATGTATTAAAAGATGATTTAGAAAATTACATAGATCATCTGAATGAAGTTTTAGAGTTTGAAGGCAAATCTTATTCTGCACACACTCTGAAAAACTTTAACTATGATATGCGTTTTGGTCTTAATCTTTTTAGCATTCAAAAAGGATCACGCATAACATATCTTGATCGTGGTAAGTTGAAATATGCTACGGTTGTAAATTTCAATCCGGTAAACTTTGCACTGATTAAACAGGAAGGTGTGCCGACACGAGATCTTCATTTGATCAACATTGAGTTTAAAGAAGGCGGTTATATGTCTTACAAAACTCTTTACTTAAATCAGATTGTCGCAATAGGAGGCAATAATGAATAGCAAACAAAAAATTATTGCGGATAATATGGTTATGGTTAAACGCATTGCCAACAGTTTAATTGGCAAACTTTCCGCGAGTATACAGCTGGATGATTTAATCCAAGCTGGTATGCTTGGAATACTGGAGTCGATTGATCGTTATGATTCAAACTCTGGCACTTCTTTTCAAACTTTTGCTGGAATTCGAGTTTACGGTTCAATGTTAGACGAGGCCAGAAAACTAGGTTGGATTCCTAAAAATGTTTGTGCAGAAGCTCGTAAACTAAATGAAGTGCGTTCTGCATTAGAGCAGAAGTTTTTGCGCGTTCCAACAAATATTGAAATTGCTCGTGAGCTGAATATTTCTATCGAAGAGTTTAATAAACTCGAACGTGAAACACACAGCATTCATGTGTTACTTGACAGTGAACTCAATGAAAGCAACTTTGACGGTTTCTGCACTGAAGTGGATTTTGTGGATCGTCAGTGCGAGGTCACAAAGTTAGGATCTGCTTTAAAAGTATTCGTATCAAAACTGCCAAAGCAGGAATCCATTGTAGTTAATCTTTACTATATGCGCGATCTTAACATGGAAGAGATTGGAAATCGTATGGAACTTTGTGTGCCTCGCATAAGTAATCTTCATAAACAAGCATTGAAAAGAATGCAATTAAACATGCGTTCTTGGGTATAAGGAAAGTACAATGAAATTTTATCATAACTTAAAGTTTAAAATTCTTGTGTTCTTTAACAACTTAAGCTTCAAACTCAACTTCATTATACACATGAACAGTTTAAGGTTAAGTCTGAACGACGATCTTGTCAATAAATCTGAAGAACAGGATTTGATAGTCGTGTATTCACGCATAGACAGATTCTTGCAAAACAATTTGTTTATAGAAAAACATATAGCAGGTATGGTTGCCACTGATAAACAAGGTCATAAAATGTCTTATCAAGATCGCACCATGCGTTGGCTTCCCATGATTTTCGTATTGATTATGCACTACATGGTTCAAAGCGAAAGTCCTTTCGATAAGACTACTGTAAATCAGATAATGAAACTTATAAACAAAGACGTAAATCAAACTTACGTTGTGGACGTTTCAACTATTGGGTTGCAATCTTTTAACGACCAAATGCTTTGGCATCAGTTTGTTTTGCACTCAAGGATATTTTATGCACTTGGTTTGTTAATGCAGCAATGTGACTTAGTTGACTCTAAATTTCTTGCTGGAACCAGATCTAAATCTATTGTCTGTTCAGAAGAGAATCAGCCAGAACCTGCGGAGTAGTTTATGAACTCTGATAAGTTTAATGCGTACATAGTTTCTGTTACCGAATTCGATCACGGCATGTCTCGTCCAGATGGACATATTGTTTGCTTTGATGTTGAAGAAGGTAAAAAGTTTGCTATTGCAAAACAAGGCTACGTTTACAAAGATGCTGATGTTCGCAGTGAAATATCTGGACAGTTTAAGCGCTGCTTACTTAGTCCTATTGGCATCGAAACCGTTCAAAAATTTAATGGCTTGGTTTGGTCTAACGATATAATCAAGCACGTAATGATCATCGAATAATTGAGGAATTTTTATGAGTACGAATGCTGTATTAACCTATTTAATGGCTATGCGTTCTTTTCCAACCGACAATAAACTTCGCACAAATATAGTTAAACACTGCGCCACTGTAATAGGCGAATTAACTTTACCTACTGACGGTGAATCAATAAGAATCAACGATTCTTTTGAGAGCAAAGTTCGCAAAGACGTATTTGCAGAATTAAAGAAGATGCGTTCTGCTCATTTGGTGACTGCGGTTGTGATGCGTAATTTTTTGCAGTTTGTCGAACTTGTGTCCTTTGATACAGACAAAGTATTGCTGCAAACTTTATTACGCACAGTTTATCTTGATAATACTTTGCCTGATGATAAAATGACAGGTGTGTTTTATCAAATGGTTTTGGCTGATGTCCGAAACAGTTTGAACAAACGCGATGCTACTGCTGGTGCAGTAACAGCTTCTGCGTTACGCTCAATTGTTTTTACTTATCTGTCTTTGGTTGCCGATGATTCTATGGTAGACAGTTTTGAGATTTATCTAAAGTTCTCTGACGCTTTCTCTATAGAACAAAAACGTGCTGGTGAAGCCAGCATTTATTGGAGTCCAAAATGAGTCAACTTGATTTTCCGTTAATTCATCCGGTTCATTTTACAGCCGAAACATTAGAGACAACTTGCCAGCTATTTGCTGAAAGTTTAATCGAAGGCTTTAACGTAGAGCTGGTTGTTGAAGGCCGTGTTTTTCGTAGCTACTTTTTCGATAAGAAATTTTGGCCGCTTTCTGAAATGGAAGTACGTGTTGCTGCAATGCAAACTTTTGTAAGTAACCTCGGCGTGAATATTTTAGCTGGCATACATTTAACGAAGCGCAAAGAATTCGATCTTATTGAATTCAATTTGCATTTGGAGTACGCCCAGTTCAATTTGGAAAATGATCAACGGCCTTATATGTACAATCCAGAAGTGTTAATTTTTGTTTGGATTGTTTACAGACGTATGCCGACAATAACCGCTTCTGAATTTATGAAGTTAATGCAAATTGCAATTGCCAATCTGGTAAGGAAATAAAAATGAACTATCAAATGCTTTCTCTTTTAATCGAAGATTTCCACAAAGAACTGGATCATCAAATTCAATATCTGATTTCCGGTGAAACAACCGTGGATCAGTATGATTCTGTTGTTAACGCTGTCTTTGAAATGTTTGAAGATGAAACCAAAATAACTCAGTATGGTTTCTCTAGTTTGTCCAAAGGCGGTCGTATTCTCAAGTACCTCAACACCAGACTTTATGCGTCTGACAGCTTGGCAATGCAACAGTATTATCCTGTTATATCCTGCTACAAATCAAGCTGCCGGATTATCATGGAAGAAAATATGGCGAACAAAAATGCTTTCATGTCTCGCATACTTTACTTTATTAATAGCGAACATGAAACGCATTCAGCTACTGCTGTAGCCAGTTGTTTTGCTGATGCTCCAAATGCAGCTTGGCTTTTCACCTCAAGGTTAGAAGGTGGTTATTTTTCTGTACGTAAGTCCACAGAACTTTGCGTGAAATATTTAAAGAAAGAACTTTACATAAACCCGCGTTTTGAATTGAATGCAATAATGACTGAGCTTATGGCTTTAAGTGAATTCAGTTTTTTCTTCCAGAACAATATTAAGATACTGGAAAATAAATGGTACTTCATGTACGTGGTATGTTCTTTCATTGAAGAATTCATGCCTCACATTTATTTACCGAATCGCAGTGTTGTCAATTACGAAGATAACTTAGTTGACACATTGCGTAAGTTTAGTGCTGGAGAGTAGAAATTTTATGCAGTTGAATAATCTAAGTAAGTTTACTAGACGCGATCAAATTCAGTGGCTTGAGTCTGAAATTCGTAGACTATCTACGCAAAGAACGCCAGTCAAACTTAAGAAAGAGGCCATGTTAAATGATCTGATCTCTTTAGTTCGCGCCCAAGCTGAGCCAGCTTTGCCTTCGATTATTTATTGCGCTCGAATAGTCGAACAGTCTGAAGGTGAAAAAGATCTTCATGGCTGGTTAGTTGCTGTAACACCTGAAAAGTTTGAAGAAGCAGTTTTTCATTTGTTACGTAAAGGAAATGGTAAGCGTTATTATCGACTTGAAAACGAGGAAGCTATTCAGTTTAAGCCTAAGCTTGAATTGTTTCATCTTAATCCTCGTATTCTTGCCGGAGGTTGGGCCAGAATAAATCAGGAAAATATAGACGCTTATGTTTATGAAAAGTTGTGAGGTATTGGATGGAGTTTATTATCGAGTATCAATTTTTCTTGTATGCTACTTTAGCAGGTTTCATTAGTGCGTTTTTCAGATCCATACAAAGTAAAAACGTACAGGCTAATCTAAAATTCTCGGCCTTTGGTGTAGGCTGGTTTATGGGATTAGCTGATGCAGCTTCGATTGCTATTGTCGCGAATAATGGATTTGTGTTTGGTGTATTCACAGGTCTAGGTATCGGTTTAGGTTACGTTGCTGGCATGGTAACTCATGATCGGCTAATGCGTAAAAGACGATTAATCCGTAAGAAAGAAAAAAGAGCAAAGCTTTATTCTCGAATCAGAAAAGTTGTAAAACAGCTTGATGATAAAGAGACTAAGGAAAGTAAATTCGTTTATCTGGACGACGATCAAATAGTACATGACATTACGGAGAATTCCACACAGGATGAAATGGAAAGCTGGCTTGAAATTGCGTTTGATGATTTGATTGAACTTCATCATACAACTGGTCAAGCGATTCGTAATGAGTACAGATTGTGGGACGCTGAAAATCCGCACAATAAAAATCGGCATCCAGATGATCGCTCTATGGAAATAATTAAACGTGTCTGGCAAGTATATAATGCAGACAACATTGATATTGAGTAAGTAAGACTGAGTAATATTTTGCTCAGTCATTAAGAGGTAGATATGAGCAAAGAACTTTTGGAAAAACAAAAGCGTTTGGTCTGGCAGAACAAAGCGAATATGATTCGTGTTCTGCGTCAAATTAAACGTGTGTAATCAACTGATCCAAGTGCGTCAAAAATCGACATAGACGCACTTGGTCATTTTTGGTATAATGGCATCATACAAACAAGGGAAGTGCTGTACTTTCACAAGCACAAAAGTTTGTTAGGAGAAGAAGTAAATGCAAACTCAGCGTTGGCAACGTCGATTATTCGGTGCTGTAATTAGTGCCACTTTATTACTTTTATCGTGCGCTCTTTTTGATGTGTACTCGACTAAAGCTGCCGCGTATTTTGTTTATGGTTGTTTAGTAGTATTTTTTACTTTAACAACTTTCGGATTTGTAGTATCAACTGTTTACCACAAAATCAATCGGACTAAAGCTCCAAAGAAATTGTGGAAATAAAAAGTTTATCATTTGAGGATCAATAAATGAGCAAAGTCACTTCATCATTAAGTTTCGTTTTATCTGCAATGGCGTTAGAAATTTGCGCTACTCCAGAAGCTTTTCGCACACAAGCAAAAGCTTCAAAAGTTCCACTGAATTTAATTAACGATGTTTGTGTTCAAGCACAAATTCTCGTTGAGAATTTAACTGAGAAATCTTCACTGGCCAATTCTGAACAAAAAAGTTTGTCAGATACTCTGTCTGGCTTTCGTGCCTTTCATGTTCGTCACTGCCAAGGTAAAGCAGAAATCCGCGAACCTCTTCGCAAGTTTTGTGAATCGGCTGTTATTAAACAGACCAATACTGTTCGTAGTTCTAACAATAGCCTTGTTCTTCGCATGGTCGATCTTATTGATCAGTACGGCTTGGTAGGAAAGTTTATTACCACTCAGGAAATGGATAAACTTATGTTTCTTGATAAGATTCCAATGGTGTGTCAGGCATTTGCGGTACATGGTAAAGAAACTCTGATGTATCAAATAAATCGTCTGGATGTTACTTCAGAAATTTCCGACGAATTTGTTGAGGCAGCCATTTGGTTAAATCAGACTTATTACAAGTCTGTGGACATTGATGAATTAACTGATGCTTCACACATTCATCAGAAAGTCTCTACTATGATCGACTTCATGGCAAAATATGCCAGAAGTAAATCTAAGTTCTATTCTTATATCCTGAACTTTAAATATCGTTATATTAATTCGTATATGGAACATCCAGAAGCGAATGAAGCCAAAAAGTACAAAGAGTTATCAGCATTTATTTTAAACAACTTTGCAAAAGCCGAGGCCGCTATGACTGAAGAACAAAAAGCTCCAAGCAGTTCAAGTAAAAAGCTTGAACTGGCATCTTTGCTGCGTGAGCCGACTGAAGATAAAAAAGTTTCAGAACAAAAACAACTTCCACTGGAATCTGAATCCGTTCCAGTTGACGAACTTGTTGAAGTTCCGGCAGAAAGCGCTTCTGAAAAGGTTCGGCCTGTTAAGAAGCCAAAAAGAATTAAACTAAATCCAAAGTTCAAAAAAGAAGAAAAGCCTGTTGTGATTCGCGGTGTCGGCCCTGCTTTAATGTCAATGGTTTCCAGCTTTAACGCCACGCATTTAGATACGCCAAGGCTTATGCTTATTGATCTGGATGAAGATACACAGTCTGATATTATTTCGGTCTTGGGTCAAACTTCACTTTACGGCTTCGTTCTGGATATTCCAGATACTGAATTTTTTGAAGAGCAGAGCTATACTTTTGCAGAATCTTTGGACGGCAAAGTTTATATGTTCGGCATTCATTATGTTTCATCTAAAGGCCGTGTTGGTCTGACAATACAAAACTTTATACAACAAGTTGAAACAGCGGCAGATGCTATCAGAGTTTTCTACAACTATCTGGTTGAAAGTCAGACGCGAATCTCTGGAGAACCTTTGGTTGTAGAAGTTAGCAAACGTACAAAAGTTGGTACTGAAAAACCCGTGTACGAAAATTGTGATGAATACTCAGAAAACTTCATTTTGGAATTTGCTCATTTGGGGCTGATTACTTATGAAGAAGAAGTTGTGAAAACAACTCGTGCTGTTTTCAAAATGCCGACAACTGTTTCTGTAGAATAAACAAACGTGGCCTCTTAATTGGGGCCGCAAACTTTTGCGTATGGGAATTGTGATATGCAAACTAGATTAGAGATTTTAAAAGACCTTAGACGTTATGGTTGTCGTATAGAAACAACTCATTTGAGCTATGGTCGAACAGAAGATAAAATCTTCTTCCCTTATCCAAAATTAAATCCTGTACACGTTTCAAAATACAATCGCTTTGATCCTAATCCGATTTTGTATACCTATAAGGCGAATGATCAAGAACAGAAAAGTTTGAAGTGTGTTATTACAGGAAGTTCTTGGAACGCATCAAACTCTGAAGCTTTTGTTCGCTATTATGCACATCAAATGAAAATGTGCATCAGTGATCCATTAGTCATTAAAGATTTGCATTACAAAAACAGAAACTCACTTAGAGATCTGGATCTGTTTTGTTTTCGTAAAGGCTTCTTTTGTATATCAGTCAATAAAGATAAAAGTATTGTAAGGGTAATTCATCATGATCCAGTCAGGCTCGATTATTACAAGTGGAAAAACTTTTCATTTGATTGCCGCACTGACGGCCATTAGTTTATTTTCTTTTTGCCTCGATAAATACTTTAGACAAGTTGGAATTTTATCAGCGGCCCCTATAATTATTTCAACTTTATTTTCAATTGTTAGCCTTTATTTGCTGATAAAAGATTCAGAAGCTAATCCTGATCGCACGGGAATAGCCGCGTACAAAAATGATTTGATTTTTGCTCCGCAACTTTTAATACTTCTTTTACTGGTGTAATATGAAAATTGGCTTCGCTTGTAAATACATGCACCCTGACAGATCACTAAAAACGAGTGAACTTAAAAAGTTGGAAGAACCTTACAATATGAGAACCACAACTGTCAAGTGGTGCAAAGACAATCCTGACCTTTGGCAAGATCGCCTTTGGGAAATAATGGAATTCAACATCAAAGCTATCTACAACATGATTAGCTATGTTAGGTCGCTTCCAAAGATTGCACAAATGGTTCGCCTTAGTAGTGATGCTTTTCCTCTTTTTACGCATCCTGATTTTTCTCATTTTTACAAACGTAAAGACGTAGAGCGTTACCTAGAAAAACATTTGGCAAATGTGCGAACTTTTGCAGGTGACGTTAGACTTAGTTTTCATCCAGCGCAATTTTGTGTGCTTGCCAGTGAGAATCCAAATGTTGTTGAAAAGAGTATTGAAGAATTTGAGTATCATGCTTATATCGCAGAACTTATGGGCTATGGTAGAAAGTTTCAAGATTTTAAATGCAACATTCATTTGAATGGTAAAGGTGGTGAATCTGTTTTCAGAAAAACCTACAAAAGATTAAGTGCGGCTGCCCGTAACATAATCACTGTGGAAAATGATGAATACAGTTCTGGCTTGGATGACGTTTTAGCTATAGCCGACTTGGTTCCTATTGTTCTGGATATTCACCATCATTGGATTCATAGCGGCGGTTACATTAAACCTGATTCTAAACGTGCGTTACAAGTTATAGAAAGTTGGAGAGGCGTCAGGCCAGTTATTCACTATGCGTATTCGCGTGAGGAATATCTGGTCAATGAAAAGTTTTCACGTAGACCTACTTTGGCAAAAATGGAGACTGATAGTAGAAAGTTGCGTGAGCACAGTGACCAATATCCAAACTGGCACTCGAATGCTTGGGCGCTAAGTTTTCTACCAAGCTTCGATATTATGTGTGAGGCGAAACATAAAAACATTGCTTCACAGCAATTAATTGATCAATACCTGAAATCTATTTCTGGAGGAAGGAATGTCAATTTATGATGGAAGTGGCCGACCTAGAAAGCCACACAAACTTGAAAAAAGTTTGGTTCCCAAAAAGCTAATTAGCACCAAAGAAATATGTGACGCTGTATTTGGCGTTGCATCTAAATTTATAAATGTTGATACGGAGAAATGCCACTACAAAAGAATTCAAAAAAGTGCAAAAACTTTAGAAGAATGTTTGGATAAACTTAACGAGGTTGTCCAACAGAAATTGGATGTGAACAAATACAAGATCTATGTATTACCTTGTTTACTTGCTTTTCATCCTGATTATGTTCGTGTTGAAATCCCATTTTATTATCAAAGGAAGTCGTAATGAAAAAAGCTGGCAATAGAATTCAAATAACAGCAGAAGTTCAATCGGTAGTTCGCAGTGTTGACTCTCAATTATCTAAGGCAGTTGACAAAGGATTTATAACAGGACAACAAAAAACATTGGCCGTTAATCTGATAGGTCGTTCTACAAATAAAAGGACTAAGAAGAATCTTGGTATTTTACGTCCATTCAAACATGATACAACGAATAAAGAAATGATGGGAGAACGTGATTCTGGAAAAATTGCTTTAAGCTTTCCTTTTGCCTTTGTTGACTGTTATGGAACTTTCTGGCTATGCTGTGATTCAGATACTGGTCTTTATTTAGAATGCAAGATCGATTCTAAATTTGATACTGTTTACACGCAACGCTTTTACTTAAAGGGCAATACAAAAAGTTGTATAAAGAAACTGTGCCGATTCTTAGAATCATCGAACAACTTAGAAACTTCTCTTCGTAATCTGAACTAAACCAAGTGTGTCAAAAACAGCGGTTGTTATGAATGGCCGCTTTTGGTATAATAGCTTCATTGGTAAGGCAATAGTGCCTCCGATAATGACATTTGAGGATCAATAAATGTATCAAGTAACATTAGTATATGAAAGCAACGTAACGGTAACTTCACGTAAACCAATAGAACCAAAAAATGGTTTTGTTAAGATCGAAAATCTTTTGGTTCCTGCTCAAAAAGTTGATTGTGTTTTCATGGAAGAATCTGACTACTTAATAACATATCCTATTATTAAAACAGAAGTTCTTTTTGTTGACGCTGTTTCGTTTAACGAAAAAGGTGAATTGCAGGTTGATTCGTTTTGCGCGAACGCTGTTGCAGGTTTCAAACTTTTAGGCCACACGATTTTAGAGGCCAGCCGCCAAACATTATATGAAGGCGAGTTCACTATGCACTCAGATGGCTATCGTGAAATTTCTGAAGAAGCGTACAACAGACTTAATATTATGCGCTGCCTTTATTATGTGGAAGGCTCAAACATTTCAGGATATGCCGATGCCAATAAAATTGTAGTGCTTTATGCGGATCGTTTAGAACCTCGTTACTTTAAAGTTTAGCGGAGAACTTTATGAAGAAAATAACACGACAAAAAACAACTAAAAGTAAAGCAAAGAAAGAAAAGCCTACTTTAGTTACTCCATTGTTTCCAGCTGCTTACTTTGGTTTTGATCTGGTATCAAAAGCCGCTGGCTATTCTTTTGAAGTAGATTGGGATAATTACGCTGTTGGTTTATCTGGACGACAAAATCTTTCCGATCTGAAAGAACTGATTAGTCTGCTTGAGCATTTTATTCAAATTGAAAAGACTAATAAGGTTTATCAATATTCAGAATTAGATATTTCCGATTTTGAACTTGAAACTTATGAACCTTTTGAATCTGGTATGTCTCAAACTGCCATAGTCATTGATTGTTCGGTGTATAAAAACAGATACGCTTTATTCTGTACCGCAGACACGATCAACTTTTCCACGCTGAATATTGATTCCTGCGAAGATATTGAAGTTGTTCTGGTGCTGGAATGTAATCACAACCGAGCGCGTATCGTCAGACTTTCTAAGCTATTGCAATCAAAGGTTGTTATGACGCTTGCCGCTCAGTTTGAATATGTTGCTTATGCACCAATTTCTGATAAACAAACTTTGATGGAAAAAGTCTTATACTCTGATACAGAAGAAGTATATTTGGAAAGACTTTCCCGTTTAGAAAAGTAATGTGTGTGATAAATCAAGGACTGGCTGTTATGACCGAATGGCAGCTAGTCCGTTTATTCAAAACTTTGTTCGGTATTGAACTAGATTTAATAACAATACAAACTTTTCGCCATGACATTGAAGCAAAATTGTCGATGCGAATTAAGGATCAAAATGTTTGTTGAATATTGCTTACGGGTAATCGCGCTGATTGCTGTTATTCTTTTAATTGTTTGCGTTTTGCCATTTCCTTTTGTTAAAGCGCATTCGATATTAACGCCGACTATTGGATCAATTTGTGTTATTTATTTAATATACTTTGTATTCTATAGGCCACGGCACTTTTAAACGTAACCACTTGAGGATCTAGAAATGGTTAAGAATGTAATCAACTTTATTTTGCGCTACACAGTCGGATTATTAATAGCTCTTTTTATTGAATTGCTTTTCCGAATTGTCGTAGCTTGTTTGCCCTTTTATTCAAAACTGGATAAAAAGTTTGCGACCAAAGCGAAACACATCGATACAGTGGCTGCCGAACTTAAATCTACTCGTATTACTTTGTGGACAAAAAATAAAATGTGTCAGTCGGAAGAAATGCTCAGCCGATCTATGTGTCGTCGTTTTAACGCGCTGCATCGCTTTATGTCTTTGGACTTTGCGGAAAGCTTGATGTTGAGTGATGAAAAATCTACAACGTGGCTGCAACACAGAGAAAAAGCTTTGGATGAATTTTACACTCTTTTGCTTTTGGCTAGAAACGAGCAAGATGATCCTTCTTTTACTCGTGAAAAGTTTGAGATCAACTTTCGCAGAACTGCCAGCGATTTTGATGCTTGGCCGACATTGATGAATTTGATGAATGAAATGTTTGGCCGTTTAGGTCTAATTGTTTTGGCGGTCAAACTGGATTTAGTAACTGTAAATCTTAAGGTAAAGTGTAATGACAAAGAATGAAAAGCTTCTCAGGTCTTTGAAACGTAAATTGGCTTTATTGGATCTTACTGATGCTGAATATGCTTTGTTGGGTTTGGAGCCGCCAAAAAGAAAGCCACCTAAGCGTTTGATTGAAAAGGCAGCTAAACTTGTTCGTGCCTTAAAACGCAAGGCCAAGAAAAAAGCTGATAAGAAAAGTTTAGATCCGGTAATCTGGCATACTAGCTAGGAGAATAAAAATGCAGTTAGTGTCTTATATTTTTAATCACCGTTGGGATTCGGAATGGAAATCTATTCCTGCAACAATGCGTGACGTAATTCGTCCGGCCCAAACTCGCAACGATAAGTTGGATGCTTTCAATAAAGCCAACGATGTTATGTTGCGTAGTATTTTATTGAATAATGAAAATCCAATATTGGATTTTAGTTTGAATCGTGAAATCGTTGTTCCTGAGAAAAAGTCTGAGCAAAGCAGCGTGTGGTATTTACGTGCTTTACCTTTGAACCAAAGTCAGCCGATTGATGCGGATTATTTGCTGGATCTTCAGGAAACTATATCAGCGTACCGCAAAAAGACTGTGGAAAACTCTGACTGCGCTTTTTGTTTACCTCAAAGCGAGAACAACGATTTACGTAATGTTGTTTGGTTTGATCTGGACTCCGGTACTTTTCTTACCTACAACAAAAATTTCTGCACTCGCATTCAAAGACACTTTCATGATTTGGCGAAACGCCATGTTATGGATTATATCTCAGATGCGGGTGAAGAACTCCAGAAGCTTTACTCTGCTTCTGTTTATAGCTCACGTTAAATATGTGTGCTTGTTTAGGTTGTGAATCAAAACGCAAGCTCAACAAACGTCTTAAGCAAAAGCTCGTAGAGCACAAACGCTTGATGAAATTGTATGAGCGCAAGTTAATGGCTTTGGGTGTAGATCCTAAAAGCCTTGAATCAAAGAGAGAATCTAAATGAAAGAACCTAAGAAACTTGCAAAGAAACCTTTGGCTAAAAAGCCTTCGCTTCCATTGAAGAAGTCTTTTATTAAGTCTCAGGCCGAGCAAAAATCTGTTCCTGCTAAAGCAGAGAAAAAAGAACCTGTCACTTTAACTTACAACAGCCAGATTGAAAAGTTGGAATGGTTATCAAACTTTCAACCTTGTTTGATCGTTGTGGTTATTGATCGTACTACTGGCGAAACATTAAAGTTTAGCAGTGTGGAACAAGGCTTCCATTACTTCAAAACTCGCAGTCCTGAATTCCGCCAAAAGATTTACAACTGCGTCAAAGCAAAAGACGCTCGTTATCATGGCAGTGAAAAATCTGGTTGCCCTATGCGACCTGACTGGAAAGAAATTCGCAAGAGCGTGATGAAAAATCTTCTTCTTGCAAAATATGGCCAAAACTTGATTTTGAAAAAGTGGCTTCTTGCTACTGAAGATGCTAAGTTGGTTGAACTTGCACCTTGGGACAAAGAAAAGTTTTGGGGTGTTGACGAACAAGGGAACGGATCAAACAATTCTGGTTTACTTACAGAAGAAGTTCGTGAAATTCTGGCCGATAAATCAATCACAACTGTTTATATGGATCGTTACTTATGACACAGTTAACTGATGCAAAACTCGATACAATGGTTTCTGCCGTCCAACAATTCGTTGCTCGTACAGTCGTTGACGATTTAGTTATTGCTTTGACGACCGAACAGCTTTTAAAATTGATTGCAGTTAATTCTGCTGATCTTAAAGCTGATCCTTCTGCGATTTTAAAGTTGCAGGAAATGCTGATGTTAAGCGGTGTATGTTTGGTTAGCTTACCAACAGAACAGCGTGAATCAGCCACTGAAGGCAAGGCCAGAAAGTTGTATTACATTTTCCGTGATACAAATACTTTCCTGACAGATGCTGAAAAATATTCAATGGATGATTTTGATGATCTGTTAAATAGTAAGCAAGTTTTGTTTGCAGATATTCAAAATCTGAAGCGTTTAAATTTACCGGAAGATAAAGTTGCTTCCGTTGTATGTGAAGCCGTTGGCCACAGTCGTTTGTCTATTCGACAGACAGGTAAATGTTCTCGCTGCGGATCTAAAATCCCTGCAACTTCTTTTACAGTCCTTATTACGGATAAAGGAAATGTTGGCATTGTGCCAACTAAGTTCCGTCCGATAGATCGCTTGGATTGGAAAGATTTGATATTTGTTCCTGAGAAAACTTTGCAAATTTTGGCACGTAGTAAAAAGTTTAAGACTGTGGTTGATGTGAATAACAGTTACGATCTTGTTGTGCCGAAACAGGACAAATCTGAATTAATGTCCGACGACGATAAGCTTGAGATACATAAAATAGTCGCAAGCAAGTTGGAAGGTAAGGACAAAAAATCTCACGATAAGAAATCTCGTGAGAAAGATAAGAAGTAGATTTTACTTCGTTAAATAGTATTGCCAGATAAACTGGCCGAATCAAATATAACAACAGAGAATTAATTATGACACAGCAAAACACCGCGCAAGTTTGTGAATCAACCGAAGTAGTTGAGTTTAGTACAAGCACCTCGGAAATAGTTGATGTTTTACACGATGCTGCCATGCGAACTTATTGGCAGCGTTATTTTGAAGCTGATTGTCAATATCCAGAACTTACGGATGAACAACTTGAGAAATATATCGAAAATCTCAGTTTCTATAAAAACGAAGATGGCGAATATTCTTTTGAATTGTTCGATGAAGGTTTTGTCGTTAAATTAAATTTCTTAGATTAATGCAGAGGAAACTTTATGCAAAGTATCACAGTTCGTATTACTCACCTTATTGCTGTTGGTGAACTTTTTCAATCTCAAACAAACAAAGCTATGGCCGCTATCATCCCAAAAGATGATGCTTTGCCAACTTACAAAATTGAAACCGATGATTACAGTCTGATTGAACAACTTTCTGGCGCTGTACTTTTGGTTCCTAAAAATCCGATTGATGCTGATTGCTCAAATACAATTCAGCTAACCGAAATGGAAGTTGGTTATGGTGACTCTATCTATCCGGTTTATTCTGCGGTTACGCATGACAAAAAATCCGGAAAAACTCGTCCAATCTTTTTTATTGCGGGTATGGTTCAAACAATTTATGGTAGTTCTTTGTTCTTACCAACTTTGACCGTACCAGCCGATGAAGTTGATATTGCGGCTTTGGTAAAAGATCCTGAAGAATTTGCAACAGGATTTGAAAAGCCACAGGCTTCATCTTTAGAGTTTGTTCCAACAGACGAAGGCGCAAAAGTTGTTGCGCCTGAACCCGTTGTCGAAAACAGCGAGTCCAATGTAGAACCTGAAGAAGTTGAGTTTGATTTGATTCCAACAACTTCAGCTTTACTCGAAACTGATGCTACTCAATTGAATAAAGATGCTTTTGATGCCGCTGTTGAAAACTCAGGCTACGCGCATTTGTTTTCTTTGGATAGTTACAAAGTTTACGCGAATATTCAAAACGCTGAGTTTATCCAACAGTTAACAGAATCTTTAAGAGAAAGCGGTGATGTCAGCGCTTTCATTTATGAAGCTTTTGTTGGCCTTACAACAGACGATACAAGTTTAGTTTGGGATCAGGAATTTTGTGCCAACTATTTGGCCCCTGTTCTTTCACACTTGACCGCTTTGGCTGAAGGCCAGACGCGCGTTATTAAAGTTAGTAGTCAGTTTGATTGTACTTCGTTTGAAAGTTTTTGTGCTGCCTTACGAATCATAAAACATTTAAGTCTGCCGTTTGAATCGTCGCTTGATGCTCCAACAGTTGAAGCTTTCTTGCTTGATACAGCTTATGTAACAAACGAAGTTTTGGGCGCAATCCTAAACATTTATGTTGCGATCAACGATGGTAAAACTACAACAGCTTGGTCTAAGCGCGGTAAAGCGTGTATTGTTTTAAGCTTGCTCGGCTTTATTGATGTGAATCCAGAAACACGATTCACAGAAGATGGTGCATTGTATGCTGTTGACCTGATCCGAACTTATTACACAACAGAAGATCAGTTTGAAGATAGCGGCTGCACTAATTTACTTCGCTATGTTCCTGAAGTTATTGACCAACTTTTTGAAGCTTTAAAAGTTCGCAAGCTGGTTGACAATCGCTGTTTATCCGAAACATCTATCGAGAAACGCGCTAAAATTGTTCGCGCTGTTTTGAATGATGTTATTACAGTGAACGCTTTATCTTCGTGCGTACCAGACGTTTACGAAGCTTTATGTAAAGTTGAAAAACGTCTGTCCGATACTGGAGTTATTGTTGTCGGTGATTCATGGTTAGCTCAACTTGAAGCCGCCTTACTTGCGACTGACGATATGGATATTGAATTCGCGGATTATTCCACAAAGACTTTTCCGGTGGCACTGTCAGTTTGTTCAATGCTTCATCCTGAAATTGAAGTAACTTCTATCAATAGTGTTGATAGCAAAGAACAGCGCGTTAAAAATCTTATCGATGCACTGTTGACCTAAACTTTTCTAGGTGTGTCAAAAATGAGTGTTGCCTATTATAGTCTGTTTTTATATAATAGGCACATTCAAACAAAGGAGAAAACATGCAAGCTAATATACTTAGCGTTAATAATGGGTTCCCATTCAATATGACTGTTGAGCAATTAAAGCCAAATGCAGTTGTAGAAATTCATATTAACGGACGCCAACAAAATTGTTTGATTATTTCCGTTGAAAAAGTTAAACAAGGTTTTAAAGGCGAAAGATTTTTTATGGCAATGACTCAACAAGGTGATCAATTTAGAGCAAGCCAGTTGAGCATTATTCGTTTAGTGAATCACAGCTTGACCTACGGGTGATATATGAAAAAAGAAATTGTTGGAATTCCTGCACTTCAAACATACGCCGAGAAGTTCTTTGCTAAAGTTCCTGATGCTGACTTTCAAACACTCAGGTTATATGCTGAAAAACGTCCGGCCTTTGCTGAGAACTTAATAACAGCTGGAAAAAGTTTGCGCTATTCATCAAAAGATTATGCAATCACTTTGACTCGCATCAGTGAAAAAGTTTATCAATTACTTTTGGATCGTATTGATTCTGAAGGTAACTCGCAAAAAGATGTTTACAGACTTACGCCATTTTACGCTGTTCGTTTGTTTGCAAGTTTTGCTATGGCCTGTGTTCCACGCAAACAGCGCGATCTGGAATTTGTTCTTGATCGTCACCAAGCTAAACGAATTGATCCAAGTGTGTCAAAAACAGTGATTGATCGACACTAAGCTTTTTGGTAAAATACAGTCATTGGTTAAGGCAATAAGGCCACCAATTAAACATATTATGATGGGAATCTAGATCATGAAAAGTATACAAGAGTTAAACAACGCTAGTATGTCAGACCTTTTAACTTTCGCGGAAGAAAAAGGTTTAACCATTCCTGAACAAATGCGTTCAACAAAATATCAAAAAGCTGTTGTTGAGTATTTGACTCGAAACGCAATCTACGCAAACAAAGCACCTGTTCATGTTGTTATCGACACTACTCAGGAATGCAAACTTTTGGTTTCCAGCGAATGTGTTGATGCTTATGTAGAATTTTTAGCACAAACAGCTGCAAAAGGTCGTGCGCCTGACTTTATGAATTCAGGTTATGAAATTCGTGAAGATCTTGGTGTGGTTACTGATGCACGTTTGCTGTTTAACTACGGCATGGTAAAACGTGTTGAAAAGTTTATTCAGTTACCTAAACTTGGGCTGCATATTAATTCTTTGAAAGATAAGTTTTCCGTTTTTGTTGTTGACGTTCCGTACAGGGTTGAATTCTCATTTGCCGACGAATTCAAAATTCAACCTATAACCCCAAATTCAATAATGGTTGACGGCCAACTTTTTACAAATTGCAGTTACAGCGTTCGTATTCTTCGTGAAGATGAAGAAGATATGGAAGAAGATGATGCTGATTTACCTGTAGAAAACTTTGTCGATTTTCAGGAAATGAGTTTGCCAGCTTTGCAGCGTTACGCTCGTGAAAATCTGCCGGATAAAGGTGCAAGCATTGATCACGGTATTTATACCAGTCAATCTTCTATGCAAGAATATCTGGATGCTGTTATAAACGGAATTGATATAGAATAAAGTTTTGGCAAAGGTGATTTTATTAAGTCGCCTTTTACGCAAGCTTTAGCAAAAGGATATTTATATGAGAAAAGAATTAGTTGGTGCAATCGTCGCTTCTCAATTTAATCAGATTGCGATAGCCGAAGATAATATTGATGCTGAAGTAAAGCGCATTGTAAAAAGTTTAAAAGATGATTACAGTGAGCCGCAGCAAGATTCTTGGCACGATGAAGGTACAGCCACTCGCTATCGTGCAACGAAAAAGTTGATTCCAAAAAGTTTACGTAGAGCAAAACGTGCTGTACAAAAGAAGGCACGTAAAGCTCAACGATAGTCAACTGATCGAGGTGTGTCAAAAATAGTGGTTGTTATGAGCGGCCACTTTTGATATAATTACACCATCGAAACAACAGAGAAAGTTTGTCTGAAGTTTCGTTCCCGATAAAAAGTTTGTTACTAAACAAAGTGTGTCAAAAATAGTGGTTGTTATGAGCGGCCACTTTTAGTATAATGTGTACATTGGTTAGGGCAATATCGCCCAATCAAAGTAAAAAGTTTATCAATCATTTGAGGATCTCGACCATGATTAAAAAGTTTCCAAAGAAAGGTGAAAACAAAGCTCCAGTAAGTGTAAAACCTTCTGGTAAAGTTAAACCAAGTGCTAAACTTCCTGCAAAAGATACTCCGGTTAAAAAACCAAAAGCAAGTATTCCTGTTGCGGTAAGGTCAACTTTAAAAAGTGCTGGCATCGAAGTAAACAACATCGACAACTTAGATGCAAAATCATTAACTCGTGTTCTTTCTGCCGTAGATCAACTTTCAACTTTGATAAAAGAAAAGTTGGTTGATCTGAAAGGTTCTGGTACTGCCAAAACTGTAAATAAAACAGTGACTGGCAAAGCAAGTAAAAAGCAAGCGGTAGCGCAGTTCGTTGCTCCATCCACAGAGTTACGAAAAGTTTATCGTGAAGCAGGTTTGAGCGAAACTAAAGATTCGTTCAAGGCGAATTTAGCCAAAGCTAAAGAATTCGGCGTTGCATTATCAATGTTCAACAAGTCGATATTCGTAGATGATCAGGAACTTCTGGTTTACGGTGTTTCAGTGCGTGGTGGCGTTTGCCGCTTAATCTGTAAAAATGCCAAAGGCAAAGATGTTCGCGTTGAGTCAGATACTGTAATCAGTTTCTAACAAAAAAGTTTGTTTGATTAATGTGTGGGGCAATCCTGCTCCGACCGTTCTGTAAATATTTATTTGAATCCAATGTAAGGAAAGTTGAAATGAAAGTAACTCCTAATGAAACTTTAGTCGGTAAAAAAATTACTCTGTTAGATGGTTCGCGTGACACTATCACAGAGACAACTAAAACTGGTTACAAACTGCAAGGTCGTCGTAAAGGCGTTGCCGCAAATTGTGTTGTACGTGATGGTCAAAAGTTTGAAGAAATCGATCAGCCTGTTGACGGTGCAAAAGTTGGTTCTGGTTATGTGACTTTGCCAAAAGTTAAAAAAGCTCCGGCCAAAGCCGACAAAAAAGCTCCAGCAAAAGCTCCGGCCAAAGCCGACAAAAAACCAGCTGGCAAAAAAGTTGCTGAAACAAAACCTGCACGTAAGTCTGCCACCAAAGTTGTGGAAGAACTGGAAGAAGTTGATGCCATTACTATCGAAAATGTTACTGAACAGTCAGGTGAAATTCGTTCAGCGGTTGAAGAAATTCTGCGTGAACATTTGCCAAAACGCTTTGACAATTTCGTTAGCGTAAACACTGGCGCACAAATCGAAGAAGAAGGTGGCGATCCGACCGTTATTCTTTGCATGTCAGATTTAACTTTTGACATTCCTGAAGAAGAGGAAGAGTTGGAAGAAGAACTGGAAGAACTGGAAGAAGAGGAAGAAGCTGTAGAATTTAACTTCAGCGAAGAAACTTTATCTCTGGTTGAAGAAGGTCTGTGGGAAAGTCAGGTTGCCGCGAATTCAAAAGTTGCTCAACGTGTGTTTGCCGCACTGCAACTGGACGAAGAAGAAATGGAAGAGTTTGTCATCGGTTCACGCTTAGTTGACGAAGATGGTAAAACTTACTACTTTGCTGGTATGCAACGTGATCCAGTTCGTTTGATTCTGGAAGATGAAAACGGTGAACCAAAAGATGTTGGTTCAAAAGACTTTGAGAGTTTAGACTTTGTTCCTTTCTCTGAAGAAGAGGAAACAGAAGTTGATGAACTGGAGGAAGAAGAAGTTGATGAACTGGACGAGCTGGACGAAGCCGAAGAAGAGGAAGAAGAATCTGAAGATGATTCAAATCTTTTAGAAGGCTGTGAATCTGCTGAAGAAGCCGCTGACGCACTGGCCGATTACTCTGAATCAGAAATCCGCACTTTCATCTTTGGTGCTGTTGATTTAGGTGAAGAAGGTAGCGAAGATTACGAAGCTACTGTTGATTACATCGAAGGTTTGGATAAAGAAGAACTGATCGAATACGTGGTCAGCCTGTTCTTTGAAGAAACTGAAGAAGAGGAAGAGGAGGAAGAAGAAGTTGAGGAAGGCATTACTGCCGAAGAAATCAACGAAATCCGCGACTTCGATTCTTTACTGGAAATTGCAAAACAATACAGCGATAAAGTTGGTAAAGTTTCGCAGAACATCCGTCACTTCCGTAAAATCAAAGCGTTGAAAGCTTTACTGATTGAAAAGTTGGTTGACGCTGAAGAAACTACTGGCGAAGAGGACTTCGAGTTCGAGAGCGAATAATCCTCTAGCTTAAGAGGAAGATGACGAAGAGGAAGAATCTTTAACCAAGTAAATTGGCGGTAGGAATTCCTACCGCCTAATCTGGAAAATTTATGAATCAGCACACAAAGTTGATCTATTCAAGCATTTTGCATGAACAAGCGCCAAACGCTTTAACAAATTGTTTGATTACTACTGCTGTGCCTTTGTCTGGTGATCGTTGGGTAGCGCGAGGTAGCGCAAGCAGCGAACATCATTTCATGTTGCGTATATCACGTTCGCACCTTATTAATTTGTACAATCAAATTTGTCGTGGTAGTTATGTTGCTTGTGAAAAAGTTGCATTACTTTACGAATGCGGTTTAGCTTTGCCCCAAAGCAATATAAATAAAATGCTTTGGAATGAAGTTGCTGGTTATGATGCGGTTCAGTTGCCTGATTCCGTATTAACGAAAAAAGATCTAAGATCAGTTTTAAAAGAACACATGCGCTCCGCTTTAGATTGCAGTGTGACTTATGTTCCTTCTGATCACTATTTAAAATTGATGAAGAGTATTTCTCAGTTCAAAATAGTAGATGGGCCAGCAAAATCTTGTTTAGGTAAAAGTTTTGTTCGTGTTCAAACTGACGCTTATGATATGTACTGCGTTTATAAAAAAGTTGCTGGTCAGACTAAGTTAGTTTCTGCTTTTCTGAATTACGTAGACTCCAAACAAAAAGAAAAGTTTGTTGATTTTACGTATCAAGCTTCAAACATTGTTCCACCGAATTTACCTGACGGTGCTTTTGGTAAAAGTGAGCAGTATTATGTTGTTTACGGCAAACTTGAGCGCAACGAATACGATCCTGAAATGGATTATGCTTCGGTGATTCATGAATGGATTATTCACGATGTTGATCGTTTAGCTGAGATCTATCGTGAACGTGCGGATCGAAAAAGTCCATATATTGGATTCTTAGATAAGTATCGTGAAAAGAAAGCAAAGGCAGTGCTTTATCTTTCAGAGTTCGATCAAATAAAACGGCCAACACGACGCCAGATTAATTTGGCTGAAGCCGCTAAAAAGTTGATTGATGCTTTTGAAGAAAAGCGAGAAGCCAATCGTGAATTGCGTAAAAAAGCTCGTGAAGTTGCGAAAGCAAATGACCCAGTGAATTTATTTTGTTTTAAAGCATTAGATTTATTTCTTTGCTCAAATTCAAATGAGATCACATGCACTCCACCGAGCGTTAAACACACTCAGATTATGAGCAAACTAAAAAGTTTGGGTTTTGTTTGTTGTGAATCAAAAACAGCTCAGAGTTCCAGTCTCGAAAGCAGAAAGGGCAAAAATGGAACTCAGCCAGTTGTGAGAATTTCAAAACCTAAAATGTACTGGCAAAAAGCCTAGAGGACATTATGCTAAAACCAAAACATAAGTTGTTGCCTAAAGTTAGTGCAGCTGCCGCTGCTTCTATGCAACAATCTAAAGTAGTGCCGAACTCAGCGCCTGTTGTGGCTGAACCAAAAACAAATGTTGGAGAAACCGCAATGTACGTTAACGAAGTTAAAATTCCTGCTCCAGAGAAAAAGCAATTCAATCCATCTGTTGATTACACCAATCCGGTGAATCTGGAAGAGTTAAGTTTGAAAGGCCACAAAGATCTGTTGAATCATTTAGGTGGTAATGCGGAAGCTTTGTTGAAAGGTATTAAAAACGGTGCTGAATCTCGCAACAAACTTCGTGCCGAAATTGATCCGTTGTTGGCCGCTTTATCTGGCGGAAATTCGGCAAACTCTACTTTTGATGAAGCTGATTTTGCTGAATTCGATCCGATGGTTGATTACTCAGACCCTTCAAAAGTTGAACAACTTTCTGATGATGGTCTGGCCGATCTGCTTATTCACTTAGGCGGTTATGCCGATGAAGCTACAGAAAACGCTGAAACTTCAGACGAAGCTCGTCAAATGTTGATTGCTGCAATCAACAAAATTTATGCTGAAGATTCAGATGAAAGTACAACTGTAGTTGTTGATGCTGTGCCGACTGCCAGCGATTTTGAAGCCGAAGAGTCGAGCGAATTTGATTTTGCAGAAAACGAAACTGTTTCAACAGCGCAGGTTATGCAGGAAATCACCGGAACTGAAAAAGTTGATGATTCAGATTTTGATGAACTTCTGGAACATGCTACCAACGGTGACGAAGATAAATTTCTGGAAGTTCTGGACTCTATGGATCGCAAAGCCTTGCTTTCTCATTTTGAACAGCACATTAGCTTAACAGCTGATCAGCTTTCAGAAATTTCTGACTTAGGTACTTCAGAAATTCGTGAAGAATTACGCGGCCAGTATTCTGACGTTCTGGCCGTTGCTGAAAACAAAGCTTTGGCTGAAGTAGAAGCCGAAGATGAATCAGAAACTTCTGACGAAACTGACGACTTTGAAACTCATGAAGAAGAAGTCGAAGAAGTTGAACGCGACGATCCTGAAAACTATGTTTCTGATGAAGATGAAGAAGATGGTGTTCAGATCGAATTCACCGAAGAACAACTGGCTGAAATGGATGCCGAAATCGAAGCAGAAATGCAAGCTGAAGCTGAAGCTGAAGCTTTGAATGCCGAAGTGATTCGTCACTTAGAAGAAGTAGATTATTTAGGTTCAGAAGTTCCGCACTTTGAACTTACAACTTCTTCTCGCATTATTCTGGTTTTATCGGCTGGCACACAGCAAACTCGTGAAATCGATCAGGAAGAACTGGCCGCAATTTACATTGGTGAAAATGCAATGTGTGCCAATCATCCGTTACGCCGTCGTGAAACCGATGACAAAAATATGGGCTGGTTTGTAGATCCAATGCAATCATTATCGCAAATGGTTGCAGAGTTTAACATGAAACAGCGCGTTTACTGCGGCCCAACAATTGCTGTTCATCAAACCGTTTACGGTATTTGTGAGAACCTGCAAAAAGTTGCAAAAGCTTTGGTCTACGGTTTAACCGATGACAACGTATTACCAGAAGGTATTGATTTAAGCGATTTAGCTTCTATCAATGTTCAACCTTCAGTCGGTGATACTGAAAATGAAATCGTGTACAACTTTTTCGTATCTCTGAACGTCCCAATGTTGGGCCGTAGCCGTGATTCAGAAAAGTTGCGCGGAAATCTGACGGCACTAAAAAAATCTGCTCAAGCAATTGCTGATGAAGCGACAGAAGAGTCGATTGAAATCATGGTTACTTTTGCAGCCGATTTAGATCTGCTGTTAAAATCTCGTGCTGTTGTTGATCTGTTTAACAAAACAGGCTACTATAGCCGCGAACAGTTAGTTGAATATGTTCGTGAAAAAGCAGAACAGGCCGCTGAAATGCAGGACTCTGAATTTGAATTCGATGGTGAATTGGATGAAGAGTACGAAAGCGAAGAAGTTGAAGAAACAGAAGAAGAAATTGATTCAGAAGAAGAAACTGAGTCAGAAGTCGAAACCGACATTGTTCACACTCTGTTATCTGATTTTGATTCAATTTCTTACCTGTTGCCGTGGTCTGCAAACTCAATGATTGTCATTGAGTAAGCTGCTGGTCTGCTAAAACTGTAAATACATAGGCAGGTCGGGAGGAATTTTAGAATTCTGACCTGCCGATGATAATGTAATAACTGTCGCTTTTGACTAAAATCGCAAAGGAAATTTATAGCTATGTCAAACCAAAAGAAACTGCCTTTAACCAAAGGCAAAGCCCCTGTAAAAGCTGCCGGTAAAGTACCTGCCAAAGCTCCTGCTACAAAAGTTAAGAAAGCTGGCCAGCCTTCGATGCTTGATAAGTTTGAAAGCAAACTTTCCAAAATTTCTTTACGCAAACACAACCCTAAAATGGAATTACGTGTTCGTATTGTTGCGAAACGCACTGCCCAACACCTGCAAGGTTATTTGCTGAAAATCGAAGGTGAATCTTTTGTTTTCTCACACACAAAACCTCGTTCTTCCAAGCAAACAGTTTCAATCTTTCCAGCGAAAGATGTAATCATGTACACTGGTGCTGTAGGTGAACGCGCTCAAATCACCGTGATGTCACAAGAAGTTGTTCGTGAAATCAAACGTGCCAATGTTGAAACTCGCGGTTCTGCCAATGTTATCACAAATTTGGACACTGGTGACGTTACTGTTTTTAATACGTCAAATACTGACGGCTTTGAAATGCAGACCGAACTGGCCGAGTAATTCTTTTCAAGTATTCCCTTAGTTTAGTCTGCTTTGGGAATACTGTAAATTCTTTAGTATACCTAAATGGTATAAACAATTTTTTATAACAGTAGAACATTGGGAAAATATCATGTCAAAGAAAAAGACCGCCGGAAAAACAGTTGCTTCTGCGTTACTGGAATTGCTGACAGTTTGTGTTGAAGAAGGTGTTATCGAAGCTGATGACGTTGTTGCCGCTGTAGGCGCTCCTGCCGGTAAATCCTCCAAAGGCAAAAAATCCAAAAAGGATGAAGAAGTCGAAGAGGAAGAAGAGTCTGATGAACCAGACTTTGAAGAAATGAATCTGAAGCAGCTGAAAAAGTTTGCTAAAGACAACGAAATCGAGATCCCTAAAAAGATCAAAGATGAAGATGACCTGCGCGAGTTTTTAGCTGAGCAGTATTCCGAAGAGGAAGAGGAAGAAGAGGAAGAAGAATCTGATTCTCCTGACTTCGAGGACATGGATCACAAAGCACTGAAAAAGTTTGTGAAAGAAAATGATCTGGAAGTTCCTGCCAAAGTTCTGAAAGACGAAGATGACCTGCGCGAGTGGTTGGAAGAAAACTATTCCTCTGACGAAGAAGAGGAAGAAGAGGAAGAAGAGTCTGAAGAACCAGACTTTGAAGAAATGGATTTAAAAGAAATGAAGGCTTTCGCAAAAGAAAACGATCTTGAGCCGCCTAAGAAGGCGCTGAAGAACGAAGATACTCTGCGTGAGTGGCTGGAAGAAAACTATTCCTCTGACGAAGAAGAGGAAGAGGAAGAAGAGGAAGAAGAGGAAGAAGAGGAAGAGTGGGAAGAAGATTAATCCCTGACCTCTAACTAACCTTCTTTAAAATTTAAAGCGATGTGTATTGCATCGCTTTCCTTTAATTCGCAATAAGAGAAATTGAAAAATGAGTAAACAAGCTATTTCCGCACTGAACAAAAGTGCAACTGCTTCTACAAAGCAAGCCGCTGCTTTACGCAAACAAGCAGAAGCTTTAGTTAAAGCCGCTGAACAAGCAGAAGCAGTTGCTGCCGCTACAAAACAGCAAGCCGAAGCTTTAGCAGGTAATCCAGCTCCTGCCGCAAAAGCTCCTGCCAAAGCTGACAAAAAAGCTCCGGTAGCCGATAAGAAAGCTCCGGCCAAAGCGGATAAGAAAGCTGACAAAAAAGCTGACAAAAAAGCTCCGGCCAAAGCGGATAAGAAAGCTGATAAAAAGTCTGCTGACAAAAAAGCTCCGGCCAAGTCAGACAAGAAAGTTGACAAAAAGCCAGCTGATAAAAAGTCTGCTGACAAAAAAGCTCCGGCCAAGTCAGACAAGAAAGCTGACAAAAAGCCTTCTACAAAAAAGAAAAATAACGACTTCGATTTTGAATAATAAATTTTAGTCGTTAACAAACAAAAGCCGCTTCTTGCGGCTTTTTTCGTAAAAGTTCTCTAGCGAATGGAATTGAGAAATGAACACGAGTTTGGCTCATGTAACCAATAATCTGCTTCACATAAAAGATCCTGTTGAGCTTTATGCTTACATGGTTTCTTACCGCACTTCGCTTCGCCTCAACTTACTTGAACTAGAGCAACAAAAAACTGAACAAACAAACTTAGTTGCAAAAGGAAATAGAATCCTTACTAAAAACAAGGACAATCTAGATCCAGAAGATATTGCAATTTGGGAAGGTTCAGTATCTTGTGCCAAAGCCTCTTTGGAAATTCTAAAAGTTAGTCTGATAGAAACCTCTATGGTTCTTGATGCTGTTAATGCAAATCTTTCCTTGCTAGGGAAACATTATAATCTCAGCGAAGAAAAGATTTTATCTATTCAGATTGATGGAATTAACGAATATTTCCGAAAATGTTTGGGGATAACTTTAAATGCCGAGCATTAAAAAGCGCTTGACTTCTTTGCAGAATCAAGGAACTTCGTGGTTTGAAAAGTTTGAGGCTAAGGTTGATGTTTTCCGTCAAGATGTTTTCCGAGCTTTTATTTTGGATGGTTATACTTTCCTGATAACAGCTACAGGTAACTCAATCACAGCGCCTATTGAAATTGTCGCCACCGTTCTTGACGAAAATTTTTCTCAGATACCAGTCAAGTTAGATTCTTCTGATCTGAAATTGGTTAATGCTTATGTAAAAGTTCTTAACCTTATTTCTTCTGGAAGATTACCAGATGCTGATCCAGATCTGACTTCAAAAATAATTCAAGTGTTGGAGTCTCGTTATTTCAATACAAATAACAATACGCCTTAAGGAAAGATCCCAATGGCTAAAGCAAAAGCAAAATCTGCAAATACTTATGATGAAGATAGTATTCAGGTTCACAAAGGTTTAGCTGGTGTTAGATTAAACGCTGGTATGTACATGGGTGAGCTTGGCGATTCAATGATGTATCGCATGGGCAAAGAAGCTGTTGAAAACAGCCGCGATGAATACGAAGCTGGACGCAACAACGCAATCTATGTAGCCTTTAATAACAAAACAAGTGAATACGTTTTTGCCGACTGCGCTCAAGGTATTCCTGTTGGAATGAAAACAGTTGAAGGTAAAAAAGTAAGCGCATTAACAGTAATTCTTACTGAACTTCATGCTGGCGGAAAATTTGATGTAAAAGCTTATCAGACTTCAGGTGGTACGCACGGTGTTGGTATTTCTGCGGTCAATGCTTTATCAAAAGAACTTGAGGTCTGGACTTGTCGTGAAGATCAGTGGTACTACCAAAGTTTTTCATGCGGAAAAGAAACCAGTCCGGTTAAAAAGGTTCCAGACACTTTCCTCAAGAAAAAGTTTGGTTATCTTTTACCTCTCAAGAAAAAGTTTAAGCGACTTGGCACTATCATTCGCTTGGTTCCAGATCAAAGCGTGATAAGCGTTGATGCTAGTCGTACCTCAAAACTTAAAACATATACCCAAGCTGTTTTGGAAGAACAAAAGTTTGCTGATTATTTAAAGTTCATGAGTACCATGAATAGCAAGCTTTATATTGGTTTCCTAAACCTTGAAACAAACAAAGAACAGGTTTTCTACAATGATAAAGGTTTGGGTGCTGTAGTCAGTTCAATAATTTCTGATCATGATTTAGAGCCTTTGGGTAAGCCATTCGAGTTCGATGGCTCAAGCCTGAAAGTTGCTATTCAATGGTCTAATCACTATGACAGTGATCTGTTCAGAAGTTATGTAAATAGTAGTCCAACAATAGATCATGGTACGCATGTAAATGGTTTCCGTGCGGCCATGTCAAAAGCTTTGAAAAACTATCTGCCCAAAAAAGCAGGTAAGTTTAAGCCAGAAGATCTTTATGTTGGCGCAGTTGCTATTATCAACTGGAAAATGAACAGCGCTCAATTTAGTGGTCAGGTAAAAGATAAACTGGTATCTAAAATCGATAACGAAGTTTGTGATTTACTGACTCAACCATTAACCGATTTTTTTGCAAAGAACAAAACATTAGCCAAGCAGATTATAAAACGCGCAAGTGATGTTGCGGCTTCCCGTGAAGATCTTGCTAAAACAATGAAAGGCATGAGCGAAGTTAAAAAAGGTGGAAGTAAGCTGCCAATAAAACTTTATGAAGCTCCAGATTGTAAACCGCATGAGCGTGAGCTGTATTTTGTCGAAGGCGATTCGGCTGGTGGTACTGCCAAAAATGCTCGTGGTTTTAATCAGGAAGTTTTAAAACTTGGCGGTAAAATTCCAAACGCATTGAACGTCAGTCTAAGTGCCTTACTTTCAAATGACCGCATTCAAGATATGCTGAACAGTTTGGGAGTTGACATAAAAAGTTTGGATGTTAAAGCTGATAATCCTACATTCAGTACAAAGAATCTGCGAGTTGCTGTTGCAATGTTGCTTGCTGATGCTGATGCTGATGGATCTCACATTAACGTACTTATCACCGCATTTTTCTATAAACTTATGCCGGACTTTATTAAAGAAGGTCGTTTGTTTGTTGTTGACGCTCAATTGTATAACGCACTCGTTAATGGTGTGCATTACAGCGGAAACACAATGGAAGAATGTTTAGCTAAGTTACCAAAAAATGCTCCGAAGGGAAGTGTGTTCCGTGCAAAAGGTTGGGGAGAGACAGATGCAGATTTACTTGAAGCCATAGCATTTGATATTAACAACAGAAAGTTGATTCAAATTGAATACGGTAAAGTTCAAGAAGATCTTGCGTTTTACAGATCAGTTGTCGGTGAAGATGCCTCTGCCAGACGGCAATTGTTGGGGTTAAGTTCCAACGATTAAGAGGATCGTGAAATGGGACAACGCTACTATGCTCTAATGGACTTAAGCTTTATTCCAATAAAGATGAATCCCGATCACATGCGAAATAATAGTTTGACTGTGTTTTGGGTTCGACTTTCATTTATCAACACAAAGATTAAACGGGCCGCTCTGATTGTACTTAGTAATGATGGTACAATCGTAAAAAGTGTTTGGCCTACAAAATCTAAAACAATATCTTCAGTTATATTGAATGTGTTTGAGAGAACTTCTCTTGATGGTGATGATTGGAATTGGGACGAGCTTTTAAAAATAAGTCTGGCGCGAAAGCGTATGATTCAGTATTATGGATCGAGAGAGTCTTATCGCAGACGTATTGCTTTGCTTCCAGTTACGCAAAATAGTTTGCATAATATTTGTTGAGGAAATTGCATGATTAAAAAACAAATTGTATTCATGTATATGGCTCAAGGTGTAGTCGAAGAAAGTTGTCGATGGATAAAAGCTGAACTTGAAGTTAATGACAATCCTAAAAAGTTGTTGGAGACTAGATTGCAGTGTATGGCCTTAGCTATTGTGGATGCGAACGGATTTTTCATAAAACGCCCTCCACAAAATATTATTGGTAGCGTTTCCCGTGTTTACACTACAGGTCTTTATTGGTTGGGTAAGAATAGTAAATTTCTGACAGATACATTGCTTAATGAATTGAGTGAAAAGAAAACTCTTTCAACTTTAGGTCTTGACTCTGTAAGAGCATATGTTTCTTATTTGAGTTCAAATAATCCGTATGATCAAGTTCAGTTCACTTCATTCTTAAAAGAAGTGTTACCTAAAGGAACACCATCTTTAGTATGAACTGATCCAAGTGTGTCAAAAATCAGGGGTTTATTTCAATACCTTATTTTGGTATAATCCGGCCTGTTCGCTTACACAAAAAGTTGGTAAACTAAACAATGAAATCAAAAAAGCCGCCAGCAAAAACAAAGAAAGTTTCTAAGACTGAGTTGGGAGATATTAAACAACATAAAAAGTCGAAGAAAAATTTACCCGCAGTTGTTGAACCTAATCAATTCAAACTGCCTTCCACTGTACTGATGAAAACTATTGTCAAAGAAGATTTGGCAAACTTTGCAAAAAGAAATTTAACTCATTACGGTGAATACGTTGTACAAGATCGTGCTGTTCCAGAATTCCGTGATGGATTAAAGCCAGTTCACCGCCACATTATTTATGCAATGTCTCAGCTGAATTTATTCGGTTCTGACTTTAAAAAGTGTGCGCGTATTGTTGGTGATACAATTGGTAAGTATCATCCTCACGGTGACTCTGCAACGTATGGTGCATTAGTTACGTTAGCCAATACAATTCCAAAACTTATTCAAGGTAGAGGAAATTTTGGCAGTCCACTCGATATGGCGGCAGCTCAGCGTTATACTGAAGCGCGTTTGAGTGATTACAGCAAACTTTTTCTTTTGGATAAAGGTTATCTTGAAGTTGTTCCGCGTATAAACAACTTTGATGACAGCGAAAAAATTCCGTTGTATTTGCCTTCGCTTCTTCCAACAATGCTGTTGATTGGAAATGCTGGTGGTATTGCCTACGGTGTTCGTGCTTGTAATCCTGCTTTTGAAATTGAAGGCGTTACAAAACTTATTCAAATTGTATTGGAAAAAGGCGATTTGAAATCTTCTGATTGTGTAAAGCATTTAAAAATTCAAGCTCCTTTTGGATCTGATTGCGTTAGCCCACCAGAAGAACTTGCAAGCTTTATTGAAACAGGTAGAGCAAAGGCAATAAAATATTGTCCGAAAGTTCAAGTTGATTACAAAAATAAAATCGTTGAAATTGTTTCTTATTCTCCCGGTTTCGCATCTGAAGATGGCGTTGCTAAAAAACGTGATAAGATTTTAGAATTACCCGAAGTTAGTCGTTGGGTAAGTGACTGTGGTGATAAACGTCCGAACGCTGGCCCTTATGGTGCATATTATTATGTTGTACCAAAACGTGGAATGTCAGATGACGGCCTTTTTGATTTAGCTGAAAAAATTCGTAAGATGTTGACTGGCAGTGAGTTCTATAACTTAGGACTTACAATAAACAACGTCGATGGAACTGCTAAATTCCTTTACTGTAACTTTGCGACCTATATTAAAAACTGGGTTCGCTATCGTGTGGAATTGGAAAAGCGTTATCTGGAAAACATTATTGCAAAACGCGAACGCGATTTGTGGGAATACAACGTATTGTCCTACGCTGTTATCAACAAGAATAAAATCTTGGAAGTAATGAAAAAAGCTTTGGACAAAGATGATCCAGATACTTACACTGCAAAAACATTGAAGATTCCTCAAGATGAAGCTACTTTCATTTTGGAATTGAAAATGCGTAGGCTGGCAAAACTTGAACTGAAAGCGCTACAGGACAAGATTAAAATTGCTACTGCCGACATTAAAGGATGGAAACGCGATCACAAAGATCCTAATCCTCGTATCGCTTCTTCCTTGACCGAATCTGTAAATAAGTATGTACGGATGGTAAATGCTTCAATCGCAGACACTAAAAAGTCTGAGAAGAAGCGCAAGAAAAAAGCAGACTGACGCTGCTTTAGGATAAAGGCAAGAGGATTATAATTTATAATCCTCTACACCTTTCGGGCCTAGCCCATTATAACAAACAGAAAATTAGGGAAATTAACACAATGTCAGAAGTCCTTTACGCGACGGTACTTCAATCATTGATGTCGAGCATTAGCTCAACAGACAATTTGATTAAAAAGGCTGCAACACCTAAAAAGTTTGCTAAAGCTAGTGAAACACTGGCTGACCTATCATCTACTATAGATGCTTTAGCTGACTTCGATTCTAGCTCAAAGCGGGATCGTAAATTTACCGCACAGCGAAAACCTGCTCGGTATTTAGCTAACACTATACGTTCTTTAAAGGATGCGTTGGAAAATCGTGAGATTAATCTCACTAGATTTTGTGAATTGATCAGAACAGAAATGTCTGACAGATTGCAAGATCTAAAAGATTCTTCGCAGACCCATATAAAAAGGATCGAGCAAAATCCAGATCTTTTAATGGAAGTAAGTGACGACGAAGTTGGCCATGCCATTTTTGTTGAATCCTACAAAAAAGTTTCTGGTGCTTCAAAATCCAAGGCAGAACCTGTCGAGGAGTACGAAGAGATTGCCGATTTTTCTCAAGCTCAATATGAATTTGTGACAAACAGATTGGCTGTTCATAGTCAAGCTGTACACAAAGCATTAGTCAGCAAAATAAAATCTGATAAATTAAATTTCTCCAGAAGTGCTGTAATACCAACGCAGTGCCCTGTTACAGTTAACTTTGAAAATGTTGCTTTACGCAGCACAAAACTTTTACGTCACATATTTACTGGTGTCGATGCGCTTGGCTTTGCTGGCCCTGATAGCAGTGATGTTGCTTTAATTTTACCTAATCAAATTCTTTTGCAGTTTAGCAAAAGTCAAAGCGAATTGTTGATTGCTACAAAACACGACGATTCAAAGTTTGCCGATGCCGTAACAAAAAACAAGTCTGCAATGAAAGCGGAAAAAAGTTTGTTACGTAAACTTCTGACCGAACGTGAAAAACTAAATAACAGAAAAGAAGGGGCAAAGCGTACTGGAACTCTGGACTCTGAATTACGTAAAAAACTTGAAGCCGAACTGAAATCGGTTCAAGTTAAAATAGATACTTCTGAAAAGATGATCTCTATTTTGAAACGTCATGGAGTAGAAGCTAAAAGTATCTATGATTCCAAGGCTCGATTCCTTGACAAGAAAACCTCAAATGTTTATTTTGAGCGCGTTAATCAATTTCTTGATGACGCTAGATCTCGCGGCCATGAATATAGTTTAATGTCAAATGATTTTGCTACCAGTCCTGCTAATAGCGATATTTCCTTGGCATGGATCGTACCAACAGCCGTCTATAAAAAGTTGTATGCTCAAACAAAAGGCAATATCAAAGTTTTGTCATGGGGACTTCCGCTTTCAAATAAAAGTTTAGGAGTTTCAAATGGAAAACAAACTGCCAGTGGTAAAAAGAGCCGACGGCTGTGAGTTATGCTGTATTTGTATGAACTGGTTTGCCAATATACATTGGCACCACACTATTCCAAGATCGTTAGGTGGTAGTGATAGTTTGCAAATTCCTATTGATGGAGCTTGCCATACAACACTTCATGCTCACGCAGATGCTATAGTTGCACGTATTGGTGCTAAAAACCCAAAACCCTTAAGGAAATTTTGGGCAGATCCTGAGACAGAACTTAGAGCTAAAACTTGGTTAGAAATTTTGGTCAAGGCATTATTGAGTCCTCCAGTTTCTTCCAATGCTAAAATGACTTTACTTCCTATGGTACATGCCGATCCAGCAACTCGGCAAGGATTAGAGTTACTCAAAAAAGATCTTCCGGGGATAACCAATATGGAGCAGACGATCTTATATTGTATCAATCACACGTTGAGATCCAAAGGATTAAAAAATGACAACAAAAAGACAGACATCAGTAAACAAAGCGCAGATAAAGATAAAAGTCATAACAGAAGAAAAACTAACTTGTGGTGAGTGCATTGGACTCACACGAGAGCGGTTGATTGCTGGTGATGATACGCCTTGCATTAAACAAGGTCGCTTTGAATACTCTTCGAGCTGTGAAAATTTTAAACCCAACAGTGTGGCTCTGGCCGAGAGCATTGAGAAAAATGGCAGTTCACTTTATGAGCTTGCCGATATTATGCGTGAATTCGATAATGGACAGTTACGACTTTTTGGTGCAGCTATTTTAAACGAACATATTACTCGCAAGCAAGGTTATACATTCTTGCAAAAAGTTTATGTTCGTTTCCGTGGAACTTTGGCTTCAGATTATTTATCGAATTTCATGACAGCACGTATTCTTTCAGCTGATAAAGATTATGTGCGTGTGTGTAGTGATGATGGGAAGATTGTACTGACTTTCCAAAATTTAGGAAAAGAGAAGAATATATTTACTGTTTCTCAGTTTTCTATTTTCCGCCGTCAGATGGAATTCAAAGGTCGTGTTGTAGATCCCAAGTTGGACAGACCGACCGCTAAAAATGTAAAAGCTCTTGAACTTCCATTTGAATTAAAATTGAATACCAATGGAGTCATGGGTTACATTGATGACATAGGATCGTTGGCTAAGCGCAACAAAATTAAACGCGAAAGTTCTGATCAGCAAGTTTACAGCCTTGTTGATATTGCTCGTGATATTGACCGTGGCTATGCAAAAGCTCATAAAGAAACGGATGAAGATCATTACGAACTGGATGAACTTGATTACAAGCGTGAAACCACGATTGAAGATATTCAGGAAATGGAAGAAGCGCAACTTCTGAAGTTTGCTAAAAAGAACAAAATTCGTATACCTCGTGATATTAAAGAAAGCGATGACATCGATGACTTAAGACAACATCTGTCAACAGCTTATCTTGAAAAATTGGAACTGGAATTGGCAGAGGCTCAGGCCGAAACGAAAAACTCTGGTAAGAAACGAAGTCCTAAAGGCGGTAAGATCAAAACTGAACTTGGCGATATGGCAGACTAACCTTCTTATTCAGGGATTTAAAAATGCAAATAGAGTCCAGATCCATAGTAAGCGTTTTTCAAAAAGTTTTGGGTGTTGAATACGATACTCAGCAATGTAAAGATTTGTTCAATTATGTTGTTGAACATTTTTGTATGCAGACCAATATAGCGGATTTCCATAAAAAGATTTCCTCTGTTGTGAATTTTAATGATACGGAACTTTCTGCCAGCCAGTTTAGATTACTTCTTTCTGAAACAGGTTATGTTGTTTTGAATTTGCGTTACTATGCAACATTCCTGTCCGGCTATCGTGGTTTGAACAGTATGGTGGCCGAAGAAAACTATGCGCGATTTGATTTATGCCGTTGTGATGCTGTGCGAGTATTTCACGCAGTTAAAATACACAGAACGGCAATAAACAAATTTTTGGTTAAACGTAAGCAAACAAGCAAACTTTTTTGCCCAAGTGAATTTGAGCAGGTTCGTAATGGCTTTGCTCAGTATGCCGAGCCGATTCAACGCTTTATACGTTATAAGACTAAAAGCAAACTGAAATTTGTTTATCAGTCTAACAATATTGATAAGAAGGATTTTCACTCTGAACTTACTATAGCTGCTTTAAGAGCATACTATAAAAGACAGCCGTGCAATTTAAGTTATGACCACATGCTGAATTATTTAAGAGCCAGTGTTCGTAATACAACTTGCAATCTTATCGATAAGTACACAACTGAAAAACGTCAAACACTTATTGGTGATGGTGAAGGCGCAGATCGTCGTTATCGGTTGAACGTAGAAGCTATGAGTCAAATAACTCCACGTTACAATGGTGACGGTGAAGAAATTTCAATCGAAGATCGTTTCGATGAATCTGCTCACACTAAATCTGGAAGTGATTTTGATTTCAGCGTAGATCGTATGCTTGATCGTTTACGCAACACCAAAAAAGGATTCATCCTTGCTGTTTATGTTGGACGGGAAGTAGCCAAGTTTACACAGTGGCTCCGTGAGAAAAGATACATTCGTACAGAAGATAAAAGTTGTCAAGATTTTTTAGCTGAGCGCGGTTTTGATGAAACTGCAAGTGTTGTAGCTAAATTTATGGGATCTGATGTCGATTACGTTCATAAAAAACTACGGGAAGTTGCGTTAGAACTTGGCGTCATGAATTAGGTAAGTAAAATGACAACTACATCAAATTTGTTATTAAAAAGTAGTAAAGTGGACGGTGACTTATTGATAAAAAGGTCACTATTGTTTGGGTTGGTTTCTGAGGGCTTGTTCGAGGAAAAGAACAATCTGCTTTATGTTGTACTCAAAACGCTTAAGCGCTATCCGAGTATATCTAATAGCATGTTGTCCTACAATCTGTCTAAGCGTTTTCCATTTTCAGAAAAAGTTATTATGCAAATGGTAGATGCTTTAACAACGGATGCAGCTGGCACACCTCCTTTAGTGTGGAGTCGCAAAAATACTCAGGATGCTAAACGCCCTGAAAAAGTTTTTTACTCTATTCAAAACGCAGAACTTGCTGACCAGTGGTTATCTGCTTTAGAGTTAGAAAATTCGGCTTTGAAATTGGTTAACGTAGTAATCGGTGCGCTTGAACAAAAAAGCAAAGGGAGTTAACCAGTGTCTAAGAAATTGTTTTCGCCACTAGCGGAAATGACTTTGTTAAAGACGATAACCGACACTGACGTTCCAGAAAAACAAAGAACTATGTTGCTTGCAAAAACTGATGCAAGTCTTTTTCATACACCTGCAACAAAGAAAGCTTTCTTGCGTGTGAAAAAATTGACTGAAGCAAAGCAACGTGTTCCTGTTTGGGATGATATAGTTGATGATCCTACGTTCGATGCAAAAGTCCGAGAATTTTTAGCGGACTCAGATGCTAAGCCTGTAAAAAGTAAAATAAAGGCAAGGACTCTAATTGAGCGTTTAGATCGTTACCGCAAATTACGCGGTCTATTTGATATGGGAAAGGATATTATTTCCTATTTCGATTTACAGGATTCTTTAGATCCTGAAGAACTTGCAGATAAGTTAGCGCTTCAACTAGCCAATAACCGTAAAGAGTTTGGAAAGCAACAAGAAATACACACGTTTGGTGTTGGTGGATCTATTCGTGCTTTGGTACGCAGAACTTTGCATAAACCAACAGAACGAATGTACAAAACTGGTTACGCAGATTACGATAGGCGTAATGGTGGATTGCCGACAACTGGAGTTATGTTACTTGCTGGTACAACGAGCGGCGGTAAATCCGTTCTCGCATCAAACTTGGAACATAATCTAACTTCTTTAAATTCTGGACTTTCAGCTATCAAGATAACTCTTGAAATGACGGCAGAGCAAGAAACCAACAGGGTTCTTTCAATGCTTACTGGAATTCCATTATGGAAGTTCAAACAAAACAAGCTTACTAAACAGGAGAAGAAAAGAATAGAACGTGCTGCCTTAAAGCACGATAAGAAACTGAAAAAACTTGGCAGCAAATTTAGTTATTCGAGTCCTGATGGTTCAATGACGATAGATGATGTCATTAACATGGTCAAACCTTTTGGTTACAATGTTGTTATTCTTGACTACATTAGTTTGCTTGAAGGTGTAGACGATGATAACCAGTGGCGTATGCTAAGCGCTATTTGTCGTAAAGCAAAAGTTTATGCAACTGAATTCAAAGTGTTGTTTATAATTCTTGCTCAGTTAGATAGCGATAGTAACAATCTGAGATATTCTCGTGGTATGAAAGAACACGCGGACATTGTGTGGACTTGGAACTATAGTAAACCTGAAGTTCGTGCTACGAAGATATTACCAATCGATGTTGTTAAAGCGCGTGACGGTGAATTATTCCGTCTTGAGTTGCAAGAGACATTTGAAACAATGCGTGTTTCAAACTTACCCGGAGTTGCAGGTTCTCAATTTGGAGCAAGTGCTGCTGGCGGGTCTGACGTTGATGAAGATGATGAAGATGCTGGTCTTAATGCGTTATCGTAAACTTAGATAAGAGGCACATTTTGTGCCTCTATTCTTTGGGGAAATAAAAATATGTTTAGTTCACCAGAAAATAGTCCTTATGGAGTATTGCCAGAACATACAATACCCTTGGTTGAAATAGAAGAATCTTTGTGTGAACCTTATATACACGGTCAAACGGTCAAAGTCAAAAAGCTTCCAAGGTTTCAACCTGTATGCCACATTGTAATCCGCCCACCTGAAGCCAAACAAGTTGTTGTCGAAGAAAGCTTTGAACAAGATTTTATTCAACAAAAATATACAACTGTAGATCTCAGCAAACTTTCTCGCTACAAACGAACAGCCGAACAAAAAGAAGTCATGCAGGAAGTTGACATCGAAGTTGATATTTCTCCACCTGACAATCTGATACGTTTAAAAACTGCCCATATAAAAAACTTTCCTAAAATACTTCAAACTAAATCAGGTTTGATAAAAGATGTTTTTATAAAAGAATATCTTCCTCAAATTTTAGGTATTGATGAAGCTTCTGCTTATGTAGAGGCATTTGCAAAAGACGGACTCGGCTTATCTGAATTTGAGATAAGCGTTGATATGATTCCATATATTCATAACGCGATCAAGACTGATTTCGTTAGCCTTATCCTAAAACAATTGACTAACCTAAGTGAAGAAACCCGACAAGCTTATATTATAGGTTATGTAACTGATGCTCTTGCATCTGCGCGTTATCTAGCTAAAAATAATCTTGCGGCTCAACAGCACAGACGTTACCAAGAAAGACTGGACAATCCTGCCGGATATGTTGCTGGCGTTGGAATGAAAAAATCTAAGGTAATTCGTGATGGTAAAGCAGATAAAGAAAAAGAAGCCAATAGGTAAAGCCAAAAAACCTAGTGCAATTAAACCATTAGATGATTTATTCAATTTGTTGGGTGAAGATGACGATGAAAGCGTCACAATAGTACATGACGACGATGACGACGATGATGGCCATCATTTTAAGCATGATTTAGAAGATGGCCATGAAGTCTTAGATCTCGAACAACTTATATATGATGAACTGGATAATGCTAGGCCGATCTCTAAAGATTTGCGTATAGATGACAGTTCTATGCCGATAGCAAAAAACTTCTTACAGTTTGCTAACGATGAAAGTTTTCTTAGTTCCACGCCTTATCTCGAACAGGCCATAATAGGTATCAAACTTTTTGCTGAGTATTGTCCAAGACCTGAATGTTCTGATTTAAAATGGTTTTCTGATGATGGACACTCGGCAGATGAACCATTAGCAACACTTTCCAGAAAAGTGTCTCTTTTGCATCATGGTGTTTGTCCAAAGTGTGGCGCACGTAAATCCGAACTTATTGCAAGTGGTGAACTAAATTTCTATAACGAACTTGTAGTTGTTGCTGGACAGCGTTGTGTTACTGGCGATACTCATATTTTCACTGGAAAAGGTATTGAAAGAATTGGAGATCTTGTTCCGCGCAATGCTAAACAGGGTTACAATGATTTTAAATATCCTGTATTCAACGGTGAAAAGCTTGAGACAACAAAAGAATTTTATATAACGAAAGCCGAACACGTTTACACACTACAGCTGGATAATGGATCTACTTTAAGTGGAACTCTTGACCATCCTGTTCGTGTTGAAAAGTTTGGTTATCGTGCTTTGCACCAAATAAAAGCTGGTGAGCAAGTTGTTGTACAAACCGGACAAAATTGTTGGGGAAATTTAAACTGCCCTTATACAGTTGATGAATTACGCTCTATAGGATCTGATATTACAAATCGACTAGACTTGTTGGTCGATACAGTGGATGGTAAAGGCTTACATCCAGATCTTTTAAAATATAGTATGAAAAATTGTCGAGAATTTCTACGTGGAATATTCGACAACAACACAACGCAATATCCTATTGCTTACCGCCAATTAGTAAAAGATGTTTATGCCTTGCTGCTAAACATTGGCATTCTGCCTACAATTCAAAATACCTCAGAAACAATCTCCATTTCTATCTCAAACGAAAACCGAAATATATTATTTGATGATCACAGATCCGTCAAAAGAAATCGGCATCTTTTATCCGTTGTTAGCTGCGGAGTTACAGATAGAACTGAAGTCATGTACGATGTTACAATGCCTATCACACAACATTTTATTACCAATGGCATTGATTCACATAACAGCGGCAAGTCTGCGGTTGTTACCATGATAAGTGCTTATATAGTGCATTTGTTTTTGATGTGTGGTAAACCAACTGAACTTTTCAATATTCGTAATAACGAAATATTGCATGGAACTTTCCTTGCACTTACACTTGGACAAGCAACACAAAACTTATGGGAACCTTTTCTCGGTTACATAAATAATAGTCCTTGGTTTAAAGCTTATCACTTAATGCTTCGTCGTTATGAAAAGAAATACGGAGAAGTTCTACTAAAGCTAAAAGATACCTTTATTGATTATCGTCATAGAAACCTTAAACTTTATCCGGCAACTCCAGACAAACGTGTACTTCGTGGTCGTACTCGTATACTCGGAGCCCTGGATGAACTTGGGTGGTTTGACTCTAATCGTGATAGTAAAAAAGTTAAGGATAACGCGCACGAAGTTTATAAAGCAATGTCAAACAGTTTGGCTACTGCCAGACAAAGTGAAAAGCGTTTAGTCGAACAAGGCTTTGATCAATTCATGTTAACCGGATATATGTTGAACGTAAGTTCTCCAAATAACATCCGTGACAAAATCATGGAACTTTATAAACAAAGTTTGGGCAGTCGTAAGATGCTTGGCCTTCATCGTCCAACATGGAAAATGAATCCACATATTCCATTTGATGGTGAATTGATACGTGAAGAATATCGTAAAGATCCTATTGGAGCTGCACGAGACTTTGGAGCCGAGCCAAGTTTATCAAGTAATCCGTTTATGAGTAATCACAGATTACTTGAAGAGACTGTTAGAACTAGCGGTAAAAATTGGGTTAAATATGCGCTCAAAACTATTCGTATCAGTCGAGACGAAAAGCACAGAACCGTTGAGTTACTTAACGTCAAACAAAATGGTTCTAGGAGTGTTATGGCTATTGATGCTGGATTCTCTAACAACTGTTTTGCCATAGTCTGTGGATCTTTGCATGATGGTATTCCTCACATGGATTGCCTTTTAGAAATAAATGCTCTTCCTGGTATTCCAATAAGTTTCACTTCTGTTTTTGCAGATGCTGTACTTCCACTTATTGAACAGCGCAATTGCAGTATACTTCTAGCAGACCGTTGGAATAGTATCAAGTTATTGCAAGATGCTCAAGCCACCTATGATAGTTTAAAAGTGTCAGGTCAATATAGCTTACGCTACAACGATATGTACGAAGTTAAAACAGCTATTGAAATGGGTCAATTCAAAATACCAAACATTGAAGATCCTAGCATTAAAAATATCCTTGCTAGTAACCTCGATGATTATCCAGCGTGTTTTGAAGGTAGACCTGTACATCATTTGCTGTTGCAACTTGCAACCGTTGTTGATGTTGGTAAGAAATCTGTTGAAAAAGGAAATGGATTCACCGATGATCTTTGGAGAGCAGCCGCGCTTTGTTATTTTGGTTTAACTAATCCAGATTATCAAGAGCATTTGGTTGGTGAGGTTGAAAGTAAGAAAGTTCAGCCACCGTTAGCACTGTTGAAAAAACTCACGGGCGGAATGAATGCACTTACTGTTACAACCGGAAACAAAACTTATTCGGGTTCGACAAAATTCATTGGTGTAAAACGAACAGGAAAATAAATTGATTAGGGGATAAACTTTATCCCCTATCAGGAGAAACCTATGTCAAATCAATATGTCTATAGTGCTAAGCATCACTCAGACTTTCTGCAAAAACATAATGTACTTAAAGCCGCAAATTTTCTTGAGTTTGTCTCTGCGCCTCAGTTTTTAGGGCAATCTGTTATTTGGGAAAAGATGTCTACTGCAAGTGTAATGGACTACGCACACAAAATTACATTTTTTCAAAATAGTGTAATGGGTGATGTTAACTATTATGAAGCATTATTTTTATATGCGATACATACTCAAATAACAACACTCAATTTTCACGAACACAACGCACAACCTAAACACCTTTATTTGTGTCGTACTGAACGTGCATATATGTTCAATCGATTCAAAGATATTTTCCGAGATAGTCCTTGGTTCTCAAATTTACTTAAATCATTGGCTGAATACAATAGCAATTCTTTTAAAGCCTTAACAATTAAAGACTGTGACATGGAATTCTCTTTGTGTGGGAATTTAGTTATTCGATTTGTTGGAGCTATTAACACAGATAATGATCTAAGATTGATGCGTGGTAAATTCATTGTAGGTATTCTGAACTTCCAAAGTTCGATATTTCCTAGTGTGAAATTGCCTTATGAAAAACCTCGCCTTATCTATGATAAGTTTTTGTCCGAAAATGTAGATCCTGCTGATTTGCCTTATTTGCCATATATAAACGCTTGTTTAGAATAAGTAGGGTACATGCTCTAATTCGATAATTTAAGGGTATAAACACAAGGAAACTGATCATGAACCAAACTCAAAGAAAAAAGCCTTTAGATCCATTCGCACTTGTTAAACAACAAAAGCTTTCAAGTGAAAGTAGTGCGATTAAGAGTGAAAGTAGTGTAGATAACACTCGTGCTGGTGTGTGTCCAAAGTGTGGTGTTTCTATGGATATAGTTAAAGCTAACACACATAGCATGAGCACAGTGGATGCTTATATGTGCGCTCCATGTTGCGTGGTTACACCTATTCCTGCGTAACATCCACTAAATCTGTAAATACAATTACAGATATGGAGAATACATAATGTTCAGTTTTAAGAAAACAATTCCTTCCACTTCTCGAAGTCGAGATCAAGAAGGGTTAGGTACGTCATCTAAAGATCGTGTTAGTGTTCGCAAAGCTGCTGAGGCAGAAAAAAAGAAAACACGATCCGAACAACAAGGCTTCAGATCTGAAAGTAACGCTTCAGCTGGCGCACGTATGAGTAGTTTAGACGTAAACTTAGATACCTCTTTATTATTAGAAGGTATGGACAGTGATTTAAAAGATCAGCAACTGTTCAGAGTTTATCGTGATATGTACTGGCACGATCCTGTTTGTGGATCTTGTGCAGATTTATACTCAACGCTTCCTTTTTCTGAATTTAGTTTGGCCGGAGCTTCGGACAAATATTTAGATCAATACAGAGAAGTAGTTGAACTCTTGAATCTGCGTACAGCAATGCCTCGTATTAGTATTGACCATCAAGTTACTGGCGCATTCACTGCAACTATTTTGTACAACAGCCAGAAAAAGCAATTCATTGATTTGATGTGTCACAAATATGAAAACCTTACCGTACACTCTTTGCCATTATTTGGTCAAGATCCAATAATGTACTTGCAGCTTGATGCTGATATGAAACGTACTTTGGGTTTGCCTTCAAAACGCATAGAGCAAATACGTCAAAGTCTTGGTATAGAATTTTTTAACAAACTACTCAACGATCAAATTGAATTAGATCCAGTAGGTACTTTGTATGTTCCACGTAAAACTTTCTCTTATGGTGAAGGTGTTAGTTACTTTAAACGAGTGCTTCCACTTTGGTTGATTGAGAAAAATTTATATCGCGGAACACTGATTGAAAGTGGACGTAGACAACGAGCCATACTTCACTTAATGTTAGGTGAAGAAGGTTGGGAACCTACACCACAAGATTACGAACAAGCAACTGATTTATTTCTTGATGCTGATGCTGATCCTATAGGTGCTGTTGTCGCAACACGTTTAGGTATTAGCGTTAGCGAGTTAAGACCAGGTGGTGACTTTTGGAAAGTTACTGACATTTGGGATCAAACAACTCCAGCAAAAATGAGAGCGCTTGGAATAAGTGAAGCTTTCTTGAGTGGTGACGCAAGTTATCAAACAATGGAAGGCTCAATGACTGTTTTCACTGAAACAATGAGAGCATATCGTGATATGCAAACTCGTTGCATTTTCTACGATAAAGTATTTCCGTTAGTTTCTATGATGCACGGTAATACAATTCGTAAAGGTAAGATTGTTAAACGTGAAGGCTTGATGTCTGGAACTACAGAAGAACGCTTACGTTTAATGCAAGATGGTTCAAAACTTTTAATTCCAAATGTACATTGGGCAAAAAGTTTAAAGCCTGAGCAAGATCAATCTTATATGGAAATTCTTGATCGTATGACTGCTGCTGGAATTCCAGTTCCAATACGAATGATGGCTGCTGCTGGTGGATTTAACTTGGATCAGCTGTTATTAAATCAAGATGAAGATTTTGCTATTCAACGTCAACTTCTTGATTACAAAAAACGTGTTGCCGATATGACCGCTAAATATGCTGCTGCCGAAGGTGGTGGTGAAGGCGGTGGCGGAGGAATGGGATCTTTCAGTTCTTCAAGCTCTGATCGTTATTTCAATCCAGATCGCTATCTTGATAAAGTAACTGCACAGCCACGCGGATTCAGTAATATTCTGGGCGGTGCTTCACAAAATCTTTTACGTCACGATTTTGGTGAAGGCAGCGAGTTATATACTCACGATCATAGCGGTAAGAAAAAGCATGTATTTAATCAGACTGCGAAAAACAAGATGATAAATGCCAAGATTACAAAAGCCTTAGTTGCTATGAGTAAGAATGGCAATGCACCATTGTTAACGCATGAAACAATGACAAATTTAAAGCCAACGCAAAGAGAAATGCAACGGCTTCTTGGAGTAGTTAAATGAAGTTAGCCCGTGACCTTTTCTATAAAGGAACTGCGGCAATATCTGACTGGCTTGTATTCCACCGATTCATTCGTCAGCCATTATCTTTCTTTGAAGATAATCTGAGGAGAGGAATTTTGTCTGAAGTAAAAGCAATTGAAGATATTCTCTTTGCTTTTACTTCAGAGCATCCCGCTTGGTTTACAGACAGACACTTCAATCAATACGGTGCATTTATGTGCCGTGATTTGATAAACAAAGAACTTTTCGATATAAATGATTATGTAGCTACGGATCTATATGATACTGTTGCTAGGTCATCTATCAAAAGTAATTTTTCAGTTGAAGTGCAAAAGATGGTTGCCGAGCTTTCTAAGAAATTTTCAGAAGATCCTCGTTTCCAGAATACAACAACTGAAACTTATTTGAATTTATTTCACAGAACTCTACCTCTGTTGTTTTTGAGATTTTTTGCCCCAAAAGATTTGGTGAATTTCTCTAACAATTTCTTATATGCTGTTGCATCATTAATAGCATTTGAGCGTAAAGGTTATTCAGAGTTTACTTCACCTGAAGCCATAAAGACAAAAACCTTTCTTGAGGATTTTTTGTTTGAAGTTGTCAACGATAGCTTTCATATATACAGCTACAATTTTTATATGGTTGTGCGTCGTATGTTTCCTGAAAGAATGTCTAACAGAATGGCAACCGTGCAATTCAAATTCAAATCCCTTCAAAGTGATAATTACATATATGCGCCAAAACGCATGGTTAGTGATGTTGCCCTGTTCAGGAGAAAATGATGGAACTTTCTTGGTCAGAATTTCTGAAGAAATTTGAGGAAAAAGAATCTGGATCAAACATACGCTTGCTTATTCAAGATGTGAATTTACCGGCGTTTTGTGTTGGGATTATTTTTAGAAGCAATCAAGGAGTGCTAGAACCTATTGTTAGATTCTTCACTACAAAAGACGCGACTGATGCACTACAAGCAAATGCCGAGAATCTCGTCTCTTTAAATTCGTGCTATGTAATTCCACACGTTCTTTATTATCCGGCTGGTTTGTTGGTTAATCGTGTAATGGCTTGGATGTCAGGAGCTACAACTCTTGCTGGTGTTCCGTTTAATTCAATGCAGTACAAAACAACATTGACATACAGGGATCATAAACAAGATGAATAATGAAGAGTTAAATGCCGCTTGGTCAGAACTTACAAAACAGCCTGTTAAAGCTTGGGCAGAAGATCATGTTAAACTTGATTTAAGCTTTATAACCGATCTTGAGTTGCAAGTTAAGATTGCAACAAGCTTTAGCGGATCTGTTTCTGAACAATTTTATAAGTTGCCTTCTAGTCAACAAGATGCTTACTTGTTTTATTTTATGATGGCAACCATACCGAACAAACTGCTTATGCAAGCAGTTTTATCTCAACTTAAAAAGTAAAGGAAGTAATGATGGAAACTTTGTTTGATTTTTCTCAGGTTGATTTGAGTTCTGCCCCTGCACTGGTTATATTACCTGTTGGAAATTTCAATGGGGAAGATCTGGAAACCTTAAAACGCTTTGAACAAGAGTACGATAAATACGTAAATCTTGGTGAGATCGTTAACTACGAAACAGCTGAAATTTTAGTGGATGCTTTTGGTGAATTTCAGGAAGAAAACGAATTGTATGTTGGTGACGAATCTTCAGCTGAAGAAGATGGCGTTGAAAACATTGCAATGATTTCAGGCGTTACGTTATTAGCGCTTGGTACTCGTCAAACCATTTTGATTACAATCATACCGTCCTTTGAAGATGCTGAATCTGAAGAAGATGACTTTGAATAACAGTTAACCCAAGGAAGGGCGGCCCAGTGTCGCCCTTTTTTATTAGGAATTTCATTATGAATATTCAACTTGTACATTCCTCAGTTTTAACCGTTAATCATTTTGTACGCAATCAAATGGCAGGAGAACTTACTGTTGTTTTATGTGATACAAGCGATACACTAGAAGCGCAGCGCTATATGGAAACCTTTAAAAAGAAAGTCCAACAGGTAATGCCGCTTATGGTTCCAGATAAGTTAAGTTGCTATTGCTATACAAATGGACGCCTTAATTGCAGAAAGCTACACAGGAACCTTTCTACCTTTATTCAAAATCATCCAGACCAGAAATTAATTAACCAACGAGCCGAGTGGCATTAGTAAAACTGTAAATCTTTCTTTAGTAATAGGAGAGATTTATGATATGCACTTTATATTCGTGTGGTTGCAGTAACACAGCTAAAAAGCAAGGGCCAGATTTCTGTGACATACATGGAAGGCAATATATAATCAGAGGCAGCTGGCCAAATCCTTTAAAGAAAAGAAAATTTGTGCGTGATAAGTATTCCGTTTATTTATGCGCTAATCCAGAAGATGTGCCGTTCAAACCTGTGATAACAGATCTTGTTGTCATAAACAATATTTATGACCTGACTGTTGAAAACATAAAGCATTTCTTTGGTGGGAATAAAGTTCTCTGTCTGTTGTTAGAAAACATGAAAACAGAATCGGACATAAGATCTTTTATTTTTGCTGGCGTTCCTATGAATATGGGGACTATAGGAAAAAGTTTTCAGTTTGTGGACATACATACAGTAGAAAATGGATCTATTATTTCAGAATACAAAACGCTTTCTGGAATACTCGCTCCGAAAAAGCTTGAAGAATTTGCTGAGTGTCATCGCAGCGTTGGTTGCTTTTTTGAAAAGTGGCTTATTACACAAGTTAAGCCAAAACGAGTTGTTCACGTAAATGCTAAATCTTTACGTTGGTTAAAAGCATCTAAAGAAACTGAAACTCCTTACGTAGCGCAAACTGTAAATCCATTAGTATACAATCTAATGGTCGATTCGGATAAATTGGAAAGAATTCAACTATCCGAACATGGGATAATCAAATGAGTAAAATCAAACCTAATCCGGTTATAGATATTATTGACGGCCACAATTGGCTCAATCGAGCATATTACTCCAGTTTAAAAAATAAGGGAATGACGTTAAAAGACGGAACACCTACTGGAGCAGCTAAAACTTTTTGCGTTATGCTAAATGCTCTTATTCGCAGAAGATTAGCGTCACGAGGTCAAGTTATTTTAGCTGTTGTATTTGACCACAAAAAAGGTTCGGACAAGCGCAAGAAAATAATGCGCGATTTCATGGAAAAGCGTTTACGCGGAGAAGATGCTGCTAAATTTCCAGAAAAATATTTAAGTGGTTATAAAGGTAATCGTTTTTCTGACGGTGACGATGCTAAAAGTATTGCACTTCGCCCACAATTAAAAATGATTATTGATATTTTGACTGCGCGTGGAATTCACCCTATAACTTCTGTTCACGGTGAGGCCGACGATATTATAGGAAGCTTGTGTTTCCAACTAAAATGTCGTAAATATATTTGGAGTCGTGACGGTGATTTCGCTCAGTTATTAAAACCTGATACAAGGTTACGTTTACCAAAACAAGACAACAGTGAAGAACAAGATATTACATATCAAAGTTGTCTTGAAAAGTATGGCGTTATTCCTCCAATGTTTGTGGATCTTTTGGCACTGACAGGAGATCAGAGCGATAACATTCCAGGCATTCCAGGCGTCGGAGATAAAACAGCTATCGAATTGTTGATGCAGTATGAAGATCTTGATTCTATATTCCAAGCAGAACATAAAGGCGCTTTGGGAAAAAAACTCAAAGATCCATTTTATCAAGATCTTTGTTTTATGTGCAGAGATTTAGTTGAGATCAAGAAAGACTTAAAGGTAGATACACGATTATCGACCTATCTGTTGGAACCTTGGTCTAAAAAAGTCGAACGAAAAGTTCGTTCTGTAGAAAAACAGTTTGAGTTCAAAGAAACATTCAACTGTTAGCGAGGGGAAATATTATGACAACATTAGAACAAAGACTTCAACAGCTGGTTAAAGGTGGCTTGGGCTGCAAAACAAATTCAGTTAACTATATGATAACCGATCATTTCTTGGACGCTATAGTACACAGCGTAAGAAATAATTTTTCTGATTTGGTTGTTGCCTCAAATACGTCCCATGTTCCTAAAGGTCTTGTGGGTTCTTTGCATAAGTTTATACCTGAACTTATTAAAGCAGAAGCTGCTTGCAAATTCACCGGACGTACTGCACTAGGAAAGCATTTTAAATATTCTTGCTATCCGGCTTCAGAGTTACCTAACATAGTTGACCAGAGAAATGCCGGACGCAAACTCGATATTACTACAATATTCGTGCAAAATACTTTTGGACACAAAGTTCCAGATAATAAAGTTCACCACGTTGATCTGGATTCTGTAGAATCTGGCTTTAATCAATTGTTGGAAGATTTTGATAAACCGACCAACATCGGACTTTATTTTTTCGGTAACGATTCTTCTTATGGTACACCTTGGGAAGAAATAGAAGATGCTTTAAATCGGTCTTTTGATGGTACTCGCCACAACTTAACAGTTTTCCTTCCTGCATCTGTTGTTCGAGATCATAATTTTTTCAAAAGACTGAGTTTGACTTCAGTTCCTAAGTATTACAGCAAAGTCAAAAACAAAAACTAAAAAGTTTGGGGGCTTAGGCTCCCAACCTGTTAGTTCTGATAACAGGTGAATCATGATCACTCAATTTTCAGCTAATGAAGCTGTTCGTTGTTTTATAAGTCAAGAGTCCTCAGACTTGTCTTTGTTAGAAGATAATTCGGAGGCTTTAGAGAGACTCACAACAAAATACAATCGTACTTATATCTTCAAGGTAACTAAAGATCGTATTGATTGCTTTAGTACAAGCATGACACGAGTTATGAATGCCGTGCTTTATCATGGATATGATATTCCTTGCTATTTGGTTCCTGCTTCCTCAAATTCTTTAACTGACAGGCTGGCTAGACTTATCGAGCATAGTGAATTAATAAATACATTGAGAAGCAATTTTACAGAAAGCTTTGTTACCGTTACAAAAATAGAAGATACTTGGTATTTCAAATATGGCCATAAAGATTCTATTTCTGATAAAGCGTTAACATCTTTTGGATTTCCAATTTGTTCAAAGTTAAATCGCTTAATTGATTCTCAGCTTGATGTGTCGGGCATAGGTAAAATTTTTCTGATAAAAGATCAGACTCTTATGTTGAACGTACAGTCTTTGCTTGAAATGAAATATTCATTTGATTTAATTGAAAGCAGAGCCGAAAACAAATCCACCTCTGACGAAATGGATATTTGGCGTTTGACATCTTGGATGAATGAATATGCTCTTTTCATATACAGAACTTACGACCTTGATATTTGCACTAGCTTGAGCGGTAAATATTTTGGATTAAATCACGACAGAGTTTGCATTAAGTCTATTGACGGGCATTTACGCATTGTAAGTAATTCAAGCCCAAGACATCACGACTTGCATTATCTTCATATTTTAAATCAAGTAGAAGCCATAATGGAGGCTTAGTTTTGCAGATACAACCTTATTCAAGTACAACTTGGTGGCGTGATATTTTAAATCAATCGCTGCCTTCCCATCTTTTGCTTGTCGATGTTCAGTTGACAGAGTTTCCTGTAAGTACATCCAAGCATTGGGGTAAGCTTGAGTTGATTCAAGATCCTGAAGATCAAGAGTCGCAGAGTTACAATGAGTATCTTCAATCTTTTATAGATGAAGGAAATATTTTTAATTATGGTGCAGAACGTCTTGAAGATTGCACTTTGTTTATGACAGTAGCTACTGTGATAATGGAAAAACAAGACGGCGAATTATTTGCTCAAATTGAAATTCCTCTTGTTATTGATCAGACTACAGTAAGTCCTGATGTAGTTGGTATAAGAAAAACTGTTCTTACCACTGTCAAAACGCAGTTAGATGAATTGTTATCTGATATTCCAGAATTTATTCCTCACAGGCTAAACTAAGATGAAAGCAAAACAACTATTAGCTGAGTACGGAAAGTGTTACAGCATTGTTCACCGCACAGCAAACTCAAAATTCAATACAACGATGGGTGTTGTTTGTGAGTGCGAAAAACGACTTGAATCTATTCCAAATGAATTGATTAAATTACCTGAAAAATCTCAGTACGCAAGTCCTTATGTTCGTATTCGTTATGGAAATCGGTTATGCACTATTGATGAACTTGCTTCTGCTTTTGATTGTTCACCAGTTTATATAGCTGCATACTATGGAATTTATGGTGCTGATATTAAAGGTATGTTACGCGATCTTGGCCGTGATTATATTGAATACCACGGACATCACTATGATCTTTTAGAGATCGGGAATAGAATAAATGTTCCTTGGTCGCTAATGAAAGACATTGAAGATCCAGAAGTTTTATACAAGCTGCATGATCACTATCTAAGAATTTTATTCATAGATAAAAATGTTTCTCACGGCAAATCAAATAAAGAACCTTCTGAGAAAATTAAAAAGGAATACGATATTATACTGAAGAAAATTCTTCAGGCGTTTAATACACTTCCTAAGCTTGAAAATTACTTGGTGGATAAGGCAAAATGTAATTCTGCCGCGCAAGCACGTAGCGTTAAACGTAGGGCAAAACCTGCCGATATTTTTGATAACATTGAGAGAGGATAATTCATGTTTTTCACAAACTCAAATCCGTATATGACCGCTACTGAAGCCAAAGTGAACTTGAATCCAAAAGGATTTATTTTGGTTGAACAGCAGGTAAGTGCCGAAGAAGTACATCAAACTCTTTTAGATCGTTACCGTGATAAAGATGGTGATGGTTACTTAGATATTAATCCTGACGAACTTTTAAGCGACAACTTTAAATATAAAGAGTTGATTCGTAGTGATAACGCCACTAAGTATGGCCTTGAAAATCGTGTACCTGCCAACATGATTCACATTGTTGAAAATGCACGTTACACAGCTAAAACTTGTTTGGAAGTTATCCGCAATAAGTTTGGCGGCTTTACACCTAACAGTTGGTATCGCGGCCCTGAAGTTGAGTACATGGCTACCTATAAAGACGGCTTTAGTAAATACGTTACAAAGTCTTATCGTCGCAGCAACAACAGTGAGCCTACAGCCGCTGAATTAGTTACCATAATTAATTCAACTATGTATCATCGTGATTTAGTTCGGAATGCACTGAATTCAAAAACTCACACGTATGCGATTATTTTAGAACTTTGGGATCGCTATTACGCTGGCAAGCAGCATCCGTTAGGTGAAGCTGTTGATCTTGAAGTTACTAAGAGTGGAAGTAATGGATCTTTATTCAACTGGATCAAAAATGATAGTAAGATTCAGTATGATCAGTTGATTCTTGAATTCCATAAACCAAATATGGGTGCATTTACTGGTTGGGTTCATATTAGCACAACAGAAACTGCGCGTACTGGTAAAAAGAATCGGTTGAGCGCATTCAGCATTTAATATACGAGGCTTCGGCCTCGTTTCCTATTGGAGATTATTATGTTTGAGTATCAAACTCCTCAATTGTTTCAAGCCGATGATATTCGGGACTCTGAAACGCAAACACAAATTACTCGTCAGGGTGCAAGTTGTTGGACTGCTTCTCGTCCATTATCGCTTCCAAGTTTACGTACTCGTTTAAGTTTAGCTTGGAAAGTATTTACTGGACAAGCTGATGCTTTAGTGTGGCGTGGAGATCAGGGAAAACAAACAAAATGATGTATATGAAAAAGATGAATCCTTTTATTCGTGCTGTACTTATTTACATTGCAAGTACAATTGTAGTATCTACTTTACTCGTGGCAAGCAACGCACTCAGTTATGTAGCAAAAGAACTAGATTAAAGGTTACGGCACTCTATGACTTCAGATCAATTTTGGACAATTTACAACATGATCAAGGCCAAGCCTGTAATAAGTAAAAGTGTACATGCTGTGCATGACGTCTTGTGTGGTAGCCTGTCTGTTAGTGAATCCGCTGCTAAATATGGTGTGAGTATTCCAGTTGTTTTTGATGGTGTAAAGCGCTACACTAAATATCACGCTGATTTATGTATAGCCTATGGTTATTCGGATCGTGAGATAATTCAGTTACGTATTGCTTCATCTTCGCGTGATTGGATTTTAATGCAACGTCCGTTTGCTGCACGTAATTATAAATTTGTTGCTGAGCTTGCGTTAAAATCTGATCCAAACGCGAAAACGGCAATGATAGACAACTTTATTGCAAGCGTGATTAAACTTGTTAAACAAAACAAGTGCATTCAACCTGATGTGAAGTTAAGGGCTTTAGTTTACAGTTGGCACAGCATTCCAGCAATGGATGCGTTAAACTCTTTGGAATTAAAACCTCAACCGCAGCAATTAGTCTGTTAAAGGAATTAATTTAATGTCAACAAGCTCTAATGTTCCACCGCATCCAGAAACTAAATATTTTCCTACAGGAAATTCACGATTGCGCCCTCACACTTTAGAAGATGGCACTGTTTTACTTGTATATCAAATTGAGTTGGCTTCAAATATGAATCAACACAAAGTATATCGTGACGCCACTGTGCAAGATTTATCGATTAATATTCCTCTTGTTAAAAACTAGGGAAGGAAACAATTATGAAAATTTTGGTATCATTAAACAAAAACAAACCTAAGTCAGTTCCGCAAAAAAGCGCTCAAATTATTTGTGGATTTCCTGGGATTGGCAAAACTCACTTTTTCAATCGTCAACAGGAATTAGGCTTTACTGTTATGGATAGCGACAGTTCAAAATTCCCTAAAGATGATTTTCCGGCAAATTACATTAAACACATTGAAGAAGCTCGTTACCAATGTGATTATTTGCTTGTTAGTTCGCATGATGCTGTGCGTCAAGCTTTGGTAGATGCTGGAATTGACTTCACTCTGGTTTATCCTGAAAAGAATTTAAAAGTGGAGTATATGCAGCGTTACGCTAAGCGCGGATCTCCAAAAGAATTCTTAACCATGATGAACAAGAACTGGGCAAACTTTTTAACCAGTTGTGTTGAGCAACAAGGCTGCACTCATGTTGTGTTAAAAGCAAAACAATTTATGTCGGATGTGATTGGCACACAGGAGAAAGTTGATGAATTTACAGCAGATGAAAGTCAGGGTTAGAAACTGGCTTACTAATTGTTTTGGTGTTGAACACACAAATGACAAGAGTGAACGCAGTTTTCGTTTTGCAGAAGAATGTGTAGAATTGTGTCAGGCTATAGGATTATCGCGGGATCAAATGGATAGTATTTTAGATCACGTTTACAGCCGACCAAAAGGTGAAGTAGACCAGGAAGCAGCAGGTACACTGATTACATTATTATCAGTGTGTGATTTGCATAGCGTTTCACTTGAATCAATTTTTAAAAGTGAAATAAATCGCGCTGAAAATAATATTGAGGCTATTCGTGCTAAGCATAATACAAAACCTGCACATTTGGCCAAACATATTTCTTATTCACAAAATCAAGAAATTTTAAATCGACCAAAGATAAAGCACGTTACTAAGAAATTGTGTGATTTCTTTAACGCACCTATTTCCTTTGCTTTTCACATGGGAACTGCATCTTCGGAATATTTCGCAATCAGCGTTAAATCTATTTCAGCAGTTATTCCAGCAGATCCTACATTGCTGGATATAAGGGTATATAAAGAGTGGCGCGAAAAACAACCAAAACTGTTTTTCTTGGATTCTTATACCACTATAGAAAGAATCACTGGCATCTTTGAAGGCATTAAACTTGATAAGAGACAGACTAAATTTTGGGTAACTCGAATTGCACCAAACTCAAAAGATTTGAATAATATAGTAGAGCTGACGGAAGCTTTGGACTTGGACTCAATTGGTTTTTGCTTACAAGGAATTGCATTTCCAAAGGTTGTTCAGTGTGAGTTCGGTAGCCCTGTTCCATCAGACAATGAATACTTATTTATATTCAATAAACAAATATTGAATGACTGAGGGTAAATTATGCAATCTTTTTTCCAATTTTGTACAAAATACCATGATGGAATGTGGCCTGATTTAATTTTGATTGGAAGTCAGATATTCGGTCAAGTTAAGCCTGATGAATTCTTAAAAAGAGACGGTATAAACATTCCGAAACCTTGCACTTATTTAGATGTTGGTAACTTGCAGTTAGATGCTAGTTACTACAGGGAACAGGCTTTGACATCTAGCCTTCTTATAGGTCAAAGATCCGGTAAATCTTATTTGTTAAGAGCTTTAGTGAGCTATATATCTAGCTTCTCAGAAGAATTTAATTTAGGTCAGAATTCTACACAGTCAAAAGATTATTTTCATATTGATGTGCCGAATGCAAATGTTGAAGATCATGTAAGAAGTATATGTGAAACTTTAACAGCCTTTAAAGCAGCCTTTACTGTGGAAATGTTTGAATCAGGAAATCAGACAGCTGCACGAATTCTAATGAATTCTGGATTCACCGTGGTTTTGTGTGATGGTATTCCAAATTCAGGAAACGCTGATTATTTTGAACTTGGAAGATGTATTGGTTATATATCTGAAGAGTTAGCTTGGAGATATAAAGCAGTAAAAAATAAATCAATGAATCCAATTGACCGACTTAATTCTTTAAAGATGTCGAGCATTGCACATAATGCACCTCTCTTTATTTCGATAAGTTCGGTTTTCGATGATGATACCTTTTTAAAATGTCGCGTTAATTTATTCATACGTCGCGCTACTTGGGAAGTCAACCCAAATATAAAAGGATCTTTACTTGGAGAGTTATTCATCGCAGATCCTACAGGAGCCATGCGTGATTTTGGATCACGAGTTTAAATTTACTTGTTGAAAAAAGAAAAGGGAACCGTAATGGCTCCCCTTTCTCATATTGCTACGACTAATGCAAGTGCAGTAATTATTTTCAGTGTTATGCTTTCAATACTATTCCGCAACTGTTCTTCCCTTCTGCTTTCCCTTTCATCCTTTAAAACAACTTCCATTTTCAATGCTCTGTATTCCTCTAGCTCTGCAAGCTCACGAATTAAGTTTGCGCGTTGGACAGTTAATTCTAAAATTAAATTGGCCTGTTCCACAAGTGCTGCATTAGATTCAGCACTGATATACGCTTGCTCTATTTTTACCAAATCATCTGGATCAACAAGCGCCCATGTTTTACCGTTGGCGTCTTTGTACTTACCTACATCATGCGTGAAGGCTTCTGGAATACTCACAGGAGTTACTTCTTTGTGTACGAATTCTGCAATCTTTTTGGTCTGTATTTCTCTTGGCTCTGGCGCACTAGCACATCCAAAAAGAAACATTGATAAAACAATTAGAGCGTATTTCATTTCATTCCCCTGTTTTCTTCCCAAGCACGAAATCCAACTAAACGAAGTGCATTGTACATTGCCCAAGATTTTCTGTCGGTTACGCCTTCAACAATTAAACCTATTTTAAAAATTAAGTCCGCATCTTTCTGCGTGTAAAATTGCCCTGATGGAGAAGGAATATCATTTCTATAAAGTAGATCATGAATAACCGATGCCTTTAGTCCACTACCAAATGGAGGAAACAGCGACCATAGGAATCGAGGACTACTAATAAGATCAGATTCAAAACCTTCTCTTGCTGTTAACGTCGCGATCTTGAACTTACGTAACTTATTATCTGTTGGAAGTATAGGGCAATTATTTTCTATGTCCCAACAAAAATCCATACTAAAATCTGCAAGTAAATTAAACTTGTAGCCGCCATCATGTGCTTCGATTTTCAGACTATTGTGAAATTTCGCAGAGAAGGCATTGGCTACAGAAATTTGCTCTGAATGTTTTACCAAGTAATTTTCTGTAGCCATTGACTATCTCCGTTTTTTCATACTTGCATTAAAATCCGCAATCTTTTGATCATCGGTTTTATTAACTGCTTGATCTGCAACAGAATCAAAAGCATCTTGACCAGCAACCTTAATTTGTTGCATATCGGATTGCTCTGCCTCTATTTCTTTTCCTACAGCATTCGCATCAACAATTTTATCCTCAATAATATCTCTGTCGATTTCATCAAGTTTATCAGTTGTAGCCGTAGGGTTTTTTGAACGCGCTGCATAAGCATACGCGCCCAGTGTAAGTATAGCAAGTAATCCCATAAGAATATACTTACCCCACTTTTTATACCACACTTCTTTAACTTCAATAACTTGGTTCGTCTGGAGTTCTGACATTTGGATTCACCTTTGGGCCACCGTCCCTGTTTAATATGCTATCGGCCATATAACTAATACCAATAAACGTCATTAAATTTGGATTCGGATCAATGATAAGCGTGGTAAAATAACCAGCTGTTGTAGTTAAGACAACTAAAATACTGCTTTGCTTGTTGCAAGTCCAGTATTTCACAAAGTCCAGTTTATCCTGCACACATTTTTTAACCCAGTGTATTGCTACACCAAGCAAAGTAAATGCGTAGGCTAAGATAAGATAATCCCATGAATATTTCATCAGTGGGCCAAGTAGTTGAGTTGCTGTTACTTGCTCCATTTTATTTCCTTATGTTATAAATTAAGTTCAAACAATTGTTTGTTTACAATGCAATTTGGTCTGATATAATGTTCAGATCTTCCATTGAATTCTATATCAGCGCCGCTTGCTGGATCACCTATTGTAACCAAGGCTAAAGGTAATTTTCTTTCGGTTAAGGCCGAAGCAGTTGGATCTGGTGTTGGCACTAAAATACCCCAAGTAAAAGGATTTCTCGTGTTATCACTTAAGTCAGATTCTAATTCCCAATCTTTAAGACCTGCCGTAAAGTAAGTTGCATAGAATCTGGCTTGGGTTGAACTAAAAGTTTGATGTGTTGTTGCCAAACGTAAACCCTTTATCAAAGTTTTTGTAAAGTTGAGTACGTAACTTATATTTTGTGTTGCCGTGAATGTAGGCAATTCCACTATCGAATTATTTGGCAAAATTAAAGATACGTTTGAAAAAGTTCTTGTAGCCACGTTATTTTGGCAAAGCATTCTGAATAAAAGAAAATCCGCTTGAACTGGTTCATCAAACACTATAGCAGTGTGTGCTCTGTGGCTATCGTTAGTAACACCTGCTGTTGTAGATCCTCTACGGCCTAAATAAGTTCCATAAGAATCCAATTGTTCAAATGTACGTATTTTTTGACCCGATTGACAATTTATTCCAGTCATCTGCAATAATGAATTTACTGAATCCAGTGGAGGTAACACAGGAGGAATAACGAGTGCAGGCAAGCCCGTTCCAGCTTGCCAATCTGCCCAAGCATTATTTAATCTATATAAGACACAATCACCTAAAGCTCTATTTCCAGAAGTATTAAGATCAAATACTTGTTGTGAAATATCTGGAATATAAGCTCCTTTCTTTGTCCCAATCTTTTCTCTTATTCCACCAAAATCACCGCTTGATATATTTGCCTTTATTTTCAAACCATCTGATTTATCCAGAGCTATATTTGGAAAACATACACCATCGGCGCTTTGAAGTAGCGACTTGAGATTTTCTGTCAAGGAACCTACATTCAAATCTAATGATTCAAGACTTGGTGGAACTGAACCGCTAAACATATACAAAACACTTTGATGTGTTATGGAATTAATTGTTGCAGTGTTAATTAATGTTCTTACTAAGTTTTCATTTAATCCTGCGGTCAGCATAAATTTTTCCTTAAGTAGAGGGGCCGAAGCCCCAAATACTTATATAGATTTAATTTCAAAGTCTGTAGTTTTATATAGTTTATCAGATTCAATCATTGAACCTAATAATTCCATATCGACTCCAGTTTCACCTATGTCACCAACTTTACCGATGAAACATTGATAAATCTTGGCGTCTGTTGTGTAGTTCGGTTCGTTGATGTTAGTTTGCACATACATAAAAACAAACCAATCGGCAGCACCAGGTGAGTTAACTGTGAAAGTTTCACCGCGTTGACTTAATAACCAACTTACTAGGTTTATTCCGGTACGTAATGGAACAACAGTGGCTGGATATGTAACACTTAATCTTAAAGTACCTAATGCTTTTAATGCGTTACTACTTATTGAACCATCAGCCTGAACTAATGCAGCAATTTGAGCTTGAGTTGGCATAGTGCCTCCCATAACCCACATTACTTTTTTAGCTACAGCTGTTTGTTCGTACTTGGCTCCAAGTAAAGCTTTCATGCTAGTGGATAATCCAATCATAATTAAATCTCCACTACTTGAGGACGAATTTGACAGTGCATTACAACAACATCTTCGCCAGATTGCTTTGTTCCTATGTCTAAACGCATTTCCGTTGTTGCATTTGTTCCACCAGAAGATATTACCATGAAAGGATAATCTGCACCTACTGGTAATAAACTGCCGGTTACACTTACTGGACGTAACAGAGCAAAATTAATTGATACTGCTGAATGTCCATTAATATTATCTGTCATGATCTTAATAGATTTTAGATCAAAAGCTGGTTGTCCGGCTGTAAACTCGATAATAACTTTAGTTACATCTGTTCTTGTGTTATTGAACATGAAACGATTGTTCGCTACTTTAGTAACAACGTGTTCAAGCTCTACTCCATTAGCCACGGTTTTGATATTGAAGTTTGGAACAACAGAACCAAAATCCATGTCAATAAAATTTATCTTTTGCGCGGAACAGTCTAATTCTATTTTATGACCTAATGCTGTTTGAGCAAAAGTCACATAAGTTGATTGTCTACCAAGTAGCGCACATTTCTCAGCAAAAGTAAATTGAGTTCTGTCTCCTGTACTCCAAACATTTAAAATGCGGCCTTGATAAAGGGGATCATTGCCGTATCTTGGATTGGAAACATCTGGCCCCATTTTTCTCATAGGAATTAATGAAGATGCGTGATTATATACCAAGTTTCCATTAACAACACTTGAGGTCAGTAATGATACTGCTCGACAGTTATTAATCAACGCATCTACATCGTGCGGATTGAATTTTAAAAACTCTTCCGTCAATTCCTCAAAACTAACTGGAAGAGTTAAACCCAAATCCGCTGCCGAAAAGAAAAATGAATGCCATCCAGAAGCACCGAAATAGTCTTGAATACTATTGGGTGCGTTAACTCCTGAATGGAATATCATGGTTATACTCCGTCAAAAGTGAATATTTGATCATTCATTTTAACTGCGCGTGTATTATCAATTGCGCCGCCGAACAAAATCATATCAGCCCCACTTCCAGCCGCACCAACAGTACCAATACCTACCCAGTGAACTGCACCGTTAGTTGTTGGGGCAACAACTGTACTGGCAACAACTGCCAGAATAAAATAAGTTACGTTACCAATCGCAGACTTAATCAATTCTTCTGGACGTTCGGATAATGGAAAGCGCAATTTGTTTGCACCTTGCATTTGAAGTGCAAAGTTTGTTGGATAGTTTACGTAACCACGTAATATCCCGCCTTTTGCAAGTGCAAGATTGTGAATAAGATCTTGACGATACAAACCGCGAGTTGTACTTGCAATACCTGATCCTGAAGTAGTGGAATATAAAGCAGCTTCCAAATCTTCTTTTGTTGGCATGGTGCCATCATACAGAGTAAGCATTTTGCGGTTTGTTACACCTAAAATTGGTGATTGATTCAACAGTGGAATCATCGCATCAGTTGCTAATAACATTATGCTACCTCCGTGACTACAGCAGTTTTAAGTTTAAGACTGATAACACTAAAAATATCTTCGATTGTTCCGCTACTGCGGTTTAATAAACCCACGCCACCGTCAGCTGGCCCACCTAATGTAAAAATAAATGCGGGTACACGTTGAGCAAACAAACTTTCGTAGATAGAAGCTACTGGAGCTGCCGGAACTAAAATACCCCAGGTTACAGGAATATTTTCTTTTGACATTACATTACTTGGTACTGCCGAAGCAAAGAAGCGAATATAGTTATACACTAATGTATTTGCTGCAACAGTTCCGGTGTTATCCAGAAAACGAACTCTCCAACGACGCGCACTTATTGGAGCAAAAGTTGATTCAATACCAGCGGCATTGTACGTTTTAACAGCGATGCCTGTGGCTGCTACAACCCAAGCACTTCCGTTCAAATATTCAATCGCCATTGTGCTTGGATTTCTTGTGGTAGTAACAAAATTTCCGTATACAACACGGTTCACACTAACAGCATCACCAAAATCATATTCAATCCAACCATCAGTTGTTATATGAGTTGTGGCTGTTGCTGGAGCCAGTGCCATAGATTCTAATCCATTCACAAAACCAGCTGGTTTTTCCAGTCCTTGAATGTTTGAATCAATAGATTGTGGTAACAGTTGAATGCCAGCCAGACCATTAGTAGATCTTGCACCGTGCATTTTAAGTGTGAAAAGTTGAGCTACGTTTTCAAATGCAACTAATTCTGTTCCGTATGTTGTGCTGTTTACAGACAGTAAACGTAAACCTGCAATGGCATTTGCATAAATGCCTTTCATATCTGACAAGCCGATTTCTGTATGAACTTCATTTACTGAAGTTGGAACATCACCAGTCATCAGAAAAAGATTCCATTGTGTGCCAGCTTGCGCTTGCATACTTACCATATTCGCATTTTCTGCTGCAAAATACATAACTGCGCCCTTATATCAAAGTTGAGGTTAATGTAGATTCATTCATCAGATTGTACTGCACAAATGCAGTAGCATTAAAATCTAAATCAGGATCTTGAGGCAATAACACACTAACTGTATGCAGAGAATTCTGTACAAATACTTGTCCAAAATTTGATTTAACTTCTACTACAGTGTATGGTATTTGCAATTCATTTATTGAACTACTTAACAAGTATGAACTTGCTTGTGGAACTAAAGGTCGTTCAACTGTAGTCGCTACTTGATCGAAAAATACTTCTGGCATGTTCAGATAAGTTAGACTCAAGAAACTTAAAAAGCTTTGATCTATATTGTACTGACCTCTTTGTGCCAATGAAGGATTTCCGTCTGACAAAAAAACTTGATCGCCATCAATCGTGACCGTTTCAGGAAACAATGTATCTGGATCAAATCTGTTTGCATAGTATGCCGCGACATATACACTAGGCATCAGATGTCTCCTATTAAATGCAGAACATACTGCGTTTCATTTTCCCAGTTTTATTTTAATCCGTTATCGTTATTTAAGATACCGAATACGTTTTAACGCAGACGGCACTTCTTATTGGCTCACCAGATTGAACAACTGAACCTACAGTGCATAAATTTAAAATATAATCTCGCACTGCAATATTAGCAGAGCCTTGACCGTTAATCGTAAAATCATTCAAGTAGCCAGCCGCACCTTCTATGTTAGAATAGCTGCGCCATCCATAAGTTATTCCATCTATAGTGGCTGACCAAGTTCTTGTTCCATTTGAATATGAAAATACTTTGTGGTTGGAAGCATTATATTCGCATACAACACTCTCTATTGGATCTTCCAGATCAGTCTTTGCGTAAACTGAATAAAATATCGGATTGGTATTAATATTTTGATTTACACCAATCGAATATTTTGATTGCAACATAGCAAAAGTTTCAGCTTGATTTGGGACTGCTACTCCATTAAATCGCACTATTCCGTACTGCGATCCGTCTGTGTTATATCCCCACTCATATCCATCAAACTGACCTATTCGTGCAGTAGGTGCGCTTGATTGTGGGTAGGAAATAAATTGACGTAATGGGCCGTTAGCTAAGCTATTGTTGAAAAATGGCTTGTATACTTGAACGACTTTAGGTTCCGTTCCATGATTATGAGTATAAACATTTCCCATAAACTTAACCTAACAAGTTTTGAATGGTAAACTTGAAGTCGTTTATTTTGTAACGCTGTCCAGTTACTATTGGGCCATTGTGTTCAAATTCAGCACCTGAACCTACGTTACCTACTGAACACAACATTAACATTCTGCAAATGTTTCCAGCTGTATAAACAGCTGCACCACCATGAAGTGAAATCATTGCAAGTGTTGGATCTCCATTAGCTAATCCAGTCATTTCTTCTGTGCGTTGTGTGAACATCCAAATGCGTTCATGTACATTCCCACCTATTTTCTTCTGAGTGAAAGTAGGTAAAAACAGTTGACCAAGTTCAGTACGTGTTGAAATTAAATTTGTTCTGGCTAAACTGTGACTAATCAAACCTGTTGAAGCTGCTGTAACAGTAGCACTGTTTATATAATCTTCTTCGGCTTGAGTTAATGGGCCACCAGTAAACAAACTAACTGAAACAGCCGTAGTATTTGCAAGATCGTTTCTGTGCAAAGCATATGTACTTGCTAATAAAGCACCAGTATTCATTTTCATTGTGTGTCGCCTCTATTACCAAATCATTTCTAAACTTGGGAAATTAAATTGGAAATTTATGTCGGTAGGTTTAATTTTACTATCCAAAGCTATTGAAGTTGTAGGAAACTTAATATCAGCATTACTTTCTAAATTTCCTACTGAACCATTATATATAACACGGCTAGAGTTTGCTGCGGCAGATGTCCATCCAGTCCAACTAGATCCTGTTATGGATAATGTAAATGATCCTGCGTTACCCGCCGCAAGAATAGTCATTAAACTTGTTATTTTTGATAGTTCAAATTTTTTTCTTAGAGCATTAGGTTCGCTATTATCCGATCTTTGCGAGAAAGTTGGTACGTATAAACGTGCCAATTCAACTCTTCCATTTGGCCCCATTAAAGTAGCTGGCCAATTACCTGCAATAATTCCATTTGCGTCTGTGAATGTGTCACGAATGACATTCATTTCAGTCTGAGAAAGTTCTGCCCCACTCCACAAACTAAATATAACTCCTGAAGTTTGAGTCAAAGTTGTGGCTGCATAATTCTGCCCATAGATAAGTAGCATCTGATCAGCAAAAGCTTTATTAATTTTCATGTTTATTTCCAAAATTGTTTGATTATTAAGATCTTATCTACTTGGATGATAATAACTTATTTATTCAAAACTTTAAACCCAGTTTATTTTGGCAATTCCATTAGTGTTTTATCTACAACACTGCTAGAAGATATGTACATACTATCAGGTGCTTGAACTTTAAGTTCTGCTGAACTTTCCTCATTTCCCACACTAAGCAACATCAAAGGTTGACTCTTTGTAGCTTGAGATTGTCTTACAGGATTTAAGGTCGGCACTACAAGTGCATGAGTTATAATATCTCTTGTTGGATTTGCCAAATCTGTTGTCTGGTATTCAGAAAGACCTACAGTAAAAATCGGACAATAGTAGTTACAGAAAGTTTGAGTAGAAGTATTTATAGGCTGGTAGGCATTTGCCATTCTCACGCCCTTTATAGTTCTTTTCGCAAATGGAACTAAATATATGATTCCTGACGGACTGACGCCAAATACTGGAAGTTCAACAAAAGTATTATCTTCAAGTATAAGACTGAGACTAGATAAGTTGGTATTATATATAGTCGTTCCATCATGCACAAGGCTGAACATAATAAAATCAGCCTCAATGGGAGAATCGAATATGACCATACCATGACCACGATGGTTATTAGTTGGCAAGTCTTGACCACTGGCATTTTTATTATTGGCTCTGCGGCCCATATAGAAATACCAACTGCTAATGTTATATCTGCCTCTTAGATATTTGCCTGAGAATGCAGAATTTTCTATATGAGTATCATTTCTCACATTAGGAGACTGTCTTGTGGGTATGGTTACTGAAGGCAGTCCTGAACTTACTGAATAGTTTGAAGCTATACTGTTTGCGTAATATACTATACAGTCTCCAAGATTTCTGTAAGCCGCTAATCCAGTATCATAAACATTTAAGTCAGGCTTACCTTTATATGCTAAAAATTTTTCAAAATAATTTCCAAAAAATCCATTTGCTATATTAAATTTTATAGATGTAGAATCTCGTGTTACCGAAAAATCAAGATCTAATATAGCGTCAGCCCTATTAACTAAATAAGAAGTATCTACATCCAAATTCCCAGTCAATGTAAGCATCATATCACTTATATCTATTGGAGGATCTCCACTGAATAGATAAACCGTGTTTGATATGGACAACCCTTCAATTGTAATATTGTTCTCGATAGATCTAAATACAGTATCGTTTAATCCTGCATTCAACATAAGGCCGCCTTATATAATCTGCCCAACTACTAAATAGTAGTTGTATTTGTTGTATTCGTCTGTTGTAGGTGCGTTCATTTTCATGTAAACGCTTTGGCTTGGCAGACCTGCACTGCACATTATAAGATGTTCAGTATTTTGATTACGGTTTCCATAAGTGTCGTTTTGTTTTGATAACAAGTTTGTGTAGGTAGCCGCACTAATATGCTCTGGAACAATAATGGCGTATTGTGGAACAGCTACGTTTTTACGAATGTCACCGGCACTGAATCCAAACTTACCAAAATAAGCGAAAGCTAAATCTATATTCGCGGCTGTCCCAGTTGTACTTACTTTACGGATTCTGAAACGAGTAGCCGTTATCTCAGCAAATTTAACTATCCAATAGCCAATTTGATTTATTGGACTTGTATCAATCAATGTCCAAGCAGATCCATTCCAATATTCAATGTGAAATTGATACATTACTTGCGCGGCTGTTGTGCTTTGCTTGATACCAAAACAGTTTACTGCTCTTGGTGTATCGTATTCAAATTCGATAGTTTCATCATTTTCTGTTGTACGCGCAATGAAAGTATCTAATCCGTCAAAACCATAATCACCTTGCATTTTATACATGACAGACATAAAAGTGTTGTGATCTCTGTAGTCATTTTTGCAGGTGATTTTTCTTGGATAATAAATCAAATGATCATCAAAAGCTGTTGGATTACTTGCTCCGTCTTTAACTGACACAACTTCACCGCGATATACAGCAACCAAATCGCCAGACTTTATTAATGATCCTGCATTCACAAAATTCACGTTGCGGTTGTCTGTGAAGTAGCTTGTAATGACACAAGCGTTCTTACAGTTTTCAATTAAACCTGCTGCTGTTTGCGGAAAACCTAATGAATTAAAATCCGCTGGCATTGTGCCATCAAAGAAATACGCAAGATTCCTTGTTGGCATAATGTTCTTAAATGATTCAACTAAAGTTGGATTCATTCCAAAAGTTTTCATTTCATACCCCTATCTGAAGTGTAAAGAAAGCAGCATTCATTACATTTAAAGTTGGCAATGTAGTTGCTTCAAAATTTATGATGGCTGTATACGTTTGAAATACAACATTCGAGTTAAGCTGCGTAGCCACAAAAGGCATATCAATGAACTGAGGTTGTACAAAAATAGAAATACTTGGCAATCCAGCCGAGTAAATTAATCCAGCATTTATAACAGGATGAATTAAATTTACTATTTCTGGCGTCGGCACATAATCAACTTGAGGGTTGTTACCTTGAATTACATTAGTGCCGTTTAAAGATAGATCCCAAGTGACTTGTTTTGGAAAAAACACAAATTTATTCTGATCGAAATTTTTGTCAAAATAATTGACGTCTTTGATTAAATTATTCATGACCTACCTGCCTTATTTTGCAGTTTGTCATTTCATAAATTTCACCAACTGTCATGTTGCGATTTCCAACACGCAAATCACCGTCACCTGAAAAATCTGTTATGCTGCCACGTATTAAAAAGTTTGACGCACCATTAGCATTGTAAGCTACGTTTGTTGTTCTTGGATAAATCAAAAACCAATCAGGTTGACCTGAAACCATAACAGTTGGCGCTACTTTACTCCAATCAAAATCTAATAAGCTAGGAAAGTTTGCTTTCATTGCTGGATTTTGCGTTGTTATTAATTCTGCTTGTGCTAACACAGCACCGCCACGCGAACCTATCTGAGTTATCAAGGTTGCTATATTGGTAAAGATTCCGTTTGTTGCATTGAACAGTGTATCTAACTCTGTCGTCGTGTGTGTATTACCACGAACAAAAATTATGTGATACCTTAAAGCAGTAGTGCCCAAATTTCTTTGGTACAATAAACTAGCAGCGGCTTTATTCATTTTCATGTTAATGTGGCCCTTGCTTCCATACGACCCGCAATCAAATTCATTTCAATGAAACGATTTGTTTGAAGTGTATTCAATTTGATTTCACTTAAATCATAAGAAAATATTCTTACGCTGCTCGGTTCCCAAGTTGCAGGTGAAGTGTGTCCAGCTATAGGCATAGGGCAGACAATTAAAGATTCAACTGTCTCCTCCAATATATAATCGGAATCTGTCTCAAATGTCAGATAACTAAATTGCCAACCTATTTTACTTCCTGAATTTATAGTGCCTATTTTAATTGCAGTACATTCAGGAATATCAAAGACTTTATTTACTATGTTCGTGTTGGCATCTGTTAAAGTAATGGTATCAGCAGAAAACCATTGATCGCCAACTTTGTATTGAACTGAAAGACCTAAAGGTCTTGAGTTTGCCGCACTTCCTGCAAAGTGAGCGTAAGCAATATTCTTTATAGTTGTTGGGTTCTGAAATTCGTAGATAACAAAAGCAGTGATCGGAATACTAACTCGCTGTAATCGAGAAATTCCGGCCAGAAGTGTTGGGGTATAAAACGGGGTAAGTGTAGCATTCCATTGCGAATCAGTTACACCTTCAAAATAAATACGAGTTGGTATTGCGCGTCTTAAGTTTGAACCTGAAATATCCAGCGTACCTCTGTGGTGAAATAATCTTCCGCTATCTGCAAAAATTAAATCAGCGTAAGGATTTACCGCTGGATATATATTACGCAAGCTAATTAATCTACTTGCAATACAATTTTGTGACATGAATTCAAAAGAAGAAAGCGAGACAGGATCTTCTAGCAGCAAGTCCGTCTGCGCTGTATTTAGGTAGCCAAATAGCCAATCAGTATTTCCATTTGTGTTACCCGTCAAATTTGTAAGTGCTGACTTTTCCCACTGTATAAGATCCATACTAACCTCAGACGAATAAAAGTCCTGCCATTGTAATAGCAATTGTTGACAGTGTTGTATCACGAGTGGCCGGAGCTACAATCGTTAATTCATCACCTACACCAAAGATAATAGAGTTTGCACCAGCTAAACTCGCATAAACACCAACAGTTGCACCAGCTGCAAAAGTTAAGGTTCCTATTTGAGTTGTTACGCCACTACGAACAGCATTAATAGTAAATACTGTTTGTGCTGTTGCAGCTACGTTTGCTCTTGCAGAACATCCAGCCAATCCAGCCTTTAGATAAAAAGTTCTTGCTGCTAAATGTCTGACCACAACATCACTGCTACGTGGACGATCAAAAATGCTCGAACTAATATCATAGCTGTTAAAGGCTACGTTTGTTACCAGAATCCAAGTTGACAAAAATGCGGAGTACACATAATTGCCTGCACCTGTTCCAGTTTTCTTAAAGCGTTTGCCGTCAGTTGGTGACGCTGGAAAACTTGCACCTTCTTCAACAGGTGAAATTTCCAGCGTACTTCCATCAAGCAAAGAAGCGCCATCTAATAACATTTAATTTCTCCTACAATGCGCGAACATTGCCAGTCATCGGAACAGAGAAATGAATCTTGGTAATATTACCAGATTGTTGCTCTATAGATTTTGGCTGAATTTTTTGCAGAATGCCTTGGTGATTTACAAACACTTCCAACAATGGAACACGACCTAAATTGTGCTCAACCAACCACATTGTACTTGGAGTTTGTTGCGTGTGAGTATAGCCACCTTGACCTACCAAACGAACTGATGCCATAACTTACTCCTTATAAACAGTAAACTGTTCCAGTTGAAGAAGTTGTAAACGTCAGCACACTTTGATTCACTGAAGGACTGGATAATTCGTAATTCAAAATTTCCATTCCGTAAGCGTTCAGAACGCGAATTGCTGGATCATAACCTAAGTTGTGATTTACCGTAACAGTTGTTTGACTGGTGAACGGTTGCTCATAACGAATATCTGGTTTAGCTAAACCATCAATGTTACCAACCATAATTGTTGCAACACCAGAAACTGCTACGTTAAATGTAATCTGAACTGTGTCAGCATCTAATGTAATAATTTCTTGCGCTGTAGCAACTTCACCATCCGGCCAAGGCTGCACAATTAAACGTGTACTGTTCATATTGTGTTGCACTGTCCAAACTGTCGATGGAGTTTGTTGTTCGTGCGTATAAGTATTTTTCTCTTGCAGAAGTTGCACCCAACCTAAAGAAGTTGTTTGACCATCAACAATAGTTACACCCATAAGCAGACGACCTTGGACACGCACTATTCGACCTTCACCTGCAAATTCGACACCATCGTCGTCAGCACTAAAGGCCAAATTTTTTACGGCGTTTCCCATGAAGTTTGTTCTACCTAAGACTTTCATAGGTTTCCTCATTAAAGAAAATGATAAAAAATTGGGGCAGTCAAATGCCGCCCCAATTGTTATTAGCCGTAAAAATTAAATTAAAGGTGCAGCACCGACAGCGATAACACGGATTTTACTTGCAGGAATTACGTCAACAGTAAAGCTGTTTGCATCAACGAAAGTAATTTCGTCAACACCAACTACGTTGTCGAATTCATCTACAACAGTTACACCGACATATTTCTGGCCCATACCGTGTGTTACAGTGTGGGTAGAAGCAGCTGTTGCAGTACCATCATAAACGAAGTAACCAGCAGAAATGCGCGTGTTCACATCGTTGATTGCGCCACTTAATTCTGTATCTAAGTTATCCAGATCCAGTTTACGAGCAGGGTTTGCATCAACAGTCGGAGCTTGAACTGTAACAGCACCAGTGAAATCCGCACCATCTAAACGTGCATACAGACCATCTAAGAAAGTTTCGTCAACACTTACACCAGAACCATCAACAGTGATACCATCACCAGCAGTAACAGAAATCGCAACACCGTTACCACCAGCTAAACCGTTACCAACAACTGCACCTAACATTGCAGCAGTAACGCCTTGCGAAGCGATTTGTACGCCACCATCGACACCGAAACTTAAACCACCAGCAGACTGTAATAAAACAGCTAAAGCAGCAGAAGTATCAGTAGAAGCAGTTGAACCATCAACAGTTAAGAATAAACCGCTGTTAGCGCGAACATCAATACCAACTTCATCAGTAGGTAACTGAGAAATACCAGCACCCATGTTTACGTTGAAAGTATTTCCGCTACGAACTAAACCGATACCCGCAACGATTGAATCGACACCTTCAAAACGTGCCCAAGCGCCGTTGTAACGATAGAATGAACCATCATCTAAGTTGGTAGCAAAAGTACCAGCGGCATTTGCACCAGCTGTAGAAATATCGTAGGCAACTACGAAAGATCCATCCATATATTCAACGATGTCGTTGTCACCAACACCAGCGATAGTTCCGAAACCTGCATTCAGATTCGCAACATCAGTAACGATATAGCGAGCACCTTCAACAGTCTGTGGAACTAATGTGTTATCAACTTGAATTGCTAACACATCATCTTGCCAGTTCAGATTTGCAATGGCAGTTTCTAAATCGATTTTACGAGCGACATCAGTTGCATTCAACGGCGCACCAACACCACTAATGCGATTGTCGTTCATTGCTAACTGACCAGTCATGCTGTCGCCAGCACGGTTTACTGGAGTGAAGCCTAAATCAGCTTGTTTTCCATCCAATTGAGTTTGGATTGGGCCAGTAACGCCACCAACATAACCTAATTCAGTAGTTGTTACAGTAGAAACTGCAACTTTACCTGAAGCATCAGAAACAGCAACACGCTCAGCAGTTAAATCAGCGGTAGTGATTGAAGTGGCAGCACCAGTGATAGTGTTTTGTTTGGTAGCTAATTGAGTATCTAAGTGACCTTTACTGATTGCAGTTAAATCAGTAGCAGCACTTTGATCATCGCTGTCTAACAGCAAAGCACCTAACATTGCCAGTGAACCGTCACGACGTAAATAATCGTCCAGTGAACCACCTTCGGCAAATTGTTTTACTTCGCCATCTAAATAAAAGCGAATAACATTGTCAGTTGTGTTTGTCCATACACGACCTTCCCACAAACCTGCGCCAGCTGGATCAGCTACCAGTTTCTCAGGTGTGAAATTTTTGATTTGGCCTTGGCCCATAAAAGTTAAAGAACCATATTGTTTAGACATGAAAACTTACCTCGGTAATGTGATTAAAGAATACAAACAATTTCAAACCCGCACTTCTTTATTTCCTCTAGTGTCAACTCGTAAGTATCGTTGAGCGTTTGATCACTTTCCAACCGCTCAGCGTTTAAATACGATTTCACACAAAGAAATTTGTCTCTCAAAAGTCCATTGTCCTTATAGAATTTCAATCTTTCTACAACAAATGTTTTATCTATATCTCTTGTGAATATGAGATCTAAATAATCAAGTGTGATAAAAGGATCAAAATTTTCTTGAGATTTACAAAAAACCAGATAGTCGATTTCACTTAAAATAAAACCAACATGGTTTAAAACGCTACACAAAAAGTTTGCGGTTTCTGTGTAGCTTGCTTCTCGGCTAGACTGTATCAAAGAATTGACACGTTCCGCCACGACCCTTATGTACTTTTGCTTTATGTTCAAGTACACAAGACGCAATTTTGGATCTAACTCAGACCTAGATTTTAAGCTTGCAATTTGATATGTCATTGCTCTTTGCAGATCATTGATGATATTTACTCTCGCAGCCTCTATGTCTAAATTATTTAGAAATTCGTTTTCCATGCAACGAATTGTTTCACTGAGTAAATCTATTTCAGACTCAAGTACAAACAAACTTGTTTCCGAAAATTTATATCTTTGACTGTTTAAAAACATTGTAATCAAATGATGTTTCTTTTGTTCAACATGGCTATTTGCTAAACTGACAATGGCTTTAAATGCAAGATCTTTCATTTGAGATCCTTTACGTCGTTCCCCATTAAATCAGATAGCGCAGACCTCTGTTGATTTCCGATCAACAAACCAGTTATTGTTGCTAATCGGTAACTTACTGCACTGACTTGTTGGGTTATAAGCCTGAGTTCGGCATCTAGTCCTTCTACCCTTCGCAATAATGTGCTATCACTGCTTGCCGAAACTTCTTTCAATGTACCGATAAGTTTATCCAGTTTACCTGCCAATTCAACAAACTCTTTATCAGTTTCTACTACTAAGCTAGATACCATTTCGTGAGTTGCTTGGCATGTTTTTATTAGATCTAACAGAAGTTGTTCTGTCGAATCTTGCGTTACGTGGTTTTTAATAACCTCATTTAATTCATCTTTTTCTTTCTGCCACTTTTCCCGTTCTTCCTCGAACGTCTTTTGGTTTTGAATAGCAGGTAAGCCGTGGCTATACAAATACCAACCACAGGCAACAAGTAATACTGCAAGTATCACTGTGCTTGGGGCTGAACTTGATAAATACTCAAAAAAGCCGCCCATCCGTCAACCCTTTATCTAGTTGTGTACTGAGCATTCATTACCAGTCTCAATGATTAACCTTTTAGCATCACGTTCAACAGAATCTTCAGCCACAACAACACGAGCAATAACAGGAGCCATTTCTACACACTGTTGCCCAACTTTTTTATTTAAGCATACAGCGCTGACACAAAGTACGAATTCTTCTCGTATTGCTTTTTGTTTGTCATCTTCTCGGTTTAAATAAAAATCACCGAACACAACACCGAGAACAAATAAAAGCAATATAAGGAAAATCCACTTAACTTGTTTTTGGCTAAAGTTAGTCATTTGTTAGTGCATCCACATTATGAAGGCCGCGAAGATAGTTATCTTTAAAGCCAAGTTCATTCATGCGCTTTGCATTTAATGTGACTCTAAATTTAACAGTACCACTGAGTTTAGTTTTGGTTCCTAAAACACTATTTGCAAAATAATCACCAGCCGTTTTTGTGTCAATTGAAAATATTAGCGCTTCGTTTTCTTCAGGGCTTAGATAACCATTTACATCAATGTGTTTTCGGTTAATGCGTACAACAATGTTTTTTAGATCGACCGCATAACTAAACTTACTTAGTTCCTGATCCTTTAGAACATACATCGCATTTATAATAATTCCGTGCGGCTCTGCATTTAAAGATCTTAGCTTCAATTCCAGTTGTTTGACATTCTCAAATTTATGAATCTCAACCAAATTTTCCTTTATGCCTTGATTTAGTAACAGAGTTTTGTAAAGTCTAGCATTGCGCCCACTTTGATTTGTTTGATCTGTTAAGATATGAACCCTGCCGTATTCATAATCGAATTCAGATAAAACGTGTAGCAATTTAGCTATAGGATTCTCAATAACAATATCTGTGCTGGAAGATACTATAGAAAAATCAGCTACAATAAATTTATTTCCTAGCTCTCGCTTCAAATCAGCAGCTATTCCAGAATTGTACACAAACACATAAGCTGGTTTAACATTTTGCACATCACGAACTACAATATCCAGTAAATACTTTTCATTAGATCTTGAACCTCCAACATCCATTTGCATATAATATGCAAGAACTTGATGGCTATTGAATCTGGACGCTAAATAACTGGCTATCGGATCTCCATAATGTGTGCTGATTGGATTTTGAGTTACGTAATAAATGATAGGTTTTTCAGTAGACAACAAAGGGTTGGCAAAAGTCTGAAACGCTAAAAATAATGCACCTATCAAATAACGCATGATCTTATTCCTCTGGAACTACTTCTAACCCTGCTTCCAACAACACAACTATTCCTGTTGCTGGTATCGTATGATCAATTAAAACAAAATTGTCATTTACTATAACAACTTGTTCCGCTCCAGCCAATTCCAATTTTATCCCATCAGGTGTATTAATATGAACCCAATGTTGTACAATTAAGAATTGAGTACCTAGATTGTGATTTATAATCCAAGTAGGTTCTGCTTCTGCTTGTTCATGTACATAAGTACGTGGAACAAGATTTGGATCTATTTGGCCACCACCAGTTGTCTCTAAAGCTGTAATTCTTTGAGCTAACTGAGCGTTAGTTGTTTCTACTGCACCTATTCTATTAAATAACTGCATTAGAATAGTGTAAAAGCCTTGAGTCTGACTATTAAGGCTATCTGTCATTTTTTGCAGAGGAATAAATTCTTCTGGTTGTAATGGAACAGATCTCCAATTTGCTCTGGCTTTTAAACTGCCAAGCATTGTATCGCCATTTATATTAACTGCTCCAATTTGAGTTGGAGTAGCAGCATGAGCATTTCCTACAGAATATCTATGATTTTCTAATGCAGGGCGAATAAAACCGTCAACAGCATCATATACAGGAAATGTATTTATTACGTTTGCATATACCGTTGGATATTCGTAAGTATTTTGGTAAGGAAAGTTTGCAGTCTTTGAAGTTCTTCTCAGAATCTTCTGATAATCTGCACTGTTAGAATCTGAAACTATCCACATAAAATTTAGTGGAAGTTCTGGCCCAGTGGGTTCAACAGCACTGACATAAATTAAAGCTGTTTCGTTTTGTGTAGATCCTACAGCTAAAACTATTTTATTGGATGCCGTCAGTCCCAAAGCTACAGCTTTACTCAAACACTCACTAACTAGCCCTATTAATAGTGTGTCCATTGATCTACCCTATTACAAAGTTTCGTAAGCACCTGAACTGATGGATTCACGGCGATCATTGATAGCAGTAGCCAGTCGCACTAGATCTTCATATGTGTGATCTCGAAATATCCAAGTATCTGATTCCACAACTTTACAAGGCAAACTTACCGTTTTATTTTTATCGTGAATACATAAATGCAAACCGAGTGCTGTATTTAGTTGCAAAGTCATATCTGGAATATATACAAATTTTGCATCACCGTGCTCTATTTCTAAAGGACTTGTGATTGTTGTTTTTGTTATTTCTTTTTCTGTCTGCATTCTTTGGACAGTTGAAATGTTTGGCTGATTAATCTTTTCCAACTTACCAAGTGTAACTCTGAATCCATTTGGGTTTTTTCTAAATTGCTCTACTTCAAGAGCTGTGACAAGAATATGATTTTTTCCAGCCAGTTCTTTTGTTGAATATTGACCGCGAATATTCGGGCCAGTTTCAACAGTTGGATCGTAACTAAGGTACTTAGATTGTTGCATGATTAATCGCCCATTACAAACCACCAGAACTGCCAAGGCTCAAGCTGTGCAGGTGGAGTTCCTTTAAGAGTTATTGTTACACCACCAATTTCTAAATCATCGTAGAAATATTCACCTATTTCATAATTCAGAGCTTGGTAGCTACTTGGATTCTTAAAGAACAATACAATACTTACAACACCGTTTATTAAATTTCTCGGAAACAGTAAAGTTATTGTTCTGTCTTGTAGAGCATTTTCAAAAAATCCACTTTGAATTGTTCCACCGCTTCTTTGTAAATAAATAGATGCTCCACGACTTGTCTTTACATATTCTGGTTCAAGGCCATCAATACCTGCATCACCTTTGTCACCTTTGTCACCTTTGTCACCTTTGGGGCCGATTTCTCCTTGCGGCCCTCGTGGGCCTTCTGGCCCAATTGGGCCTCGCAAGCCACGATCACCTTTTACTCCAGGACAACCTTGTTCTCCAGGACGACCATCACGACCATTTCTTCCTGCTACTCCAGAAATACCTTGTTTACCTTCTGGCCCACGTTGTCCAGTTGGTAAACTTCTTATTGTTGGAAAACCAGAAATTAAAACTATCGAATTATCAGCATTGACTATTGTAACTGTTCCACTATCCGCGTCATACGTTCCTTGTATAACAGCAGGTTGAACAGTTGCAGACGGATCTTGTGCAGCTAATACTCCCGGCTGAACAACTGTAACATTTTGTCCTGCTAAACTTGTTGATCCAGCGTTGATCATTGCTAAAGGTAGTCTAGTTATCATTCTGATACCACCTGTGTATATAACGGAAATTCAGTATCATCTGGTGCGTGTACAGCCGGATCATGATCTGGATTTTTAATCAGAGTATTTTCTGGAACCATTCTGATCCATTTGTTTTCATGACGAACACGCCAGCCACCTAAATGAAAATTCTTTATATGAAAAGGATCAAGGACGTTTTTAACGTCCCTGACTCTCAAAACAACTGCCTTTGGCATTTTAAACTCCCAGTACACAAACTTCTTCTGAATACAATGAAACAGAAGAAGTTTTGTCTATAACTTTAAATTAGCAGGTTTTGCCATTTTAAAAACACTACTGTTGTATTGTAGTATCTTTGTTGTGTACAAGAATTCCACCAGCAAAATAAGTATCTAGCGTTTCAACATCCAGACGGACAGTTTTAATATTTCCGTATATCAATTGATTCGATAGAACTTTTATTTGCCGACCACTTGAATCTAAAACAGTATCACCTGCTTTAAGATAACGAGCGTAATCAAATACCCAATCATTTCTATCAGAAAACTTAACTAAGAATGGATGTTCCGCAGTGACCCTTATAGGATCTATTTTGCCTTCTATCCAAATCTTATGATGTAGATTAGTTTCGTGATAAGAAACTGATGTTACTGCGGCAGTAGATTCTTTTATTTGCAGATCGTAAGTTGACCAAGTTAAATAGTCCACAGGATTTTCAGCATTTGCATCAGTTAATCCTTCTATGGAAAAAGTTTTAACTGTTTCTCCAATAACAATATCTTCGATTTCTTTTTCAAAACCGTCAGACATAGTTATCAAAGTTCCGTATGCAAAACAATCTGCACTTCCGCCACCTACACTTGTTCCACCAATTACAGGATCGCAAGGGAATTGTATTGGAACGTAACCAACTGTATCTGCCGCCGGACTAACATAACTTGTTACTGTTTGTGTGCAAATCACATTATCATTTTGATCTAAAAGATCTATGCTGTATGGAAGTGCTGGAGCGCGAAACACTGGAGCGCCATTGTCATTACAATAATGCCAATCCATCATGTTGAAACCTATTATATCCGTCATTTGAGATAAACGAATTAATAAGTACGCATCATTTGTGAATGGGCCATAGTAATCGCGGTGACTGCATTGAGATCCTTCTTGATAGCCATTAATTGCTTGACGCGGCTTATAACTATTTTGATATTGCACAGGTTGTCCTTCTGTATATCCATGCTCAAAAGTACAATTTACATAGTTATCTTGCAGTACATTACCAAAATCGTAAATAGTGCTATCCGATTTTATAAAATCAATATAACCTATTGCAATTGCTCCTGCTCCAGGTGCTGGATCTAAATTTCTAAATCTTATTCCAGCAATTGTTACTGCTGGCGGTGGCGGCTCCTCAACAGGAATCGGACAATCTAAATTGTAATTCCATGCAGTTCCGTCTGGCCCAGTCATACGAATCATGATTGTTGAAGGTTTGTTTGGTGGCCCTTCATAATAAAATGATAGAGTACCAGCACCACTTACTTCAGTTGGAAGATCTTTATTTCCATTTGGAAGATTGTAATAGCGTCCAGTTCCACTTGGGTATGGATTACTTAAATCTCTGCTTGTTGCGGCTACGCGTACTCCATCGTAAAAAATTTCCATCATATCTGGAACACCGAACATATCAAAACCAACTGTTACTTGGCCTGATTCAGATCCCATATTATGAACTGTTTCTGTGACACCAGTACCACCAGATCCTGTTGTGACACCGCAAGGTTGAGCATCATCATCTTGAAGTGTAACACGACCAACATTTTTTACTATCTGACCTCGACTATTATTCGAGATCATTATTTCAAAATATTCGTCATTCTCAATTGTAGTATCACCAACAATTGTAACCTCGATTATTTTGTGTTGCTCACCGACAGCAAAGACTAAAGTTCCTCGACCACTTATATAATCCGGTTCACTATCTATTGCATCAACATACGCTTCTGAAGATCCTGCATCTATTTGGCCGCTTAATCCGGCCCACAATGGATGATCACCTAAAGTAGCTTTTGCGTTTTCCACAGTAAGTACCATAGATCCGCGATCTATATTGCCCTTTAGTCCTATACCAAAAGCATTGATCAAAACTTCATTAACGCCTTTGAAAAAACCAGCCCCATTAATATCATCAACACCATGATCAGATATAAATGCTGCTCCGATTCCACCTAAATGACTTTCTACAAGTGCAGTAATAAATTCAGGTGAATTAACTTGATCGCCTGTATAGTGACTGCCTATATAAATAATGCAATCGAAGGAATCGAAATATGCTTTAGATGGAACTATATCATAGACATATTCAACAACTAAAGTTCTTCCTGTGGCTGTTGCTGCGGCATCGAATACAGGGAAAAAATCATTTGCGTTAGATAGTTTAACATTGTAAGGATCGTTCGTCTTATCACCTAATAATAAAACTTGACCTCCAACTTTATTTCTGGATAACCAGTTAATTATGTTTTGCGTGAATAAAAATGTTGTTTGAAATTTAGGTGTATTCAATCTGTCGTAAAAACTTGCAGCATACCATTTTGGAAAACAACCATCTATATAAGTCCTGACTTTACTATCTAAACTTTCTATAACGGTTATAAATGGATTACCTAAATCATCCCTAGCAAGTGTTTTAACACTCAGATCGCTTTTCGCAGTACCATCACGAGTTTGCCAATCTACTGTTAGTGCTTCCGCAGTTGCTGGTTCAGACAAAGAAACTGTAACCTGTACGACATGATTGATGTCTTGCTCAAGTACAGTAATATCCTCTATACTTATATCCGGCTGATTCGCCACTACAATACAAGGTAATTCAAATTCGATGATTGCTGTATCACTATCTTGTACTCCAGCCGAAGCATAATCCATATCATAAACTGTAACCGCCACATTGATAGGAAACATTATTCCATCATCGGTAGGTTCTAACATTTTTACAAAACGAATTTTTGCAATTCTTCCATTAGCTTCGGTTCCAATTAATTCCACAGAACCGTTGCCGATGTCACCGTGCCAATCATAGCGATAATTGCGTAATTGCCAATCATCAGGCTTAACAAAACGAACTTCAATACTTGCAGTTTGCTCCCACAAAGATCCAGCTGGTACGCAAGCGCGACAATCAATTACAGGATCAACTGGCGGTGGAGGTTCTGGCGGTGGAACATCTAACGTGGGTAGTTTTTCCCACGCTGCAAAAATTCTTCCATCACTTGAACGGATATGTTTGGTTCCACGGTTTTGCCAAATAGGTTTCAACAACTCTATATAATGATCATAACCCGCATCATACAATAAACCGCGTTCACGCCAATTTATTTGAGTTGTATTCTGAATGTTTGAATCTGTGAAATAATAAGAAGTAGCCATTTCTGTGCTACCTTTAGGATCTTGTGACACTACCATTATTTCAGTATCATCAGGCCAAGCATAAGGTTTAGCATCACGCCAATTTCCACCAGCTTGTATGCCATTAGGAAGTGCAAACGTGTGTTGCTTCCAACTATTAAATTCAGTTGTTGCTTTGGTATCAGTTCTAAATTTTCTGCGAAGTATATACGCTATTAAACCATCACCTTTGTCGAATCTACGAATATGTCTGCCAGTTGGACTAGAAAACCGACCACGATACATCATTACACCTGACGCACCTTCAATCGGTTTTAAATAACCACCGCCATTTATATCACTCGCATTCATTGCTGCCGGACAAAAGAAGTGAGCGCATATAGACCACTTAAGATCTGGATAGCGACCAGGAGGCTCTGTTGCGTGAACAAAGATAACGTATTCATAATCATCAGGCCAGTCAATATTTAATTGTACAACTCCAGGGCCTGAATAATAAACTTCCCAATTTTCTGAAGTAAAGTCCGATACGCCAACTGTAATCGGGCGCTCTAAAACTTTTAAAATTGGACAAGCATCACCTTTACGTGATTCGCTTTTAATCTGCATTGTTTGACGATCAAGAACAATCCATGCGTCAACCGTTACAGCTAAAAATCCACGATCAATAGCTCGAAGAGAAGCCGCATGTGTATTTATATAAACAACACCTACTTCATCATCTGCGTTTCTTTCAATCGTGTAGATAATGTATTCATGGTCAAACTTCCACGAAATTCCAGGAACAGTTGTCGCATTAGATCCTAAATTTTCGTAAATAGTTGTGAATGGAGTTCCTGCCATAAAATTCTTCTTCTTGGTGAAAGGGGCCGAAGCCCCTTTTGATTACGGAATGTTTCCACCTGCAAAAATTGGATCACTAACAATATTGATTGTAACCAAGTTACTTTTCATTTCAACACCATTACTTGCTTTGATCCATAATATTGCCTCTACAACAAGCGAGTAACCTGATCCGCTATGTTCTTCGTTCGATTGATTCACAGCAAACGATGTTATTCTGTTCATTACATCGTAAGTAGTTGCTATCGACGGAACAGTAAGCTTTCTATTTCCATCATTAAATTTAACTGAGTATTCCCACTTATAAACATAAGTAAGTGCAGGATCATACGGATAATCACCAGCAGTATAGTATTTATTAAGTTGAGCTTGCGTACCCATACCACCATTTGCTTCAACAACAGCAATTTTTCCAGGCTGTTCTACGCCACCTGGATTTGTTTGGGTAGGAAAGCCGGAATAATCTATTGCAAACGCAACCGCACTTCCATAAACTCTAACACCGGAGTTATCCCAAGTATTTTTACTGTGTGAAGTAAAATAAGAGGGTGAGAAGTTCAAATCACCTACTGGTTGTGGTGAAGTATTGGAGTTAGCAAAAGTTGCAATACCTTGAGCATCTACAATTGTTCCGCTGTCAGTTCCAGTTAAGTTCAAATAGAAATTTTTCCCAATAGGGCTTGCTTTTGGATCTAAAGTTGTTACCTTAACTTGAGCTGAAGTTGCCCCAGTTGGTATAGTAACTATTTCAGATTTCGCAACGTAATCAGGATCAACTGTTGTCGGTGCTGGAATATAAAGAACATCCAATACAGTAAAATCTGAATCAGCTTTTGCTTCAGAAATACCTGTCAACAATGGAGTATCAGGATATTGAGCAAGATGACGACCAAGCGTAACATCAGCATTAGTCGGATTTTTTGTCAGCTGCTCGTTCCAGTAAAACTTTACACCAACAAAACAATTCATTACATCACGAATTAAAATGTTTTGGGCAAGACGTTGGTTTGTCGCTCTAAAATAACAATGAAGCACTCGATTTTGTTTAACTTGATCTGCAATGGCAATACCAACAGGACTTTTATATCCTTGAAGTACCCGCGCCATATAATGCACACCAGCCGCACTGAATTGACCAACTTCACCCCAACGTCTACTATTCGCAATCGTAATAATATCATATGGTGTAAAATTTTGAGTTGTATAATCATCACGCACAACATGAACATTCATGCCATAAATGTTTATCATGCTTTGAATAAAGTTGGAACATATTTCAGAAAAATCACCAGCAGGATCTGCACTATCCGTTAAGATAATCCAACTTTTGCCATTCAAATTTCCTAAACGATGTTTCCAAGCATTCACAACTAATTTTGCATCAGGCGAAAGATTAGCGAATGAACTTGTTTCCAAGTTTTGCCAGTAGTTGGTGTTTCTTCCCATTATATGAGAAGGATCATTTGTAGACGCAGCATTTTTATGCTCAGGGTTTGCCAAATTTCCCCAACCATTATCAAATACAACACTAGCATTCGGCCAATTCTGTACACCAAAACGCAGTGTCTTACTATCGAAGTTTGAGGTTTCTGTGGGTGAATCATTATCCTGAAAAATACCATAAATGTCTGGTAATCCAGCATAATCAGATCCTGCACCGCCAGAACTTTTCGCAGTTCCGTCTTGCGTCGAAACACTTACATGAACATCATTTGGAACCGGTAAGCTCGAAGTAACTGTAAATGTAGCAAAATCACTTTTTACACACTGCACATCATTAACAGTGATCTCAAATTCATCATTACAAACTGGAATTGTTTTATCATCTAATTCAATATCAAGTAATTCTACTGGACATCCTACAAAGTAAGTCCAAGAACTTCCGATTGGTGCATCAATACGTACAGCAATGCGTTTACGAGTATCACCATGTTCAGCCGCCTTTATAAAAAATTGAGTAAATGTAGTTCTCTTACCTTCAGTATACGCAACTAATTTTCCGTCAATGTCAAAGACGGTTACAGTATAAGTAAAATCTCCGTAACCTGTTGCTTTAATACTGACTACTCCGTTCTCAACACCGTTATCCATGTCATAGTTATCTTCGGTGCTACCGTGACCCATGCTACTTAAACCAGCAACAGGAGTTTCACAGTCCCAAGGATTTTCTCTGTATCCAGGAGTGTTTTGACAGAATAATGTGTAGTACCAACTCATAATATCTTCGCCGTATTGACGAACATCAGCACTCACACGAATCATTAAATCTGGAACGGGAATACTAAAACGATTTGGTTCCCACAAAAATTGAATCATTCCCAACAAACTTTTTGGATCCATTGTGCTACCGATACGCAAGCCTCCGTGATAAACTTCAAATTTATCAAGGTTCATCCAACTTGTGTAATCAATAACCATTAAGGCAAGTTCGTTTGGATCTGCATTTTCACCTACATAGTGGTGAAATTCGTAAAACCATTTGCCATCATTTGTTTTGTAGTCACGAGGAAAAACTGTTGCGTGGCACGGTGCAGGAAATAAAGGAGTTCCACTGTATTCATCTGTTCTGATTAAAACCTGATGCAGTGGATCTTCTAAATCTAAACCATAAACACTGAGCATTTGTTTTGGCCCAGTTACCATGTATGTCCAACGTGTACTTTCTTGACCGCGAACACGTATCATTACACGACTTTCACCTTCGCCAGCAAGTGCATCAAAAAAGAATTCAATTTTGTAACGATCTTTAATACGACCACACGTTGTTGCGATACGTTGACCTAAATAATAAACGTCAACACTAATACCTACATCGTCGTATGAAGCAAATATTACTTCGTACCATCCAGCAACTTGACCAAGATCATAAATTGTTTCAGTGATTTGAGCGCCACCACTAAAAGTAGTTGCCCACAAATAGTTTGGGTTCGCATAATTGCCACGACCTAGATTACTTGTAACACCTTCTGGATCGTAATATTCAAGAGCATAGTTTAATGCAGGTCTTTTAAGTGCAAAACCGCGAGGACTTCCTATCGCACGTTCTAACATAAAACCTGTGTCACCAGCATCTGGCATATCATAACCCGCTGGATAACCTGTTATAAGATCAAAAGGTAATCCATCACTTCCAGTTCCATCACCACTTCCCAACTCCATAGTGTCAATTCCAGTTGGACAATTGACACTACCAATTTGTTTGAACGCACACGGTTCATCAAAAAGTGGATCGGGTTTACAATCAATTTCTAACCAGTTTAAATTGCCACCGTCACGCACACTCATACGCTTAATGTCAAATGGAATCCAAGATCTGTTGTCTGGAGATCTAAAAGACACTGGATGATTACAAACATCAAGCCATTTGTTGTTATAAATTGATCTTATGCGTAATCGAGCCATTTTTATTTCCCCTAAACAACTTAATAAACGCTAACAGGCAAACTGCGTAATGCTTCAGCGTTTTTCTCAAACCATTTAAACAATTTTGATAAACATTCGCTAGGTGAATTACCAGAAATTTTTCTGAATTGTTTAACACCGTAACTTTGAACTCTACGACTTACACCACCACGAATCATTTCCATCTGAAATGTTTCTATAGGTTTCGACATTTTACCGCTGTAATTCACATCCATTATGATTGTGAAGAAGCCGCTAACATTGTGAAGAATTCCATGTGGAGCCTGATCTTTGTCAGAGATATTTGCGAAATCAATTACAAGTGATTCACCAGACATTATGTTTTTGATTTTAGCGCTGAGCATAAAATTTGGAAAAAGAATTTTCATTTTGCTCTTGAATTCTTCCAAAGCATTTTCAGCATTCAATTTGGCTTCAGCTGCATCCAAGGATAAACTTGTCAGTGTTTGTGAATCCATACATAGCGAGAAAAGTTTCATCATAAATCCTTATCTTTCGGTGTCAGTTTGTTCAGGGCGTTGCGTTGAGATTTAAACCAGCTTAACAGTAAGTCTAGTGTTCGACCCATATCTTTATCTGAGATATGTTTATAATCTAATCCATGTTTGGTATGTTTAATTTTCACACCCATTAAAGGCTCTACTTCAAAACCTTTAACTGAATTTGGATTATTCATAAAATCAGCAAAGCTTACTATAAATCTGAATCTAGCGCTGGCTTCCTCTTTATTACGAGTTGTTGCTTCGCTTGGATCTACATTTATAAAATCAATCAGAATGTATCGACCTAACTCGTCATTTCTTACCCGAACATCCGTAATAAATTTTGGAAATAATTTCTTTAGTTCTTTACGCATATTAAGAGCCAGAGAATTTACTGTCTGAATGAAATTTTCAACTGATTCAGACGATCTAGATTGTAGAAATAATTTGCGTTGTTTCATCTTAAATTTTCCTTAAATTAAATTCGGATCTAAATAATCCAGAGAGAACCAAACCTACTAGGGCCGTACCCAGAGCGCACCAGCCCCAACGCTTCCGGGATCTTCACTTTGAACAAAAATTAAAACTCGTCCATCACGACCGTCATTGCCTTGAATACCTTGAATACCTTGTTCACCTTGCGGCCCAGTTAGACCTCGCGGCCCACGTTCACCTTGACGACCTTGTGGGCCTTCTGGCCCACGACAACCTTGCAAACCTTTTTGACCAGTTTCACCGATTAAACCATCAACACCTGCTACACCATCCCGACCACTTGGCCCTGTGCGTCCTGTACCAATATCCGCAGATGTTGGAAAATTTCCAATATTAATTTTTCCAATCGTAGGAATATTTAAAGTTAGTATTCCTTGTGTACGATCATAGTAGCCACTAAATTCAGAAAGATCTATTGTTTTTGGATCTACAGTGAGACTTTGGCCTGACGCAATAACTCCGCCATTTTGAAGTGGTGGACTTACCATAGATAAGTTTAATTTTGTTAAACCACTCATGCTAAAAATTCCTTACGTAAAAAATTGATCAGTATCATCATCTATCTGACCAATTAAAGGATTAACCCAAATTCCACCATTACCTAAACTTGGACCTGGATCAGTTTCACTTACAATAATATTTATTCTTCCAGGTGGCCCTTGTTTTCCCATTTTTCCAGGTGGCCCTTCAATTCCTGGAAGACCTTGTTTTCCAGGTGGGCCTTGATCTCCATCTTCACCTTTTGGCCCACGTTTTCCTCTTGGGCCTTCACATCCTTGAATACCTGGTGGGCCAACTGGCCCTTCTAATCCGTCACGGCCATCATCACCGTCATCACCTTTTTCACCAGCTGCACCTACACAACCAGCTTCGCCATCACGACCATCACGACCATCACGACCATCTTTTCCATCAATTCCTGGTTCTCCTTGTGCTCCTTGTGGGCCTTCAGGAATATCAGATAATATTGGAAATCCACCTAAAGTTTGAGTTGTTCCATTCAACAAACGAATTGTGAGAACACCAACGCTTGCATCATAAAACCAATCTTCTATAGGTGAAACTGTTTGAGTTGCAGTAGATTGAGCTGTTATTCTTTTATCCTGAACAACAAGACTTTGACCGTTTGTTCCTTGAGGCGCTGAAATTAATTTAGTTGGAACTTTCGTCAACATAAAATACCTACCTATTTCTTAATCACAGGCCCACCGACATCCAGATTGTGAACTAAATAATCTTCAACATAGTAAGTGTCTGATGTCTCAACATCTAAAGATACTGTCTTAACTTGTTCACTTATTTGTTCAATGCTGAGAATTTCTTTAGCACCTTCTGTTCGATGATATAAATAGTCTCCAACACGAAGATCTTTAACTCGTCTAAAAGACCAATAGCCTCCGCGCAAGCAAAGCATGTTCTCTTCCAAAGTTATTTTCAAAACATTATTTATTTTGTAGTAACTATGGTAAGTTCCGTGTTTAACAGACATAGCCGTGACAGTTGTATTTTTCGATTTAAGATCAGAAGTGAACCAATCTAAAAATTTAGAGTTTCCATTAGAGCTGTCCGGCAAACTTTCTATGCTTGCGCCGATTAAACTGTCACCGTGTAAAATAGATTGAACTTGAATTTGCTCACCATTTACTAAATTAACACGTTGACCAAAAACGATACAGCCTCCACCACCGCCTCCACTGTCACCGCCTCCAGAAGCCGTCGCAACAATGTTGAATGTGTAAGTGGCATCTAACAGTAGTGGATTGTTGCCGTTACCTACGTCTGTTACTGTACAACGAATTCCACCAGTAATTTTTCTGGTTTCTGTTCCAGCAATATAAATTCTACACTTCAAATTCAAGTTTGCAGATGTCATTCCAGTATCAACTACTGAAAGATTTGCGTTTGTCGAAAAATCACCAGACCATTTATAGTTAAAAGGCCCAACTCCACCACTTAAAGAATTCACTTTAAAATAAAGAATTGCTTGATACCAACCAGCACCGACCGGAGGAACATTCATTGATAAACTATCTACTCTTCCATTTAAAGGTGACGGAGTATCTATTGGCGGCAATGGATCTGTTGGATCTACTTGATCTCTGTTGACAGGTTTTGCCCAAATAAAAGCAAGCAGATTATCTACTGGTGGAACGTCAGAAAATAAAACTGTTTCCAAAGGTTTTTCACCGTCAGGGCCATCCGGCCCTTGCTTGCAACTAGATCCCATTAAACCTTGAGATCCTTCATTGCCGATTATTCCTTTATTTCCTCTTTCACCTTCTTCACCTTCAGCACCACCACAACCAGCTTTACCTATTGGCCCAATTGGGCCATCATCAGCATCACGACCTGGAAGTCCTTTCTTTCCTTTTACACCTTGAATTCCAGGACATCCAGATTTTCCATCACGACCATCGTAACCAGTTTTCCCATCACGACCGTCTTTGCCTCTTTTTCCTTTCTTTCCTCTTCTTCCAGTTCCCAAACTTTTTTGCGTAAGAAAACCAGTGGCCTGAATAATATCATCAGGCCCACGGATTAAAGATAAAACACCTGATTGGGCATTGTACGCAAATTTTATATTAAGCGGATCTGGTTCTTCTACTTGTACGAAAGCAACATCTGATCCGAATTCTGAAGTTTTTGCTCTTGCTCCATCAAGATCAGATCTGTTTTCAAATGCTTCAATACGAATTGTAATATCATCCATACCGCACCGACCTTAATTAATAATAGGCACAACAATACCATTCAATGATATACGAATTTTTGATTCATACGAACTAAGTTCCGCACCTATTATTTTAACTTTTGCAATTATCTCCACGTAACCTTGTGGATTATTCGCAGCAATTAAAGTAACGGCATCACCTACTGAACCATTCGCCATTGCCATTTTTCCGGTTGAATCTGGAGCACTTACCGCAAAACCGGCTGTTCCTGTACCCTTTAAGTTTCTGCCAAATTCAGGTTCTTTTGTTGATAAAGTTTTGAAACCTAATGCAAATTGCATTTCTTCTGTACCAGAACTTGATTTAAAACCAGGACCCAACTGCGCTTCAAAATGTGCATTGATATTAACCAACAAATCTTTTTTAACATCGATTCGATGTGTTAACGTCAGCTCACCAATTGAGTCACCAGATTCACTAAGCGATATTGCTGTGTAACCGCCACCGACTTCAGAGCCAGCATCAAAACTTACTTCAAACTCTGGAAATTGTCCGGCGATTTTGCAGTTCTTGCCACTCAACAATTTTATTTCAGGCAATTCTATGCGTAAACTGTCAGCACCGCTTCGTACCATTTCAATTGAGTTACCACTTAGCATGGCATCAACAACCATTCCACGTAAAGCAGTATCAGGAGTGCCTTCAGATCTTACGTTTTCAAAGATCATGAATTCTATTGGAACATCAAGATCAACATCGTTGTTCATAACAACTTTGTTTCCAACCAAAACGTATTCTGATTTATAAACGTGTAAACCGCTCACGTTAATGAATACATTTTCTTTGCTGCTTGGTGTAAATGGAAGAACGAAAACATTAGCACGATCTCTAACAGTAACCAAATGTGAGTGCATTAGCGTAGCGAAGTTTTCAACTGCTTCGTGAATTATCACATTTACTTCAAAGCGTAATCCAATACCAATTGCTTCAAGGAAAACAATTTTACCTCGAACCAGATCAATTGTGTATGATGCTGGATTAGTTAAAGTACGTTCAAAGAAAGTTAATACTTTTGTTGGATCTTCTGGAATAGCTGGTAAATCGAATTCGCGTGTAATTCCATCACCAGTATGTTCACGACTACGAATATCAATTCGAGATCCTGTACTTGGCTCTAACTCAAATAAACGAGCGTCGATTGTAACTTCGACTGGGACATCTTCAGTGAACTCAAGTCTGTTGTTTGCCAATGTATATGCGGTACGTTGTTGATTAGCACCAGACAAACTTATCATGCTATAGTTGTTATTTTTTCTATAGCTATAACGATGAATCCAACTTTCTGGATCAGCAGTTGTTAAAGGATCTTCGTTGTAAAGCAAAAATGTTCTTTGCGCTTGTGTTGGAGTCAAGGTAATTTGTGTAATCTTTAATTTTCCCGGAGGATTATAAATATTACCACGAGTTCTTGATTTACCTACGCTTTGAGGAATCCAGCGAGGTTGTGCATTTTGTTCACCAGCAGCTAAAACCCAATCTGGCCCAACACCATTACGATCTGGTAAACCACTACCAGAACTTCCAGCACCTACAATTTGTTTCCAGATGTGAATGACACTTCCAGAATCAATATCAGAAAATCCAATATTAGTTGCTGCAAATGCTCCAGCTACAATTTTGAAACGACGAGTTTCGCCAGCACCTTTACCAGCACTAATGCTACAAATAACTTCGTCATCGTTTTCTAATTCAAAATCTTCTACAACACTATCCGCAGAAAAGTTTGCGCCATCAACCGGAGTTACGTTTCCGCTGTGTAATCTTGAATAGCCGCTAAAGCCCCAAACATTTCCACCTGCACCATAGCGATATGCTAATTCAGGAGAATATTCACCATCAGCATTGCTTTGCAGATCTAAAACTAAAACAGCATTTGTTATTGCTGTTCCAGCTGGTGGAAGAAAATCAACACCAACACAAGCAGGAACTGATCCGAATGTACTTAAAGTAACATCGATTACACTTGCAAGATCTTGATCCAAATGCAGCATAAAGCTTAAACGCATTTTGCGCCCCGCAGCTTTTTCATATGGAACTGTTGTACGTACACGGCCAAGCGGAACATTATCATCCAAATAAACAATGGCTTCTGTAATGCTAACAGTGTTTGGAAGTACAGGTAATTCTATTGTGAAACGTGCAGTATTGCCATTCAACACTTCTACATAGAAAAGTTGGCCAGAATAAATAACATCACCTAGTACAACGCTTGAAACTGTTTCAGGCTCAGTTCCTGAAAAATTTCCTACAACAAACGAAGAAGGGCGAATAAACACGCCACCCTCACTTGCGGATAACAGTGCTGCTTCGCCTTCTGGTGTTAAAATCAAACGATCTGGAATCATTTTTATATTTCCCGTAAAACCACATGCTTATAAATTATGTAAAAGGGCAGTATTACTGCCCATATACCACACTGAATTCACCTAAAGTAAAACCGCGATTGACTGTACGATAAATCAACCAAGGTTCAGTCACACCATTAATATAGGTGCGCGTTACTTCTACAGGTGTCTGCATGTTGCCCCAATTGATTGCTCCAGTTGTACTTGGAATAATGGCGAACGTAGCTAAACCAAAACTTTTCGGATGTGCAAAGTAAAGATACTCAGCAGCAGCTGGATATGAAGTGAATCTTCCGCCTGTTGTACTTAATAATCTTTTGAATTCGTCACTTCCAATGACATTCTGGAAATAAGTTGCGTTGATTGCAGCCACTGGATCTTCCCAGTAAATTGGATAACTAGATTGAATGATCATTGTGTGAGTTTTTTCAAACACGATCTCGTTTCTAGTGTACACAACTTTAAAGGTTATTTCAGTGTCTTTATCAACATAAGGAACTTTCAATAAGCCAGTTCTATTACCTAATTCAAGACCTGCCAATTTTGTTTCCAACAGCCAGTAAGAATCTGTTGTTGCATCATAAGTAGATCCATCACGCATTTCTAAAAATGCTTTTAGGTAAAATTCTCCATTATCACGAATACCAGCTGGATTACTGTTTATGTGTAGTTCTAACGGAACAAAGCTTGCCAAAATAGTTACCGTAAAATCCTTGTAGATTGTACGTAAACCTTCAACAGCTGTAGCACGAATCTTAATGATTATATCCGTTGATCGTTTTGGAATTACTATTCCCTTACCGTCAATACTTATGGAAATATCTAAAGGTGCTTCAACTATTGATAAGGAAACAACATCAACACTTGCCAAAGATCCGTCACGGCGAGAAACTTGGTAAGATGGATAAAAAGTTGTATCACTTGTTGTAAACGTACTACCAAGAATATCAATAACATCTAGCGCTTTGGTCGCAGTTATTTTTACAAGAGAATATGACTTTATACTCTCCAAAAATACTGTTGAACTTGTTTCGCTTTCTCTAAATTCTTCTTCATAAGAAGCAACAATTGTTACATCACTGTCGTTAGTTTGTTGAAGAATATAAAGTCGGCCGCTTTGCTCGTCAAAGCTTACGCCACTGCCTACAGGTTCAGCTTTCCAGAAAAGATTTTCAACCAATTCGTATTGAGCAGGATCTCCAAATCGCGTTAAATAAGCACGGAATTGATAATAAACAACTCCATCCAAACTCAAGTTTGACCAAGCGTTTGGTTCATCTAACAATTTGTCTTTAAAGTCAAATGTTATTGATCCAGTTGGCCCAACTAAAGCTACCTCTATTTTCTGCAATCTAGTATTTTGTTTGCGAATGTAAACTGGAAGATTTTCTCTGAATTGCTGTTGTCCATCATTATAAACGGCTGTAACTACAATACGCGCATTTTCATTTAAACGTGGATACAAGTAACCATTTTGATCGATGTCAACAACGCTGCTTGTTGGTAAAACCTCTAACAGTTCTTCCGCAGTTAGTTCATCAACATCTTTTTTACGGCCACTTCCATCGTTATCCATTGGAAGTATTCCGTCACCGTCACGCAATACAATGGTGCGAATCAATTCACGCCGTTGGTCAAAAGTTTCATCGGAATACAATTCAACTTCCCAATCATTACTTACTAAATACTCAACACCATTATCAGCATATTGAACACTTAAACCGTAAGAATAAAAGTTGTAAAGATTCGCTTCTATTTCGACTGGGCCAGTTATGTACCAACTTAAAATTGGAGTATCTGGCTCAACCGGACGGTTAATGATTTTGATTGTACGTGCATCTTGTTTTGCAAAGAAACCGCAACGTAATACAAATAATTCATCTTCGGCTATAAAACGAGTTTGAATTAAACAACGGGCAAGAGGTTCAGGATATTGAGCGAACAAAATTAAAAGTTTTTGTGGCCAAGTTTGTCCTGGAATCGGTTGATTTGACATTTCAGCAAATATTGAATCTCCATTTATAAGATTGCGTATTTGGAACGCAGTCAAATCTTGGTTAGACAATGACATATCCATTAGCGTTGTTTCATCTAAAGCAATTAAGCTATAAACTATTTTTTGTAAGGTATATGTGTTAACGCTTACATCAGCACCAACATCATCTGTCTCACCTTCAATATCTTCTACACTCCAATTGGCTTCAACTTCTTTATCCAGACCATTTTCAAAACGAACTACGGCCTTAGCAAAGTGTCGTGAACCTTCAGCCATTTCGTCAGGTACGTGAATAGTAACACTTTCACTTCCTACGAATTTTTCTGCGGTTGTAAATAAACGATTTGCCGAAATTAAATTTGCAGAATACGGATCATCATAATCGAATTCCATGCTAAACAAACCATTAAGACTCGTATCGCTTTCTTCATACTCGATCATTAAAGATCTGCATTCTAATCCAGTTTCAGTTTCAATAAAAGTTTGAGTTGGGTGCATTTTAATGCGAAGTGGGCCAAATCCAGTTTCTACAATTTCTGTATCAACATCTGGATCTACACGCACTGCCTCACTGTGAATAACACCATTCTCCTGTTTTATTAAACGCACGGCAGTTGGCATAACTTGTGTTACTTTGTCGTCTGTCCATGTAACATAGAAGTTTATTGCTATTCTGTTTCCTTCCGTTACCTGATCTGCCATGATGGTTGCTATTGAAGATGCAATACGATCATTATTCTTAATAGTAAGAAGTTTTGTAACTTCAACCCAATGCCCATCTGTATAACGCTGAACGCTGGCCGTTAACTGAGATCGTGCTGTCATTCCTAATACTGGAGCAGTTACACTGCCGCGATCAATAGTCACTGGATATAAAAATTCGGAACCTAATAATGCTTCACGACTTACCAATTGAGCTTCTGGAACCGAACTTACTTGGCCATTACTCCAGTGAGCAAGAACAGAATAGTTTTCTGTTTTGCCTTCCATCAAAACATCTGGCCCAACAATTTCCAAACTATTCAAAACTATTTTTGGAAAAACAACAAGCTTGCTGACAGAAGCCGTCACTACTTCCTCACCTTCAGTGTACTTAACACTAAAAATGTTTTCATAGTCACTATTCACAACGCTTGCAAAAAATGTTCTGTCTGCTTCAACAACAATAGCTAAGCTAGAACAATTTACTTCCATGTCGGTTGGAACTAAACTATTGTCGCTATAGATCAAAGTAGTTTTGATACGGTAATAATTGTTTTGCAATAAATCGCCAATGTGAGGAGTTTCGTTTACAATAATACCTTCAGAGTTATAAATAACTTGAGTAAATGCAAATTCAACACCTATTGGAATAATTGGCTTAGGTAGAGCACGAAGTACCAGCGGAAATGTCTGATAAAGTTTTGTACCTTCACTTGTTTCATACTCTGCTTGAACAACTATGTTTTTATCTTCAAAGATTCTTTTAACAGTAAGATCAAAACCTTCGATGATTACATCTGAACTATTTGTAGTCAATTTTACGTTTTCTACATCATAGATCTCACGGAATTTCGCATCACCTTGCGGCCCACGAAAATCCCCAATGATGTTAAAAGCAACAGTGTTATTTTCGGCAACAACATTCGGCCCCTTTATAACAAGAGATGAAGGAACTAATTCGACATCACCTTGGTACAAAGTTATTCTTGTTGTTTCAACAACACCTAAAATTTTGTATTCGACGATTACATCCTTGCGTAATTGTGCTTCAACTTCATCGAATATTATTTTGTTTTCTTCGGTTATTGTATAGCCGTGGTCTGCCCAAGTGATAACCGCTGTTTCTGGAGTTTGCATTCCATTAGACCAGACAACTCGGCCATATACAGGATATTCTTGTCCTGCACTTAACATGCTATTTAATTCAAGAACTGATTGCGTTGGATATGGGCCATTTAGTTCTATGAAATCAATTTGTTCTTCAATCAAACTTCCAGTTATGTACAAGTTAGCTTGAGCAGTAATGGTCATGTAAATACCACGTACCACTTCTTCTATTGGAGCAAACTGATAAAACAAATCAATGATTCGCTTATCCAACACCATGTAAGCATACAGTGCATCATTAACACCATACACTGTTCCAGCAGACACCATTCGATCAATATCAAAGTCGATGTCATCTTTTTGCCACTGTTCAGCCGCTTCATAGTTTAAGTTGGTTTTGATCCAAGCAATATCTTGCTCATTCAATTCCAGAGGATAGTGACCAAGAATTCCATTTGCCATTACCGCAAGATCTACGTGAGTGGTTAAAAACCAAGAACCACCTTCACTAACTAAACGACCTAGCGGTTGTGGGAAAAATTCAACGTAGTCTTGCGTATATAAATTTACAACACGCATTCCACGATCTAAAAGGAACTCTAAAAATTTAGGGTAATTAGGAGTTCCATTAATTTGATAAACTTGAGTCAAGTGATAAAAACAACGGCGAATATTTTCACCGTTTGTTCTCATTATCCAACTTGGAATATCAAAACCAATTTGACGAATGCTGTCATCCACAATTTCTTGCGGAGTCTCTTGAGTTATGGTACGTATGCTTTCTAATTGTTCAGTAAATTTTGTTACATTACGAACAAAATATTCATCGATTATTCTGTGTGAACTTTCCATTAAAGGATTTTCTTTCAGAATACCTACCATTAAGTCATTTAATCTTTTCATTACGCATCCCGTTTACGTTGAGTATATTTAACACGCACTTTAATTGAACGTGGTGTAACATACGCAACTTTAGAATCAGGTGTTATTGGTCTGTCTGGTTGAAGAATAGTAATATAATCTATTCCTTCGCGTTTAGATCCATCAGCTTCATATTTGATGCTGTCACCTAAATCGCTGCTTGGAACAAATTTGCGGCCAAGTATTCCAGTACGACGACTGAAAAACTTTTTAACTACTTCTGTTAAAGTAGCTTCCATTAAACTGGCATCTTGGTCGTCAAATATATAAACATCAACCAATACATCTATCAGAATTTTTTCTGGATTGTGTGGCACCAAAGTAAGTTTGCCACAACGAGCTTGCACATAACTTAAAAAGCGCGACCACTGAGCAGATTGAGGGTTAGGGTTTGAACCGCCCCAACTGCTACTATTTTTTGGCAGCACACAAAGACGTACTGTAGTCATCCAGCTTGGATCGTCTGGAGCCAATTCTCTTTGTCCCTGAACAACTAAATCCGCTATATCAGGATAACTACTTTGCAGTGCATCCCAATGCGCTTGACGAATTAATGTTCCACGAGATTCAAACAAACTTGATCCATACAATTTATAAAAATTTGAATCAATTTGATCAGATCCACCAACAGCTGCTTCTTCAGTTACACCGCTTATAGCACCAATTGTATTTACGGTAACGCGAGAACCTGGACTTCCGATATTACCAACAGCACCTTCATTAATAATGTAACGAACATTTAATGTTGCATCTGGCGGAAGTTTACGTCCATAAGTACCATTACCAAACAGAAAACTAACATCACCATTTTCAGTTGTGCTTTCAATATAACTGTTGGAGGTAGGGCGCATTTCGTAGAGTGTGTCAGTATGTTTTGTCCACAACGTACTTACACCATTCGATTCTATTACACGAACCTGAAGATCTTCTGATGAAACAATGAAGTTTGGAACACCTAAATATATTTCGGGAAATGTAAGATCGTAATTGGCTAAATTGAAATTCTTCTCTGCCACCGTGCCTTGTTTCAGCACAACGCTTTTATTTGATTTTGCGTCAAGTACGAAACCTTGACTGTTGTAGAAATTTCTGCCACCAATAGAGAATTGTGTGAAAGCTCCGACTGGTATAGAAGTATCACTGTTATTGCGTAAGTTTGCTAAAGTAGCTGATCCACTTTTTCTTGATAACTCTACGCCCAAGAACTTTACGTTAGCAAGAATGCTACTATTTCTTCGGGCCTTTCTTAAAAATGCTTCACGCAGCGCAAACATTGTGTGGGTTTGTCCAACTTCACTTATACCAGCCAAAGCATCTACAAGGAAAATTGCTAAACTACTTTTTTCTTTATCGGCCCACACATATTCTTTTTTGAAATCTTCTAGTATGGCATTTACGTGTTGTTGGAACCCAACGGCTTTACTTAAATTTGTTGCACGTACCATAAAATTCCCCTATATCAAGTTGGCCGTCTTAGTGTAAAACTTACAGACTTTTCTGCATTCAATGAAGGCACACTTATTCTCAATGTTGTATAATAAGATTGCGAATCGTAAACAGGTTGAACAGAAACACCACTTATTTCTATGCGAGTATTTCCATTTGTTCTTAGTTCATTCGTAGACCTAATAGATTCTGCAATTCTGTCGGCAGTAACAATATCGAAAGGCTCAAACAATAATCTTTCAAGATCGTATGTTCCATATTCTGGCCGCCACCAGCGTTCTCTTTTTGAAGTGGCCAATAAAAGCAGAAAAGCCTGAATGACTGCATCTATATCATAGATGAATTCATCAGGCTGAGAATCGAAATCAAGGTTAGCGTCACTGTATCTAAAAGAAAACACAGCTTGCTCTACAGACGTATTAACCAATTTAACTGAAGGAAAGAACATTAACCTGCCCTCACATTTGAAATTCCACCACTTGCTGTATCACCGCAGCTAAGTTTATCGCCCAATCGTGTACAACCTTTTCCTTGAATGAAAACTTTTGTACTTGCTTTTACCACTGTAGGCACATGACAACTGCCGTTAAAGCAATGTATTTTATATTTGTCACCTTGACGCACAATAGGTTGTTTTGCAGCAAATACTTTTGTACTTGCTTGAACGGCTGGAGTTGGTGGAAAACCAGGTGGATGGCCTGTGCTGTTATTTCCCTTTACTATTACTGGAAGTCCCATAGTTCACCTCGAAACTGTAAATATATGATTATAAATTAGCGACAACGGAAAATATGTGATGTCTAAAATACTGGCTTATACTGATGGTTCATCCATCAACAATCCCGGACCTTCTGGAATTGGATTATTTTTGATAAAAGAAAAATCTGGTAAAACACTAACAAAAGAATATTCAAAAGGCTTTAGACATGCTACAAATAATCAGATGGAGTTGCTTGCGTGTTTATATCCTTTCAAATTGTCTAAGGATAAAACTTGCGTTATTGAAGTATTAACAGATAGTCAATATGCAATCAATTGCGTTACTGTGTGGGCAAAAGGTTGGGCCAAAAACAATTGGAGAAAACCTGAAGGCGGAACCTACAAAAATTTAGAATTGATCAAACCATTATACGAGCTTTATAAGTCTGGTCGATTAATAATGACAAAGGTAAAAGGTCACAGCGGAATAGAAGGAAATGACAAAGCAGATTTATTAGCAAGGACAGCAAGCGCTACCAAAACAGGTCAAGTTGATTATGAAAAGTTTGTGCAGAATCTAATTTCGGCCCTATCTACATAATTTAAGTTGGAACCTACACAAATGGAGCGGAACAATGAAAGTTAGTTTTCAATACGCAACAGTAATCATTTCTGGCTTTGATCAATTGGCCAAACTTAAAAAGATTACTGCGTCCGATATTAAAGTAGTGCCGTTACTTAATCCAGTTATGTTTGTTGGACAACAAGTTGGTGGACGAGCCGTACAAGTTGCCTTGACTGATGCTAAAAGCTTTCCTCCTGTAATTCCAGAGGATATTGAAGCATTACGCAACAACATTGTTGAAAATTGGTTAGATATTTCAGAGAAGTTTAATACAACTTCGGCTGGCCAAACAACAGTATTAAATTCTGCTGTTCAAAATTTCTTAAACGAATACTATGAAGAAGAAATTCAACAAGTGATCGAGGAAGCTGGTGTAATCGTTGTGCCCGTTACTCCCGAACCAATTATTCCAGAAGGTGAAACTGTTTACGGTTTGATTGCACCAATTGATAGCCGTTTCCTTAAAGCTGGTGGTACTCCAACGCTTTATGTTGGAACTGGAATTCCAGGTACGAAATACTCAATTGCTAAAAACGATTTGATTGAATTGGCGTTAACAAGTTATCGTCGTAGTCAATGGGATCAAGGTCGTGTAATGTCTGAGAATACTTCTGTTCTGACGTTAGCTAATAATAACGAGCAGTGGAATGTAACTTGGAGTGTTGGTAGTAAACACGAAACTATCACAAACATTACAGAACTTTACGATGTCGATTTGATTATGTATCGTAGTGCAGATGGTACTGAAACCAATCCGCTGATCTGGCGTTTGTTGTGGGATGGTGCGAAATATATTCTGCGTCTTACAACTGATATTGGTGCGGCAGTTCCTGACGTTGTTGACAGTGGAAGCGATCCACAATTCCGTTGTGTGCAGAACAGTACAAGTTTGGCTTGGTTCAAACCTGTACTTACGCCACCCGTTCAGCCGACTGCTGCGGTTGAAGGTACATTCGTTGCTAAACTTGTTGCAACAAATAAACAAACAAGCAATGTTGTTGAAGTAAGCCATATTACTACAGCAGATTTCTTGGGTAACAATTAATACAAGGGGCTTCGGCCCCTATTTCATTAAGGAAAATAAATGAAAATTTTAGTAAGCTTAAGTGCAAAATCTGAAGTTACTTTGGCTACGACAGATGCCGCTGTTAAAAAGTATTTCAAAAAGTTTAAGCATTTTGATTCTGATCATTGGGCAATATTAAACAATTGCACAATGTTGTGTAATGGATTTCGTGGCCACCCTTCCCTGAAAAAATCTTACGATTTGATGGTGGAAATTACAGATCAAGTTCGTGATACAAGTGCCTCAAATATAACTCCTGATTACAGCAATGTAGATCCGAAGTTTTTGAAGTTAGGTCAAACAGCTTTCAAAAAATTGAAAGAAATTGTTGCACAAACAAAGCTTACTGGATCAGAAGCTGAAACTTGGGAAACCGCTAAAAATTTAGCAATCGCCTGTAAAAGGCTTTTAGATAACGTAGATCCAGTAAGTGACCTTTCAAAATATAAAGGCGTTACTGATGCACTGAAAATGGCCGGAATAAAGGTGTAGTATAAAATAGGGCTTCGGCCCATATTTTCGTTAAGGAAAGAAAAATGAAGATCTTAGTAAGTTTAAGCGCACCTAAGCACTTAACAACAGGTGAACAGATTACCAAATTCAATAAACAATTAAGTTCTCTTATTAAGAAAGTCAAAGGGCCAACTCCAGAGTTAAGAAACATTATCTATTTGACTGAAAAAGTTTGCAATTCTTTGGGTAAACGATTGCATACAATTCTCCCTGAACAATTCTCTGAATTAACTGAAGCAATTAAAAATTTCCATACAGGAGAGTCGTTTCCTAGAATTAAAACAATCCGTCAAGAAGTTTCTGCTGCGGCATTTAATAAAGCTAAAGAAATTTTACAAGATTTAACTATAACCGTAAGCAATGAGTATAAATTCAGGTCTGCATATGATCTGATAAATGCAGCAATACGAATTAATGATCCAATTGATCCAGTCGATCTATCTGTAGCTAAAGGCATTACTCACGTACTTGATTTGAATAACATAGACTATTCCGCTGTTGATAGTTATTAAAGGTGTGATATGAGTACAGAAAAATTAGTTGAGGCATTTGCAAGCATTCCAGCACTTAGTAAAGTAGGTGCTTCATTTTTAAAAGTAGCTATTGACCCACCAAAACAAGATTTACGCGGAGCCATTTATCTTTCACTGCTGGTTACTGATCGTGAAATTCAGAAAGAGTTGGTGCCTCAACTAATGTGTGTTGATATTCCAAGGCAATTTAATGAAAAGTTTGGCGCACAATTAAATGATGGTCACATTAGTACAGGCAGTCCAACTTGTGTAACACTTTATTATAGTTACTCAAGTCTTGGAAACTATTCTGGAGAATCTAATGAAAATCTTAGTTAGTTTGTCTGCTCGTACTTTTGTTGCTCATGTTAAGGCTAAAAAGAATTCATCGACTCAACAAATTTCAGACGAAATAAAAGCAGTTGGTAGAAAGGTAAAAATTTCCAGAATGCCAAAAGCAATGGCAATTGTCGATAAAACATTTACGTTGACCGGTGATATTGGCGAATTAGTTTATGCGATTGCCGCTTATTATGATACTGATCCAGATCGTCATCAACTTGAACAAGATTGGAATGTCGTTTTCGAGGAAATGAAATGAAGATTTTAGTAAATTTAAGTTCAGAGTCCTTATCCTTAAACAAAGAAAAGATTGAGTTATTGTCTGATTGGATTCATACAAATGACAAAGATCTAGTTCCCAAAATGAAAGCCGCGTTTCCAATGTTTATAACTAAAATGAAACAAACAGCTTATAGAGGAATGAAACTTCCGGCCAAATCATTTGAAACTTTAAAAAGAACCGCAGTATTTGGTGATTCTAGTTTTTCTATTGATCGTGAGGTTGCTGAGGAATTCGCCAAGATAAAGATAAACGGATCAAAATCGATGCAAGATTTTGGTGTACTTTATAAAGTTGATGTCGAAGCTGGAGCATTCGATATAGATTCTCTGATCGATCATCTGAATTCACTCAGCAAGAACAAAGATCCTAGTGTGTCAAAAATTTTCGACTGGCGTGATGAACCTTGGGTGTGGAAGGAAAAAGAAATAATAGGGAAAGGAAAAGGAAAACTTGAGGCAATATATGCAACAAAAAAGATTGCTAAATATTTAGACTCCAGTATTAAAATAGTTCCCAAAACTGTTCTCGAAAAAGGACAGTTCATTTCGGCAGACTTATTAAAGGATGTGTGATGAAGATTTTAGTCAGCGTTAGTGCTAGACCTACAATCAGACAATTGGCGTATAAAGCTATTGAACGCGAAACACTATCTGAAGATAGACAAGTGGCTAAGCTGGCAGATAGTGCAATGGACGATTTTTTAGCCAGACGAATGAGTGAAGCTGATATTAAAGTTTGGGCATCAAAGGAAAAAGAATTCAAACAGATAGGTGGCTATTCAAGTAAATCTTCTGTTATTCCATTTGATCCAAATAAAAGAAAACCAAAGGCCACTACTGACAAACCAAGAACAGCTGGTCAAAAAATTTCCGATGAATATATGGAAGCTGTTTATACTTGGGAGCCTGACGTTGATAAAACACGTTGGATTAATCTCGCACAGCAAGCACTTAGAGAAATCACACAAGCTCTAAATGGCCCAAATGCTGTAGAGCGTGAAAAAGAAGTTATAATGAGATTGATCGAAATTCACAAGTATCATTATAAAATTCTTAAAGCAAAGTCTGAAGAAGAGTTTAATCGTCTACATGATGAACTTGCTCCAAAGCAAAAACAGATTCAGGCAATGTTTAAAAAACTCAAGGAATCAAAATGAAAATTCTAGTCTCAACAAGCGCTAAGCGTAGTATGCCTGAAGTTGGAAAAGTTTATTGGCTGAGAGAAAAGCAAGAGTTTGCGGTAAGAGGCCGCACTGTAGGACAGTGGATTAAACACGAAAAAGCTGTGCGAGTTAAAAGCATACGTGCTGGAAAAATTACGGTAAAGAATGCTTTTGGTAATTCCAGTGTGACCAAAGTTATACCAATACTTGAAATTGGATCTAAGTTTATATTTGATAGTTATGTAAAACCTTCAAAGCAAAGTTCTGAGGAAAAGAATATTGAAACCACAGACAAAATTCTGAATGATGCTAAACTTAAAGCATTAAAGGAAAAACAAAAACAATTACGTAAAGAATTGTCTGCTGTTGAAAAGCAAATTGACAAACTAACTGAATTACGCAAACCAGTAGATCGTGCTGGTAAAAATTCTGGTGGGTATGCTGAATTAGCTGCCTATATTTTAAAAGATGTTAAGAAATCGAAATAAGGAAATAAAAATGAAGGTATTAGTGTCAACAAGTTCGGTTCCATCCAAATTAAAGGACGATAAAAAGTATGCTCAACTTTTGGCAAAAGTTGCCAAGTCTAAGGATAAAGTATCTGACGCCAAACTCAAGTTGAAAGAAGCTGAAAAAGAATTAGCGGCTGATATAAAAGAAGCCGATAAATACAAAGTTTCTGTCACAGGCAAGCCAAAACCTAAGTTACCTAAAGTTGGAAATACTTATGTAATGCAGAGACTTGCACAAATCGGCACAGACAAAGCAAAACCAGCATGGAAACCTGTGGCTACCGTACAAATTGTTTCAGTGGATCAAAAAGAAATTAAATTCAAACGTCCACCATCCACTTCCGTGTATTCAGTAAATACAAAAGATTTGGGTAAGACCGTTAAGTTTCAATGATCCAATATTTAAAGCTGGCTTCGGTCAGCTTTTTTTATGTCTGTACACTTCAACATTTCTTGTTATACGCATACTGTAAATCCATAGGTAATTAAGGAGAAAACTAATGATAGTGCCTGATTGGTTAAAAGAATTACCTAACAAAAAGTTGTGTCGTTACACAGAAAACAGTGAGAAACTTAGTGCATCTTTTTCACATCATCACATAAAGCCTGACAACCCAATTTATAAGCGGTTGCAGTCTCTTGTAGGTGCTGATATTATTCACGCACGATACAATGAATATGCACCTGATGATCATATTAGTGAACATATTGATAGTGCCTTTCCAAACGCACACACTTTTATTATTGAACTAACGCAAGATAAAAGATTGTGGCGGGAAGGCGGATCATTGTTATTTATGCAAAGTAGTGAACTACCTTACGTTATAATGATGCCACCTAATACAAAACACAAGGTATTGAAGGGAGATACGGTAAGAAGAACTGTTGTATTTTGGGCAAATGTTGAAGTACCTGCCTAATAACATACTGTAAATCCAAGGTTAATACAGGAGAAAACTAATGGTTAAACTAACACCTTATCTTGTGTCCATTTCTTTATTACAGGACAATTTAGAAATTGCTGTATTGTCAGAAGGCCCATTTGTTCAGTATTATTTTACAGACACAATTACCAAAATAGATTCTTGTGTTATGGTTCCACTTCCAGAATCCATAATGCAGGAAGCAGACTGCAACACTGAACTTCAGTCAAAAATAATTCAGATTGTCCAACATGCTTTAGAATCCTCTACTAATCCTGATGATATTCTGGACGATCTTGAAAGAGAAATCAATGTCCTCATATTTGATTCGCTTTCAATAAAACAAAGTTTGCAAGCACTCGAAACAACGGTTACAGGTTGCATGGAATCAGTTCGCCAAAACATTTTAAAAAGCGATGACGTAATTCGCAATCTTATTCTTCAAAACAACTAAGGAAATTTCGATGACTAAATCTCCACCTGGAAAATTAAAACAAGGTTACGCATTATTTGGTGACGCAGTTCCTGCAAACCAATTTGACTTTGACTTTTTAGCTCTTGCCGAAAAAATTCTGAACAACGGCACATCTTCATCTAACAGAACTCAGCAAGACACCATTAAAACTTTTGGTGAACATTTAGCTTTAGATCTGTTTAGCGGCTTTCCAATGCCTACAACCAAACAATTGTTTTTAAGGGGAACCGCAAAAGAGTTACATTGGTTTTTAGATGGCAAAACAAACATCCAAGAACTTTTGGATGAAGATGTTCACATTTGGGATGGTTGGGCAAATGCTAATGGCGATCTTGGCCCAGTATACGGTGAGCAGTGGCGAGGTCGTGAAGAAATTCATCGTGTTGTCTCAACAGATCCTTACTTTGAAACAAAGTTTGATTACTTACGTTCATTGTCAGATGATGTTTGCGATCAAAACGATTCACGCTTGCAAGGCCAATCAACTTATTCTTACGAGTATTTTGATAACCCTGCTACTCAAGTACGTTCGCATTATTTCATTCGCAAATTTGATCAGATCAAAAACGCGATCTATCGTTTAAAGAACTATCCAGATTGTCGTCGTATTATTGTGGATGCTTGGAATCCAAACGTAATTCCTGTTGATGGATTGCCACCAAAAGATCAGGTTGAAATTGGTAAGCAAGCATTACCTGCCTGTCACACAATTTTCCAATTTGGTTCTGCCGATGCTGGCGAAAACATTATGGGAGAACGTGCAATTCATAATGTTTACACAATTGACGGTCAAACAACAATCAACGGTTTTCCAGTAGAATATACTGAAAATGAATTGTATGAAATGTCCGAAGTAAGTTTGCTAAAAATTCTGGCTTCAATGAGCGGTCTTGTTGAGACTAAACGCGAATTAAGTTTAGCCATGTACCAGCGCAGTCAAGATTTATTTTTGGGCGCTCCATTTAATATAGCAAGCTATGCAATGCTAAATGGCTATGTTGCTGCCGTCACCGGAATGATTCCTCGTAAACTGGATATTTTTGTTGGTGATACTCACATATACAAAAACCATATCGAAGCATTCAAAACACAAGGTAGCAATCTGGAAAACTCTAAATCGCTGCCGCTGTTAATTACTTTTGGTGTTGGCCCTCAACAAAAAACTGATCTGCGTGGTCTTGGTAAACAAAACTATCGCGTAGTAGGTTATCAACACTGCGGTCATATTCCAGCTGATGTAGCAATTTAAGATTTGTGGTGGGCTTTGTCCCACCTTTTCCAATTGGAGGTAGTTTTTGATCAGTCTATCTAAAAAAGCTGAATACAAAGAATTTATCAAGGCTGCCACGCAAAACAAATTAACCGACAACATATTAATGACTGGTAATCCGGTCGATACAATTTGTGTGATAACAACAAAATCAGATCGTTGGGGTAAAGTTGGAAAAGCTTACGGCCACAACTTCGATAAGAATGGTAAGAAAGTTGTATTTCTTCGTTTTATTGCCGAATTTCATTCTGTGGAATCTTTTTTATATCCAAGTCGTGAATGTAAAATAATTCATCAGCAAATTATGACTGAAGGTGGAATGCTGCAAACCAGCTCAGTATACACAAACCAAGACTACAAAGAAACTTTTTCAAAAGGCCGTGGACAAGTAGTGGTTATCCCACCTGATTTTGTAAAGAATCAAAAAGATGAACGCTACTTGCTTTACAAAACTTTAATGGATGAATTCCATTGGGGCCGTTCTTTCTTTGTTGGAAAGTTGGTTGTGCGCGATATGCTAGATTTGTGTTTGCATGATATTGCCAAGTTAATGGATATTCGTCTAACTCCATACAGCGAACGCCCTACTCGTGTATTATCACAAAAAGATCTTCCGTTTAAAATAACAACTGGATCAGACATAAAAGCTGCTAACAAAATGTACAGTGGCTGCGAAATTGCTCTTACTGGTCAAGAGCTCGGCAAAATCATTTGTGATTGGTTGAACGTACCACTGCTTTATACTGGTGACAATTCAAAATATTTTGTTACCTACATTGAACCTAAAAATAAGGGAAAGAGATCTAAATGATCATACGTCACTCCACTACACCAGAATCTTTCTTTCCACTGGCCGTAAGTCAAATGTCTTGGTTTGCTGGCTTAGAGGCAAATCAAATTGCAATGGCTATGGGAAGAAATTGGACTAATTGTTTACTATACACAAACTTGTTCGATGCTGCTAACGCACTGATTAAAATTGGAAGTCAGTATATGGTAGACAGTTTTCTTCCACTTGGATTGCACTCTGAAGATGTTAAGCCCTTCGATTTTGTTATTGTACATCCTGAAATCTTTCAAGAACCTGAGTTAGCTATTAAGCAATTGGAAGCCATTATAAAAACTTCTGATCAAGCTGGCCAGTTGTGTGACTTATTTATTTCCAGTGAAAACATTACACAGGTTAGTATTATACTTGCCAATCTTGGAATGCAAGCAGAATTCATCGAAATACAAATGGAGAACTAACAATGAATATTATTCCAATGTCTTTACCTGAATTGCGCTTTATGCGTGATGCTTATTTAGATCGTTTAGTGAATAATGCTTCAGCCGCATCCGAAGCATTTACACCAAATTCCGTTGAAGCACTTAGTAAGTACGGTGACTTAATGAGTGTTGCTGCTGTTCTTATGAAAGTTGATTCAGAGTCATCTATTCAATATGATCATTCCTACGACCTTACTCATTTATTTGGAACTGAAGGTTCAAAGAATTTTTTGGAAGTTGAAGTTCCCTTTAGTCACAGCAATGAACTGATTGAAGAATTTAAAACGGAGGCAGTAGGTAAAATTCAACTGCTTACCGAAAAAAACTCACAAACATTTATATTCGTGAGTGAAAGTTTCGTTCATGGCCGCCATGCGTATTTACTTTCCTTGTTTGAAACCTTAAAAAAGTTGGATCATCCAAAAGTAAAGGTTGTTATGGACGAGCGGTTGTACAAGGAGTATTTGGAATTCCGCATACACAACTACATAAATCAAAATTTTAAGTTTGGGACTCGATTTGCTCCCTCACTAAAATCCAATAATCTTGGTGTAAAGTTTGTTAACGATTTTGAAGATGGTCAACAATCAGAAGATTCTACTATGTTCGACCCTGAAACCGCTTTCTTTCCAGATTCGGTATTTGAGGACAGCATAGATCCTCCAACCATTACACAAGATTTAATAAATAAGTGCAATGGCCGTTTCACTTTTAGCCCTAAACAACTTAGCACTTTCAAAATTCCTTATTTATTGCAACGAATTGTAATGCTGAAAGCTTATTACGCACAGCGTTATACAGTTGAGCAAGATCCTAATATCCAGCCAAACTTGCTAATCGTTAATAGTTCTTTGCTAGGTCAGTTGATTGGTGAATTAAGATTACCGATGGATAAACGTATCTTTACCGAAGATTATTTTAAGGTGTAGCATGGAAAACATTTTAACTGCTTTAGAGATCATTCAAAAGAATTTAAAGTCAATTGCTTTGAACCCTATGATGTATGGCAATAGCTTGTTGCAAGAAACACAAACAATTTGCGATCAAGCCGTAAAGTCTGCTGAAAGTAAAGCATTAAACCTTAACGTCAATATTCTTTCTCCACAAACTCGTGAACAACTTCTTGAAATGTTTGAGAATTCACAAGAAGTTATTGCGTTGGAAGTAAGAAAAGCCTTAACTGATTTTATAGGTAAGCCAATTCCAGTATCTCATGCGGCCATAGAAAGAATGCACAATACGGTTGATAACTTTATCGGAATTGTTGATCGTGGCCCAATGAAAGATTGGAGATCTAATCGAGGTGAACGTCTTAAAGATACGCAAGAATATGTAGATCTTTATCTACTGAATTCTCAACTGCGGGATATTATTTTACGAAAGGCATCAGATTTCGAGGAAAAACGTAATGTGCCAACGGAATGAAGAATATCCAGATCCTGACAACAAAAAATATTCTGATGACGAAACACATAAACGTGAAAGTCAAGGTGATGATTGGTCTTAAGAGGAAATAAGATGGCGGCAGATCCAAAACAAAAACACGTTCAGTTTACTGAAGAACACATGGCAACAGCTTTTGGACTGCTGCTTGAAGAATATGAATCTTGGTCAAAGCGTTATATACGTGCAGGTAAAACTCCTCCACCAGTCAGTCAGCTACAAGCGTACAAACCTAACAACTTTGAAGCAAACATGGTCAGCATTAAGTACACAACAAGTTTGATTGAAAAGATGCGAAAAGAATTACAGTATCTTGAGCAATCTGTTTGTAGTGCGCCACACGCAGAAACTGTTTTGAACATGTTGATTACTGTTGGTATAAGTCGTGAAGCACTCGACAGAAAAATCAATTCTACTCTGGAGTAATTAATGGAATTTAAAAAACTTAACGATAGAACACTCGAAGTGCATTTTCCGGCGCAAGGACAATCTGTATTCTACTACGCAGGTCTTGTCGATCCAGAAATTTTGGCAAAACATCCAGAAACTCTTCATATCTGTTTAGTGCGTTTTCCAAAAGAAAAAGAAATACTTCCGACTACTTATCAACGTAGAAAACAACGTAGAAATCTAAACAAGCAAATTTACGCTTACTTAGATCGAAAACATACTCAATTGGTCGGTAAGCCTTTTCCTCGTAATTTGGTTTCTATATTTGCAGATCCTACAGATGGAACTATCGCACAGCGACAAGAATTCCTTGAAGGTTTCGCTGAAAAACATTCTTCTCATTTTAAAAAAGTGTTCACAGATATTTGGCTTCCCTTATTTATCTATTAAAGGAATATTATGATGAATCAAACTGCAATCAATCTTATGCAAGAACTTGTATCTGTCATTGACAGAATAAATAACAATATAGAACAATTAGTTGATGGTTTTGCAAAATCAGGTCAAACAAAAGATCATTGGAAATCATATTCTCTACTATCACTTGAGTACGTGGAATCGACATTTTATATATCCTTTAATAGAAAGGTTATTTGGGATAGTGAAAATGATCAACACGGCTTACCAGAGAAATCGCTGCATGATTATCTGGTCGAACTTATGTACGCTCGATCTAGACCGAACGCTTTGATAACTGAACAGTTACTAAAGGGTATTTCAGGACAACAAGATTTATTAAAGGAATCTTAGGAAGAAAAATGTCTAACCATCAACAAGTGTTTGCTTTTCTGGAAGATTACAGAGATCTTCAATACGAGTTTGACTCAAAATTACAAGAAGTTTTTGATGCGAACCTTCCACTTAATAAAGACAAGCTGGATGAATTACTTAACGGTATTAACGAAAAACTTGCTCAAGATCCTGAATTAGTGTCAGTGCTTGCCATATTCTTAGCCTTAGACCGTGTATCAGAAAACAGAGTTTATTATCATGTAGATACTCGCTATATGAATGCCAATGGACGTTCACCTATGAGTGGTCTACGAATAACTTCGGCTAAAAATCTCGAAGAAGAAACAGAATTCCCTTTAAATAATTCCAGAAATTTTCTGTAACTGAGGTGCGAAATGGACAAAACTACTGTTTTAACTAACGTATTGAATAACTTGGATCAACCTGCAAATTTGTTGCGCCGATTCTTTAAGCGAGTTAAGCTGAACGGCTTTATTACAACGAGAAGTGATTCTATAGTTATGTCGAATGAACATCTTGAGGCAGAAGCTGACAAGCAAATTGGGGTTGGATTTGAAAATCGAGTAATGTCTTGGACATTGGATGGTGCGAGTCACCAATTTAATCTTGAAAAACAATTCACCCCTGATGCTATTTACGAAGCTATTAAATCAGTAGATGATTTTGAGGACAGCGTAGAATTTATTATGCTGGCTGGTGAACTTGGATTTTCATCTATCAGTGAACAAGAATCTTGGTTTAACCATTTTCAACCGAAAAACCAACATTTGTTAGTGCAGAATGGTGAAATAGCTGATTTGAAAATTAAAGATATTGAAGTGTCTTTAGTAACAGACGGCTTATTTCCCAAACACATGCAAAATCTGAGAAACAAAATCTTCATTTTTCCAGCTGATACTCCTTTAGGAACATTTACCCGTGAAGGTAGTTACAGTGTCAGCGATCATGGTGAAACTCACTCATGCTTAAATGCACAATTCGGCATTTATGTGAACATGAATCAACCAGTTCTTGTATTAACATTGCCTTTAAGTGCTGAAGCAGGTAAAGACGATGACTTTGCCTTAGTTGATTTTGATTCTCTGGAAATACCAGATGTTTTAATCGAAATTCAAACACAAGATGAAGATATGGAAGATTGCGAAGGCGGAGCCTGTAAAATTTAATAACTTTAACCCACCAATTAGAAGGAAAATCAAATGTCATACTCAGGCATTATTGAGCAACACAAAGAAACTTTAGAATCTGCTGGATGGACTGTAGAAGTTCACTGTCTCCACAGTTTACCGGATTTCACGGCTTATGTTGACTTCGACAAAAAGTGTTTGTGGTTGAACAACCCAAAGGCCAGTTATTCAGCCGACCTGTTTGAACGTGTAGTAAATGCTATTTCAAACAGTAGCAATCCAGTGGAAGAAACAAAAGTCGTTGGCATGTATCATTATCAATGGAAAGCTGGTGAACTTCTTCAGTATGTAAATCCAGAAGATCCAGATCACACTGAATACAACTATTTGTATTTAAGCGTTACACCTGTTCGTGGTGAAATGGCAATGGATCAAGTACGCAAGCTTATGGGAGTCAAATCAACTTTTGAACCCTTAGAGCAATTGCAAGAAGTCGAGGTCAGTGAATGAGTGATGATCCAACAAAAGGAACTATTTTCATTGCAGTAGATGGTGAAGTTACTGCTGAAAAGATTACACAGGCAATGGAAGATTACGATGCCGAACAAAAGCAAGCTGTTTTAGCTATTCGTAAAACAGAGTACACAATTGTAACTGCTGACGATTTACCAACTCACGGTAATGCAAATCATGTTTACAGTGTAAGCGCTTTTAACGGTGAACAAAGTATTTGTCTTGCCGCCATTAATTTCCAAAATGGCCCAATCAACGAACATGGTGTCAATGGAATTCAAATGGAAGATCTTTTGGTAATATGCGCTCACCGACTTCGTGGTTTTCAAGCTGGCCCGTTCGCTTGTAATTCCAATGAACAAGCGCTGCAACATATTGTAAGTGCATTGCATTGGTTGGATGCACGAACACAAGATCGCAAACAGCGCGGTGTTGAAGGTACGAACCAACAGTAAGCGAGTGTAAAAGCTTAGGTTATATTCAGAGGGAAAGTTAATGCACTTTGAGTACGATAAGAACCCATACAAGGAAGATGACTATCCAAAGATTATTGTAGATGTTTGCTCTCAAAAAATTTCCGTACTGGTATACAGTATGAATGTTAGCGAAGGTAAATTTAGCTACAGTAATATATTTGAACTTGCATCTATTCAATTGTGTGATAACAAAAACTATCGATTGTTATTACCGAAAAGAACTCAAGAAAGTCAGAAGATAGATAGCGGTAAAGGCTATGCTATATATACGCCTCAATTTACGGAAGAAGATTATCCAAATACACCGGATGATCTTGTGCTGGCTATGGAGAAATTTATGGCGGTCGTCTGTCCAAATCACTGGCTTGAGATCTTGGTTTCCCGTGGTGGAGAAATTCCAAAACAGTTATACTCAGGTAAAGGAGTTATTCCACTGGCCGAGCATTTTGAACAACTTGGTTGGAATATCACCAAAGCAAAAGAACTCGCTTTAGTTTAATGATACTGTAAATCAGACTATGTATACAGAGCCAATGGAGGCAACATACTATGACTATTAAAACCAAAACAGAAATCGCTTTAGAGCTTCGTGAAATATTACAAGCAGCTGGTGTTAATTTTTTTAGCGCACAAGATTTGCGTAAAAACTTTAATGTCAGTCAGTACGCGAATGCAATCTTTTCGTTGGGTGCTTTACTTCCACAGACTCCTGATTCAGTTAATAAACTGTTGTTGCAAACTGAAAAGATATTCTTTGCACTGACAATTGATGCTGTTGATCCGTCAACAATGACAACAGGCATTTCAAAGCAAGCTCTAAAAACACTAAAAGAAGAAAAAGTTCCAGCCAGCCTAATCAATGAAAACAAGCTAAGTGCTGTTCTTGTTTATTTAGGAAACTTCTTGCATCCTGAACATGATGTCATGGTTCGACTTTCAACTGTTTTAGATCCTGACCAACTTTTTGAATTCTGTAATAAGGCTCAACGTGTTCAATTCCTTGAACGTCTTTTCATTCGCAAACCATCCAGTACAATGGAACCGCCAACTCGATTAGTGCGTACCGAACATTATTGTCAGTATTCAGTTGAGGATATTACTGACTTGATTGTGAGTCAGTATTCTTTGCCTTGGGCCACTCATGTTGGTTACATGAAATCTGATGAATCCGAAATAAACTTACGTGAGCGTATGTTTGTTCTTGCCCGTTGCGTAAATTTAGATGGTGAACAATTAATGGTTCGCCATCCAGTTCCAAAATTCAAACCATTTTTAAATACTTCGCCACAGCACCTTAGTAAACTTGGCTGTACTGAAAACTCAAAAATTCATGGCGAGTATTTGCGAGAAGCAAATGAAATTATTGAACACAACAAAGTTGCTTATACAGAATCTTTACGTACAATCCGTTTTTTCCGTAAAGATGAATATGAGTTTGTTACAATGGATGAATTCTTTTTAAACATTGCTAAACCTTTATATGACAACAAAACTTTCGAGGAATGCTATGAAGCGCAGTAGTAAAGTTGTTCTTGTGTTAATGACAGCTGGATTGGCTGGCTGTGAAGAACCAGTTTATCCAGTAGTGTCTGAGAATGTTGGTCAATGTGCTGCATACTACAACAAAGAAAAGTGTTTGAAAGATTTTGCTGATGCAACTGCACTGCACAAACAAGTTGCACCTCGTTACACAAAACCAGAAGATTGCGCTGAAGATTTTGGCGCAGGAAATTGCGAGGCAACCGCTGGAAGTAGTGGAGGCTTTGTTTATATGCCGTATATGTCAGGCTATATGTCAAGTGCCACCAATCCATCGAATGCAAGTTCTTTTGTACAAAGCCAGCCGCTGTATCGTTCAAAAGATGATCCTTCTGGCTTTCGTACAGCAACAAATGAACTGGTAGCAAGCAAAACTGGACACACAAAAGTTTATCCAAGTTCTGTTCCAGTCACCGCTGCTGGAGTTGTAAACCGTGGTGGATTTGGAGCAACTGCCTACAAACACAGCGGCGGAAGTTACGGCGGATAAACCATATTAAACTAACGTGCCGACAAAGGCCAAAGGAAATAAAAATGGATATAAACATTTTTCGTATTGAACAAGCTGCAATAAAAAATCAGGCAAACGCATACTCAATGCTGAATGATTTAACTGATGCAGGTGTTAAACTTTTCAAACTTGATGAATTACGTGCTGGACTAAAACCACCTTCAAAAAATTACGGTATCTATTCTATTCGACCTCTGTGTTGGTTGCATCGTGAAGAAGATCCACAACTCGGTATAAACGAATGTCCGTTAGAAGTATTCTTTTTTGCAGAGCAGCATGATGTGTTAGTCTCTTCAAGGGAAGAAGATGAAGCAGAAGAAGCTCTTATTCCAAAACCTATTTTGAATGTACTAACCAAATATTTCGGCGTTGGTTGGTCAAAGTTGCGAGAAATAAAAGATTTATACGGGTTGAAAGTTGATACACCTAACGGAAAACAACGCTTAAGTAGTATTCTTCGTTACGATGGTTTCCCTCACGAAAAAGATCTTTCGTTCCAGACCGAAATTTTAAGTAGACTTTTCCAGATCACTCACCTTAACATTCTGGAACGTATTTATTTAAAAGAATTGGAGTATACAAGATCTCCATTTAGATTTGAACAGAAATCTGCTTACGGTGTTTACTCTGTTCCAGACCTGCAATATTTGTTTGATAACAATTATATACCTGAATGGGCAACTCATATTGCCTTTCACAAAACGCTGGAAGATAAATTAAATGTCTTTGAGCGTTTATTTAACTTTGTACGACTCGTAAATATTGACGGTGTAGAAACTTTAGTTACCCATCCTATGCACCGTGTTCTTGATGAAACCAAAGGGCCAGAAGAGTCGAAACAAAAAATTGTAGAAAGTAATCGTAATTCGTATGACGCAGTTACCCGTGTTTTTAGAATGATGAATAAAGAAAAGTTTGTTCTTGCAACTATTAACAGACAAAACAAAACGATTGATCACGATTTCTTTTACGGCAAATTTGATGCCATCTGTGAGGATAAAAATGACAGCTGATTCTATTTCTTTCGATCATATCAAACAGAATGCTAAAAAGTTTATGACTACTCAAGAGATTAAAGAGCTTGGACTTGTTCCAGATTCTATTTCTGCTGGCGAGTATCGTAAAATCGGATTGGCTTCTTGGGTTCCAGCTGAATTACCTGATTGTGCTAAAGGAGCGAGTTTCTCTGTAGGCTCTACGGATGATCCGAAGGTACTGGAAACAATAGTGATTTGGAATTCAGACACATTCAATTTGGAAACGTAAAATGCAAGATATTTTAAATGTTTTGTTCTCAATCTTTATTGCTTGTTTGTTTTGTACTGTGATTCGCTATATACATGCTAAGCAGAATAATATTTGCGTGGAAAAGGATGTTACTTTCAATCGTTTCATCAAAGCTATTTTAATCTTGGCTTCCATTATTATAGTTGGACAATCTTATGAGATTAATAACAATGCTCACAAGATTCTTCAAATATTAGAGTCGTTAAAAACGAACTGATCCAAGTGTGTCAAAAATAGGGGTGGCTTCGGCTGCCCCTTTTTGCTATAATAGGGCCAAGAAAATCAAGAAACGACCTTGCTTGTTTTAACTCAATTTGAGGTATTTATGATTAAACTCGCTATGCTATCAAGGCGTATTTTTGTTCCATCGAATTTTGATCAATTGAATGATATTCCAATAGTAACTTTTGTTTTGCCTGAATCTACTCAGCAAAAAGTTTACGATTTATTTGATGAAGTTGTAAACCTTTTATCAGATGATACAAAGTTATCATCAGCACTGCTTTATAAGCAAGCTGAAAAGATTGCTTGTATCATGGATGATGCTATGAATCAAGCTAGTTATGTTCCAGACTATGTTTTGGTTGATGGCATTCCCTTATTTTTTGTTCAACACATTGTTGATCAATTACATGCAATAAGTTTGGATAGCGCAACGCTTATTGTTTTACCGCCAAAAAACATTTGTATTGTGCAAATGAATATGGATCATAAACGTATCATTTAAGGAGATACCATGAAGAAAAATAAAGTACCGCGCACTTTAGTCGAAAAACGTCTGGTGCGAATTATGGAAGGTTGTGTTTTCAAAATACAAAGCGGTGAACTTAAGATCAACTTTGATGCTGGATCAGATGTTACGGTTCCAAGTATGATTTTTGATCTTACTTTAGAGCAGCTGTACAATCTTTCAAAAACAGCCAGCCGTAAAGGTCTAATCTTTTATTCCAACGACAAACTTTTTCTGTGGTGCAAAGAGCGTAACGGCGTAGAATATGATCTTACTTTCGATATTCTTACTGGTATTGCTCGTCGTGTTATGAAACACGGTCAAACAGTTAAACTTGAGCTACACAACTTTGCTGAAAATAAAGTTGTTCAGGTTAGAAGAACTGGTTCTGTTTTTCAGGGGACTATGGAAAGTTTGGTTATTCATGCCACACTTACCAGACGCTCAAACAAAATAGAGCGCAAACAAGATCGTGCAATGCGCGAATTACTTTCAACAATTTTTTAGGGAAAGAAAATGGATTCTAAAGCTACGTTAGATCTTCTACGCAGCAAAGGCTTAGATGTTAAGTCATTGCAAGAAAGTGGTGTTTCTATAGAAGTTATCGATTTGTTTTCAGGAAAAGATCCTGAAGAGGCTGTACGCAAAAATCGAATCAAACTTTTACTCAGCAACTTTAAACAGTGTATTCAAGATCCTACATTGTTTTCAATTCCTTACGAACATAACACGGATAAGTACGCACATCTTGTTGTTACGTCTGAGGAAAATGACGAACTGATGTCAAAGATTGTGGCAACCGCTGCTTTCCCAAGATTTTATTTTGGTGAGTATCCAAAACAGATCAACTTTTTTAAACTGATGAAAGAACTTGGTGTTCTTGCGGATAGTAAAGCGCCGATTCGTTTGATTGACGAAATGATGACAGTTGGCGGCTATCCAAGACATGCTCGTAATCAATCTGAATTGCAGACCAAAGAAGATTGTTTGTTCTTTATGCAGTTTGCCGTTCCATTAAAAAGATCTGCGGATAAATGGAATTACGCATGGTCAATGAGAATGTTGAGAGCAGCCATAAATATTTTAGGCTGGCCTAAGTTGCCTGAATACGCTGAAGCAAAAACTTTGAAAGCTAATTCCAGCTTTATTAATTCGCTTTTCAATATGTTGCCTTTGCGCGAATATAATACATGCAAACAAATGGTTAACGCTGCGGCCTTTTATTTTGAGTATTTGATCGAAGAGTGTAAAACTCACGATGAAAATACTGAGTTAAACAGGTTGAATGCGTGTTTACTTTTCCTCGCATTTATTAGCTCAACATTTACCTGTACGTTTTCTATTTGGGCTTTCTACGTTCGTAATTGGCCTCAATTAGATGAACGCACTGTAATTGGAAAGTTGGGTAACTCAAAAGAAATGCTGGAAGCCAGAACCAAAGGTTTTGACTTTGGTGAAGTTGACAGAGTTCTTTTTGAAGTTGCTGCCGATTGCGGCCTGAAGTTTATTGATGAAGAAATTGATGAACAACTTGATAGACTTTTGGAAGCCAAGAAAAAGTTTGCGCTTCTGGATAAAGTTGATTTGCGGTCTTACTTTGGTCTGGATGAAACGGCCAAGAAAACTTTGATAAGTGACTTCAAGGCCATAACCGAAAATCTGTCAAGTGCATATTCACACTTGGCCGACATTGAAAAGAGTGGAGAAGTAAATAACCTTTTAACTCAGACAATGGAAAACCTGAAGGCAAAACATGCGAACATCAAACTTCAGATCGAATACGTAGAAAGTCTGCAACTTGATCCTTCTCGCGGTGAAGAGTTGTTAACTGAAATTCGTGGCCCTATCGAACTTCGGGTTACAGATGAATCTTTAGGAAAGTCTGACGCACAATCTGAACGACTTTTCTTGGAGCACTTCAGCAAAGCACTTGAGTCTGATAAACGTCTTAGCGAATTGACTGCTACTCTGGCCGCCGCTAAAGACGTTGCACACAAGCAAGATATTATTGTGGAAATGGTGGATTGTTCGGATTCACTTGCTTTGTCTGTAATGCGAGTAGAATCATGGATAGATACTTTGGTTGTTAGCGCCAACGAATACGTGTTGATTGCTGAAAAGTATGTTTTGAAATCAGAAGATCCAAAAGAAGTTTCTACGGAAAAAACTGATGAACTTCAATTGGTACTTCTTGAGAATAAAGATCTGTTGCTTGAAATAGCGGATCTCAAAAACAAGCTTAGCAAGAAACACGAAACGCAAGAAAGTATTGTTGTTGCCAAATATACGGATGCAACATTAAATGCGTTAACGGATGAACCAACTTTGTGTGATGTAGTTACAATCATCAAAGAAATGTTTCCGGCCACTCGCTTTCTGGATATGTCGAATCTGGAAAGCAATACGTATCGCCATCCACGTAAACTTTTAAAAATGTTGGTTCGTTTGTGTGGGCCTTACTTTCAAGCAATCACTTCAGGTATTCCTGATTCAGAAGCGATGGATATTCTTGGCAACAAATACAAAGCCAACGAAAGCGAAGTTGTAATGACTAACAAAGTATTGAGTGCAATGCGTGTATTTAATGTTGAAGGAAAGCCGCAAACTTTTATCCAGCATTTAACGCTTGGTACTCGTCGCAGTGAAGATGCTACTATTCAAGTTCACTTCAAAATCATTGACGGTGTATTATGGATAGCGCGTATTGGAGAACATTTGCCGGTTAAGGGAAACTAACAAAAATCGTTGAAAGTAGCTGAACTGATCGAGGCGTGTCAAAAATAGGGGTTGTTGATCAGCCCCTATTTTGCTATAATAGGCACATTGAAACAAAGCAATAGTGCTTTAAATCTAAGTAAGGTAAGACAAATGAATAATTCAGCTAACTCAATAAATCGCAAACTTTTCACTATTAAAATCGATGACATGGATGATCAAAGCGGTCACTTACATGCGGCAGCTAGATTTGTAGATTCCGACTTTTTTATAGAGGACTGGAACAGCAAGCTTAAAGAAAACAAAGTAGATACTTTGCCAGTTGTAATCGAATGTTTTCTTAAAGATTCAAAATCCAGTGCTTCATTGAACGTAAAAAGAATATACAGACCTATGCCGAACTTTGTTGGGCAGCCAGATTTCATTTTGAATTTTGGATTGAAAGTTTACAAAGAACTCTGTTCAATTTACGAATGTTCAGAACTTCTTTCCTTCCAGATTATGTACGTAAGACATAATGTTGTTACCTGTGTGTCTTACATACTAGGTTGCGAAATTCCAGCTGTTTATAAACAGGATATTTTCAAAGTGGAGTTTACTGACGATCTTTTAATCTCAGCGTTAAATCCAACAGAGTACGATGACGATTATTGTGAATTGGCTGACGAAGGTGTGTTACAAACATTTTTAGATCAGCGTATTAAACTTTTAAAGTAGTTTTTATTAAAGGAGAGCAATGTATGTCCGATAAAAAAGTTCGCAAACCAACGAAAGAAGAAGCCAAAGCAATTCAACAATCTGCTTTGGATGCAATCGACAATGTGACTGGAACAGATGCGAAAAAAGTTCGGGCTGCTCAGTCACCAAAACAACGTGTAAACATTGCGGAAAGAATGAGTGATATTACCGCTTGGCTGGAAAGTCAGGATGAAAATCTTTCTTTCGGTCTGAGATCAATCGTTGATGCTGAAAAGCTTTACGATTATTTTACTTCTGATGAATCACCAGATCGTTATGCAGATGGATCTGATGAAAAAGTTCGTGATGCACGAGTTGGCGTCCTTGGCTATGACCCGCTGGCATAGTTGTTTACTAGAGTACATTGCATTCAGTGTACTCAATGAAAACAATTGTACTTGACAAAAAGAGGATAACAAAATGGAAGCAAAAGAAATTTTAAAGCAAATACTGGCGTCAACTTTTACCGTTAATAAAGCTAACGGAACTGTGACTCTGGTTGTGGATCAGGAAGTTATTGATCGTGCTGTTGTGCTGACTAATACGCCAGACGTTCACGAATTCACTCTTTACTTTATTGGTGGTAAAAAAGAGGTTGTAAGGGGTGCAACTATTGCAGATGCTTGCAACAAAGCAGGTTACGGCCAAGGAGCCATATCTGCCTTAGATTTTTACTGCAAAGTTGGTGAAGGTACTTACACTTACGTTGATGGTAATTGGAAAAAAGATTAATTGGAGAAATGTATGACCAAACAAAATGTAATGAAACTTACGTCAGAAAACGTGACAGCAATTTTTCTTGATTCTCTTTTTCGTGGAGAGGAAGTTGCTGACAAAGGGCCAATTCTTGAAGAAGGCACTTATCTTTTAGGTTCAGGTGTTGTCACAAAAGTTGGCTTTCATCCAGAGCGTTGTCGCGGCCACAAAGAATCTGTTGTTGATATGTTAAATCAACTGGATGATTCTTTCAGAAGAACTGAAGGTGAAACTTTTCTGAATATGTGTGCTGATAAAAGTGGTGCGCTCTGGACTGGCCAACAAAGAATTGTTGATCAACTTGTATGTCTTGGCGTTGCACTTGAGTTACTGACTTTAACGCCACGGGAAAGAAATTCCAGTTTACCCGGCGGAGTTCCTTTTGTAATGGTGAAACTTTCTTCTCAAACCGAATAAGTTTGTTTGTAGCGTACATTACTTTAGTGTACGCAATCAAAAATTCTTAAAGGAGAATATTATGCAATTAATAAATACGTTAAACTTTTTGTTTCTTTCTGAGTTTGGTGATACACATTACTCAATAGAAAAGTCTGGACATCGTGCTGGACTTTTAAGCGAAGCCAACAGAAAGGCAATGAATGAAAGTTTTGTTTTGACCGTTAATCCAGAGATATTAACTCAAGATCTTTTCGAGGCAGCCGCTGGAAAAGATCATTGCCCTTACGCACGTTCAGCCTTAAACTATGCGGCCAAATATGTGATCTCTGAATTTTACCAAGGTAAATATGATTATGTTGTGTTAGACCATTTACCTATATTCATTGTTGATGCGTTTGCAAAAAGTTTGTGGGATAAGTACGAAATCAAATCTGCGGTAAGTGGTTTAATCGGGTCTGGTAATATTTTAATGAGTTACTACCCGCATCGTCGAATTTTAATATAGGAGAATATTATGAAACCGCATCTTAAAAAACAAGTGAAAAGAACTGCTTTGCCAAAACATATTGAATCTGCTGTTCATATGCCAACGCATGAACTTACTTTGGCTCAAGCACGGGAAATGTTTGAAAAAATTGGTGAGCCAATTCCTGCACCACAAAACGATGGACTTTCTTTAACAGACATAAGTATTCCTCCGCAATCATTGGCCCAAAAGCTCGGTGAATGGTACGGTGGTGAGGTTGTAGTAAACGGCGGTTTGCGTAGAGGTGAAATGTTGGTCATTGCTGGTACGTCTGACGCAGGAAAATCTCAGCTAAGTAATGTAATTCTTAAACAACTTTTTCCAACTTTGCAGTTTGATGTCGCAAATTTAAAGTCAGATGAGTTGCTTGCTGAATTTGTATTGCAATACCCCCAATATAAAATAAAGGCAACTGATTCTGAAATTTCTGCTGTTGCGTATTGCAAAGATTTTATTGCAGAACTGGTGGTGAATGCTGATCCAATGAAAGAAGATCATCGCTACTGGCATACAATAACAATGCTTCACACTGACGAACGTATTGATGTTGGGCCATACGCAGCAACGCCACTTGAGGCAATCCAGCGGCATAGTTTGACGTTCGCGGCAAACCTTAAATAAATCTTTTTAGAGGATAGTATTATGGAAACCATTTTAGCTTTAGTTGATGGACTTGTTCAGGTCTTTGGTTGGTTGTGTGTAGCCTTCGTTGCATTCATTTTACTGTGGGGGCTGTGGGACTACCTAAAAATATCCTGCACAATGTTTTTCGTGCTGTTGCGTAACGTGTGTTTGAAGAAAGACTATTTAAAAAAGCATGGCTACAAAGTTTTCTGGCTTACGTTTTTAGGTTGCTTTAAATTCAGCAATTTTACGGGTGCAAGTGGAAGCACAGTTCATTACGAATTTAAAGGATGTCCGGCTGATCTTTTCAGAATTAAATTCGACTTCCAAAACTTTCTACCTAAGTGGACTGTGACAAAGAATCATAATATTTCAGCAAACTATTCGGTTACAGCTGCTGACTTGACTTCTGAAAACGTAGGTGATTCTTCAGATACCGCAAAAAGTTTGAAAGAAGAATTGTTGAACAACGATCAAAATTGGTTGACACTTTCTCGTGTTTTACTTGCGAACGCTATTGGTAATCTTTCAATATTAACTATGGTATGTGTTTATGTGTACGCCAGATCTAATTTGATGGATTTAGGTTATACAGTACAAAGTTGGGCAATCTACTTAACGCTCTCACTAAACATATTTTTTGTGGCCTCGACCCTTATACATGAAAAACTTCATCAACGCAGAATAAAACTCTGGTTAACTGAAACTTATCAAAGTTTTTCGGCAAGTTCAGGCACTTTGCTAACAGATAAAATTGCTGAATGGGGCCGAAAATTATTGAAAGCTCGGATGTTGAATTTAGTAGCCATTGTTTTATCAGTGGTAACTCATTGCATTATACTGTACGTGTTCGAGGTTAAATAGTTTATGAGTTACATGGAGCCAATTAGAAACCGTGCATGGTTAGATCCTAAAACTTTTCATGCAATTCGTTGGAGTGCTTGGGCCACAACAGAATGTGTTCAAGCATATTTTGAATTAACCAATGGAAACAACACTATTCACATACACAGCGATGATAAAAATCCAAGCTGTTGTTCAACCGATTTTAAAAACAAACTTAAAATCGTATTGACTATGTTGGATAGGTTTCTTCATATAGATCCTAAAGTAGATGAAGAATTTACTTTACGTTCTTGGTTAAATCCAGAAACAAGCACTTACTCTGGTTCCATGATTACTTACCTTAAGAAACGTGGAGCCATTGAAATTAGTTTGGGCCTTAAAATTTCTTGCTGTAGTCAAAGTATTAGTTGGTATCCTGATACAGACAAAAGTATTAAACAAACTAAAGCTCAGGTTAAAAAGATTGTGGCTGAACTGAATAAACTTTTCGCGGCCATAGAAAAACTTGAATCAAATGTAAGGACGATAAATGGAAACCCTTTATTTCTTTTATAGTGAAAAACAAAAAGCGCTTAAGCAAGTAATTGCAAAACAGAATAACCACAAAGTCAATATTAACCATGTTGTGGACGCAAACGGTGTTATCCATGAATACACGCTTGCAGCCAAATCTAAAACAACAACCGCAAATTTTGATGACCTTGTTTTTCTCTGTGAAGCAACTATGGCCTGTGTTATCAGTAATGGTTTTCCACAAGGACATTGGGCCAAAGAACACATGCACAAATTTAATCTTGGAGTAAGCAAATGAATATAATGTATTTTGCTTTATCTATTCCAGCCATTATTTTTGTGCTTGGCCTGTATAGAGTATTAAGTGTTTGTTTGCATCAAGATCGTACTGGTGCATTAACCATTCGTGTAGGCTGGTCGAACTATGTCATTCGCAGATCTAGTGAAACTGGGAATCTTTCTGTTTACCGAATAGATGATGATTTTTGCTACGATGAAATTTTGGTTGATAGCAAAAAGTTGGAAACCTACGTCATAGATTTAGTGTTCACACATTTTAAAGATGTGATGCCGGATCAAGCTAAGACCAAACGCTTCTTGCGTAAATTTTACTGGTAAGGAACTTTATAGTGGACTATGTATTTCTTACACTTATCGTTTTGATGTTTGCTTGTCTAATCTACAAACTTTTTACCGTCCGAATTTTATTTCAACGGAGGTTAGGTGAGCATTTTTATTACATACGTGTCGGATTAAGTCACTACAGATTTACCAGACACAATTGCGCTTTAGGTGTTGTGTACAAACATGATGCTCACGACTTTAGTAAAGCTGTTCCAATTGCCGACAAAAAGTTGGCCGAATATTTAACGCGATTAATAAACGACAACTTTCCGCCAGAAGGTCGCTATGATCCAACTATTGTTGTGAGCCGTGTTAAACGCTGGCTACGCAAATTTCTTTAAGGGGAATTAAAAATGTCTAAAGGTTTTGATATACTGTTTTTAATTAGTCGTGCTTTGGAAGAAATAACAAAAGTTGTTGACGCCAAAGTTTTAATCAGCTGCATGAATGATCTTGAAACAGCTGAACAGCGTCAAATGTTAGAAAAGCTGATGAAGGATTCTATCATAGGTAGTTTAACAAAAGATCCGGTATTCACTGAATCGTTTGTAAATCAGATTTTCGATGGCCCAACCCTTTCTATGGCCTACAACTATCTTAAGTTAAATCTCAGATTAGAATGTGAGAAACTCAAGATGTTAGAAAAGTTTCAAACACATCAATCTGAATTGACTGGCACTGAATGGAACTTGACCATAGAAAAAACTATGAGCATGATCAGCGCTAAGAATCCAGAGCCGTTCTGCAATGCTATGCAGCATGTGCTGAATCAATGTGCTTCTTTGCGTGAAGTACGAACGCTTTATCTGTATTTAGAAAGAGCATTGAAGTTAGGTTCCTTTACCTGCCGAAATTCAAAAAACATGAAGTTGTATGTGTTTGACGATAAAACAAACCAACTATTGCAGGACATAAATTCAAAGTGCATATCTAAAGCCTTTGAGGAGTACGGTCAGAAAGAAGTCCGGTTGGTTTTTCAATTGATTATTGAAGATCAAACTAAAGCTTCATGGGAACCCGACGACTTTATTGTAAGGGATTACCTTATAGTAAAGCTAACAGCTAACACAACTGAAACTTTGGTTATGTATGCGTACAATCCAGCGTCAGCTAGTTTTCCAGAAGCAGAGTGGCTGACTCGCCTCGAAAAATTCTAAGGAGCATTGCTATGGATTATGAAAGGTATAAAAGCATAGTAATAGCCATAGCAAAAGCTTTTGGCTGTTTTGCAGCTGTTACTTGTTGTGCTTTGTTGTATACAGAAGTTTGCCGCGAAACAGTTAGCAAACTTTTTGTGGATGCTTGGCTTACCGTCAGCATTATGATTTATCTTGTTCTGGTGTCTGCATTAACATGGTTTAATACAAAATATTTGTTTAGCAGACGCAAAAGAATTCAAGAATGTGCTGCGGGTCAGCTAGATAAACTCACAAAGCAATTAGATGTTGAATGGCATGAGATAAGAATCTTTGACATTTTTACAAGTCTTATGGTTGTTATCACTATTCTGCAATTAGGTGCAATGTTTGTTAGAAGGATAGTCTAATGTACGTTTCAACTTTTGAAGAACTCAATCAACTACGGATTGCCAAAGATGCGTATGAAGATGCTGTTATTTGGGATCATGATAAAAATAAAGAGGCAAGAGAAAAACATCTTGCCCTTGTTCAATCTAAATATCCTGATCTCACATTTTCGTGGACATCGGCTTATCAAGGTGATGGAACTTTGCCACTATTGATAACAAGTTCCTCTTACAATCTGGATAGTGTAAATCATGAGATAGGTCACGCACTGCATTTTCTGCATGTTAAACCTAAGCGTCTTGGTTTTCACAACTTTGCTTTTGATCTTGCAACTGAGTTTGTTTTTGATCGTAACGTAAACGCAGTTAAAACAACTAAGCCAGTAGAAAATGAATTGGCTGCAATTGCAATTCAAATGCGGTTAAATGAAATCTGCGGTATTCCAGCTAAAATGAATCGTGCAGTTATCTACGGTCTTATTGACATGATCGTTAATGACTTCAGGTTAGAGGGTTGCCAAAACATTCCGGTTACTCGCTACCATACGCGCAGAAAACTCTACTCTTATTTAAAAGGCAAGGTTCGCTTTATAAACAAAAAGATTGAGAAACTAAATAAAACAGTGCCTCAACCTACACCAGCTGATCTTGATGATTCTGTTTATAGAGAACAGCTTTTAAAGTTGTGTGCCCAACGAAATGCTGTAGAGGCTCAATCTACTAAAATTTATAGCCAGCAATCTAGGCAGCATGAAATGGATCGCTACAACTGGTGCATTACAAAATTTGAACAACTTCTGAATGTGTACACTTTGGAATTTGTTAGTTCATTACTCAGCCAATTACCAAAGGCATTATCTGAATTAAGGAATTAATATGAATGTTTTTCAATCCTCAAAAGTTTCTCGCGTAATGCAAATTTGTGATTCTGTTCGTACAGGTAAAAGCCGTGTGCGAATGACTTTTCTTATTAAAGCCGCTGTCGCAGGTGAAGATCCTCAAGCAGCACCTGACATACTGGTTGCTAAGAATTTGGATATATCGCCAAGTTTAATGGCTAATCCAACTGTAGATCGTGAAGGAATTCTTCATGTGTTTATTCATCGAAATGCGTGTCCAGAATTAATAATTGACGATCAGTTTGTTATTGGTTACGTATCAGTAAACAAAGCACCTTGTTATTTCAAAGTACCAATCGGTTGCATTCTTCAAATAGAAGATCTTACACTTGGCCTTTGCGCTTCTTTTGAAGTTGATATGAATCTTTTCATTGGTGAAAATCAGCCAGTAGTTGAAGAAGTGGCAAAACCAAAACCGCATTTGAGGGTTGTAGAATGATAGTCTTATATGATGCTTCAAAAAGTTTACAGTTAATTGCACCGAATCCAGAAGCCATTGCTTTTAGTCAGCCTTTATTCGCGTTCAACAATTACGAGGAATTAGTAGAAGAACTGCGAAAACTTTTGGTGTTGAGTCCTGATATTTGTTTTGCTGCTGTAGTAAGTGGCAGACTTTTTACCATTCGTAAATTGATTGCACATGCAGCTCTTTATGTAGATCACTTGACCAGCGGTGATTATGAAGATCGTTATTGTCTATCCAATGTAGATTTGGCTATACGTGCGATTGAAGAATACAAAACAACTGGCGAAGTTCGTTATTGGCAAAAGCACCACAATCAAAGATTACGGGTCATAGGTGATCTGATGTTTCATGAAAGTGATCCACCTATTCCAGAATGTTCTTTGCGCTGTGTTCCGTGGAATACAGTCGAACTTAAAAAACAATATCCATACGATTCAATTCTGGATAAGCTTTAGAGGTAACTTATGCGCGGTATAAACTGTACCAAGGACGAAGAAATTGTTTTGGTTGGAATGCGAAGCCCTTTAGAACAGCAAGTTCTTTGGGTAAAAGTCTTAGCTGGATCAGATAAGAAAGAAATTTATGTTGCGGTCAATGCTGAAGAAGCAAAGATCAAAACCGGAAAACTTAGAACTTACTGCGAGGCAGTGCAAATTGTCAATGAAGAAGATGGTGTGGACTTTTTAACGCCATTTATTTTAAGATTAAGTGAAGCAGAATCTAAGTCTTATTGGGAAGCATTGAGTAAAGATGTTTCACCAACTGATGAAGTAGATTTGCTGCAAGAAACATTGTGCGAAGTTTTAGGAATGCAGTCTCCATGCAAGTCTCATGTAAACAAAGATATTATCAATGTTTATGCAATGCGATTGACGAATTCATCTAAGAAGCCGGAAAGTGAACACAACATATCAAGCATTGTTCCTGTAGGATCTATTCGTTTGTCGAAAAGTGTGCAAAGGGAGTTCAAAAAACTTAAGCCACCTTCACTGATGTCTTTTGAATCTCTTTTAAAATCTGAGATCAAGAAAATTGAATTTAAAATGGAATCTTATGGTGAAGAAAGAGAACTCTTAGAGACTTATTTAAAGTTGATGAAAAAGATTCCGGCTGAGAGATTGTTTACAAATCCCGAAGCTGTGGCATTAAGATCTAAGCGGCCAGAATTGAGTAAGAAACCTGACAACAGTATTTTGCAAACTTTAAGAAAATCTCGCATGGAAACTTTTCGTGCGGAACTGGCTTTGTACGGATGGACATTTGAATATGAAAATGTTTTGTATGTAGAGGGCGATTCAGCGCATCTTGATTATGAAACTCGTACCATTCTTTTGAATGTAGATAATACAAAACTGGCCGAAAGATTGTGTCAAGACATAATTGAACAGGTTACTCAATCAGATGCACAAAACAGAAAGCAAGGTATTCACGGTCTTACCAAAATCGTTTATACTGTGTCGCCAAACGTAACCAGCATAAGCCATTTGACAACATTAGATTCTGTTCGCTTGTACTGGGAAGCAAAATCTAGGAAGAATTCTTGAGAGGAAAACAGAATGGACTGCGAAACACTCTTTTCTAAGGCCGTTAAAGCAAAAGAAGTATGTTTTAACTATGGATCATGGCCCAAAATAATGAAAATGTTTTCTGACGGCTTACGTCCAGAATTCTGGTTCCCCTTTACTGTTGTTGAAAATCCAGACGATCTTGAAAGAGTTTGTCGCAATGCAATGCAACACAATAACAGGTATTGGGCCATATCTATTTGTTGTGTTAGTGATGAATATCGTGGCATGTTGCTTTGTAGTTTTCGTTTTAAAACTGATGTTGTGTTGGCGGAACTTGCAAACTACTTTGCTGGCGAATTAACTGATTCTACGCATGAGCGCATTTTAACTTTTACAGTACCAGCCTCAAATTTCTGGTCTGTGTTCAAACTACCGAGGTACATAGAATGAAATACACTGTAGGTCAACAAATTTGGATCATTGGTTTTGTTCTTACCAATCTTCAAACGAAACAAAAAGAACTGGATATTTTCTTTAACCGTCCGAAACCTGATTACTACGACATCGAACAAATTCTTTTCCGTCAAATCACTGTGACCGAAGTAATAAGTCCCGATGGTTTGCATCCAGCGTATATCGCATTAGATGAATTTGGTAATAAATTTACCTGCGATAAAACTTACATGGAATACTCGCCTTATGAATCTGGATTAGAGTGGGTTCTTGACGACTGGGACAAAAAGTTGATTGAAGATCCAAAACACGATGCCGATGCCTTTCATGTTGAAACTTTGGCGCGTGGTCTAACATTCAGCTATATGTATCTGCCAAAATTTTTATCCGAAATTTCTGGAGTTCTTGTACTGGCCAGTGGTAAAACGAAAGCGCAGGAAAGTCCTGAGTGGCCAAGACTTCAGGCTATTATTGATCGTGTTGTTACCGAATTCAAACAAGTGACGGGCAAGAATGTTGTTAGTCATATTGAGGAAAGAAAAACTTCTACTTCCTCTATCAAATGTTTGGTTTGGGAAATTGTTGAATCTTCTGATGTTGTTGAGCAATCATAAATGGCCAGCCTTATCCGCTTGTCGTTGATTGCTCGGCTTGAATGGTTATTTGCAAATTACTACGCGCAGAAACGACCATTCAAACTAAGTATATTCACTCACGAAAGTAGGCTAGTTGGCAGAAAGCGTATGCAGGTCAAACTTGATCATTTTACTGGTCACGGCCCTGCTTACGAAATTTTCGCAAGGATCGAACTTCCGAATGAATTAAAAACCGATTGGCCTACAATCTTTTCTGTTGACTCTAAAACAACTGAGGTTCGAGTTACTCAAGCTGGTATGATTGTCATTACAACAAACGATAGTGAAATTCGATTTCCTATGGAATATCTACGCAACTTGATTGATGGAAACACAGGTGAGATTGCTTTGTTTGAACACAGTGTTGTTGTAGAGCCGCAACCAGATTTAAAAACAGTTTAGGAGAACATGATGACAAAAATAATTGACGCACTCAAAACAGATTTTAACCAAGCACTAAAAGCCGAATTAGAAGAATCGTACCAACGTAACGCTGAATTATACTCTGCTCTTTTATTGGCGCATGGGATAGCGACTCGCGTTATTTCCATGACAAACTTCGATGAAAGTCAGGTTAGCGATTGGCGGCCTCAAGTCGAATCTGCGTTACGCATTGATAGTATGCTTCCTAACGGATCAGATGTTTACGGTGAAATAGAATACATACCGGAAAACACTTTGTATGAATTGTCATTATCTACTCGTTTGTGTAAAGTTCAACTTATTCGTCTGGACTTTGATCACAAGGTTGATAAAGTTTTATTCGTTATTGATGCGAATAAACTGGCCTCTTTACTGGAAAGCAAGTTAACTCGTGACAGTTTATCTGAAAAATTACTACAACTTTCTTACTATGTGTATTCGTGTGATCAACAGTCTGTAATCAAGCACCTGACCGAACTTGAATATTTAGATTCTGAAACTGAGACAAGTTTTATTCGGCACTGGAATGCAAACAAATTTCCAATAAGTACAGATGAAGTAGATTTTGCTTTACGTATTGTAACTCGTGAAGATTCTATTTCAGTTTATCACGATAACGTGAATGTAAAGTTGGATGGCCTGTCCTACAAAGCTGAAGTAAATCCAGAAGGCGGAGTTACTGTTGATGCCTTGATAGAAGCTAGTGATTGGGCTACGCGAGTCGGTCAAGATAAAAGCCGTTTGTTTCGTTCTCAAGATGAATTAGCTGAAGTTAAATTTAATCAAATGATGTCTGGCGAACCAAAACGCTCGGAAGAACAGGACAAAAAGTTTGCGGAAGATCTGGAGCGCCTTAATCGTTTTACCGTTGTTAAGTTTACCTGTGCGTTTAACGAGAATTATGTGCTTGATGTTTTGGTACATGATTCTGCCTTCCCACACATTCAGGCTAAATTGAATCACGTTTTAGCTAATACGGATCAGTCAACTTCTCAAATGTATTTTATATTTCGTGCGGCGAAACTGATTTTAGAGCACTCAGAAATATTTTATGACGAATCAGCTGCTCTAAAGAAAGCTCGTTACGAACTTGAATCTGTGCCTGTAGAGATTAACGAACATTTCAAACAGTATATTCTTGAGCGTAATGCAACTTTTTCGGGTGCCAAATTAATTCATCTGGATAATGAAAATGTTTTCCATTATTCAGATTTTGAGTTCGATTCATCTGGTCTTGCACTGACTGATACTTCTTTTGGTAGTATCGTAGCCTTGAGTCCAGAAGATCACAAAGCCGCACACGACAACGAAAAGAAACATTAATTTAAGGAGTTTGTTATGTTAGAAACCAAACAAGAAGTTCAACTGCGACTAATCGCACATTTTATTCAACAGCTTAAGCAGGTCAATACTCCAATTGCTGGCTATCGTGATATAGATGCAACTGGCGGTTTATTAACTGATGAAATGAAAATAGTTCAGGAAGCTCGCGTTGACTTGGCTGCTTTCTTTGAAAAAATTCATTTGCCCTACATTCAGGATCTCGAATTCAATAAAAGAAGCGCATTAAGAATCAGTGCTTTGTTGTTGAGTGAACCGACACAAAAAGAAATGGAAAAACTTGCCAATTTTTGGGCAATGCAGATTACGGTCGGTGAAGAAAAAGAAGTTTTATGTACCGCGATTGTTCGTGAAATTCATGTAAGTACAATCGAAACTTTTGTTCATCAGATGGTTGAAGTTGGAGCGCATAGACTTCGTATTTGCGATCTGATAAAACATTTTGCCGAAATTTATTGTGATGCAACTGGCCGCATGGTTAAAACTTGCATAGACTACACAGCGCATAAAAGTTTCTCTGCTCATGCTTTTTTGCTTACTTCACAAAATGAAGGTGGTGGATTCTTTGCACATACAACAACACTGAATATTGTTGGCGATAAAATTTACCAAAGTTTCTCCGACGATTTTCCTGATGTCAAGGTTAAAGATGAAAGCTAAACTATATGCTGGACACGAAGGAACTAAACTAATCCTTGAAGATGGTACTTCGCGTGAAGTGGAGATAATTTCCGAACCAAAAACAAGTGAGGCTCCTATGGAAGCTATTAAAAAGTTTTTGACTTCAAATCTGGATTCAGTTCTTCCTGCGGAAAGCTGGTTCCATGAAGAAAATTTTTCACTGTATTTACGCACCAGTAAAAATGCGTATAAAGGTCGTGGACTAAAAGCCGTTTCTTTAACTCACATTAATGTGTATGAGGAAATGCGCGGCCAAGGCATATTCACAAACTTTTTGGCCGAACTTGAAGTTATGGTCAAACAAGCTGGCTATGAAGCTTTGATTGTTGAGGCAGAAAATTCCGAAAGAATGAAAACATTTTTATTACGTAAAGGCTTTGAAGTCAAATATATTCATGACGGAATAAATGATTTCATAAAAGTATTGGAGTAATCTATGTCAAAGATAATTCGGCTGTTTGCTCTGGAAGAAGAGTGGCTTCATATTTTAAATCGCATTGTTGATGAATTGCGTGTCAGATACGCATCTTATTTAACTACGAAAGTAACTCAGGCAGATAACTCAACTTATGTTTGGGCGGAAATGGGAATAGCTGAGGATGGAGACACTATTACATTCAGTGTTTCGATGCCTTCATCTAATGTAGAGACTTCCACTGTTTTTCTTGATCGTGAAAAGCTCTTTATTCCAATACACATGCAAAGCCAAAGACCTATCTCATTTGTTTTCGAGGACGGCGCTATTGTAGATGAAGTGTTTTGGTTTTGCTTGAAGAAACTTTGTGTGTTTGGCGATATTTATTATATGGAGGACACTGACAAAAACTCTATTAGTAAAAATTTAACTCGCCAGCAAAAACGTAAATTGCATTCAGTTGATATAAATCTGACTGAGGCTTCAAAAGCTATCGAACATATGGATGCCAAGTCAGATACATTTTTGCAGAAAACGGTGGAAAGCTTACTAGCTCAAATGCTTGTAAGTACAGGCACTATCAATTCGGTGGTCGATATAAAATCTTTGATAGAAGTGGAGGGAAGCCCTAAGCTTCATTGGCTGACAGGCCAGTCATATTTTACCAATTGTTTCCGTAGTAAGGTAAATGATCTGTGTGCTAAAGCGCGTGATTATGATCATTTAGACTTTACTACAGCAACCGCTCACGTAAAAGCAATGTTCGATAACATTTATTTTAGTGACTATGACCTTGTACGCTTTTGGTTTTGTTATCTGGATTATCTGGAAAAGCGAGAAATTGCTTTACCTATTAACGTGCATCCGATGGGCTATAAAAGGTTTGTATTTAGTCTGCCTTCAGTTGCTTATGAAAAAGTTGCACACGAAGATCAGTCATTTTCTCATATAGAAAGAGCGCAAGTATATTTCCATTTGGGAGATTTGATATATTTAGCCTATTTTGAAATTGAAGTTAACTTACGCAGAAATACGAATGAAGTAAAGTTCAAGCTAACTCCTATTGTCAAAGAAAATCCTAAAAGACCTATTACTGATTGGTAATCTTATGGCAGAAATTGGTTGGAAGAAAGCAAACGGAAAGTTTGTTATTGGTAAGGACGGTATTTATTTCCCACTCAAAGATCTTGAAGAAGTAAAGGCACTTAAAGAAGTGTTGGAGGATATTGAGTCAGGTAGAAACCGTTTTGAAATAAAAGACAACAGAAATAAGGCGAATTAAAATGGAAGATATACAAAGTGTTTTAAAGCGTGTTGGTGTATGTACAACCTGCAATCAACTTATCCAACATGAAATTGCAGCGCCTTTTGCTTCATGTGGTTGTGGGACTGCTGAGTGGCATAAACTCGATTCTGATTTTATGCAGTACCAAAAACGTGTGTACGAGAACACTGTTGATCTACTGGAAAAACAAAACCGTATTCTTAAGTACATGCAAAGTTTGAGTGCTAAAGTTAAGTTTAGTCTTACAGTACATTTGCCTGTTGTAGAAAGTGGGATTGCGGTTCAATGGATTGATCGTGTTATTAAAGAGGTCAGTTATTCTGTAACAGCCAAAACAAGATCCTTTGACGCTCACGAATTTCCGGTTGTTGCGCTGCACGTAGATTTAAAGCTGTGTACAAAGTTTGATGCACGTATAGAAGTTTTGGTAAATCTACACGAACTAAATGATGTCACCAAGCTGAATCCGTTTAAAATGCTGGAACGTAAGTGCAGCAAAAAGACAGATCGGCTTTCAGTGATTTATACTGATCGTGCTTCAAAAGTTATTACTGGCATTTGGACTTCAATTCCAGCACATGACGAAAATGTAGTAAAGACCTAAACTGTAAATCAAAGGGAAAGATATGATTAAAATGAGTGGGAAGGAAAGAGTAATATTTTCCGTGGTCTGCGTTGTTGGTCTGTGCTTTGGTTTTTGGTTGGGAACTATATCACCATAAGCGAGATAATCAATGAGTAATGCAATTTTAAAACTTGGCCATACTTTTCAAATTTGTGCAAATCAGGTTGGAAAGGTTACTGAGCTTTTTGCTAACGGATTTTTGTATCACACGTTAGATTCCGAAGGCAATTGTTTAGTAGGTCAGCAATATTTGACAAAATCTGAGTACCAACAAAATTTTGAGGAAGCGTTATGAAAAATTTAGCTACAGCCGCAGGATCTGGAATTCAGTTAATTGGCTTGAGTAACAGAATGACTTTGCCAATTGTCTGGTTGCCTGTCGAAAAGTCTATTGGCAAGCAAGCTACGCAACCAACGCAAGCTACGCAAGCTACGCAACCAACGCAACCAACGCAACCAACTACTATGTATTTTTCTGCTGACATGACTGATCTTTATCGTGAAGATTGCCCTAGTCTGTTGGACAGAGTAATGGGTACGCATTTTAAATTTGATGCAAGTGCTTTCAAGTTGCAGCCAGAATCAGTTAACCTAGATTCTATTGGACGAACTTTCTGCGAGATCATCAACAAGGCAGATACAATGTATCGGGAAACAGATACCTTTGTTATGTATTGGCAATATCTAATGCAGCACAATGAACTTCCGATTTATTCGTGTACTGATGTAATGGACACTGACAACATAATGTCAATGTATGCAATTGAATTTGCTAATGAAAATCATCCGTACTTTCGTGAAGATCTTACAACGGTTTCCGCCAGCTTTTGTAAAAAGGTCGGCTATATAGATGCAGATCTGCTCAAAAAAAGAAGTTCATGGTTCAGTCAGACCTATGAAAGAATGTCTCTTGATTTTGAGAAAAGACGACCAAAACCAATTGCACACTTTTTAAAGATGCTGGAGGATGGTGATGCAATGCAAAAGATGGATTGTCCTGTAGAGCTTTTCGACATTCTGAACACACAGTACAAAACATACAAACATTTGATTTCTTTAGGTCTGTTTTCGCCAAGTCAATTGTTTAACGATCCAGAAAACTATCGTGGAAACGAAAATGGTTGAGCGTACACTCAACGACTTTCTTCTGGCCTACGCGAAGTCTTTTGCACTTCGTTTAGGTTGGGTGGAAGGTTCGTGGCCTTGTGCCAAATACATGCAAAAGAAAATTCGTGATGGAAAATTTATAAGCGGTGGTGTCAAGAACTACAATCCAGTTTTACTTCGTTTGAACGGTGGCTACGTTCTTTACTGGCTTGATATGTTACCGATATTACGTGAACCTTCGGTGATAACTCCGCAACTTGAAACCTTCTTTTCGCAGATCTATCAAAATATTTTATTGGCCGGAACTCACGGGCCAAATGATGCACTTGTGACCATTGCAGATCCTGACGTTGGCGATATATCACTAACAATGAACATGATTTTGATTTGGTTTAATAGTAGAGGCAAATCGCCTTTCTAGGGAATCTTATGTATTATATGAATCTTAATAAACAGGATGTGTTACCTTCAATACACAAGTCTGTTGTAATACCAATTTCGTACTCAGTCAGTCCTGTTGCATTTATTCCGATTGTGCGAAAGAATAGCAGCAAATCAAACGAAGTTATTTGCGTACATATTTCTAAAGAGTGTGCAAGCGGTAATTCTTTTGAACATGCTGTGGAAATGAAGGCCATAGTTATTCCTTTTAATAATAAAGATCATTACCGTAAAGACAATTTTTATGCTGCTGCATTTTGTTTTAGTGGTGAATCTGCCCAAAGTTTTGTTAGTGCTATACAACATATCGATCAAACTTATTGGTTATTACCAAAACATCATATTGATAATTGTTGGGCCAAACTTTATGACATGGGAGCCGAATTAAGTTCTTCTACCGGCCAAACAAAAATGTTTTATTTAGAGCGTGAATCAAAAGTATGGCCTAAAGGAAGTTGTGTTAATCACTGGCTAAATATTGGATTTATTGATTGGCCTGAACTAGACAATTTTATTCCAGTTGCTTTAGAGAGAACAGTCAAAGTAAGATCCCACATCATGACTTTGAATGATGCACGTAGACAATTAAATTCAGGCGAGTTTGAAATAGATTGTGTACGCAATTGGAATTTCACCCGACCAAAAGTAGGTAAACCTAAACCAAACAGCAGAAAAAGCGCTATGGTAAAATTGGTTGATCTTGGTTTGTTTTCGGAATTACAACTATTTGGAGATATAGATGTTTAAGCCATCAAATTTATGTGATACTTCAGCTAAAACCACTATTGAAGTCATGGATGATCGTTTCTTTGCGTTAGCGCGAGAAACTTCTATTGATGATTCAGAAATAAGCATTTATTTTAATAACAATACTCCGACTTACAGAGGTATTCTTGCGAATAAGAGTTACATAGAAACAAACTATCTAGGTCTTGGTTGGGGAGAATGCCGTATTGAATTAGTCGAACCTGACATGGGCTGCATTAAAATTACTTTGGTTAAAAAACCTTTAGTGCCATTGACCACAAATTCTTCTAACTACACCATGCGTATTCTTGAACGCATTCAGAGAAACGAAGAAATTTATGTAAGTCAAGCACCAGAAAATCCTTGGTGGAAACGTGCACTAAATTGGATTTGTAACGTAGACGATCCAAAAGATAAGCCAACTAAAGTCAAACACGCTGGAAAAGTCTATTGGGAAGGTGTAGTTGTTTTTGACGAGCAAGAAGCAACTCCAAAATTAGGTGAGTTATTTACGTTTACGCAAGATAATTATTTATACCGTGATATGTATTTAACTGAATCTGCTGTCAAGTATAGTGAGTACCAGACAGGTAAGAAGTATTTTGCATATTCTTGTCACTGCGTACAACATTTGAACACATATCAACAAATGATTGATCAAATTGCTGATTTAAAATGTAACAGTCTTGAAGCTTCTTTTGTCAATCATAAAAGGTAAGATTATGAAAGCGAAATTAATATCAGCGCTTGCTATAGTTGCTTTATGCTTGTGTGCTTTTCACTATAACCAAAATTTGGAACCTGACTGTCTTACAGTAGCGGATCTCCAAATGAACCCTGACAATGTTTGTATTCGACCTATTAAGGATTAAATTATGTTTAACCTTCACACCAATTCACTTACACAACAACTGTCCAATTTTTTAAATAATTGGTTGAATTTCGTTTTTGAGAAAGCGAAAAATATTCAGAAAAATTCCTTAGATCCTAAGTTTACTATTGAACAAGCTTTGATAACAGTTTTAGCTGACTCAACTTGTTCAAGTGTATTGAGCTTGCGAAAAAGATTTCTTCAGGAATTTGCGCTTGATATTCCAAATTCCGCGCATGAGTTTATTGATATGAGAATCAATCATGCTATTTCTGAAGCATACAGCGTAGCCAAATTAGATTCTCACAGGTTAAGCTACGAAAATTTATTTTACATTACCGAAAGCAGGTCAATGGTTCTTGATGCTCTTCCAGATAATTTGTTTGATCAATTTTCTAAGTTAACTGGAAAACATAAATGGACAACCTCAAAAGTTGTGCTGCACAAATTAAAGCATGGTTTAACTCCGGCTGAATCTCAAATCATCTATAGAATACGTTTAGTAGATGCGGATAACAATTTGCAGTTTTGTTTGTTCTCAACTGGCGAAGATCAACATTTTGGCATTGTACAAAACGAATTGTATTATTCTTTGGGTGACACTTCGTTTGCTCAAAAATACGTACCGAATGTAGATGAAACAAATTCGTGGTTGCGTAAAATCGAAGCGTTCTATACTATGGAGCGTTTGCTATCCCGTGAATTTGAAAATGACAGACAAACTACAACTCATTGCGAATTCACTGAACTAAATCATCGTTGCATGATGGCTATGAAATTGGCATGTTCTTTAGTGCATCATGAATCTTGGATGCCGGATCAGAATCCTTACAGACCAAACAATGTTTGGCAAGCAATGGGGCCAGAATATTTGTGCAGAACAGCGTTTCTTAACATTGCTTATGCTGAACATGCGTTACAAAAACATGAGCGCTATGATGTACAACGATTCTCTGGCATTTCAAAAGTCGAAGGTGAGTACATAGATGTATCGAGGAAAACTCACAGAATACCAAAATGTGTTCACGGCTATCATGCGGATTCAAAAAATTATCCAATAGGTAAACTTGTCCCATTCACTATGGAAATGATTGAGAGTCACTTTTCAAAAGAATTTGATTTGGACAGAAAAGTTTGCTTTACTGACATAGGAAAGTAATATGGAAAAATTAATTCAGTCAGGTCTACTGCTTTCATTTGCCTTTGGTATTATTTGTTTGATTGCTTACGGCATACAAAAATTTCTCGGTCGTAGAAAAATTCGCAAACAGTTAGAAGCATTCTACATTAAAATGCTGGTCGATATTGAACGTGCTGAAATTCGTTTTGCAAACGAACATTACGTTCCTCATTGGGCTGTCGGCGATAAAAACAATTGTATATCGCTATCAGTAGATCCAAACGGAAAACCGATTATTCTTATTGAAGCGTTGCATCCAGAATATCCTGTTGTCTGGTACATGGATAAATGTTGGCGATTCAAATTGGAAGCCTTTACCTACATAAGTAAGCATGAACCAATCGGAATATATCAGCACATTAATAGCGGCTGGCGAGATTTTCCGGCCAAAGATGAAATCTGTTTGAACAATCTGACTGGAAAACAACATATGGATCTTGTACGGGCTATTTATGAAAGATCTTGGTCAACCTTGGTTGAATTACAAAACATGGAATCTAAAGTTAGTTATGCTTAAGTTTAATATTGCTATCGGCATTCTTTATCTATTGTGTGCTATAGCACTGTATCAAAATATGGTTAACGCACTAGAAGCAAGTTATGTGGTTTCTGCTTTATTTGTTATAGTGAATTTTGTTGCCGTACTATCACAAATTTATGCACGATATTTAAGGTTCAGTTGTTTTTCAAAAGCGATGGTTGCCGTCAATGAAGCTTTTTACCTTTGTATTCTGCAAAGTAATGGCTATGATAAGTTACCTGAAAAAGTTAAGTTGGATGCGCGTGATATATTGCGTGACGGTGTATTGCCAGTTCAAAGATATACGCAACGCAATTTAGTAGAATTAGTAGAGTATGCAGATGCAAGAATAGATGATATTCGTAGTGCCTCAACATATTTTACGCAACTGTTGTCTGAAATAAGAGAGGCCAGAAATGAATGACAGCTATGACAATCTGATGAACCCAAGCAAAGACATCAAATATTTGTTGGATGTAGTAAGTGAAATAAACGGTGAAATTTATGATACTGCATCTGAACCTGATGTTTCTTCACTAGCTGACACGCAAAACGTAGAGCCTATGAACGGAGATTTTGGTTTAACGGTTGTTGTTCACTCTTCAGATGAAGTAGTGATTAATTACATGGGAATGTGCGTATGGAACTCAGAGGACGATCCTCGCTATAGCGAAAGATACGAATATTTGGATGATGGTAAATGTATCACCATAATGCCTTTGAGAAATTTCTTGGTTACTCGCATGAAAGAAATCGCAGATTTCAATGTAGCTTTATTAAAGCAAATGTATAAAGATAGTGAACTTGTTCCGCAACGCGAATTACCACTTGAGGAAGATTGAGAATGGCTCCATTCATTGTAATAATCACATTACTTATAATGGTAATGGTTTGGGTATTTTTCTTAACCATTCAAAGCAGATCAATTCTTAAACGTGAATTTTCAGTTCACTGGCGAAATGGAAATTCAGTAAAAGATTCGGTTTCTAAATACACGTTAAGTCTTGAAATGTTTCGCAGTGGATTGAGTTCGGTGCCTGATGAAAAATTTCATCTTATTCTATCAGAGCTTTTGAGTGAAAAGAACTTTCACGATTTTGATAACATCAAAGTATTTGATTCAAATCACAATCCAGTAAATTCTTACCCTTCGTTTTCCATATGTCAAAATGGCGAAGTATCTTTGATGTTAAGTTCAAAAGAAGTTAAGACAGTAGAATTCTTTAAGTCAGTAAAAGGCGTTAGTTTAAAAATTGTTTTCACAGAAAACGCTCTAAACTTTATTCTACAGCAAGGCGATCTAAGAATAAGTCAGGTTGTTGTACAGCATGGAAATTGAAAAAGCAATGAACAAAATGATCAGATGGCTGGCCAACTATTCTAGCGCCAAGCCAATTCAACCAACACAAGTTAGCAAGCCGCAAGCTGAAGAAATTCATAAAAAGTTTGCTAAATGCCATCCCGATAAAAGTAGTTAGGAGAAATTAAATGTTACCTCCAATTCTTGATTTTATAAAGAGTGTACGGGAAAGTTTTGGCGGAGCCGAATTTGTTTACACAAATGGAAGCTGTTATAAATTTGCCCGTATGCTTCAATCTATTTACGGTGGTGAAGTTGTTGATAGAGCAGCTCACCAAGTTTTACTTTTAGATGGTCGTTTGTATGATATTACTGGCGATCTAGGTAAAGCATTCAAGTACAATGATGATGACGAAAAGTACAGAGATTATGCAGTTCTTGAAGGCCGTCAACTAGCTTTCTATGAAAACGAACACGCACGTTTTGATTTGTCTTTGGATAAAGACAAGATTAATCCAATTTTTGGTATGGATCAGTTACAAACTTTGGTTGTGCGTGAAGCTCAATTGTTGGAATGGGATTATGGTGTTGAAGTTGTAGCCAGCATGATCGTATCACAGTGGCCTGTTGGAAAAGATCAGCCGATTCTTTGTGTGGCAACAGAGGACAGTAAAGAATTGCAGGACTATATTACTCAGTCCATTGAAATTTCACAACAAGGTCGCAGAATTTTCTTATACTTAAAATGGCCTCAAGAGGTTTAACATGACTGCATACAGCAAAAAAGGCTTTGTAGATAACATTCATTTTTTATCGCCGGAAATAAAACTGACTATTTTGTTAGCTGGTGGCCTGAATCTTTTTAAGCAAAATGAAGAGTACAATTTATCTTGGGTTCGTCGAAAAGACTTGGATGCGGCCAAGGTTTGGACTCAAGGAAGCTTGGTTAAATTCAAGTCCGGTGAGAAACAAAAGGCTCAAAAAGAATACTTTGATTTTGTATTTGGATTGATGGTAAAGGCACTTAAGGAATCTGATACCAAATTTGAAAAGTCCTTCTATCGTGGAATAGCTGTTTCTTTGATAGATGGAAAAGTTCTTAACAGCTTTAGTACAGATGAAGTCTTGAATTTTATACGTAAACATCATGACACACATTTACATCTAGTGGACTATAAAACTGTAAATCGCTTATCATGGTGGATGGTAACAAGTTTAATGTCTGACATTCCACAGCTTAAACCTGCTTTGTCTATTTTCAATTGGTCTACGCCTAAGCGCATGGATTTAGATGTTTTAATCAGTGCATTATTCAAATTGCCTGATTTATTTGACAACTTTTCTTTTAGTGATCGTTTTATTGAAGAATGCGGCCTGAGATTAAATAAACCTATTTATTTCATTACTCAGATTCTTCATCACTTACGTAAAAGAAATTTGGTTCGTGGTGGAGAAATCCCGCACAATAAAACAGAATTATTTTTACGTTACGCAAGAAATTGCAAATCATTGGACAGCGAAAGTCTCAAGTACGTGGAAAACATTTTTAGTTCGTGTATAAGTGAGGACATTTTTAATCTGATAAAGAAAATACACGATTCTTTTAGACTTAAACTTCCAGTTTTTACAGAATCTAAGTGAGGAATTATGGAAAAGAAAGATAAAGCAGCTCATTTTGCGTTGGGCGGTGTTCTAGTTTTACTGCTCATGTTAGTGACAACTGTAATTACCTACATTGCACTTAATTACATGGAAAGCACTCAGTACGAAAAGATGATTCGTAATAAAAACGTGTTAGGTTCTCAAATACTGGAACTGCAAAAGCTTGATGTTGAGTACACGCATTTCAGTTGCTTGCCGATAACTGATGCTGTTGTATTGCATTCTAAGCATGGTCAAACTTTACTGCAAAAGGCTAACGGTAATCTAGCTACTTGTGCCGAAACACTTGGCATAAATTTGAAAGAAGTACGAGTGGTGTCGAAAAATTAATATTAACTTATTTGGTGGACAAATCTATGAAAGACAAAATCACTGTCAATGTTTTACCTTTAGTTATATTACTCAAGCATCTTGAAAAATTAAAGCCGAAACCTTTTGATGTTGCTCACTACGCAAAATCTGGCAATAAAAAATACGATTATGATGTAGGGGAAAGGCCCGAAGCATTTTTCTATTATCAACAACTAAGCGTAGATGATTATGGTGGAGATCCAGAAAAAGAGTTGTCTGGAGCTTCAGGTGAATCAATGCACTTATTCTTGGTGAACAGATTTAAGAAGTCTGATCAATTTGATTGTTGGGCAGAATGGTCTATCAACGCTATGGGCTTTAGCATGTTTGCGGGTAAGGCGTATGGTAGTATCTCAGATGTATGGAATTATATTTTCGGTATGATATGGCCCTCAGATCCTGAACTGGCTATAAAGAGAATTCTAAATGTTCTTGGTTCCAAAAAAGATTCCACCAATTATGGTAAAGATACTTTGCTTTACTACAAAGCGTACTTTTATAATAAAGTAGCTTCTCGTATAGAGCTTGATTTCAAAGGAATGTCCGAGAAAAACAAAAAGTACCTTGCCAGTAAATTAAAAGGGAAATAGTGTGTCTGAAATTAATCTTACTATGCGTGATGAAGCGCACTTAACTAATAACCTAAAATTTGGGCCAGTAGCATCAAAGGAAAATAATATTGGTTATACTCAACATTCAATTAATGACCAAAATGGAAAGGCCCGAATTTCAGCACTGTTAAAAGTTCAAGCTAAGTTGCTTCAAACTCAGGCCAAGCGTCTAGGTTACATTCGTTTTCTTGACAAGCTTAAGCAGGAACAAACTGAAGTATTTTTTACGGGAACCGCACTTGAGCGAATTTGCTACATTGAAGCACTTCACGAATTTCAACTGTTGATTATTTCTAAAGTTGTGAAATGTGATGCACTAACTCAAAACTTTTTGATACTACAATCCAGAATAATGGAGGTCTAATGAACATCTTCAGTATAACCGTTTTTGTTTTCGGCATAATATTTTTGCTTATAGCACTGCATCATATTCAGCCAGCTTATCCTCTGGCTTGGCTTAAAAATGATCGTTCCGGCAAAATCAAATCAATCAGATTTGATAGCAAACCAAATTTGATTCAACTGTGCATATTTTTATCAGTAGCTTGCTGGTTAGCTTGGTTGGAAGTTACTCATGAAATAGTGGTTGCAGAAATCACAGAATTTGATTTGAAGGTTTTTATATTCAGCGTATTATTTTATATATGCGCCATGATTGCTTCTCCACTTTTAGTATTATCTCACCTTATACACAAGCACAAGAAGTATTTGAAAGATACGTTAGATCAAGCTGCTGCCGAACTTGGATTCGCAATTAACTCGTTCGCAGATTTAAGATCCTTGAGTCTTAAACATTTGTCTTTTGTTTTGACAAAAATTGAAGCCAGCGGAATTCTTGAAGTATCGAAGTTTGATGATTTTACTATAGATACTCACAGTTCAATATCACACGAAAGATGGAAAGTATTTTTACCAATAGATGAAACCCACGGTAACAGCGTAGGCTTTAATTCTCAGTATGATGTGCGCGGGCCAGCTGGCATCAAAGCCAATTCTGAAAAGCCAATGTTCGACAATCCGTTTTCCCATCTTTATCCTAAATACGAAAGCCATAACAAAGACACGCTTGCCTGTACATGGCTTTATTGCTTACACAATAATGTTGTTATGGATAAATTGATCATTAAATTAAGATCTAATCTAGTGTTAGATCCGAATAAAACCAATGTTGATTTTTTCATGATTTCTGTATTCTGGCCTGTGTATTTATTGAAGTATTTACTGGTAAACTTTTTTGCGCTGATCTCAGTGCTATCAAGCTGTATTGGCAATATGTTCAATAAATATGTTGAAAAACATTCTGTTTAAGGAATTACAATGAGTTCAGATATTAATCTTTTTCATTTAGAGTCCAGCAAAAGTAAATTGCGGTTTTGGGATGTACAAAATCTGGTTTATCCTCCACTGACAACTTTCGATGAATTTCCCATAGTTGATATGAGTACACATTCAGCCATAGCCTTCGATTGTCCAACTATGGTTGTCCTTAACAAGCTACACTTGGACTCGTTTCGTACAGGGAAAAGAATTTATTTGCTTATTAATTATTTTCCCACGACACGAGATAACGCTCTTAAGCAGCTTAAGCTTTATGTTGAGCGTAAAGTAGGTCAAATAGATTGGAATCGCGTAACCTTCGTTAGTGTTCCAGTAGATACCAGAAGAATTGCTTCACGTAGATCTCAAATCAGAGATATAATTCTTTACACATTTGATATGCAAAGTTCTTTAACTTGGACTGATGCAAATCGAGCCAATATGACGAAAGATGGCGATTGTTTGATCTCAATTGATTTCATGTACGATCCGCTACCGACACCGGAACGTATTAAACTTGATGTTGTCATTGGAGAATCAGTGTGACTAAACTTTCATATCTACAACAATTTCCAACGCTGAAAACTTATGTGCTGGATATGTTTGTTGCGGCACAGCGTAGCAAGGTTACGCGAAAGAAAATGGGTAGTATTATTCTTCAGCATACTACTGGTCAAGTTTGGCAGATTTTAAGTGATGGCTGCAATGGAGTTGCCAGCGGATCAGATCATGTGTTTGAAGTTGATGGAATTACACTGCCTGAAGTTATTCACAGTGAAATAAATGCTATTAAAAAAGCAAACTTCTCAAACATACCACACAGATCACATCGCAACAAATCTGTTGAAAAGTTTGGCCGTTGTGTAATGTTGGTCATGAGTACGCCTTGTATTAACTGCTCACAAGCGATCATCAAAACTGGTAAAATTGACCACGTTATTTTTGTTGACAGTTACAGAGTGCAAGCAGGTTTAGAGTTACTTGATGAAGCTGGAATTACTTGGGAACAAGTGAGTGCCATGCGTATAAGCGAATTGTTGGAAACTCAAGATCAAATAAAGTTTGAACTTATGGTTAGCAGATTCCAACAAAACTTTCTGTTACGCATTCAAAATTTTATTACAGCAGCTCATGTGGCCATGTTGGACAAAAAGGACTTGAATGAACTTAACTTGTTTGTTCGAGGTGCAACCTTGTACAAGCCAGAAGAAGATTTTGGTGAATTTTGTGATGAAATGAATCCAGCTTATTATGGCGCAAGTCGTTATCGTAGTTTGCGCTACGGAATGATCAGTGTGGCCGAACTTTTAAAGGAACGTGCAAAAACTTACGGAACTATGAAAGATGCTGCTTTTGAAATAAATAACAAAAGCATTGGTGAAGATCCACCAGCTGTATTGGATGTTGTGTTTAAAATGCGTTTAGCCAATGGCATAGTAATGGTTGTTGGTTTCAATAGTGTTTTTCAATTATTCGTGGCTGTAGATACAAAAGAGCCTTCACTTAAAATTTGTTGATTATAAGGCAGCTTCGGCTGCCTTTTTCGTTTGGAAAAATCATGGAATTAAAAATCTTTGAAAACGAAAATCTGGTTAAAGGCGCGGAACTAGCTATTAAGCATAGATTGTATGTTAATGGTTGGCAGCTAATTAAAAATCTGCGGAACATAGTAAATGAAGAACAACCGAAAGACATAAAGAAAGAAATAGTTTTGGCCTTTATTGATGATATACCAGTTGGAATACTATACAGAGAAACCTTTAGGTCAAAGAATAGATCAATTTACAGTCTATATCATCATTTCTTTATGCGTGGCAAATTTAGAGGTCTTGGTATCGCTAGAAAAATGTTTGAATATTTACCAAGGCCAAAACAAAAGCATAAGCTGTTTGGTACGGTCGGAACTCAAGGAACTGAAAAGTTCTTTAGAAAGTTGGATGAAAAGTTTATTGTGTATAACTGGTTAAACAGCGCCAATTGATCCAAGTGTGTCAAAAATACCCATTGATGGGACAAGCAGTTTTTGCTATAATGGCTACAAGTTAGAGCAAACAAGGAAAGCAATTATGGTATCTTTAGTTAAAGAAGAAAAGTTTGAATATTCAGACGCTATCAGCTTTATGTACAATGCGTTATGCACTGATTTAAAAGCGGTTGCGTTATTGACAAAGGCGTCAACTATTGACGAACTTTCGCAAGATCTTATTTTTAGTTCTGCAAGATCGGTTGTTCGCTCGTACTTAACTAATCATTGTGGCAGCAAGGGAAAATCCAAGGCTGTCAATGAAAACATAGAAAAGTTGGTAAAACTGTTGGTCGGCTATTTGTGGCTTCAGATAGATCAGACTAAAAATTTATTGGCAGCGCAAAAAGAAATGGATGCTGCTATTAATTCAATTTTAAAGTGAGGATAATATGAAACAATTTCCAATCACTGGCAAAAGATATACACTGGCTCAAATCGTAAACGATCTTGAACTAGATGACAGTCCATTTTTGCGCGTAAACATGAAAGGTACTCAAGTTCCTTTGCAGACTTCACACTTTCTCAAAGAAGATTTACTGAAGGTCGAAGGTTGGGCAGAACTTGAATTCGTTTACTTGAGAACAACGAGCGAATGGATTCCGCTGTTTAACCTTGTTCCAGAACACAAAGAAAAGTTTGTTAGTCTTTGTGATGTAAGAACAACGATCTATACCGACTGGGATGTTTGCGAAGATGGTTACTGGATAACACCAAAAGCTTTTCCACGCAAACAATACTATGAAGAACGTGATTAGTCTTAATCTTTTCAACCTGTTACCGGAGTAACCGCTATGAAAGAAAAAAGTTTTGTCTGGAAATGTAAATTTGTAATGCGTTATTTTGCAATGCTGTTTCCTTTTGCACTATTAGGTATATTTTTATTCGCGTTTACAGTGTTGGGTAAACTCGGACAACTTTTTGTTGCTCTACATGAATGGTACTGGGAAAGTAAGAGCATTAAAAAGTTCATCATTTCTATTAAACATTGGGTTTATCAAACCAAACCTAATTAAATTGATAAGGGGAAATAAATGCAATTAATGGTAATCGAAGATACGCACTTACAAGGTGCTGTGTGGCGATACGACTTCAATGACGGCAGTAGTGTAGAAGTTGCCGAAGTCTTGAGTACAAATCCACCAAGCTTGAAGAAAGTTTCTGGCGATTTTACACCCGAACGAATTGCCGCTATTGAAAAGTACGGCTTTCTAAAAGTTCAACCTTAGTGTATTTTGATTGGGCATTCTTTTGAGTGTCCAAAATTAACTACTCTAGTTAAAAGCAACCCGTTCCAAAGGAGGAACCGCTATGTTACTATCAACACCAAACCATCAGTTAGATATTTCTGTAATCTTTGCAAAAGCCAGTACGATGATCAAAGAAGATGCGTACAACGGAAAAATGATTCACCGCGTTCTAGGTAAAGCTGATTTAGATGGATCAGCCAAAACCCATTTATTTGGTGTAATGCGTGATACTCTTGCCTTTCAAATTAAACGCACAAATTTACTTACGTGTGAAGAAGGCGATAACTTAGGCAATGAAAGCTATATTAAAAAGTTGTTGACTGACGGCGTTGTCAATGCAGCTTTGGATAAAATGTTGGCAATCATTACTGTGGATCGTGCGTCTGCTGTGTTAGAAAACAAACTTGGTGAAGCACTGTTCAAAGCTGAGTATGAAGAAGCACAAGCTTTAATAGATAAGTTTTGTGTCAAACTTAATTCAGTAGATCTTGATCCTGTGTTACGTAATTGCTGTGTCCACGTTGCGTATCAATGCGGTACGAATGATACACTGAAAAAGTTTATCTGGTATATAGAGCGTAGTATTTCTTTGGGTACTTTGAAGTCAGCCAAAAAGTTTAGCGACAATGAAACTTCATTGTGTGGTCGTTTAGCAGTCACAACACACCAACATGAAATTGCTCGTGTCTTTGAAGAACACGGAACAGATGCAGTCGAACTTGTTTTCGATTTTACTCCAACAGACTCTACGCTTAAAAGTTGGGCAGTGCATGATTACTTTATTGGAAGTAAGATAAAGTTTGAACTTCAACGGGCCACAACAGACGTTAAAATAACTGATCTGGACGGCGAAACAAAAGCCTTTTATATGCACTTGCGTTCATTGGTCGTTTAAGGAGTACACTATGAAAGTAGAAATCAAAGATTTATTTGACGCCAACAGCGTTGAAAGTGCATTAAGTTTTTTATTTAATGCTACAAAAGAAGATCGATTAGGCAATACCATTAAAGAAGTCGAGCGTGTTGCCTACCTAAGTTTTATAGGTGCATACGATGCAACAATTCGCAGACCCGACAAAACTGAGTATGCCGAACAAATGATCGATGCCATTAAAGTTGTGCGTTTGTGTGCAACAGGCATCGAAAGCATTGGTTGCTTAACATATGGCCAAAAAGTTGCTGCCTTTAACAAAGTGTCTTTAAAAACCGAAGTATCATTGGTTTTTATTTGGGTAGCCAGTGTTACAGAATACGAATTAAATTGGGGCAGTCGTCCTGATGGTTACGTATTGGCAATAGAACCTGAAGATTTACAGACGTTGTTGAAATCTGATAACGGGCTTCATCTTTGCGGCAATTCAACAATCTTTTCTAAGGCCAATGAATTTTACCGTAGAGAGCTTACAGAAGATGGCCGCGAAACAATGCGTAAAGCACTGGCCGAGGGCAAACGTGCAATCTGGATCGATAAGATTGATAAACTTATTAAGCCAGTAACATAAGGAATTTACTATGAAATACGTAGTTGCTGTTACTAAAGGTGAACTTTCTCGTAAAGTTCCTTTGATTATGCCGAATCAATTTGTTCACGCCGAAATGTTTAAAATTCTAAAGCAGATGATCCGCGAATCTTTTGATGAAGATTGCGAAATTTTTTCGGCTGGTGAAATAAGTTTCTTTGGCTCGTCTATTGTTTGCAGTGGTAAAAGTTCAACACTTGGAGTCAGTTCACATCCAGATGATGCAGAGCTTATCAAGTGTTATGACTATACAATGGGCGTGGACATTGGTGGCGTTAGCTTTAGTTCGATTGTAAATAAAGCTGGATCAGTTGTCGAACTTACTTCTGATAGTATTGTTGAACTTGCTGACGGTCAATTCAGAAAAGTTGGCGATCTGATGGAAGGCCATGTTATTAAAGTCGGTGATAGCTTTGGCGTTATCACTGTTCTGGATTAAGGATAAATTTATGGATCTTTTTCCACACCAAAAGAAAACAATTGAGTTCTTGAAGAACGCAGCCGATACCGCTTTTTTTATTCAGCGCACTGAGCCTTTACCGACAGATCAACTTTCTGTTGTTATTGCGAAAAAGCGGCCTGAATCTTCCGGTAAACTCAAACTTATTATTGACTGTAATAAGTCAGTTTTATCAGAAGAGACTGATAAAAAGTAAGGCAATAAATGGCGGGACTTACCCGCCTTTCTTTTATGGATAGAATGATGCAAGAAAAAGAAAAATCAAAGTTTGCTCGTGGTTGCACTAATTTACCAAACTACGTAACGAAGGCACTTTCAAAAGAAACTATTAAACTTTTGTCAACAAATGGTCATGGGCTTTCCTTTCCAGACAAAGGTTATTTGCAAGTTCGTTTAGTGCGTGAAGGTGTTCGATATGGAACGCATTTTAATTATGCTAAACATGGCGGAATACAAGCAACTGTAGATCACGCTATTCAATATTACAAACAATTATTGGTAGATATTCCTTATGTTCCAACTGTAAAAGGTGGCGGCTTCAACAACATTCGTTTTTGTACCAAAACTAATTCACGTAACGGCAGAACAGAATATTACCATGTTGTTACCTATATCGATCCGGTTTCTGGAAAAAGAGCCACCAGAAGTTTTTATCATGGGACGAATCCTCCATCGGCAGGTCAATGGCTTCACGGCCAACATACAGCACTTTACTTTCAGATTGAACAGCAAAGAATAGCTGATCAGTTTGGAACAAAGATCAATCACAGAAAGTTTGATAGCTGGAAAACCGTTCGCTTGTATTGGGAAGGCGCACCAGCCTTAGACTACGATTCAATTTAAGTGAGAAACCAATGAAATTAATTACACCAAAAGATCTTGTAATGCTGTCACCTGATAAAACTTTAGAGTTGTTAAACAATAAACTTATTGAAGTAGTGACAGACAATTGGGTTCAGCGTGAGCGCCAGTCAGATTTGTTAAGTTTAGATCTAATGGCCGCCACTCCATTGAGTGTAGCCATGTTTCAACACAAAGAATATTTGACTGAAAAGTTTATTGATGCTGGTTGGACGAAAGTTGAGATCGGTCACAGTGAACTTGAAGGTCATGTCAGTATTACTATTTCAAATAATCCACTTGAGAAAAATAATACGGCTGAAGATGTACGTAGCTTTGAACTGGTTAATAGTGATCAACAGCGTTGGGTTCGTTCACTCAAGGGACTTCAGGAAATCTTAGCTTTGACTGAATTAGATCTGTACTCAATAGACTATTTGGAGAAGGGCTGCTCTTATAAAAATTTAGGGCCAACAAGTTGGTATGTGATAACCCGATTACATTAAAAACTGTTGAAAGTAACTGAACTGATCGAGGTGTGTCAAAAACAGCTATTGTAGGTACATACTATTTTTGCTATAATAGGCACATCTTAACAAGGAGACAAATCATGTCATTAGCTAAAATGTTCGTAGGTCAAAAAGTTGTTGTTTCGTTTCGTGATGCACCAGACCATGATGGTATCGTAATTGACTTTGATAAAAGCGAGGTCACACGCGCACTATCAAAAGGAGGCGACGTATCAATTCGTGTTCTGTTGAAAAATCCGAACACCGGAAAGTTCAGTCAACATTCAGTAGTTCAATCGCAGATAAGCCAATTCGGTTCAGCTGTAGAAGTTTAATAAATAAGGTCGTGTTGTCTTAGGATCGCACGACCTATTTTTGATCTGGAGAATATTATGAAAAGTTCTAAAAGTAAACCAACTAAAGCAGCAAAAACTAGGTTGGTAGAAAATCCTGACTACATACAGCTTTTGAAAGAAGCGAAAAGCGTTTCGTATAACCAAGCTTTAAGTTCTATTGTAAAGTTGTTACATACAGCACAACGACTGAAAGAAACAGCAGTAAAGTTTGATTCTAAAACAGGCAAGCCTGTAAGATTTATTACAGCGGAAGATGAATCTTCATTTCCAAAGTATCTCTTCTTTATGCCTGATAGCAGTATGGGAATAGAAGTTCACAAGTCGGTTGCTAAAAAGTTGACGGCTTTGTTGAATAAACTGGAAGAATTAAATGGATCTATTGTTATACGTGATGCCGAAAAGGAGGACTCGCAAAACTTGGCCACGATAGTTATGGAAAGTATTTCAACAGGCGGTGGACATAACAGCATGACAACTTATTCCAATGCTTTGGTTTTCCGTTCAATATTATTAGAAGAATCTATTGATATTTCATAATAGGATTTATACTATGTCAATGTCTAACCAATCGGTTGCCTTTGTTGCAATAATCAATGTCGTATGGATTGCTGTGCTCGGCCTTACAATGTTGAACAAAGAAAAGCGAGAACAAACAGAAAAGTTTGTTGCGTTTCGTGAAGCCATTCAAACATGCACCACAAAAGACTTTCCAGAAGATCCTGCAATTTGCTTTGATACTGAAAGACTTATGGAAAATCGCTTGTCAACTTGTGCGGCGCAAAAAGAAGCAGCTTGCATGAATCGTATGAAATTGATTATGGATTCACATTTAGTAAAATAAGTTGAATTCTAGCAGACATTTTCTAAAAGTGTTTGCAGTGAAATCAGTTTTGTTCTGATATAAAAGTTAAGTAATAATAGTTTGCCGACTTTTGTTACACAAAAAGTAAATTGCGTGAATCATTTGCAGTTAATTTTAACTTAAGGAAACAAGTATGCTTAAAGATTTTCGTATGCCTCTGGACGCCCGTGAATTTTCACGTATTAAAGAATTAAATCACAAAGGAAAATTAAAGAGAATATTTTGTGTAAAAAGCGAAATGATGTTTAGAATAACTTTATTTCCAGAAGTTGCTGCATTCATCAATGAGGCAGTAAATTCCGAAACAATGATGCGAACACTTATAGATCTCCCTGATGAATTTTCGTATCCAGCCGATATGTACAAATTAAACTATTTTGACTGTGACGAGTCTCATGATTTAGCCCATAGTTTAGAGAGATTTTTAAAGAAAATTTTAAATTTCGAGTTAGGAGTGCAACTGGAAAATGTGTACAAGACGGCAATAGCTTATGTTAAAGCTTGTTGGTCTAAGCCTCCATACAGTTTTTTAGCATCTTTGGATTCAGATCCAGATCCTGATTCAGTCGAAGATAAATACACTGAAATAAAACTTATTATTCTACATAGAATAGTTGCTCTATACATGGGTAAGATAAGTGAATTTCTAGTGGATAATAGAAAATCTAAATTAACAAAATTACAAAAACTATTTCTGGAAAATTATTTTTTTATTAATGGTATGTTAGATGCCGGACTAAGAATGTACAATGCTTATCCAGATAAAACACGCGCTGTCATGTCTTTCAGTGAAGTGAGTTTTAAAAATAGTGTTTTTAATGAAAAAACTATTAAAACTTTAAAGGATAAAATTGGTTCGCTTCGGTTTAAAATCAAAAAACAACGCGATCAAATGTCTGACTGGTTTAGTCTTTTCTTAGATAGTTACATTCAACATTTAAGCAGAATTAATATCGCAAGTTTTTACGAATACGATCCTGTTGATTTGGGTGCTTACATAATAAGTCCAAGTGCTGAAGTAATAAGCTCAAATGTTTATACTGAATTGACAAAAGCTATACCTTTTTTCTTCAATAACCGCGATTTTAAGGAAGTAGAGGCTCAAGTTTTTTATGGGTGTTCTAATAAATCGATGCGCGGTGAACTGGACTATTGTTTGGAATACAGAGAAGCTGAGGAGAAATGTCATTGGACGGCAGACGAAGAATATGAGTATGCAGATTTTGGAACAATAATGTATGAAACCGAGCTGCCTTCTCACATATATCTATCCAAAAAAGATAGTGCTGAAGTGTTATGTATAACATCATATAACGGAAGATATTATTGTGATTTCTTCAAGTTAAGTGCTGATAAAAAATCTAAATTGAACCTCCAACCAGTCTTGCTTTACTAAATACCCTAGAGGACAATAGAATGACTGATGTATTTTTGAAAATGAATTTACCTTCATCGCTTCAAGAAATTCTTGAAGCCACTGATTACGAAGGTTCAGCAATGTTGGACATACTTAAGCAAGGTATGTCTCAAATTGATCCAAGGCTTTCTCTGGCAAACCGTACAATTTTGGTTTGTGAAGGTATTCGCTACAATCCATACAAGCCTGAACTGCGAAAAAGTTTGGCATGTTTTACTTTTACAGGCCATGAAGTTTGTGCTTACGGTGAAAAACAAAAAGATGGTACTTTCGATATTCGTGATGAATTCGCAAGACTTACCATTCAAAAATTTGCTGATCCTCAGTTGGTAGCAATGCTTATTCACTCGTTCACTTACAAAGACATTGCATATACTCAGCAAGAGCCTTCATGTAATGTGAGTACAAAAGTTTATTCACCTTTGTACGAAATGGTGTTTGAACGTGTAAATCATTGCGTGTTATTTGATGATGACAAACGGCCACAACAGGTCATTCATTACTATCACCCATTTATTTATTTGGGTGGTAATAAATCAGCCGAACTCTTGCATCAAAAAGTTGGCAGTTCTTTCCGTGAAATGATGGCGAATCGTTAAGGAGATTTATGAGCGAACAAGTTAAAATAACTGATCTAAAAAGTTGGTGGGCGGCATTAACAGATCATGTGCTTCCGAATCTGGAAGAATATAAAAAGATCAAAAGTATTCGCCACCATGTTGTTGAAGTTCAACGCTTAGGTGCAGAAATTAAAGCAGCCAATTCTTACACCAAAGAAAAAGCTCTTGAGATTTCACAAGCATTACATGGAGTCTGGTTTTACGCGCCCGACAATCCTTCAATGTTTGATATGCCTTGCTGGTTTATCATTTGCGATTTATGCTCTGAAAACTGGGTGATTCACGAGTAGTTTATTTCTAGCAGACATTTTGTAAGTGTCTGCGCTGAAGTAAATTGTTTCAATAAAGAGAGGATATATGAAAAAGTTTGACATTCAATTGGCTATGGCCGGACATCCTGTTGTTACATTGGACGGTCGTAAAGTAACAGATTTTAAAATCGAATTTCCAAAGGCTCCGCAAAATTTTGCGGAAGCACGAGACACTGAAAATTATACTCAGGGTATTTCAGCTGTCATTCACAATCCAACAGGTCAGCACCGCTACAAATTTTATTTTGATGGTACTGCTCATTTGTATGGTGGAACAACTTTATCGGATTTGCAAATGGCAGATACTTCGGAAATTAAACCAGTTTCTAATAAGCCTGTGCCAGCTGAACCAGTTTCACTTATAGAACTAATGAGTTCTTTTGTGCGCTTACGTATAGACTATAAGTTTTGGCAATTGCGTGAAGTTGATCAGGATTCTCCGCAACTAGCTGTAATGAACTTCGCAAGCGGTTCTGAAAAACTTGTGTTAACAAGTAAAATGGTTGAAGTATCTTTGCTTGTTAAAGCAGATTTGTCTGAAAAGATCTCAGCGCTGATTTACCTCAGCGTACAAAAAACGGACTTTATTCGTGAGATCGCCCACGATGTCTGGAACAAAGATCGCTGGTATTCGGAAATGGATGAAGTTTACGAATTTCTTAACAACAAAAAGTTGTCGGTTATTGCAATTCGTTTACCTACAGGCAATCCAAAATTTGTTATTGAAGTTCAGTTGACTAAGGAGGGCGATTTATGCCAATTACCTTAACACCAGTTCTTGAAGTCATTTATCAGCAAGAGCGCCTGAAACCACGGCTTCAAAAAGTTGTGAATTATTTTGCTGCTTTAAAGGCGCAACGACCAATACACATTTACGAGATTTATTTAGCGTATGCTGGTGAATGTGGCAGCCCTTTCAAACCGCGTGAGTACACAACAAGTCATGCGGAAGTCCGATTGATTGCAAGTCTTTTGCATGAAGGTATTGTAGGTCAACGCTTTTGGCCAACAGATATTTTAAAGTTCGTTGGGCCAGAAGAAAACGCAGAAAAGTTTGCGATTGTAAATGGCGAGTATATGAAAAAACTTATGACCAATCATATCAACAAAGAATTGGTTCCGTTTGTTCCTGATGCTCATTACTTGCTGTTCAACAATCAGTTTTATTGGCCTGTAGATAACAAAGAAGCTGATGCGTTTTACACACGTTGGCTTGACGTATAGGAGATTCAAGTGAACGAAAGGATTGAAAATTTTAGGCAGCTGATAATGGCAAAAGTAAAGGAACATAAAGACCTTGAATTTTGTGAAGCTTTTGGCCGTATGAATGTTGTAGGAAAAATATTGCCAAACAATTGTTGCTTTGACGAAGAGGTGACTGAAAGTTTGTTACCTATTCCCGAAGATTTTGATATAGGTGCGAAAAGAATCCAAGGTATGTACGATCAGATCTCGCATATTTTTAGCAAAGAAGAAATCTTGGTTATCTTTGCGGCAACCGGAGTCTTTCAAGGAATAATATCTGCACTAAATGGACTCAAGGCAAAAGAGGGTATACGTTATCTTCGTGAAAGTTTTAACGTAAGTAACAATGCTTTTACTGTGACAGCTTACACGGATATTATTGTGGATGATGTTCGCACCTGTGCTTTTGTAAGTTTCAGAATACCAAAACCAACTTTTAATTAGGAGAACGAAATGTTCAAACCAGATGCTTTAGCTCCAAAAACAAATTTGACATTGGCCGATTTATTGGCTGAATTGGATAAACAATTTCAGGGTAAAGTTGAGGCCGGATGGTTTATCAACTGGCATCCAGACCATATCTACCTTCAGCTGGATCTGTACAAAGATTTTGGCAGCGCGTTATTTGTGTTACGTGAAAAAGTCAAAGCCCATTATCTATCCTTGGGTTGGGTCAAAGTTACTGTAACGACTTCAGGTGAAAAAGGTGAACGTGAAGGAATTATTAATATCACGCTTTGGAAAACTTTGGAAGAAGAACCGACAGCAAAGATTGACAGAGCAACGGCACGACTTCAAGCCGAAGGAAAGTTGCTGGCAGAAGTAAATGACATAAAAGCTGCTTTATCTGGAATGCAAATTCATCGGACTCAACAAAAAGAGTTTGATATTATTTGTCTGTCGTTGGCGAATATTGAAACGATTGCAAAAACTATCTAAGGTGGTTTGTATGCTTGATGTTTTGAGAAGTGCTTGCATTATAAGTGGAACTCCAATTTTCCCTATAGGTAAGAAAACGGAAAAGCGAATCTATAGGGTGCTTGGTGACACAGAAATTTGGCCTTTGTTTGAAAGCTATGTTAATGTACGGCATAAATTTCTTGCCAGATGGAAAGGTCTGAATCATGCAGTTGCCTGTAAGCTAATGGAAGTTGCTTATTCAGATAAGATTGATCAAGTGACTGCGAATCGTCTTGCGGATTTAGCTGAATACCTTATGGACGTTAAATTTTGCGGCTACGAAAGTTTACCGCCAGCGCCACTACTTGATTCTAAAGATGTTATGTCGTTGGATAAGCTTTTGAAAAAAGTTGGTGTTAAAGTAAATTTGATAGAGTATGTTGGTTCTTATGAAACCGAATGGAATAAATTAAACGGCGAATTGCGAAACTTAGAGCAAAAGCTTTTAGAGTTCAGAAGAAATGCAGGTTAGAAGGAGACAGAAATGAGTGAATTTTTATTTCTGCTTCTTTTTCTGTTATTCTGGTTTGGTTCTGGAATACTCGCTGTAATTATTATGCCGAAGGAAGAATTTTTCGATGTAAAAGGTACTGAACTTTTTAGGTTGGAATGTATTCTTCTTGTTCTGCTTGGGCCGTTCGCACTAATACACGCGATGGACAGGTGTTTAAAAGTAAAAAGATAGAGAGGATATTATGGAAATTAAAGTAGGTCAAGTTTATCATTTACGTCCACAGTTTTCTGTTGGATCTCCAGTAATCACCGTTACTGAAATTTTTCACGGGCAATTCCGTGCCGAAGAATTAGATGGGGCTTTCTATACAGATCTGCTGACTGACAAATATTTTGTTCAGCATCGTGATCCAAAAACCGGCGAAACGCTGCGCGAACTTTTTGATCGTTTGCGTTTTGAATTCAGCACATACGCTGAAGATTCAGGTTCCGGCTATTGTGGTATGAGCTTTAACGAATGGTTAGATTGGCTGGCCGCGAAAAAGTCTATCACTCAGGAAGTAGCTGACAATCATAAAGAACGGATTGTGCGTGATCCGAATGTAGATCCGCGTGAAGCAGAAAAACGGGTTTCTAAATACAAAAACTATATGATGTTGGATTGTGCTACAGCGCTTTGCCTTCATCTGATAGAAAATGGCCCGTTGAAAACTACGTCAATGGAAAAGCTTTTGGCCGCAAGTAAATCACGCACGGCTATACGCAAAGAACTTACACAGCTTTGCATGAATTCAGCGGGTGATCGTTTTATGATTCGTGCTGGCTCACGTAAGAACAAACGTAAGTTAGAAAAGCACGAACTTAAATTAATAAAGCGCAATGTTCGTAATGTTGATGCAGCTGGTCGTGCGCGTACAGCCAAACTTTGGGCCATGCAAAATGCAACACACTTTTACCGTTATTTTTATTACAAACTTTTAATGCAGCGTGATTGCGTTAAATTGCTGACACGACTCAATGTTACTATTGAGCGTTATGTAGCAAAGGCCGAGGCTAAAGAAATCGAAAATCCAATGTTTGTTAGTAACAAAGGCGGTAAAAGCATTCGTGGTAACACGCATCTGGCCTCTATGCTAATTCAGGACATGAATCACTTTAATTGTGATCACAATTCTTGCGTTAAAGAACTTTTGGATAACGCAGAAGAAGTTATCAACAGCGATCAAATGAAATTGCTGACGGCAAGAGAACGTGATTACGTAATGGTGAAAATTCAGGACATCGAAGAAAGTGTTCGTGTTCTGAAAGAGTGCGGAAAAACGGTCAAGAAAATGATTGTTGGTCTGCTAGAAATCAAGTAGTAGGGTGGGAATTTTCCCACCAATTTGTACAAGAGGATATTATGAAAATATTACAGATGTTACCTAGTCACAGTGAAGTGGATATTTCGTTTATGGAAATGCACGAGAATTTACCACCTTACTTTGAAAGATCAGTACCTGTAGTGTTGTTCAACATTCTGGACTTTTCTATTCTTAATCATTCATCTAGCTTTGATGAACTGCAAAACAATCTGGCTCAGGCTGCCGAAAGCTTTATTATTTTCGTGCCGAATGTAAGTTTGAAGTTGGCTCAAAAAGTTTGCGCTATTACAATAGAAGCAATGCTGGTTCCCAGTGTGGAATTTTATCATAGCAAAGTGGTATGTAACTCACCAGATCATCCAGATTACAATCTAAGTCTGAACGATCTAGTTGAAAAGACACGCACCAGACTTGTTAATCAGATATTAGCTCTGAATACTGTGGATGATTGTTCGGATTTTATGATCGAATATCAAATCACATTGAAGGGTGTTATTAAAGCGTACCAAACTAACGAAAAAGAAGGCTATCGAATAGATGCGTTCGCAAACTTTTTAGCAAAGTATGGAACTTCTGCTGATTGGGTTTTAGAAATTTTCAAAGATTTTCATATTGGAAATCAATTTAACCATTAACTGTAAATCAGAGTTTATATATCAGAGGATATTTTATGGACAACGTAGTTTCTATTTCGGTCGGAATTATTCCGCAGCACATGCGTACAAACTTGGAATACCCAAAGGATGCAGATCAATATGAAGCATGTGGATTACTTCACATGATTCATCTTAGTTTTTTGATTGAGTATGCTTACACGCACATGCTGTCAGCGCACATCAAAAAAGATTGTGCATTTCTTCAGGCACTTGAGCCAGACAATTTTGCATATTTACCGAATCACGTTATTGATGTTTTTGATTCCGTTGATTTTGCGTATATGCCAATGCTAAGCATTTTGTTTGCAGCTTACGTGTGCGATTCTTTGACAGCCAAACAAGTGATGGATCTTTATGCAAAAGCAATTGATTTGGATCATGAGTATAGAACAGTAGGTTTTGTTGGTATCGGTGGAAAGGTTCGCAGCCTTGCACAACCAGAGTATTCAATGCTTACTCGCTTTATTTATTACACGGCCTTTGGTAAGTTTGAACCAGATCTGTTTGCTGAAACGGATCGTGTAGTTTATTCAGACACGCCATTAACCGAGGCCAAATTAGCTGACGCGCGTTTTCAAGTGCTGTATTACTACAAACACCAACAGCAAAAGTTTTTATGCCGCAGTGGTTCTGAAAACACATTGGAGATAAGCGAATGAGCCGACAAAAGGAAAATCAGATGCCGCGCAAACTTAAAACAGTTGATTATGTAAAGGTGCAACATTCAGAAGCTGGAATTCTTTTTGAAGTAAAGTTGATGTCTGGTCAAACTTTAACTGCCAACACAGAAACTGTGGAAAACCTTGAAATAGTTGATGACAAGATTTTCTCAGTAGGCAACATGATTGCTGGTTTCAAATATTCGGTTGGTGAAAGTTTGCGTATCGGCACACTTAACGTACAAGGTTCAGGTTTAACTCCGACTGCTGCAATGAATGCTTGGAGAAAAGCTACTCTGGAATGTTCTGATGTTGGTATCAAAATTCCGTTTCTGGAATTTGTTGCTGACGCCATTCAGGTAATTGAAAAGAAACACAGCGCTTTAAAAACTTCGTATGCAACTCAGTTAATGAACTGCCGGACAAAAGTAGTTGTTGATGGAAATGTCCAAAGCGAATGTGAACTTTATTCTTTCAGAGATTTTGTTGAGTTTTATGCTTGCTCTGACACTCAACGTGTTTGGATGGTTTCGCGGTTTTATGTAAGCAGCGGTTATAAAATTTCTAATCCTGTTTTACTTTCTTTATTTGAAGATTTTGCAGCTACTCGTGGTTGCAAATACGACGATTATGTTTTGGAGTAACCATGAATTTTGTAAAGCAATTTGCAATAGATGACCAATTGTATTCTCACTTTAAACGCGAGTGGGAAGCCGTTAAATATCTTGAACCTGAAGATTCGATTGATGCAATAGATCCTGCTTTGTCCGATGTTCTACACTATATCAACACAAACTATGGTGTGACATCTTTGTATTCGTGCAGCGGTCAATCTTTCTCAATGGGTCAAATCGAAAAACATTTTGGCTTTTCTAAAAAGGCGAGAGAGTTTGTACCAGACTCTTCTGGTTACATGCTGCTTGTATACACGGTTGAAGGTGTTGACGCCATTGAACTGATTTTAGAAAATCTCATTAATATCAAGTCACTGCGTATAGAGTTTGTTTCACCCTTTACTGATATTTTCGACGGTGTTTCAGAAAAAGGCCAGCGTGTAGATTTTCGTGGTGTAGTAATTCGCTGGAAAACAAAGGATCTTTCTTTGGTAATGAAAGCTTTACTTCAGCGCAGATTTCAAGAAACTGAAGAAGAGTTTGAACAGCGTATTAAACTTTTAATAGAGCTTGACGAAGCTGCTCACCTTGAAGCAGGTAAGACCTATTATTTAAAAAGATATGGTGAACGCAAATGATGCAGCACTTTTTTATCTGTCTTTTGTTTGGATTTGTCACAACTTTCGTGTGTTGGTTCAGACATAAAGACGCACCAGTTGATCCGAATATACCTAAGTATAGACGACCTAGAATTGAGCATACCAACTTTGAGAAAATAACGCTGAAAGAATTTGGTATAAGCGCACTAGGTAATACGTTCGTTGCGGCTTTCAGTATGATATTTTTCTTTATCTATTTAACAACAGCCTCTTCTGACTTTGAAATATTAAATGGTAGTGTGGTTGGAAAACAACGTGATGAAGTTAGTTGTAGCCATTCTTTTTCGTGTCCACCTTGCCATGATGTATGTACAAAACGAAGCGATGGAAGCAAAAGTTGTACGCGCAAATGTTCAACGTGCTACGAACATGACTACGATGTTGACTGGGATGTATTTACCACAGTTGGAACCTTCACTATTTCTCGTGGCCCAAACAATAGACAAGGTTTAAATACCCCACCTTATTGGGCTTCGCTTCGAGTAGGTGATCCTGCATCAGCCGAAAATAGTTATGAAAACTTTCTGTTGATAGGTGATAACAGTCTAAATTTCAAATCAGAAAGTTTGGAAGAGCGCTATGCGGGAACACTGCACAATTATCCAGAAGTATACAACTACTTTGATTATAATCGCGTGTTGAATACAACCAAAGCTGGAACCAGTTGGCTAAACGAAAAAGTTAGTCGTTGGCTCACTGTTAAAGGCAGCCAGAAACAAATCAACATTATTTATGTTCTGACCGAAGAAAGTCCTGATTATTTTTATGCCACTATGTCAAAATGGGCGGGTGGCAAAAAGAATGATCTGATAATAATGTTGGGCATGAATCAAGAAGGTAATGAAATTCTTTGGTTCAACGCAAATACATACGCAAAAGGAATGAACAACAGGGAACTATTGACTGAACTTAAATTCATGTCTGTCGGTAAACCGTTCACTCCGCAGTTAGTGGATTCGCAATTAGAAATGGTGGATAAACTTTTTGTTCGTTTACCTGCCGAGACTTTTGCTAAAAAGAAATCTGAAGTTCAGATACCGCTGTGGTTTTCATTTATCATGGCATCCTTAAACTTGTTAGTCAGTTATTTTATTTCACGTAAAATGAGGGAAGTAAATTTATGAAAATGCAAAAAGGTTCGGCACTGGGTATTTTTCTCGGTATCTTAGGTTCGTTGTTTTTAATTGCAGCTGCATTTGCTGCAACCTACTTTCACTACAAAGATCGCGGTTCAGATTTTCAGGTAAAGATAGGTTCAACTTATCGCCTTGCACAATCTGCTTTAAGTAAGTACACACTCAAAATGCAGGATCTGAAAGGTCTGAAAAACATGGACACTCAAGCACTGAAAGATCTTTTAACCTCCAGCAATACTTCGCGTTATGGTGCTGACGGTTCTCAAGCAGCTGTTCAATGGTTGAAGGAAAACAATATTCCGGTCAACAACGAATTAGTAACAAAGATGGCAGTGCTTATTGATTCAGGTCGTGATGAATATGGAGTGCATCAGGAAAATTTGAATACTGATTGTACAACCTTTAAATATGAATTAGGTCGCAGCTGGAGTGGTATGTGGTACAGCATGGCTGGTCGTCCTGATGAAAGCAACAAAAAGGAATTCAGTTTAGCCATGTGCGATCTGGTTTTAGATGCTTCTACAGTTGAAGCCTACGAAACTAAACAAGCGAAATCTGTTTTCTGATAAAGGGGCTTCGGCCCCATTTATTTTGGAGATTAAAATGTCTAAAGAGTTGTCAGATTCCGAAATTTACGCTTTAAGAAAGTTTGCGGATGCTGAGCAGTTAAAAGTATTAGATGCCTACCATGATCAGTGTAAAATTGTTGGGTATGTTCAACGCTTTATGCAGAAAGTGGGGAAGTTGATTCCTAGAGAGGAGAACACAACAGAAGCCGATAAACTACTTGACCAAATCTTTCAGTCTGAAATAACAGAACTCGAACAAGAACTTGCTGAAGATTTCCCTTTTCTTGCCGGAAGATCTTTAGAGTTCAAGCTTGAAAAAGAAAACTCTTACTACATGCTTTCTTATAATGAATTTGGTAAGGATATTCTTGATTGCAGATATGGAGAAGCTTTACGTTTGTCTGAAATAATCAATCAGTTACTTCCTTTACAAGAAGCTGATAAGAAACGCGAACAGTTAGAATACGAACAACGACAGATTGAAAGAAGAAAAAACTTTTATATGCCTTTTGATATTGTTCGTGCTGATTATGACAAAGCCGATGTTACTCCAATGACTCCAACTGAATTACGGGATTCTGGTTTAATACCAAAAGGCTATGAATTAGTTCCGGTGGATTTATTAGCTATGTTGGTTTGGGCCGGAGAAGATGCTTACTCTTTAGCCGTAGCGCCTTATGCAAAAGAGGTTAAGCAAGCTAGTAATGCTGGTAAAAATATTTTAGGTCGCAGACAATTTCAAGGCAAATCGAATAAGGGGAAATTATGAAATATGAAGAACGCTTTCCACATTTAGTATCTAACGAGCCGCATTTACTTATGGATCGTTGCGCCATTTCCGACAACTTTCGATACAACCACAGTTCTACGCTTTATCCAGAAATTAGTTCTACAACAGTAGAGTTGTTTGGTTATCATTGGTGCGTTTTCTGCAAAGCCGAAGCTGCCAATATTCAAGGCAATTGGCATAGCAGTAACAGTCGTAACAGTTCAGTGACTGGTCATCGTTGTACATGCAAAGGTGCAATGCAAGAAATTTATATACGTGCGGCATTAAGCTTATTGAATTGCGAGATAGCTGATCAACTTGCGATTCGCCACTATAAGCTTTGGGAAAAGAACGATGAAATTCAGGAAGATTTTATTCGCACTATCTTAAATAAAATTCGCCGTCTTTCAATTTCTGATGTACGTTGCATGGGCAACGGTAAAATAACTGTTGGTAAGGCAGAAGTTCCGTTCAAAGATCATCAAATATCATCTGCTCGTAAAAAGTCAATATTTGTTGAAAGTGGTTCAGTTGAATTCGTTAAAGAAGTTGACAAGGTTATAAAGAAAATTTGGCAACTGAAACGAGCTGAAGAAAAGTCTATGCGAGAAAAGATTAACAAAGTTTGGTTTAACCTGTAAAACTGTGGAGAGGATATTATGCACTTTTTAGGTCACATTCATTTAATTGATTTACCTGTAGAGCCACGCTTTCTTGTCGTGGATAAAGAACACAACTTACTATTTGGCATAACCTACGAACGTGATATGGTTGCCTGTTATGTGAGTGAAGGAATTCCATCAAGAATTCTAAATGCTCTTGGCGATCTAAATGTCACAAATCTTGCTTTTGCAACAGATAAAGGTTTAACATCTGATGCAGAAGAAAACTTTTTAATCAAGATGCTTATGCAAGACAATCAGGTTAAGCGTCTTGAAATTATCTCTATGTCGCGCTGGTTAGATCACTTGGATAACCGTAAACTAACGTCAATGCGTATTCAACTGATTCATCAATTTTTAAGTGTGGACAATAAAGTCAATCCAGAATACGCATTAAACTTTTCTTTTAGTGATCTGGATCTAATACGATTCGCTATTGTTCATAGTGAACGTATCGATTATAGACCATACATGGCTGTGCTTTTAGGTGTGTACGAAAAGGCTAACGGATTTTTCAACGATATGGCCTTTTGCAATATCACGCCTTACAAAAAACAAGTGCTTAGATCTAAAACAGGAATCTTTGCCGACGAGCTTTTAAAGTTGACTGAAGAACAAATAGAAAAGACTGCTCAAGCTTTAAGTGTTAACTTTGGGTCTTGGACTCCTATCATGGGACACGAAAAGACTTTAAAGGATTTTTTAAAGCAACATAAAGCGGATATATTTTCAGGTTGTGTTATTCACATTCCGCTTTATGTGTTTTATGTAATGCGTAGATTTTTTAAACAGGTTGAGGTCAAAGATTTTTCGGTGTCTGCGAGAGATCACTTTTCAACTTCGCACGGAATTATTCGCGCACAAGAATTTTACATTTTAGTAGATAAACTTGTTCGCGTTTGTGGCAAAGAAGATTCTATACCAGAGACAAGAGAAGCAATACATTGCATTATGGAAATTGCAAAACACTGGCGGGATTTTTCAAACGAATTTTCTGTAATGGTTCGAGTGCCTTTGTCTGAAAAAATAAAGCTGGATATTTGGCATAAAGCGTTATCGCAAGGTCGTTCTTATCCAAAAGAATTTATGTCACACTTAAACTGGATCTCAATGGTGTAACTATGCCAATGTTTGTTTGCGAAGTTTGTGGTTGCGTAGAAAATACAGGCTGTGGTAACTGGTGGACACGTTTCGACAATCATAAAAAAGTTTGTGATATTCCAGATGGTACTGCATTATGTTCAGCTTGCACACCAACACACTATAAAAGCGGTGAAGTTGATAAAAGTGCTGGCAAATGGCATATGTATTTCACTCGACGCCTTTGGGACGGTAAGACTCAGGTTTTAAACATGCGGCCAGAGGACTACGAAAACTATATTAAAAAGTTTGAGGGTAAAACATTTACCGAAATCGTTAAGCCATCAAGTCTTATCTAAACTGTAAATCAACTATTAACTAGGGAGCTGGATTATTTCTGGTTCCCTATTTCTATTTTTGGAGCAAAATTTATGAAACTGAATCATCTTTATGCTACCGCTATTTCACTGGCTAATGGCAGGACAAGCGAATACACATCTTTTACAATCACAGCCATTGGTGATATGCTTATAAAGCTCTTTAGCAACAGCGGTATAAAATCTATACTTGATATATTGCCTAACATTCATTTTGTTGCATTCGATGAAAATGAGACTACTGATATTCCAGAGCGTGATGAAATAACAGCTCATGACATTTTTGATATTGACGCCATAATGCACGAAAAAGGATTGCTGCATAAAGCAATGAGTTCTACGCCAGTAGCCTTGGCAGGTAGCGGCAAATTTGATGTAATTTCAAAAATCCGTATATCAGCTGGAAAACTTTTCAAGCCTAAAACTATAGCTGAGTTTAATCAAAAGTTGAATCAGCGTTATCAAGATTTTAGGGTAGCGAATTCTCGTATTCTGCATTCTACAGTTGACTGTATTGAATATTTAAAAGAAATTGAGGCATCGTTAAGTCGATTGGAAAATAAAGAAGAACAAGGTTTTAGCAGAAATGCTTTGCAAGATTTTATTTTCCTGTATGAATCGGTGGCAGATTACAATTCAAAATTCCTTGATAGTAGCTTTAGCAAAAATCTTGTTACACCGGAAAAACTAATGGGGTTGCGTAAAATAAATGATCTGAAAGCCTCTGTATTATCTACTTTGAATACAGCCATTAAATCTACAGAAGGCTACGATTCTATTTTTATACAAAATAGCTATGAATCTTTGTGTACAGCAGTAGAAACTTTAATAGTGGCCGCAGAAACTTTAAGAGGTGCTACACAGCCTGTACTGGAAATGGATCAAGACGCTTATAGTCTTTGGCTATTCAATTGTTTGGTACTGCATAAACTTGCATTTTCAGCTAAAGTGCAAGGTGGTGAGGAATTTCAGTTTGCTGGAAATGTGACTCAAGCTTATTTAATAGAGAAACTGATTTTGTTTAAATCTCAACTGTTCAATTCATCTAAGGATTATGTTCAAGAAGAACATAAGTCAAAAGCTGTTGTCGATCCTATTGAAGATGCTCGTAAAAAGTTTATTGATGCACTTCAAACTGGGAAGCCACTGTCTGCCGAAGATTTTAAAAAGATGCAGTTTATTCACGAACTTTCTGTATTCGATTTTGCTACCAGCATGTTAACTTCTGGCATGACCAAATGTTTGGAAGATAGCGAAACTGGACTGCTTATGATGCGTGAGGCCGTAAGAAATGCGTCATTAAATTCTACAGAAACTGTTACAACTGCTTTGGATTCAGCGAAAGAATTCATGTTGACCAAACTAAAAGAAAATTTGGAGAAGAAGTAATATGTGGTTACTTGTTTTAACAATAATTGCTACTTCGCATGTAAATACAATGTTTCGCACAGGACAAGACAATGGAATTAAATAGTCGGAACGAAACTTTTTCTCTGGTTATTGAGTTCATAAAAATCTTTTTAAAGATTGGAAATTGCTGTGCAAGTATTAACATAGCAAAATCTGGAACTTGGGGCGAAGAAGATGAAGAGGTCAAAGAAGTTCGTTTGTTAGGAATATACACCAAAACTTTTAAGCAATCGGATTCAAATTTGTACACACTCAACTTTGTTTGTGTGCCACTTTGGATCATGATCGGTATCAACTTAGATAAAAGGAAATAACATGGAAGCTTATTTATTGGTAGCCAGTTTGATAGCCACTATTATTGGCTATATCTCTGTGATGAAGGTAGAGCGTGAAGCGTTTACAGCAAGAGATACAAGTAAATGCAATTCCGATGTGTTATGCACAGTTCTATTAGGATTGTTTGCTTACCAACTTTTGATGGTTGTTTCGCTGGTTCGTGTAGGTACAGAAGCGAATACAGGCATGGTTGAAGCCTTAGTTTTGTATAGCAGCCTGAGTGTACTACTCGGAATAATCTGCTTAAAAGTAGAGGATTTTTACTTAAGCTCTATATTAAAGCGTAAGTTGGTAACTGACTCTACTTCTCTTATTTTAATTTCGGTGGCCGCCTTTGTTTAGTTTATCAATTTCAGATCTAGTTAGCTACCTGCCGTGGTTGCTTTCCGCTATATCCATTTGGCAGACGGTGTTGGCTGGAAATCTAAATCGCAATGCTTGGCTGATAGGTTTATTTAATCAAGTGCTTTGGCTTATTTGGATAATACTCAGTAAAAATTGGGGTTTGTTGCCAATGAACATTGCAATGTGGATTGTCTATGTTCGCAACCACAGAAAATGGCGTAAACAGTTGGAGAATAAAATTGATTAAAATTGAAAAAGTTGATGGTGAAAGATATGTGAAAGTTGAATCAGATCCTTTGGATTCAAGAGATCACATAGAAATCAAAACACCTAGCGCACATGCAATGCAGGTTCCTATTGATAAACAAATTGCGGTATTAATGATTCAAGCACTTTCTGAATACATTGCTATTCAGGATATAGAAAGGCCGAAGAGAAAACGAATTCCAGTAACAATAGATTCGCAGGTAAGCGTACTATCTTCGGACGTTACGTTGATGGCACCAAAAGCTCGTGCGCTGCAAACTGCTTTGTCTAAAGATAAAAGACAGTCATTGAATGTTAAAGATCTAAAGCGTCCGATTCCAGATACAAAAGAAGTAGCTGGCTATACAGTAGGTGGAACTGTAAATCTAGCTTTAGATAAAGCCCAACAATTTACGGTGAATCTGGCCAAAACAATTTGCAGTACGGTCGGATCTAATTTTGGATCTTTATGCGATCAAAGCACTAGAGTCAAATGTATCAAGGTAAAGGTCAAAGGCGATTCTTTGGATGAATGTGTGAGAAAAGCAGCTTCTGATATTCGAGTAGCTTCGCACGAACTCAAAGAAGGAATTGGTCGTATGGCCTTGACAAACTTTTTAAGAAAACACGAAGTACATTTCAGGACAGTACATCTAAAGAACAACAATCAAAGTTATGTGCTGGCGCTAGAACTTTACTACAAACCAATTAAGAAAAAGGTGAAAAATGGAAATTCCAAAATATAATACGGCCACTGAGTATAAAGCTTGTCAAAAATTAAGACAGGTTGTGCGAAACTTTGTAGAACAAACTGCTGAAGAGGGATTTACTTTAGATGATGTCAAGCAACATTTAATATCAGTCGGTGTGCCAGAATTTATTGAAGTTGAATACCGTAGCAAAAAGAATAGTATTGGCCGTGAGTGCATTGCTGAGCATGTTGCTACAAAAGGCTTGGCTGCTGTCAGTCGGCTAGTGTCTTTTAGTCGGGAAAACAATTTGTGGTTTTTGAAAAAGTTTAATATGGATTTGTCCAAGGCACGAGAAGAATTCACAATGGATTATTGTACTCGTGCCGCCACAACTGGATATAAAGGCTATGCGATCAAACGTGAGTTGCAACAACTGATACGTGCGAAAATGCTGTCGGGTAAAACATTTAAAACGCAGGAACTTAAAAAGTTTGCATTACAAATCAGTATTCCAAGTTCAATTACTCAACGTAACGCAGAAGGAAAATTGGAAAATAACTTGATTGCTGCCAATTATGTCCAGCGTGTAATCCAGTTGGCGAAAGCCAAAGGTTTGATTGAACCTATAAGTCATGGACTTTGGCGTGTAATCGGAAAATAAATCTTGCGAGGTGTACTGTGAACAACACAGAATTATTGAACTGGCTATGGATTAAACAACTTTATTCTTTAGCCGTGAAAACATTGTACAATAGAGACACCGACAAATTCTGTGTTGTTCCAGACTCCAATTTTTATTGGAGCGCTAAAATATGTTTGTGCAACAGTAGTAGTGCGGTTGAACGTATGCAAGTTGGCAAACTGCTAAAACAAGGTTTGGTAACAAGATGGCATATTCATTATATGCAAATCTACTTTGACATTGAATTGGCAAAAATTGCATTTCAATATGCCAGAGCATTTTGGCAGTCTAAAGGATTGCCAAACAGTTTTGAAAATGGTGAAAATGTAATTGGCAATTATGTAGATCCAGAAGTTCTCAAAGCATGGCAATCAGAGTGTCACCAATTACTGATAAACAATTTCAACTGTCCAGTGCAGATAGTTAAGGGAAAAGGTAAATAAAATGCAAAATATATACGATGCCTTACTAACAATTTTCATGGAAGAAGCCGACATACGGGCCAGAGGTTTGACCGTTCTGGAATCAAGCAACCGTCTTGTACATGCGTTACGCAAAGCAGATCTTATTATCAAAATGCAATTGTATTTTCTGTTAGGTATTGAGAAAGACATTCCAGATGCAGATCGTATCATGCAGGGCAAAATGCCATTGGCTACCACTTGGCAAGGAAATATAACTATTGCTCAAATGCTTGAGGCCAACATTAAAGCAAATATTTCCAAGCTGGAAAACATTACAGATGAAATGCGGAGAGGAAATTCGGTAAAAGAGCCAGTAGAGAAAGAAACGAATAGTATTCTTGATCGTCTTTTGTCCGAATGTAAGTTCAGAAAAGCAGCTTCTGAATTCAAACAAAACTATTTTGGTGATGAACTTGATATGTTTTCTGCTAACAGTTATGATCGTCATGTTAGATGCTTATACAGGAATGATCAAAAAACTGATTGTCCTGCAACCGCAGTTTTTCTGGCTATAACAGAGGACAATACAAATGAGTAGAAGAGAATTCAAGTTGCAAAAAGCTACTCAAATAGCTGAGACTATTTTACGCAATTGCATGGCCCAAATGATTCCCATCGAGTTCAATGCGAGAAACAGAAGTGAACGTGATTTAGCTGCAAGAACAATAGCGAATTTACGCAGACTGATTATTGCACTGTGTCGTCATTTAGGTGATCCAAGCCCTGTCACTAAATACAAAGAATCTAGGGCAACAGCAATTGAAAAGTTGTCTTATGCAAATCTCTTGGAAAATACAGAAGTTCAAATGAGTGCATTAATGATAGAAGTTAATATACTTCGGGATGTCGTTGAATTCGCCATGTTGGAAATAATACAGGATCAGTTAAAGAGATTGCCGGATAACGATTGTGTTTATGAACTTACTCAAATTTATCAGGAACTATGTACACCAAATTTGATAACAGATCAATGCAGAAGATCAATCGAACACAATCAATATCTAGCTGAAAAACTGAGTGGCTCTGATTACATAGATACTGAACAAATGATCAACAAGGATTGATATGAAAATTGTTTATCCCAAACACTTTACATTAACTAACGATATAGATTTTCAGCCATTGCCAAACACTTTGAATTACTTTTACACAGCGGAGAAAGATAAAGATCCAAAAATTGTAGAGTTGCATATTAATAGTGCATTAATGACAATGTTTTCTGGTGAAAATCCATTTAATGAATTTACAGGCGTTTCAGCTTGTTCTTATTTTAGAGAAGTACAGCCGTTAATTAAAGGCCGTTTAACTATGGCACAACGGCAAGATCTAGAAGATCGAAACGTAAATATAATCAGAGAACATGAAAATTTTCAGGTTACGGTTTCAAGTTGCAGATTAAATACAAAGATTTTCGATCAAGTTCCTCAAGCAATTGCTTTGTTTTCAAGTGTTGAGTTCTTACAGCATTGTCTAACCTTGTGTCTTGACGGTAAAAAGATGCCGACCTATAGCCAGTTGTATTTTGATCAGGTTACAAATTTCTGGCAAGATGAAGTAAGAAGAGAAGTATCTTATGGTTACTGGCATAATGAAGTTTCTGGCCAAAAATTGGATTATCCAGATCGCATAATTTTCAAGATAACCGTTAAGTCAAAATTCTTACGCTCCAATCTGGAACAGATTGTTGAATTCTTACCGACGGGCGACGGAAAGTTTGCCTTCGTGTTTTTTGATCGAGATATATCTGAATTGTATGTCAATGTGTTTGGTCACAATATAAACAGAGAAGTATCTGATCTTATATTTGATGCTCTTAAAAATAATAAGAGGATTCTTTCCTCTGGACATTCAGCCATAACTGATCAGTTGAGGCACACAGTTTTTTATGGAAATAAGCAAATCTTTTGGGAATCTTTTGTGCATCAGTTAAGTGAAGATCTTGTACGCTATATTCTTCGTAACACAGACCAAAATTTGTTAGGGAACTAAAATGGCCGCGCACTTACCTGTACCGTTTCGTGCTGGAAATACTATTGTACGACGAGAAACGGAAATTTGTGAAGATGCTTATTTAACAAGATACGCCAGAACCTTTGTAGATTGGAAAGATCACAAAGGTAAACTTCACGAAGATCACACGCTTTACGTTAAATGGTTTCCGCGCTATACAATTCATAACGCTTGGGACTTAGCTCAGGTTATGAATTTAAGTAGCAAGGATGTTGCTGCTGAGGATATTTACAAATACTTTGAAGATTTTCTTGGCCCTTACTTACCAGAGCAAGATCTTTATGTGACTATAGGTGTTTATAGAAATGCGCCTGAATCACATTTTGTTGTGAATGTTGTAAAACGTGAACATATTTACGCACACATTTGGTACAATATCCATAATCGTTGGGGCCGCACTTTCTTTGTTGAAAATACTTGCTTCAACTGCGGTATATACGACACCCGAACTTTTTACAGAACTCGCGTTAAAGTAGCTGAAAAGATTACGGAAATAAGATCTCGTCCATTGGTTCCAAGTCAACAGTATAAATGAGGTGAGTAATGAAAAAAGAAACAATGTTCGTGAAGATGCTTCAAATTCAAAAAGTCCTTCATGTTCTCAACGAATTCGGAAACTGGTCAATAACGTGTCATCTGCTATATCAAAGTATTTTACTTGAGAAAGACGATCCAGATACATCGTCCAAAAAACGCTTTAAGAAATTAACTGAGTTGTATTTAGAAAACATTCATAAAATTTGTTCGGTTGCTGCCGAGGAAATCGAAGGTCTGAACCCAATTGCATTGTATGGTCATTTTCCAATATTAAAAAGTTTGGCAAATACGGCCAGTGTTATGCAAAGTGTACTATTTGATGTAGGTGGATTAAGATCAGAACGTGAAGAACACAACGACATTGACGTTAATATAGAAAGTTTAATACATGAAGTATGTTCTTCACTATCCACTGAAAAAATGAGTGAGTTTTATTATCTTATACAAGAAATACTTCTACGCCATTCTGAAAATTTATGCAGCTTGCTTTCAGAATTTCCAAACAAAGCGCTTATATTTAATAATATAGCTAAAGCGCGGATATTATGCGGTTCTGGAATTTATCCAGAGGACTTCAAATCAAAATATTTACAGGATAACTAAAGTGAATTCAGCTAGTGAATCAGGTCGCGTTCCAGCCCAAACGGAAAACAAGGCCAACACCCCAAAACAAGAGTTTTCTGAAATAGAGGCAACGGTAAAGTCTTACAGATATTTTGCCCGTTGGACAACAAACTTACTAAACCTTGCACTTGTTTTAACTCAGGATTTTAATCTGCAAGATTTTGAGAATGCGCGTGAAAAGTATTTTGATAATACCTATCTGCCAGAATTAACTTCGGCTGGACGTATTTCTTATGAACTTCGTAAATGCGCGAAACAGATTAGTGACAACTTAACAGATGCCGAACAAATATTAGGTTTTCAAGATCCAAATGTTTCACATATTGTTACCAATTTAACATGGCCGCCTTATATTGATATGCAAAATGAATTTGCGAATGTTCAGGTGGTTATAGAAGCCTCTGTAATGAAGCATATTGATATTTTAAAACGTATGTCCTTGAATAATGAAAATTCTTCGGCTTTGCAAGATTTTATTATACGCCAAGGAATTCGCTGGAACAAAGTTTCCAAAGGAGTTTAATATGATTCACTGCGACTATCTACGAGTAAGTGAAGATTTGCTTTTCAAAAGAAAACAGATAACGGATCGTTATCTGGCTAACAATTTAATTTCTCCAACATTAACTCCACTTATTCGCTTAATAAACTCTTATAACGGTGTATCGGTGCTTGAGTATAACAGCGGTAATGATACTGAAGATCATGGCCATATTTCATTGGTGTATTCTGAATTAGGTTTTGATCGTGTAGAAAACATATTCAAGCACAGCGTTTTATTAATGCAATCTAATCCAGATATATCTATTAGCATTATAATGAAACGAATGCCAAACACATCAGAATTCGTAGAATTTCAAACTGAAGTTCCAGAATTTGTACAGACAATCACGTTGCGTTGGAATTCATACGAACAATTAAAAGATGTATACATCAAAGTGTTTGGTTTTGGAGATCTAACTAATTTTGATTCTTTGGTGCAGAAAGAACAAGAATTCTTTTTTGGTGAGCATTACAATCTTGACTTGAATCAAGCATGTAAATCATTTGAAGAATATTGTTTAAAAGCTGCGATTCGATTAAAGTTAGCAGACGCAGTAAAGACAAATGAAGCTGATCCTGTTAAGCTATTGAAATACTGGTCAGGTGTTTTCAATGTTGAGCTACAAAAAGAATTACATCCAGTCTGCAAGCATACTTTCAGAAACTATGTATTTGTGGAAACATTAAATGGTACTAAGTTGTTTAGTAGATCTGATGATTGTTTCATCTAAGGAAAGAAAAATGAATTCAGTGGGTCAATTTTTAAATATTCGTACAGCAGCGTTTAATTGGGCGTATAGTGCGGGTGTTATAGAAAATTTCGGTTTGAAAACTCAGTGGGAAATAATTCAGAATACCAATACAAGTGGTGACGCTAAAAATTACCATAGCAACGATCACATGGAGCAAGTATTCATTATAGCTCAGTGGTTGCTTATTACAAATGGAGTCAAACCCAATAAGACTTTCGCTCTTGCCTGTTTGATGCACGATTACGATCACACAGTAGGTAAAGAAAGTGATGTTGTTAACATTCAAAATGCGTTAAATGGTGTGGATGATTTACTGACAAATAAATATCATGGTTACATTTTGGTAGAGATTAAACGTCTTATCAAGATAACTCAATATCCTTTTTTACTGGAAAACACGCCAACAACAATTTTTGAAGCTGCGCTACGTGATGCGGATTTGATGTATGCCATGACAGACGATAAGATTAAGCGTTTAGAAATTCTACGCAAACTTTCTGTCGAAATTCATGGACATGCAGATTTTACGGATGACGAATTGTTCTACCAGCAGCAGAAGTTTTGGTCAACCGCACAAATGTACACAGATCAAGGCCGTGAAGTGTTGAGCTGGTTTATTGAACACGAGGGGATTTGAAAATGATACTGCCATTGATCTACCTTAGTTTATTCGTATTTTGGTTTGTGATGGCTCAAAATCTTTATGAAGATTTATTGAATCTGGAGGACGTTAGATCGAATTTATTGCGTTTTACTTTTTGTGTGGTCATCAGCACTATTTCAGCAGTCTTGTTTTTATTAGATACATTTAATCTTTATGAGCACTTGAATTGGCTTTCAATTAAAATTAATTTACTGTGAGGTAAATATGAATCTGAATTTATGGAACAAGATGTATGTGAAATACGTGGCGGCAGTTTGTGCTGTTAATCAGCATGTAGAAAATTTGAAATATTTGTCAGATACTTCAGGTGTAATAGAGTCGGAACACATAGATACTACGAATAAAGCATTTAATTCCAACAATCGTTACATACTTGAAATAGCTCAATTGTATACCAGACTTTCTCATTTGTGTATGCAAGCGAATATTCTGGATAACACTGTGCAATATCCTACACTCCGTTGTGAGGATCAATATGTTTTCCTTGTTGCAATTCAGAATAAAAGCGAGGACGATATTTACCACAACTTTGGACAAAGTTTGATTTTTGTGACAGAAGCTTTGTTTAAAAGATTCGGTGTTAAAATTGAGATAGATAACTTAGGTGAGTCTTTTCGCAATACACTGATCAATATTAAGGCCGAAACCCGACACGAAGAAAATGCTAACCAATTTTTTGGTTCCAGCCGAGAAGCGTTGAAGTTTCCTGAAGGTCTGCACAAATCAACAACAGAAGTTCTTACAATTTTCTTCAAAGAATTAGCCAGTAAACTTTTTCAGTCGCAAGAACAATATGGATTGTCCGAAGGTTGGTCTGTTGTTCCAGAACACGTTAATAAGGAAGAACTTGGAAAAGGACGTTTCTTTGTTAACGCAGATCAATGTCGTGAGTCATTAATTGCTCACCTGGAAAAAGGTGATATTTTAGATTCAGTTGCCTACCTTATTTATTTAAGATCACTCACAGGCAACAAAACAATGAAGCCACTGAAAATAATTTCAGATATACAGGATGTTAAGCGTAAGTCTCATATTGTTAAAGCCAATGCTTTTATAGATTCGGTGAGAAAATTTCCCAACTATGAAATAGCAAAGTTAATTACTTTAGGTGGAGAAGGTAATATTTTTATTCGCGTGTTTGACCACTATGAAAATAAGACTGAAGTAGTGAATGGAGTCACTGTTGTTTATACAACAGAACCGATCAGTAAATTTGCAGTACGTGGCCATACGACTTTAGGTATTTTTCATGAAAAGAATTTCGTGGATCATAACAATGAAATAAATAGAGCTTGCTTTAACGCAATGGCCTCATGTGTGACATTAGGTTTACCGACTCAATATATCGCTGAATAGTACAAAACTGTAAATCCTCTGGCATAAGCTGGAGGATTTTTCATTTCCAGTCATAGTTTTAAAACTGGAGGTAACATGCGTAAAATAACGGTTCCCAAGTTCGAGGCCGCTGACGGTAAAGTATTTGACACTGCCGATGCTTGTGCAGCACATGAAGGTCTACATAAATGCCCAAAATGCGCGGGTAGTGGAAAGCGGCAAGAAAAATATGATGCGTATCCATCAAATTTACCGGATAGTGGCTTTGTAGAAAAAATTCAAATACGTCACGTTGAATGTGATTTGTGTAAAGGCATAGGTTACACCAAAGAAAAGTTTGAAGCAGTACAATCAGTCACAGCATACAGAAAGGTTTGATAATGGATAGTCATTTATTAGTAAGATCGCCATTAAGTTATCAAGGAAGCAAGTACAAGTTGTTGGCGGCCCTACAACAAAATTGTTCTCCGGTAAAAGTATTACATGATGTGTTTGGTGGAAGTGGTACTGTAGGTTTGAATATGCCTATAGCTAAAACAGTACACATTAACGAATTAGATCCGAATGTGTATGGTGTACTGTGCCATTTAAAATCCAGACCAACTTGGCAAGAAATTGTTAAGCAGTTGGATGCTACAATACGCAAACACAAACTTGGTAACACGCGAGAATACGAGGACGCTTACTATCGCTTTCGCAATAAGTTTAATAAGTCTCCCAATTGGTTTGATTTGTGGGTTTTAAGCAAGCACAGTTTCAGCAGTTTGATTCGTTTTAACGAAGAAGGTGAATTCAACTTACCTTTTGGTTTTCGTAGTCCACAGAAATCTAAAAGTCGTGATTTTTGGATTCAGCAATTTTGGACTCGCTTGCAACGAGTTAAGTTACACAACAAAACTTACTTGCAGTATGTGAAACACGCACTGGCTAAAGCAGATAAATCGCATGTGTTTTATTTTGATCCGCCGTATTTAGCCAGTGGTGCAAATGTATATGTTGGCGAATGGACAGCAGCAGACGATCAAAAGTTGCGTGACTTACTTGATTACCTGAACAAAATTGGAATACGTTGGGTACTCAGTAACGTAACAAAACATCGTGGGCATAAAAACAAACCACTGGCAAAGTGGATGAAACAATACAATTATTCTTATCCTTCTTTTACGGGTAAGGGTGAACTCTACTCATTGAATCGAGCAGCCGATACAAAAGACAATGGAACAGTAGAGGTAATAATCAAAAACTTTTAAGGGAAAATCATGAGCAAAGAATATAGCGGTCGTACATTTCTCCAACCGTCACCAAGTTTGAATTCTATTTCTTGGGAAACGCGAGTAAAGCAGACTCCAGAATACGAAGTTCCAATTCATTTTTATGGAAAGTTTACTATTGCTTGGGGTAGCACAGTTGTTGGTATTCATAGCTATGGTGAATATGGGCACAAAGCTGCCAGCAAGTTTCGAGAAAAATGCGAAACAGCAATCGTTTGTATCGACCGTTATATTAGGGCTGTTCATTCCAATAGTTACTCTACGTACCATACACACTTGAATGATGAAGATACTCCGTTCAGTGGTGCTATTTACTGGAAACGTGACAAATCACCTTCTGGTAACTTAATATCAATTTTTGAAATTTCTTCGTGCAAGTTTAAAATACGCATACACTCACATGAAGTCGGTGGCGAAGCAAAGCTGTGTAAAATCCTTAAAAGGATTATTAATCAAGTCGATCAATTACTTGACGCTACATTTTTGATTGAAAAAGAATTAAATGAATTGGCTAAACAAAAGTCTTTGTTTGGAGAATCAAATGAATGTATTTAGCTTTACAGAGCAGCAAGCAGTTGATCGCTTTATAGTCCAAAGCTTGGTACGTCAAGGTTATTATCTTGCACGTACTGTAAGTGTAGTGCAGAAAGCGGATCTGGCTATACAAAAATTTGATAAACATAAAGACAACAAAGTATTTCAGTTTTTAGATGACAACTTGAGTCCAGAACATATATGGAAAGTTTTGGATGTTTATACTTTGGAAGATTTGTTGAACAATATAAGTAGATTTGATGAAGAATTTAAGGTCATGCCTAATATTCATTCTTATTGGATTGGAATGCAAGGTCAATCTAAAATACAAAACGCGCTTTATAGAATAAGGCAGAGTATAAAATGAACAAGAAAAAACTGAATCCGCGTGTAGGTCTTAAAGCCCAATATTCATTTAAAGAAAAACGTGGAAATGGAGTACGTACTGGCGTTTGTGTTATTGTTGATATAACTCCAGTCAACGTAAAGTTTATCGATTGCATTTCTGACATAGAGTTTATACGCAGAGCAGATGAAGTAACTTTTACGGCAGTAGTGGATTAATTGTTTATCGAGGAGAATCAAAGTGAGGCTAAAAGTTGGCACCGTCTACTCGTACACATATAAAGATAAAAAGAAGAAAACTCGAACTGGAACATGCACAGTAACAAATCTAACAGCTGATAAAGTTTGCTTCATTGATAAAATATCAGGAATTGAGTTTATTCAACCAATAGATAAAGTTCAGTTTAAGAAATAAATTTATAGGGAGCTTACTTTGAAAGAAATATTAAAAATAGTCGGGAACTTCCCTGTAAGCGAATCAGTGTTAAATCACAGACATATTGCTGCCACCAAAGCAGTGTTGAACACAAAACAAAGATTTACCGATCCAGTTGTAGGTACTCAAAATAAAAAAGGTGTTGAATTATACGGTTGGCATCCTAATGTAGCGCCTCACGTAGATCGAACTGGCTTTATGTACTTCATGCCATTGTTTGAATCTACTGGGACAATCAATGCGTTTTTAGAGCGAAGTGGAGATCCTGTCGAACTTCCTCTAGTGGCCGGAAACATCTATCGAATGTTTGATTATGCAAGTCATTGGACAACCGGAGAAACTGACAGACAAATAGCTTTGTTTATAGGTGCATTCGACAGTCCTATGGATAACTTTGCTGTCAACAGATTAAAGCACGGACTTAATCTTTTAGCCTCGAATTCAGTTTACGCGCCAAAAACATCTTTCTCTACTAAAATGGCGTTGGATGATGAAGTATTTGTAGAAACATCGGTATTGGGTAAAACCAGATTGATAAACAAAATATATGCGGCCAAGCACAAAATAATAACGTGTGCGTATTGCGAAAAGCCAGCAATGATTCTCGATTCTTATTATCCGTATGAAATAACCAAAAACAAATGCAAGGAACACTTCAGACAATGAATATTCAAATGTGCGCTGTTTATTTTTCAGGCGAATCTTACTATGTAAGAATAAAGCCAACTTTTATGAAAGACATTGACGAAAGTTATGGTAGCGGTCTTGCTATGCGAACTGCACATGAACTAACTTTGTTAGAGTCTGGCCAAGAAGAAGCAAATGAAAAACAAATGTTGGCCGCTCAAGAACAAGCACGTAGAACAGACAAATTGTTGTTAGATATTTTAAATGCTGTGTATGAATATTCTGACTACGAATGGACGCACAAATTAAAGCGACCTGATAGTAATGAAATATTTATTGCTCTGCGTATTCCACCAGAATTTTTAAAAACAATTGATAATCTTTCTGACATTATCTTTGCTACACCTTGCTATTCAGAAGCAGAAGCAACTGAATTCAGTTCTCGCATTCAAAACTTCTTTAGTCAGATGTTGTCAGATTTTAAGGAAATCAAATGAGAATTTATTTAAGATCTAAGCCGTTCAATCCTATTCCATTGTATACGCTGGTAGAAGTTGCTTCTGAAAATCCAGCAGGTCGAATTCGTGGTTACGTTGCCAATATTGAGGAATATAACCACCATCGATATAACGCTCTTTACAAGATTACTTTAGATCCAGAAGTGGTTTATGAACTGCAAAGACTACAGTACATTGAAAAAGAAGATGTATCGAAACATCAAATGACTGTACGTAGTAAATTGTTGGGTGCATACACACTAGATGATTTAAGAATTATTGTTGATGCGAAAGAAGTTGTTGCTTGGCAAAAAGAACATGGAATAAATATTTGGGAGCGTCCATCATACGGATGCAATGAAATGCGTGTACGCCATGCACTGGATATAAAACAAAAGCGCAGTCTTGAAAAGCAACACTTTAGCGGAAAACAAGTTTACTTGAATATGCCCCGCACCTTTATGCGATATAGCCAAGCTGAAGCCGATAAGCCAAAGATCATAGAGCATCCGTTTGATTTTACGGTCGAAAATAATGAAATATTTTGGGTCAATCAAGCAAAAAATGCTGAACTTAAAGGAGCTGATTTATTAACAGCTTTGTGGTCAGATGTAAAAATCCTTTCAGATATGTCTTTAGCTTGGGCAGATCGTGAAATAAGATTGACCAAACGTAAATCTGAATTACGTGAATACGTAAAAACTCAAATGATGCTTTTATTCATAATGTGGATCACCAAAGTAGGTGATTATGAATGCACCAAAGGAACACTGAAGGAAATTGATTTCAACGAATACTGGTTAAATTTTGTAGATCACCAAATTGATGTCAAAGAGTTGGATGCCGATTGGTTAGTATGTGAACCTTGCGGAGTTGTCGAAGATTTATTTAAAGATCTGGCTGAGTGTTAAGGAAAAATATGAACAAGTTAAGTGTGTTAGATATATTGGCTGCATTTAAAAATCGTTTAGGGCATTTAGCTGTGGCCGGAGTGGAGCCACATGCTTCGCTTCCAAGACCAAACCAAGATCGTGATATTGTTTTCAACATAAGTTATTATTTACGTGTTGATGAATCCGGTCAATGTTTTGAACTTCAGTTTTCGGAAAAAGATTTGCTGCAACCGATTGCTATTGTTATGGATGAAGTCATGCAACTGTACTGCACTTGGATAAACACAAGAGTTGGTGCAAAAACATGACTACACAAGCATTAAAGGGTACTATCGTTAGGACTAAGAATCCTTATAACACTCGTGAATGGCATCCGGTCGATCAACAGCCAGTATATGTAGCACTTCTTTTAAATGAAGAAATGTTTAAAAGCATGAAAGGATGTATGTTACACCATCATACGGTTTTCTTTTTAGATCGTATGCACGATTGGGAATATTGTGAAAAACGCAATGCTATTCGCGTCTACGGCAGTATCGATCCTGAATCGCCTTTTGATATTGTTGCTGTATACAAACACAGAAACTTAAGGAATTTAGAATGCCTCAAAAAGAAATAGAAGCGGTAGATCCAGAAGCTTTAAAGAGAGCTGTTGAATACTTTGAATTTTGTTCTTCTGAGAGTCTCGTAGATTCCAAAGACGCGGTTGTAATTGATTCAGTTGGATCATCTTCCTTCAGAGCTATTAAACAACGTATAGGGAACGGAGCAAATTTAATCTACTGCCCAAGCATTGTGGATAAAATCGATCCTGATGCAAAACCCAAAACAGTGGTATTCACCACTGAATGTGGAAATCCTTGGATGGAGGTAAGAGACAATCCAGTGACTTGGAATAATACTTCGTCCAGTGTACGTGTGCTGGAAAAAGATTTTGTGGATGATGGATTATACGTACAAGACGGAATTCAAGTTTTATTGAATAATGAGCCAGTTCAATTCACGGTAGAAGGTAATTCAGTCAAGCTTAATGATTCTCCAATTGAAGGCACAATAAAAGTCAAATATCAGTACGATGAAGCTGCCTTTTACCATAAAGAAAGCAAACGTCCATCATGGAATAGTAAACCTACTAAAATTGGTGGAGTGAAAGCCAGTAAGGAAAAGCGCAAGGCCGCCAAAGCAGCGCGTAAGAGAAATCGTAGAAAATAGTAAACTGTAAATCAGTAAGGGTAGGTTATGACTAAAGGTAAAACAATCACATTAGTTGTTGCTGTAACAGTAGCAATTTTGATGTTCAGAATTCCTTTCATGGTGGAGGATATTCACAAAGAGGCACCTGTTAAAACTGTTGAAGTGAAGCCAGAAATTCCTAAAGATGAAGTTGTAGAGATTGCACGATATTGCATAAATTCTACACTGGTCATTCATTATCGGCTGAAAAGATTTGAAAATGGAAAACTTGATTTTGTACGTGGCGCTCATGGAGCTGCAATAGAGTTCACGTATGTAAGTCCTGCACCATTGCCTTCATGTGTAAATTAAATTGGGGTAATTATGCCACGCAATGTATTAAAATACGATCATCCGGTACATGGTGAAATATGGGTTCAACATGGATCACAAGCACATCAACTTTTTCTTGAAAAGAAATATGGTGAGTTGGAACGGCATTTAGGGTTCTTGTTCAAGAAATGCTATGCTAACTAATTTAAGGTTAAGCAATTAGGCTTAACCAAGAGGTAGTTATGTCAGTTCATTCTCAGCGCTACGATAAAGAAGCTTTACCTGAATTAACGTGTCGTTATGATATTAACAATCGTGTTGTAGTATACACTGTGTCACCTACTATGAGACTTTGGTATGTTGTTGTAGATGGTGTATATTATAGTTGGCGCGTAGATCAGGGAACAACGCGAGAGTATTTCCACTGGTTCAAAATAAACAATGTTGAAAGTTCTAACATGACATTGTTAGCAACACTGAGAGAGCGCTTTTCTCAAGGTACTTTGAAGCAAAGTACCCCACAGAACGGTGGTTATACTGAAATGATATACAGCGTATGTGAATACATTTGATTAAAGGTGATTTGTGTAATGGCGCTTTTTGAAATACGTGATAACGAACTTTACATAAGTCACAAAAATCTGGCTCGACTTCATGAAAAATATGGAGTCGAGGCCAGTGTAAAGTTTTTAAGCAATTTGATTGACGAATACAATATCGAGCTTCCTCTTAAAGCACCTACACTAGAAGAAGCAGATATTGCTCATGAAAAATTGTTGGAATTGAATTCAAGATCTTTGTTGAAAAATGGTGATGTTGTAACACGGTATCCATCAGAATTATTTCCGTTGGCAAGTCGTTACGTAAACAGCAGCAATGTTGGGAATGCAGCATCCAATCATTTTCACCATAGATCAAGAATGTTTTGCGACAGCATTAATAGTCCAAGCCCTATGAGAGTTTGGCACACACCTAAATTCCGTGAAAGCATGTTACGTGCAGTATTCAGTTTAAAAAATGCCCACGTAGATTCAAAGGTATTAGGTTCGTGCATTGCAATGCGTAAATATATTGCAAGTCAGTTTAGACCAAGTGCAGCAAAAGCATTGTATGATAAATTTGCTCAAGGCGGTGCAGTTTTAGATATGTGTAGCGGTTGGGGTGATCGACTTGAAGGATTCTTAGCAAGTAGTGCAGTTGAATACACAGGTTACGATCCAAACATTCATCTACATGAAGGCTACAACCAACAAATACGCAGATACAAAAGCAGCGATAAAATAGCGAAGATTCATTATAGTGGATTTGAACGCGCTGCATTAAAACAAAATCATTACGACATAGCTTTCACAAGTACGCCCTATTTCAATATTGAGCGTTACAGTCGTGATGACGATCAAAGTTTTATCCGGTATAAAGATTGTGATGTTTGGATAAAGAAATTTTTATTACCACTTGCACAAAAAGCTTACGATAGTTTACGTGTAGGTGGGCATCTTTGCATTAATATAAGCGATGTATATTCTAATCACACTGTTAATAAATTGTGTGATCCGTTGAATAACTACATGCGAAAAATAGGTGCAAAGGAAGGAAAACATTTTGGCTATAGAATGGCTAAACGTGTGGGAAGTAAGAGTGATGTTGCAGGTATCTTTGTAGAACCTGTTTGGCATTGGATTAAAAGGTAATAATATGAATTTTCTAAAAAGTTTGTTTGCGAAGCCAGTAACAATATTTGAAACTGTTGTTGAAAGAGAAACCGTTGTATTGTTTCGTCAGACAGTGATCGATCATGTATCAGTAAGAATCCAAAGAATTGGTGACAACAACTTTATCGGTATTGTAGGTGGAGCAAAGTTAGATCCTGTATTGATAGCGCGTCACTATGGTGTTACTCTTGCAGACTTAAGTGCGGCCTACGATGAAATTCAATCAACACTAACTAAAGAAATGATTGAAATCAAACAAGTTCAGACTCAAACTCAACACAAGAAAGCTTTGAAAGAAGCAGCCTTAGCAGTAATAGAAAAGACGAAAGAATTTTCGGATGTAGGTGGTGGACTTCCACTGGCAAACTAAGAATAGGGCGGATTTTCCGCTCTATTTTCATTTAAGGTAGTCAAATGAAAGATCCTGCTTATTTGTTTCTGGATATGGATGGAGTTCTTAACGGTATTTATGATGTTTGGTATACATTCTCTAACGACAGTAATGCAATAAGAGAAAATCGTTGGAACAATCCAGATACCTTACATTGGATGCCTAATGGATATGAAACAGATGATTGTGTATCAGCGCACAAATTAAAATTGCTGAAAAGGATGATATTAGATTACAATATTCGTGTTATAAACATATCAAGTTGGGTATGCAGAAATAATAGCAAAGACACAGAATCCTATAACAAATTTGTAGGTTTTGAATTATATGGAAATATTTTCGGAGGCGAACGGTCTTTGGAAATACTCAATTACATTGTTGAAAATAATGTAAAGCGTTTTGTAATATTGGATGATGACGGAAGATGTTATCGCAACCATCCAAATCATGCTTGGTATAAAAACAAGCCTTACGCAAATCTTTTAGCTCATTTTGTACAGCCGCACGGTAGATACGGAATCAACGAGCAACATATTGAAGAATGTTTGAGTATACTAGGTGAAGTAACTAGCAAATATTCTCAAACATTTCCAGCAAGACTTATTCAAGAGGTTAACAATGTTTTCGCCACTCAAACTACTTTGGATTTTAACTCTGCTATTAGCGCTGCTTTACGTGGCGAAACCAAAGGGTAAAAATAAAACAACTTATACTCACCAACATTTTACTGGCATGTGCATAATGTGTTTAATTCTTGATGAACTAGGAAGATTATAATGTTTGAAAGAATAAACTTGTGGAAAGAAAAGTTTCGAGCTTGGCGTCAAAATAGAGCGGAAATTAAAAATGTTGTGCATAACATAGGTCAAATCATGGAAGAGTTTGAACTATGGATGATTTGTTACCACAAAATGATCAGATCGCAGCTAATAGATAAAGGTTCGTCTCATAAATACTTAGATCTACTTCAGGATAATCTAGTTATTGTAGAGAATGGAGAGGAGATATTTGATACCTTTCTCAGACATAAGAATTATTTATACCCAAAAGCCGACACAGAGGTAGCCAAGTTATTTCATGAGCAGTTAAATATTCGACGCCCAACACTAAATAAAATAGCTTTTGAATCCATACAACAAGCTGAATGTAAAAATCTATTAAAGTTTTATGTAAAATATAACTTAGTTAGTAAAGGCGATCCTACACTAGATCAGTTGAGGCTTTTGCAGACAGATCCGAAGTATCATGTAAATTTATCAAAGTTTTTCTCGCTCTACAAAGGTAATTAAAATGATTACACAAAGCTTAGATCTCAATATGTTTCATGGTGTCCAGCACATAAGAATTTTATATCATGGCGATCAATGCTTGGACGGCTATTCGTCAGGCTATTTAATGACTAAATTTCTGTTCACAGCAATAGCGCACCGAAAAGACAGCAATATAAATTTCAATGAATTCTTTGAAATGAAAACAGCTGATTCTATGTTTCAAAATAGAAAGGTCAAGGGTTCTACAAATTGGAACAGAGCAGTAAGTGCAATTCGTGATGTTATCCCACTTTCAGCAAACTACAAAGATGCCCTACCTGGAAAGTACGCTGGCAATACTCTTTATATATTGGTAGACTTTTCTTGGTCAGATGATCAAATTCAGCAAGTGGTCAATCGTGGCGATAAAATTTGTATTATAGATCACCACAAAGATCGTGTAGAAATAGCACGTAGTTGGATAGAGAAAGATCTTATCTATGGGTTGGTATCTACTGATTATTGTGGTGCAGTATTGACAGCATTCGCTATAGAACAGTTATCTCGTATGCAAAGCGGAAAGCATAATCTAAACATGGATATGTTGGCACAAAATGTATTTCCAGAAGAAGGAATACGTAAAGAGTATGAATTTCTTCGTTATGTAAACAGTAGAGATCTTTGGAAAAAAGATGTTGAGGGAACAGATGAAGTTGTAGCCTACATGATGCTTCAAATTCAAAACAGCTTAACCACAACAAGATTGAATGAAAAGCGTCAAACTCTTGATACTGTTTTTAAAGACTTTGAAACAACCAGAGATTGGAATTCAATTATTAAACAAGGTAAAATCTTGTTGATGCAACGCAAGTTGATTATTCAAAGTGAGATTAGAAAGCATTTTGAGTTTACTTTTGTTTCACATGCGACGGTGGAGACAAGCGGCTATTATTTTAAAGTTCCTTGTGTTGTTCTTCCTCGTGAATTTAGATCGGATGCTGCTCAAGCACTTTACGAATTTTTAGGTGTCAATATAGCGGCCAACGTGACCTTACGCATTGAAAACCAAACTGTCGTAATGGATGTTAGTTTACGTTCTACAAAAGCAGTTGATGTAAATGAAATTGCAAAAAGATTCGGTGGTGGTGGACACCCAACAGCCGCAGGTTTTGAATATAGAATACCATTAGAAAACTTTAAAGGCAGAGGAATATCATAATGAATTTTTGTGTACCAAAAAGATTTGAAGTAACTTCCGACATTAATTACAATGCAAAACCTCATTCCCTGATTTATTATGTATCAGGGAATGGAATACTTCAAGAGCTAAACGTGTTGGATATAGATTATCAGGAAAATCGTGATCGCGTACACGCGGCTATTGAAAATTATTTCCAAACAGAATTACGTATTGCACCAGAACTTCCTCCGTTAGCAGGTATAGAATCATCGTCATTCTTTTCAAAAGCAAATTCGCCTGAAGCAACTTCAAACAAAGATAGAATTGCATTAGGTATTTATACATCGGAAGATCTTAATGAATTATCTGAAATCGGATTCAATGCAATTCGTTCTATGTATACGAATGAAACTGCTCGGAATATTCCGGCCAAACATGCAGTAATTTGGGGTCAAGCCATCTACACAGGATTCGACTACGATATATTTTTACCTGAGTACATCAGTTTCTTTACTGCGTTTGAAATGATACATTCTGAAATTTGCAACAATTATTTGGATGCACATTCAGCAAACGGAGATCAGCCAGAACTAGACTCGATAAAACAGACACTACATGAAACTATGTTGGAGATAAAGCGTAGTTTTTTGAACACACGCGCTGTAATGCCTGAGTTATATAGGTCAGAAATTAAGACCTTAGATGATTCTAAATCTGTTGAGATTACCCTCACATTCTATGCAAATCCTAGACAAAGTAATCACCAAAAAGTAATCAAATTTGTTTTGAATCGCAGTGAAATTGTTGAAGGTAAATCAAAGTTAGAATACTCTTTCGATATAATATCTCAAGAAATTTGGGATAATATATTTAAGCCAGATCAGTTAGTTGATTATCTGGACTTTGGTGACATAACTTCAGACATTAAAGACGTTGAAGTTGTTTTACCTAAGACAGTGTGGACACACCGTAACGGCTGTGAATACATGGTTGTGATGATCTCAAACAAAGACAGTGTACGTGCCGAATACAAAACTCAAATCACTTATGTTGGAAAGAACGGAAAAATCTGGACAAAAGATCAAGATAGTTTCTTGATCAAAATGAATAAGCGTGATACCACAGAAACAGAAATAGCTGAATTTGAAAAGGCTTTATCCCAATCCATTTACTCAATTACGTATACAGGTTAATGATGAAAGTTGAAAAAATGTTCGACATTTTAAATGGCTGTGAGGCAGACCACACCATTTGGAGAAATGATTGGAGATTCACACGGCCTGTATTTATGAACGAAAGTCGCCAAGGTACTATGGTATCTGAATTCAAAAAATACACTCGTGTTATGCCAGATGGACTCTACGATTATTTAGTTAAAAAGTGTTTGGCTATTCAGGCTGATAATAAAAAACTGTAAATCAGTTGGTAACTAAGGAGCCAACATGAATGTACAAGAATTGTCAAATGAATTTTGCACAGCCTTATTAAAATTGCCTGAACTAGCTTGGGCAAATAATAAACGTAAACTACTCCCTCTTGAAATAGAGCGTATGTTTACGCTTATTGATAAAGCTGGCGATAATTGTTGGCATCTTTTCAAAGAATACAATATTAATCATTGGCGTGAAGAAACTCGCATGTGGCCGAGAATTGATAAATGGCTGGTACACAACGATAGCACAGAAGGTAATATCCGTAAAACGCTATTTGTTTATTATGCCGCGTACAAAATTGGTGGAAGTCCAAAAGATTACACTGAAGTAATCGACGAGTATTGTAATACTGATCGAGCAACCAAACGAATTTGGGATGCAATATCTGCAATTCCAAACTTTATTGAAAATCCGGCTGATTTTATTGCTCAAGAAGAAAAACAAAGAGGCATAGAAATCAAGGCGCGTTATGAACGTGATCTTAATGAAAGAAGAAAAAGAGTAAGTATGTTTGGACACTTGGCAATGATGTCCATTATGCAAATGAATAGTCTTGAATCCAGAGCAAGAAGAACTATGAACCAAAGTTTCGCAGATCTTTTATTACGGCCTGAAAGAGTAGTTGGAATAGAAAAGAAGTCTGAAAGAAATTTAATGAAAGAAAGTTTGAAAAGGAAATAACATGAAACCGATTTTCGTTGTTCTATTTTGCTCTACTCTTGGACGACTGAGGTTAGCTAAGTTCGATAAAACAAATCCAGATCCTGATGATATTTGCATTTATGCTGCAAAAATCAAATCAAAGTCCATTGAAGAGTTTCTCCAAAAAGAATTACGCTTTAAATACAACGTGACAGAAATAATTAAACCAGTTGCTTCTGGATCGTCAAGTGAGCCATTAGGTAAAACTGGTTTAGATGTTTTTCGTTATAACAACCATGTGATCGAAGTGAAAAATGTTGAAGTTGTTCACACTTTAATACACGAAGATGAACATGGAGTTTATTATGCTGTTGCCGAACGTATTCAAATGGCAACAGGTAAGATCAACGCTTCTAAGCCTACAGTGGTTTATACAATTGATACAATCCGTGAAGGCCGTGAAAGTTCTGATTCTCGTGCAGCGCAAATAACAAAAATTCTTTGTGAGTATTTTGATGCAAATGAAGCTCGTTTACTAGATACTCTGTTGTACAAAACTGAGTTACCTGACTACGAAAAGAAGCGTTCGCTTGAAAGCTGCAATTACTTACCAGATGCTAAATGAGTCAACGTATTTTCACAGGAATTGGTTCACGAGAAACCTGCGAAAAGATTTTGTTGGCTATGGAAAGAGTCGCTACTGATTTAGCTGCCGATAACTTTACGGGTAGAAGTGGAAAAGCAGTTGGGCCAGATCAAGCTACTCAAGCTGGATTTGAGTTTTGTAGAAGTTTGGGAATAGAGTGTACCTTTGAAGCATACTTACCCAACTTAAGTTTTAACAAACATTTTGGAAGTGAAGATTGGAACATTGTTGTTACAGATACTGAGATCAGATCTAAGGCAATGGCGTATGCAGCAAGTGTACATCCAGCGTACAATAAAATGATTCCTGATCACAGAGAACTTCATATACGAAATGTTTATCAAATTCTCGGTAAAGATCTACAAACTCGAAGTAAATTCGTTTTGTTTTCTGCACCGGAAACCCACGGAGTAGTGTCAGGCGGAACAGCAACGGCAGTTCACCTTGCTAGAAAGTTTGACATTCCGACATTTAATTTCTTAGGAAATCGCGCAAGCAACTTAAGAAAATTCTTAGCAATTCACACATAAGAGAGGAAACATGAAAATCAAGCCACTTCAGGATCGCTTGGTGATTCGCGTAGATAATGCGGATCAAAAAAGTACAGGCGGAATTGTTTTAACAGGTGAAAACGCCAAACAATCAAACAAAGGCACTGTTATTGCTACAGGTTCTGGCCGTATTCATGATAATGGCGTACTAACACCAACTACTGTTCGCGTTGGTAATGTAGTTCTTTTCAATCCGAAAGCAGTAGAGCATTCTGAAAAGATTGACGGTCAAGAATTCGTGATTGTACGTGAGTGGAACGTACTGGGTATTTTAGAAAGTAAATCAGCTGAATAAGGGGAAACAAATGGCTGCTAAAGATGTACGTTTTGGTCAAGATGCCAGATCTTTAATGTTGAATGGGGTAAACACTCTGGCAAATGCAGTGCGTGTTACATTGGGGCCAAAAGGTCGTAACGTAATTCTGGATAAACAGTTTGGTGCGCCTTTAATCACCAAAGATGGTGTAAGTGTTGCAAAAGAAATTCATTTGCCTTGTAAGTTTGAAAACATGGGCGCACAAATGGTGAAAGAAGTTGCCTCTAAAGCCAATGACGAAGCTGGCGATGGTACAACTACTGCAACTGTATTAGCGCAAAACATTATTAACGAAGGTGTGAAAGCAGTCAGTGCTGGCATGAATCCAATGGATTTAAAGCGCGGTATTGACAAAGCAGTTGGTGCAGCTGTAGCCGAATTAAAAGAAATGGCTAAGCCATGTTCGGATTCAACAACAATTTCTCAAGTTGGTACTATCAGTGCCAACGGTGATAAAGCAATTGGTAAAATGTTGGCCGATGCAATGCACCAAGTTGGTCAAACAGGTGTAATCACTGTTGAGGAAGGTCAAGGCATTGAAAACGAATTGATCTTTGTTGAGGGTATGCAATTTGATCGTGGCTTCATGTCACCATACTTTGCAAATACTGAAGATGGTACGACTGCGGAATTAGACAATCCAAACATTATCATCATTGATAAAAAACTGGATTCAGTACAAGAAATTTTACCAGTTCTTGAAATTGCTGCCAAAGCACAAAGACCTTTACTGATTGTAGCCGAAGATTTTGATACAAATCTTTTAGCTACTTTGGCTGTTAACCATATGAAAGGTATCATTCGTGTTTGTGCTGTTAAGTCTCCTGGTTTTGGTGATCGTCGTAAACAACTTATTAGCGATATGGCCATTTTAACTGGTGCTACTCTTATTGCAGAAGATGTTGGTGTATCACTCGATAAGTTCCAACCGGAATATTTTGGTAGTGCTTCTCGCGTAAGTGTCACACAAAATAACACAACTATTGTTGATGGTGCTGGCTCAAAAGAAGAACTGGATAAACGAATTTCTCAGTTGAAAACAGAGATCGCAAAATGCGAGGCTGAGTACGACAAAGAGAAATTGCAAGAACGTCTGGCGAAACTTGATGGCGGTGTTGCAATTATTCGCGTCGGTGGCTCTACAGAATTGGAAATGCGTGAGAAAAAAGAACGTGTTGAAGATGCACTATATGCTACTCGTGCGGCAGTAGAAGAAGGTATCGTGTGTGGTGGCGGTGTTGCATTAGTAACAATCGCTGAAAAGATTAAAGGCTTGACAGGCGAAAACGAAGATCAAAATCATGGTATTAAGATTGCTTTACGCGCAATGGAAGCTCCACTTCGTCAAATCGTTGATAATGCTGGACAAGAGCCTTCAGTTGTCGTGGCTGCTGTTAAGAATGGTGAACTCGATTACGGTTATAATGCCGCTACCGATACTTACGGTAATATGTTCCAAATGGGCATCATAGATCCGGCTAAAGTAACGCGACTGGCCTTAACATTCGCAGCTTCTGTAGGTTCAATGATGATTACCACTGAAGCAATGATAACTGATATTGCTACTACGCAAGATCAACAACAAGGTTTAATGTAAGATCGCAAAAGGGAACCTCTTTCGGGGTTCCCTTTTTTATTTGCCAAAAACTGATAAACTTTAGGTAAAAGAAAAGGGGCCGAAGCCCCTTCAATCAACTTGAGAATGTTAAAAAGAATTGCTTTGTGTTATTTCCATCATACACAGCTGAAATTAATTTTTCCAAATGTATATCATGTCCACAAATCCAAGTATGTTGATCGATAATTATCCAACGATACTTTTTAAACTCTGCTTTCTTTAACGACTGACACAAACGTCCATATTCTGCTGGCTGTCTGACTTTGTAGTAATCGACAAAACTAGGTAAAGAAAAGTCGTTATCCTGAGTCGTTATCCACAAAATTCGTTCAGAACTATTTTCAAGCTCCAATTTCTTAGATTCTTCATAACAGAACCATTCCTGAAAAATTGACATTCCGGCTCTTTGTGGGGCGCGTAATCCAATAACTCGAAACGCGGCTACATCAGAGGCGTTAAATTCAATAGGTGAATAAGAACCATCTTCATTCGCTTTTACATGAATGGCTTCCGAAATTTTCATCGAACTTTCACGGCAGGCATTTATGTACGCAAGTGTTGCTTGCTGAACGTAGTTTAGTTGTATTTCCATCTTTACTTTCTCCAGATAAAGATCTGCACGATTACAGATCTAATACTTAGCTGGAAGTTCGACTGTTTGACCTGCGTAACTGTGAGTACAATCAGGTAAATATCGAATCTTTCCATTTTCAATAAAAGAATGACACACTGTTCTAAACCGTGGATCATTCAAAACCAAATTTCTTCCATTAGGTAATACAGAAATTCTGTCGTATTCTTCTTCAAGTTCAGGACTTAAATCTGGATTACATGATTTAATATCCACCGAAGGTTTAAGAGTAGGTGTATTCAGATTAAAATTGAATACCCATTTAGGATTCTTCGTAACATCTATGTTGACAGCATGTTCAAGATTACAACCTACACAGAAAAATACAACAGACTTATCTACAACTTTTGCTCGGAACATTAAAATCTGTCCTCTGGTTTACGATTAGCTAAAATGATTTTATTTTCGGCTATACTGGCTGCCAGTGTTATCTTTGACCAATGTTTGTAAGTAGGTGAATTGTTGAATTCTGCATTTACTGCCGCAATTTGAGGTAAGCGTCTGGTTACTCCACGAGTACGCATTAACTCAACACAAGCTAATGCTAAATTTTCGTCACGTTCATCTTTAGCATCGTAGTACCAGTCAATAAGATCTCGAATCATATTTATCAGTTGCTTTTCCTGCATGTTCCCTACAACAATAGCATCACGCAACGGCCAAAATTTCCGTAACTCTTCGCGCTGTGAGTATTCACTTAACGGTTTATTTCTCAGATTGGTGGCCTTAGCTACAAATACTTTAACTTTCATTTCATGTCCTTAAAAACAATTCTATAAATTGGTTGAACAAAAGCGTTTTTGTTTCCATCAAAACGGCATACGTAGTTTTCGTAAAAATCAAGACCATCCATGTTAATACGTTTACTAAGTTCTGCCTTAATAAGTTCACTTATTCTGTGAAGCCTGTTGGTATTTATAGCAGGTCTTTCGTGCTGTAGACTTGGATTCTCGGCAACGCTATGTAGATAGTGCATGTATTCACGAGTTTCTTTGTTATAAGCATTAAATACTTTTTGAAACCTAGAATCAATGGCAACTGATGGGACATTTTTAAAATTTATTTTCATATGAATACAAACGTCATGCGTTTGCCCTCACCTTCAAGGAAGAATCTTTTATTACGTTTAGTTATTTTACCGTTATCGATTAAATCTCGAATTCTCGCGTAACGTGGATCATCTTCCTCGCCATCAATGACATTTCGTAAATATTCACGTAAATCAGATAAGGCTATTACGTTGTTCTGGTTTGCTGCCGTTTGATTTATATTAAGTGATTCTATTCTATTTGATATTGAAAGACGCAGCCCTTCATCACCAGGCAGTCCAAACTTATCTCTAAGTTCTCTGTTAATTCTTCCTAATTCATCTGTTCTGAAATCCGTGTACCAGCGTTTAGCCTCAGCATCGATAAATCTCTGCAATCTAGGCTTATCGCTTTCGGAAAGTTCAATTGCATCGTATCGCTGTGCCTTTCCATTGTTTTCGTTAACTACATCACGAGCAGTTGTTATAGCCATGTTTGTTCCTCTGCTCAGATAAACTCAATGAATGCTGTTTTGTATCTGTATTGAAATTTGTAACCGTCACCGTTTTTAGTGAATAGACCACGATCTACAAGATATTCAACACCTATATAATTAAAGTGATTGTATTCACCAATTTTTGCTTTAATGCTCGCTAAAGCAACTTGCATATTTGTTTTACTTACATTCAATCCGGCTATCAATCCAGCGATAGTGTCATCGATGTCTTGAAGTAATATGCTTTCATCATCCAATCTGTATCGACGAATTACTTCTTTTTTAGCCTGTTGTTCAACCTTAAGCATTTCGTCATCATAGTAGAATTCAGCAACAGATCTTGCATAAGATTCAAACATGCCTTTTGTTGAACTTGGCATGTCCAGAACGAAATTTCTGGCACGAAACCCGTTAAAAGAATCACTAATACCGTATTGTATTCGAGCCATCTTATACTCCAGCCTTATTGTTTTGTAAGCATCTTAAGATCTACACTGTTACCCAACAAAGATTCTTTGACTATCTTAAGTGCATCAATCCTTCCAACAATTTCATGAGCCATTATTTCACTGGCTTGTGTGCCTCGACTCTTAAGAGCGCGTAATTTTTTATCACTTGCCTTAATCGCATCATTTATAAGTTGCAGTGTTTCAGGAGCTGTTGTAGTTAGTGCAGCTATTTGTTTTGCATTAGCGGATTCCGATAGCAAAAGTTGCTTCTTTTTCATAATGATTTGTTTCCCTTTATAATGCTCTTTTTAAGAATACCAACAGTTCTTATGTCGTTGTATTTTCCTTCAAGTGCATCTATATGAGTGTATCCAGACTTCAATAACAATTCAGCAAGTTTTGGCTCAGTCTGATACCACTCCCAAACTTTTTTATGGCCACCATGATTTAATGAATTTAACTCATTGTACAGTGTCAGCGCTTTATCTTTTGATACAAGGTTAAATTTTTTATAGGAATCTAGGATACCTTGCTTTATTCTGGAAATGATTTCACTAAAGGTCACTTGAGCATCAAGTGTACGAAAGCCAAAATTAAATCCTTGGCCTAAGTTTATGTCATATTCCATTAAATGATCGCCATACTGCAAAGCATATTTGGCATTTAATGTGACCCAAATTATATGGCTTTTGTTTTGGTAGTCAGTAGAAAATTTACCATTTATTCCACGATAAAATTTCTCGCCAGACAAACTGATTAAAATTTTCATGACTAAGCTTCCAAATCCACTTCAGTAGATGGGACATAATTAGGCCATGTTACCCAAGGCATACTTTCCAATGCAGATAAAGAATCTACTTCAAGAATACGCTTTTTTAACAACCTACGTATTCCTTCAATGGTTCCGAAATAAGATCTTAAACTTAAATCAGATCCGTTAAAATTCTTTATGATACCTAATGCTAATTCGTAGGGATTTTGACCTACCAATTGACTTTCATTTACTAGAAGCTGAGGAACTTCAACATTATCTTTATTTTCAGCTGCTTCGTAAGAAGTGACGTATGCAAGTGCATCATCATACTTCATACGATATACATCAGTTTGAATTTGAGTTGTTGTTTTTGATACAGTATGATAACCAGTTGCGGCTTCCTGCACTTTATTTGCTTGCTCAAAACTTCTTTCAATGTACAGATATTTTGCATATTGAAGTCTTATGTTATCAAGTGCAGGTTTAGAAACTTTTTCGTAAGAATTTGGCCAAACAATATCTGAGTATTCATCGCCATAAGAATAAACTTTTAATGAAGGATAGTACCAAGATATTGCTTCGACGTAACTTGGAAGCGGTGGCCTCCCATCTAAGTTGGCTCCCGCTAAGTTTGGATTTATTTTCACCTTGAATGTCATTTTAACCATTTGGATTCACCGTGGTAAGTTCAATAGAGATAGATGCTTCGCTCGGACGCATAACTATTGTTCCATTATTAGCTAACCTGTATAGATAAAGTTTAATGACATCATTAGGTTTAATGCTTAAGTTATCAATATCAGCAGTAATAGAGGTCAATCCTCCACCTACCTCATATAAAGAGCCGTAAGAGACAGATCTATCAACTGATATATCGTTAATAGATAAAAAAGCAACAACTGTATCGGCTCGATTTGTAGGAGATCCGTTAGATCCGGTTAACGTACAATTTAACTTAAAGCCGATTTTAACACGACCTGACATCTTTGAAATTACTTCAGCACGACCTTTAACATGAGTAAAAAGTTTTGCATTTGGTAGACCTTCAACCTCGCCCCAAACAATAGGAATAGGCTGATCAGTAGCGACTGAAATAGTTAAAGTGTTTTTCAATACAATAGAGTTTGCATTGGTAGGGGACATATTCCCTTTCAATATCATAAAGTAAGTCCAATTAGCTTACAGTATGTCCCTCTACCAAAGCCTGTATGTTATGTAGTTAATCCTTAGCTACTTTGTTGATTGCTTTTTGAATAGTGCTGTTCGGACGAGCACCAACTTTCTCGAACCATTCTTTAATTAAGTTTGGATCAATATAGTTTTGAATTGCAGTAGTAGCAGTTACTTTTTCACCGTTAACATGACCTAATTCTTCACCAACTTTTTTCATGGCCTCAATAAACCATTTATTTATTTCGGCTTCAGATTTACCACGGAAAGCCGGAGCTTTATCAAGAACAGCACCTGCAACAATGGTTCCACGGGCATGTCGGAATTTGTGAAGTGTAATGCTTTGATCTACACCTAACGAACGCAAATATTTATTTACGTAAGTACCATTCACATGCTTAACAGCACGACCGAATTGAGCAGTCATTATTAAATCATTTGGCTTTTTACCTTCAACCAAACTATCTAATAACCCCTTCATCATTTTGCCTTCAGGCTTATTAGTATGTATTTTATGAATTTGTTTAACGCCACTCTTGCCCAAATAATTCAATGTGAAATATCCGGTTCCACGAGAAGTATAGTTTTTACATACCAACGTGCTAATGCCTTGACCACTTTGACCAGCAGTACCAATACGAGCAGAGGTTTCGTAAATAAGTTCAAGAATTAAAGCAGATACAGTGTCAGCATCTTCATAATGACCTGTCTTTAATTCATGCAACCATTTTTTACGGGCAGCCGGAAGATCTTTTATTAGTGCATCAACAGTGTTAAACTTTTTACCCGCCTTCTCTTTGCGATACTCAACTGTGTAAATACGTTGAGGCTGCCCAGTACCAAACAGTGGATAGTGAAGGAAAACGTAAGTGTTATCCAATTCAGGATCGTACTTAGGATTTGCTTCTAAGCGGCCTGTTATAGCACCATCAAGTTTTACTTTGTTCGTGTTGTAATAAGCACCGTTTTCATCAACGTAACCATTGAATCCTTCAGGCACTTTGCTGCGAATTTTGTTCTGCTTTAGATAGCGAACTAACTCTGTAGCCTTAACAAGCTTTTCACCACTTTGTCGGACAAAGCTTAATGTTGCTTGCTTTGTCCCTTCGTTAATGTCCCGCATTAATTTCAGGAAAACTTTATACTGTTCAGGTTTTTTGTCACGTAACGAATTTTTATCTTCGACAGTTAAGTCGGCTTCAGGCTTACCGAAGATTTTACGGCAGAATTTATTAAGTTCTGCAACTAAATCTTGTTGGTTACTTTGCTCAGCATCTTCGTGAAGGAAAACAGCTGTTAGATCAGGATCACCAAGTTTACTAATATGACGAGTAAGATTTTTTAAACTTGCGTCACTCCCACGAAGTACAATACCCATCATATACTTCAAAAGATCAATATGGTCTTTGGTAAGATCCAACTCTTTTGTAAGCATACCAGCTTTTTCACGTTCTTTCAGAACACGAATTAAAGCATCAAGATCCCAATCCATATCGGCATTGTCGTTTAAGCAGCCATTTACTATAGGATTGAAAGTTGATCTTGGAATACGAAATCTTTTCAAAAATTCTTCGGCGTCTGAATTCCACTTACGGATCTTAGATTTAACTTTAGCGCCCAAAGGTTCTTCAATCAAACACACCATTATTGAACTGGCTACAAGTTTGATGAATGATTCTGTAGAGTTTTTACTCACAGCAGAAATTGAAATAATCATAAAATTCCTTAAGCAAATATAGCTTTAACTTCCGCAGCTATTTTTTCAAGTTCAGGCAATTTATCTGGAGCCACGTAACGCTGGCTTGTATAATCGGCACTGGGTTTGCCTCCATACAAGCTGGAAAATATTACGTACTCAGCTATTCCGACTTCATTACCTTGAAAATAGTTCGTCACGGCTGTACGCAATTCTTCTGGAAAATCCCATGTTTCAAAAATCTTAAGAGTAACTGATTTTTCAATTACCTGTAGATTAGATAAATCTAAATCTTTGAACATTGAACGATTAAAAGATTTTTCCATTTCACATAAAATGGCTAACATCCCTATTCTACTTGTAACCCCTAACAACATAAGAGGTTCAAATATTTTGGTATTCTTTCTAACCTGAGATAGCGCTATCGCGTATGCTGTAATACGCACACTGTCATCCCAAACACTTTTCAGTATTTTAGATATATAAGGATCAGCCGAAATAAAAAGTTGTTCCATAGCCATAGCAACAACCAAAGCTTTTACTTGAGTAAATCCTATGCGAACAACTGCTTGATGTACAGTTTCCACAGGAACTCTTCTATTAAAATGAGCGCTGTTTGCTAATCGAATAAGTCGCAAAGATAATGCACTATCTCGCATCAACACACTAACAAGCAACTGCGCGTTTACTTCTTGTCTATCCGTAACTTCCATTACTTTAATTGCAATATCTGGAAGAGTAGGTAGAGTCATGCTGTTATTATTTATTTTATCGAAGAACATTTGAAGCAGTGCAGTTTCTGGCATATAAAACTCCGGTCGAAAATTGGGGCAAGTTTCCCTGCCCCTTCTTTTTCTAAGGGAAAACCTTAGAATGGCCGTTAAATGTGTAAAGTTCTTTTACTTGAGTAATAGTACGATCTTTACCACGAACAGTACGCACACCAATCGTTCCATCTGGAATGCTATAGTCAACAGCTTCAACCGAAACAAAAGTGCCGGTTCCTGTTTTAATCGCATAGATAGGAACATTCAAAACTAATTCGCTGCTATAACGGAAATCTTTAGCAGATGTCATGGCATCGATTTTGTTTTGAATTTTAGCAACAGCTTCTTCTGTTTTGCGCTCAAGATTAGTCAGTTCAAATTCATATTCCTGATCTAAACTTTGTAAAGCTGTTTGATGACGCACTAAATCTTTTGCAGCACGAGCAGAACCTGCTGGATTTACTGTACGTTGGTTTGCAATAGTTTTAGCACGGATGATACTGTTCTTTAAGGTAGTGCGTTGTGTTTCAAACTTATCCTTTAAGATACTTGCATCAGCAGCCGCATTCTTACGTAAGGCACTCATTTGCTCACTGAGTTTTAACAACTCAGATTCAGCCAGACTTTTCTTGGCAACACCTTGTTTATTTTCAAGAATGTTTTGTACAAGTTTATGAAGCTTACGGCTACGCGCAATATCAACATCAGGACGACGAGCAAGATTCAGTTTAATAACAACAAACAACACACCAGATCCATTTTGTGAAGTTTTAGTATGCTTCACAATAGATTTAAGTGCTGGCCCATAAACTCTGGCTAACCGACCTTGTATCTCTTCAGCTTCGTGTTGATAAAGCGGGTTGTCATTCTGAGCAGCAAGTACCAGCATGAAATCATCGTTTGATGGATCATTAGATACAATACCAAAGCTAGGATCTTGTGCAGCTAACTTGTTGTCAATATTAATCGACGACTTACCTGTTATCTGCGTGATTCGGAAAGCTTTAGTAAAGTGTCCGGCCAGAATAGCTTGCTTAACTTCAGAAAGCACGGCAAAACTGTTGCCGTAATACAAAGGTTCTTTGCGTTTGAACTTTCCTGAATTTGGTTGCTCTGGACGTTCTTTAAAATGCTCTATGTTTATTCCAGCTTCTAATTTTTCATGCTTTTGTGTAGCAAGAATTCTTTGTGCAACTTGAGTATGTAAACGCATTTTTCCAGAAGTACCTAATAATGAGCGTACCCAAGGTAAACTTGTTTTAACCTTCATTACATAAGAAACTGGAATACCATTTTTAGTACGGCGCATTGCGTCAAGCAGTTCATCTTCTAAATCTTCTTTATCATCATCCATGAACACATCAAAGTCATCAGCAAATGCAGAAGATTGAAAGAAACCAACATAAGTTGTATCACGGCTCAAAGCTTCTTCTTGAGATACACGACTTAAATCAATTTTGCCCTCACCAGTGATAACAGAATTCTTTAACTTAGGTTCCACTTTTTTCTTAGCGGCTTCTAACTCAGCAAGTTTCTGTTTTTCTTTTGGTGTCAATGGACGATCAGTAGAAAGTTTTGGAATTGGTACTTCTTTACGTTGAATAACCTGACCTTCAACTTTACCACGGAATGGTTTACAAACTTTTAAAACCGATTCCATTTCTTTCGCACTTAATTTGAATTTTATGTTGCGATTATCTTCAAACACAACATAAAATTCACCACCACGAATCGCACGATAACCAAACACTTCATTCATGTCCAAAGACATTTCGTGCTGACGATGGTGATTATTGAAGTGACGGCTTCGCCCATTCGGTGGACTGTAACGCATCCAAGTATAATCGTGAACAGTGTCAGAACTTTGTGAACGCAAATCGCTACTTGTCACATAAAGAGTAGGTGGATTTGGGTGGCCTTGTTGAATATGCTCACCACTAATTTTTGAACGATTCATTTGAGGCTTCGTTGGAATAGTTGGTTTTGCGTCAGTCGGTACACCATGCTGTATATGATCACCGCTTTGACGACGATTGTTGAACACACTTTTGTTTGAATCTACGTTATGCTGTTTGTGTTCGCCACTTATCTTTCCGTGGTCAGAATGGTATGGGCCACCAACAGTACGAACTTGAACAGGTTGTGGTGCAGATTTTTGTTCAAACAAAGAAACTAAATCGCCAAACATTTCCTTAAACACTTCATTTTGCTCAGGAGTTGGCAGGTTATCACGAATAAGGTTTTCAAATTCTTCAGGAGTTTCACCGCGACGTTCACGTAACGCCTGAAGTTTTAATTCCATTGGAGTAGATTCTTCTTGATCGCAAATTTCTTTTAGCTCAGGATCAACAGTATGTTTTTCTGTTGCTATTGGATTCTGCAAGCGAGTGGCAACGGTTTCAAGAATACGAGTCATACTTGGGCTGGTTAAAAACCGCTGAGCAAATAACTTGTCAACATTAAACTCAGATTCGATACTAATGTTGAAATCGCCAATCATTTTACTAAATTCGGCAGCATCTTCACGGCATCTGTGAATTGAAAGTCCGTGCATAGACCATTGAACCCAAGATTCTAAAAAGCGAGAATAACCCACAGAGCAGACTACATCTTCGGCACAGGCCAATTCAGGTTCAATAACATCCAGCAATTGTAATGCGGCAATCACAGGTTTGGTTCCAATGTAATTGCGATCAATAGTGTAGTAAACACCAGTTTCTTCACAGTACATATAATTGTCTCTGTGATGTAGTTTTGGAATACCCTCTATTTTGCAGGTAGATCCGCCAACCAGTGCATTTGTAGAACCGCAACCAACTGAACAAGTGGCTACCATACCTAAAGACTGCAAACGATCTATTTTCTTTTGAATGTGTGGAAACATGGCTATCCCTTAATCTATCCAAATTTGATCTTTAGGCATTTCTAAGACATTTCCTTTGGAACCATCTTCGTTCAATACCATGACTCGACATTTCTCGCTGAGCGGCAGAATATAAAGCAAAATACCCTTCTTCTTTTGACCAGCTGGCCCGTATGTAACAGGTAGGTGCAAGTTATCTTGCTCACGACCACGAACAGCAATACGAATATTCAAAGAATGTACGCCTTCGTAATCTTTAATGATTTCACCTATCCATTTACGTGCGGCCAATACTTGTTCATCAGCAACTTTTAAAATACTGCAATTGCCAAAGAACATTAGCAGACCTTGCTTTAAATCTTTCGTATCTAATTGAGTTTCTGGAAGATTAGGGCCAGCTGAACTCACAAGATAATTCTTTTGTCCCATCTTAGCAAAGTTTGCAGTAGCATTTTTCATTTTATTTGTCCAACTTACTGCATACATATTTCTGTCAGCACGTTGTACTTTAAGATGCAGAGGCCCGAACGACTGCTCAATACGAATAGCCTTACTGGATAGACTAATTAATATTCTCATTTCTCAACCTTTTTAATCATTAGAGTAAACACGTACTCGTAAGTTTCGGCATCCGTGGAATCGTCGAAGCCTTGAATAAAAACCATTACCTCAAATACGCTCTCTTTTGGAAATTTTTCTGAAACAGCATCGAGCGTATTAAATATCTCACCTAAAGGTTTTGGCTTACCTTGTGTAGCAAAAACTGTAGCTGACTTCTTGACAAGTTTTTCTATTTGTGCATTTTTATTTGGAAGAACAGGCACAAATCTCAGTGCTTTAGATTTTAAACCTTTGAGAACAGAATTGGGTTTAACTTCGTCAAGAAATTTCACAGCAATAATACTTAAATTTGTTTTGTTTCTTGTCCAATCGGATAGAAACTTATTAGCGTCAAGATCTATTCGCATATCCCACCCGTAATAAACTTAGCATCTAGCAAAGGATAGTTAATGTATTTCTTGAATCCACACCTTGGATTAGCTGCAAAATAAATCGTGCGTTCGCTTTTTGGCATGGTGAGAAATTCAAGAAGATTAACTTCTCTATGTGGAGTCTGAACAGATCGCAGATTAAAACGCATTGATCTATCAGCAGTGGCTTTGCAGAATCCGCCACGCCAAGCCATTTTGGTAATGACCCAACGCTTTAAGCTTCCATCTACTTTTCTGTGTTTTGCATTTTGCTTGATAATGACATTACCGCCATCAGTAACAACCATTAAACCTACACCATGCGCTTTTAATCGCTGCTTGATATAAGCTCCATGTTTGCTTTCAAACAATTCAATAGATATAGCAAAATACATCTTATTTGCGAATGGTAAGTAAGATTCCCATTTTGTATCGCTAGTAAAATCGGCCCAACAACTTTTAACCTCAACAATAACTGTTTGCCCTCTAACAGTTAAGCCAAGTATGTCGGCTCTTAATTTGCTATATTTATTGTCAGATTTTAATCCAACTTCGTCATAGACAGAATACAGCTTATCCACAAGATAATAAGTTGCGGCCCGTTTAAGCCGCAATGTATCATTTTTTCTTGTCATATTAATCGTCTACTAATTCTTCGCTGTATTCATTAGTGAGGATTAAAGTAATTTGCTTACTATTCTCCAAATATTTTTTCAGGTCAATCAGATAACCTTCAACATCGTCACCGTAAGCAAGTGAAATGTGTGGTTTAAAATCTGGATAGCTATGTTCAAGCCCTTTCGTTTTAGCATAGTTAAACCGTCTTTCTAAGGCAGGGCAATGAAGCTTTAAAACTATAGCTCTCCAAGGAGAACCTACATCACCCATAACATCGCAACCAACTACTTCAGCCGAATATCGAACATTCGGACTAGGTACATAATCTGTACCCTGTTTTTCTTTGCTGTACATAAGTGTACAATGCAATTTTTCTTTGGGAATCGGATTTGCAAATTTAATTGCACGTTGAATCTTTTGAATATCTGTGACAGCAAAAGCATCAGGTTTAACAGCTAGGTAAGTTCCGACCATGATAGCCTCCAAATTCTTGTAGTAATGGTTTTAATGGATGTCGTGACGTTTCTCTGTAAATTGCATCACGATCATAGGCAGAAATGCCAAAGTTTTTGAAATTAAGATTCACGCTGTTGCACAGAGCTTTCGGATCAGAAGCCATTACATAAGGCTTTCCGTTTCTTACTACAATGCGTTGGCCATGCTCGTTAAGAATCCAAACAATGTTCCAATCATTCATGGATCTATCTTGTCTAATAAAATTCCCGACATAATATCTGTCAGAATTTTTATCGAAGTTTGTATGTAAATACAAAGCCTCTAAGACATTTTCAATTTCTCTGGCGTTACTCAATCCCCAATATCCTGCCCACTGTGGAAAGTCTACGTGTTTACCGCAGCAGTGTGCTATTGCTCTACGCACAACATTTTGACTGTCGGTATATTTAATTTCATTTACATACTGATCTACGTAATGATGACAAATGAATTCAGGATTGCACAAATAACTGCGAAGAGTTGTGTAGTCAATTTCTGATAAAACTCTTTGAGTGAAAACATAAGTTTCTTGAGTTTTCCTATCAACAGACTCATAACTTATTTGTTTACGCTGAGAATCATAAAGTTCATCAACTCTGGTTTTATTACGCGCATCAAAAGCGAAAGGATATAAATGAGGGAAATTTTTATCAGCTGACCAAGTATCAACAACACATATTTCAGGGAATTTAGGTTCACCTATAAACAATAAAATTTGTGTTGCAGATAATAAATTCCTACGTAACCATTCGACGCCTTGCTCAAACTTTTGAGCATCAGCCGGATATTCTTCATCCACCATTTCAAGAGAATCGCCTGTTATTCCTTTGCAAACTTTTTTCAGTGCTTGCAGAATCTCAGGTGAATATTGATTACGGTTTTTGGAAAGTTGCTGATCTAATTTATCGAATTCAGCGCCGTATATGGAACGTAATGACATAATCAAGCCTTCTCAATTCGTGACATAATAGCTTTGTGAGTATAGGAAACGTAAGTAAAATACTCAGCCTTTATATCTGTTTTCCCTGCACGATAAATAATGCTAGAATTTTGATCGTAAATTTGAGTACGTCTGAATTTCTCAGCAGGATCATAAAGAATTTGAGTACCAAGAACAATGATTGCTCTTATGTTATCGCCAGATTCTGTTTCCAGCACAACAAGCTTTGTTTTTGCGTCATTAATATTTTGCATTTCAATGACGCAAAGTGCAAGCGCTTTAACTCGTGAGTCACGTTCACTGGCTAAGAGTCTGCGATCTTTAATTAAGAGAACAGCGCGTGTAAGTAAAGATGAAATATCAAGCGAACGAGGTTCAACACTACTAATGGAAAGAAAGCGTTTTAATGGTATTAGAATATTCATCATGTCTCCAAAAACGGATTTGGGGCCACAGATTAATGCAGCCCCACATTTACAACTTATTCCAGTTCATCTTCTGTGTAAGCTTCAGCAGCAGCTTTTTTAGCTGTGTTGAAGTTAGTCATAGTGCTCAAGCCTACAGTCATTACTTTGCCACTTGGCAATTTAACATACAACGTCTGGCCTGAAATAGATTTACCTAACACGATGTTAGAAGTTTTGATACCGGCTTCTGTCAGCATCTTGACAACTTCTTTCGCCAGAAGGCCATATTCTTTTGCTTTGGCTGCGCGATTTTTATCCGCAACTTTTCCAGCAGCTTCTTTAGTCGCAGGAACTTTTTTGATGTGACTGTTAAGTGCAGAAGCAGCAGCTTTCATTTTCTTTTCCAGCGCGGCAGACAAAACGCCGTTAGCATAAATAGGAAGAATTTGAGTTGCTGTCTCAGTCATTTTGCTACGCAAAGAAACTGCGATTGCCCGTTTCTTCATGTAATTTGGTTCTTTGGCTTTAGCGCGAGCCGCACTATACTGCATGGCTTTGCTACGTTTCGGAACAGTGTAATATCCCATTGGTGCAGGAACAACACTTGATTTGCCAAAAGCGGCAACAGCTTTTTCAGCAGTGGCTTTATCTTCACACAAAAAGTTTAATGTGAACTTACCAGCTTCGCCTTCGATCTTAACTTTACCGTCAGCTGTATGCGGCTTGATAACAGCACTTAAGGTTACTGCCTCTTTACGCATTTTAACCGGAGCAACAACACTCACGGAAAAACCATCACGCGATTTTTTGATGGTAGAGATTGGCTTCATGTTACGTAAATAAGATTCAATGTCTTTACGTACAGCCAAAATGTTTGGCAGATTAGCCAAACCATCAGCAGCTAAATAAGTGTTACCTGCATTCAGACTTACCAAACTTTCGATTTTCATAGCAAATTCCTTGAATAAGATGCTGTTTTGAAGTTGATTAACTTACTCTACTAAATTATAAAAATACAGCCCATAAATGCAAAGAGCAGCAATTAAGCTGCCTTTGGGTTATTGTTTAGGCAGTCTGTACATTTTATACGATGCCTTTATCAGTTTAGGATCTACAGGTTGAAATCCAAATCTTGTATAAAATTGTGTAAGTCTTTTAAGATTGCTTCCGAAGGCTGTGGATGGATTCAACACAATTATAAAACTGTGCTGATCCGCATACTCAGTTATACTACGCATTATCTTACTGCCGTACCCTAAGTTTCGCATTAAGATTGGCAGTATGATACTTTCTAACTCTAATGCCTTGTAAGCACGTTCGCAAAAAAGTACATCAGGTATTTCCAACAAACACAATTTTAACTCTGGATAAACTTTCTTAAGAACCAAACCAAATGTAAGTGGCGATACTGCATAGCTCACTTTAAATTACCGCAGATTGAACAGGACAAATTTCTTTAAATTTGGCTTTCACAAGATTAGTATCAGCTTTAGTAAGCTCAAACTTTTCTAAAAGTTCTTCAAAGCAAAATCCATTAGCTGTTAAATCATCCATTTCATATTCGCTAATGATATTATTAGCGTACTCACCATCACAGTCAAACTCAACAACACCAAGTTTGTTACCGTATGCGCTTAAATTGATTCCTTTAGAATATCCTGAAAATGTTTTAGCGTATTGCAGTAAAGATAATCCTCGGAATCTCACACAATCATGTAAGGACTTATCTACAAGCAACAATAAATGACATGAACCAAGTTGAGTTCTGGTTTCCATGATAAGTCACCTACTTGTATTAGATAAGCTTAAATTATATTGCGATGTATTTCCTTCTACGTAAATTAAATGTTTTGGCTGCGCTCAAAGATAATTCATCAAACTTTTTACGATGTTCGCCTGTTTTCCCTACCACAAGTAAATACGTTACTTCAGGTAATATGTCTGATTGTTTATCTTTCCATGACATACCAGCAAATTTTGTGGATCTGAATTGACGAGTAACATGCTCAATGCTAGGGTCTTTTTTACATATTACTATGTGTCCTGCTCCCCACATAAGATGCTCTTTTCTGAGCGCAGCATCAACAAGTCTTTCCAGTTCAGGCAAATCGTACTCAACAAAAGTGATTACACCGATTTTTACGTATTCACCCATAGGAATAATCCTTTTACGATTTTTCTTTAAATCAAGTTTCATTTAACAGCCGCCACGATAAACATAAGGATCAAAAGTTGTAACCTCACCCTTACGTTTTAGTCTGCGTAAAAAAGTACAATTGGATAATTCTTCTAATTGTTCTTCTATTTCGTCTCGGTCACAGCTGAATAGATTATAAGATTTTACGTATTCCATGAATTCAGGTTGATCCAGCAAATGTAGTGCAGACAAACTGTTTAACAAAGGTTCATACTTGATTGCACCATCTACCACAAACTGCAAACTTGATGGAAAATATAATTCAAGCTCTAAGCACAAAATTTGTTGGTGCGGCTCAAGATCCGTTTCATAAACGAAAGCATAGCGTTTTGTATTTACATCAGATCTTTCTGACGCAACTACATTAAATTTCCCAAAAATTCGAGAAGAGTTGTTTAAATCTATTGAATCAGATTGTGAATGTTGTTCTTGCAAAATGGAATGTCCTTCAAGTGGAGCAACATAAATATCACTACAGTAAACTGCTTGTGATACGTACTGGTTTACTTTAAGATTATAGAAGCGTTGGTTACTGGCTGGTTTAAAACGTACTCTTCTTTTGAATTCGTCCAGAGTTAAATATCCGTATTTAATAAGGCCAGCAAACGCTTCCTCTAGCCAAGAAGCTGCGATAGAAAGTTCTTCTTTGGTTTCAGGGTTAATAAAATCGATTAATATTGTTTCGTGTTGTGTTAAAGCCGGAACAAGCACACTTTGCCTGAAGTATTCAGCAGTGTTTTCTTTTACATAAGGAATACCTATGTGCTTACCTTCAGGAGTATTCGTGGTGTCATAAATTTTGATTTCAACTTCTGACATTTTAACATTCCTTACGCTAAATCGATTCGAGTACCATTGATTTTATAGGTAGAGCTTGTAGTGTAATCGACGCTTCCTTTAACTTGGATTACTTGCTTTCCACCTATTTTCATTTCATGATCGCCCTTTATGTCTTGTGTGAAATCACCTTCGACGATAACGTGCATATTACCGCTGTCTTTTTTACGGAAACCAGCAAACGGAACACGACCTTTTTGTTGCTTACCAAGGCTATCAAGAATTGAACTTACGTTATCTTTTAAATACTGAGGAATCGCATTTACATCTTTTGCTACATGCAGCTGATGATTACCTATAACTGTTTGGCGAAGATCTCCAAAAACAGTAACATGGTGATCACCAGGAAAATTTACAAAAGTTTCTCTGGTTCTTTCATCTATTACAAAATAGTGGCCGCTTGGAAGCACGTAACCTAGACGATCAGGATAATTAACTTCAAATTCTTCGGCCAATGTAGTGCTGTTAAAGGGAACTCTTGTTGAATAAGATCCTAAGTGCGGATCTCCATCATGTTTATAACTAACGGAAACCCAAGAACCACGAACTGGAGTTCCCCAAACACAAGCTGTATGTCCCAACACACCGCCCATTAGACCGCGAGGATGAATATTATCTTCAGGTATTAACCAAGGAAGTTCATCATCCTTTATTGCGTCCTGTAAAATTGGAATACGTGCGCGTATTCTAAAAAGTCTATCAGGATCATTATTGTCAACGACGATTGCATTATAAGGAATTTTAGGATCAAGTCCTTTACGTTCCAACTCACGGAGCAAATTAATTGTTGGTTTCATTCTGTGGCATTCTCACCTAAAGCGCAAAGAAGATCGCGTAAAAAAGAAAGAAGTAATCTTTTCAATCTGTTCAATTTATTGAAGGGAAAGCGCAATCTATTCATGTTGAAATTGTCTATACATTGGTCAGGATATAAACCACGTAAAGCCGCATTCAAGTGGTCTTGAGCAAAAGCTCGGCAACTAACATTTAATTGAGGTGCTTTTAAATAACCACCATTTAGATCTCCAAGAGCAAGCAAGGCATTTATTTCATTAAGAAGTCTGGCACTCAATCCTTCAATTCTTCCAATACGATCAATAACCGCATTAACTAGATCATCAAGATTAAGTTTAATAAAATCTATTACCAGAGATTCAAGTGGATTTAACTCGCCACAGTTTTCTAAAATAGATTTTGCCATGCTGAACTCACTGAGTAAATTCAACAGTTGATCTTTTCCTGCTCCGTATTTTGCAGACAAAGCTCCGAATCCGAAACGATCACTTTCAGACGCAAAAGAATTTTCAAGAGCATCTATGCTTCCGGTAGCTTTATCAATGAAGCCGTCAAATCCAGTTTTAATATTTTGTTGTGCAGCATCAGCAGCTTGAATTGGAGTTTGCGTATCACCGCCAGCCAGTGTAGTGCTTGCTTGTTGGCTTATGGCCTGTTCTTTTATTGGATCATTATAATCAACAACGCTGTCAGCTTTTTCCATTTTTGGTTTTTTGCTGTCAGATCTTTGATTCTTAGATCCTAGTAGTGGGGTGTTTCCGCTTTGAGTAACAAAACAGCGATAAAGAGTGTAAAACTCTCTGTAGTTATTTCCTACACATGCAGCCGTTTTACCTCCAACAATATAAATGCCTTGAACGGTTTCCTGAACATCAAGCTCTTGAAATTGATTGAAAGCTTTCACTTCAACCACAGAAAATAATGGAATGTTAGCCATTTTGGGAATGTTAACGCGAATACCGCTGTTGAACAAACTTAGATAACGCATATTCTGCGTTTTGGCCTCATAATATTTTTCGTGCGCGTTTGAGCCACTTAAATTCTTGCCAATACCACTGTCATAATATTTTGCGCTAACCGAACTACTGTAAGCAAAGCTGTTACGCACTTCTTGGTTTATAGGTAAACCATCTTGTATTACTGGAGGATTTACAGATTCGTATGTATCAATCTTTCCATCAGCACGAGCTTGAGTTCGTACATGACCATAGTTAAACATTAAATTTGTTAAGCCAGAATGTTTAAATGGTTTGTATTCAAGCGCAAAGAAAGTATTGGCTTCTTTCTTTTCTGGCATATCACCTAATAATATTGTGTACTCAGGGTCTTGTTGAATAGTGGAAAACAACTCACGAATGATAAAAGTGTTATCTATGTCATGCAAACCAGCAATAACACTTTCAGTATCTTTAAAAGATCTGGCTAAAATATCTTGAACAAATTGAGCACGACTTTTACCGACATTTAACCAAGTCATGGAGTCGTCAGAAGTTACATCGCTATCAACCGTAATGCCATGTGCTTGAAGAATTTGGGTAACAGCATCGATGCTTGTGCCTTTTTGAGCTTGCTGTTGTGCGCCAAAAACATAAGAAGGTTCGCCAAGAACAGCAACTATATCATAACGAACACCTGCACCTGCAATTTCTTCTTCTTTGCAGCTTACTGTAGTAAAGTTAAGTTCTAGTTTTGGCTTATCTGAAAAACTATAGGTTAGTGTAATCTTAGATCCATCAACTAAAGCAAGAGGGCCAGATAATATACGATTTCTATCTTCAAACTTAAATTCTATGGCTGGTGTATTATAACCAAAGCCACCATTAAGAATAAAAGATTGGAAAAAGTTATTAGCAGGAGGCAACTCTCTACCATTTATTTTTAATTGGATCTCGGTTCCAGCAACGCTTAAAGCAATCATATTGACATCCTAGTGGCAGTCTGACGTTTTTCTACGCGACTTAAAATTTCTTTCACTTGATTAGGATCTGGAATATTTAAAGTCATTCCTCTCGTAACCTGAAAGCTATCACAAAGGCCATTGTAATTAAGTATGACGAAATATAATTCAACATCACCTAAAGTATCGTAGGCTAACAGTTGCGGATTACTTAAATATGTAGCGTCAATCTCTACACTAAAGGCCAGATCAATAGCGCATATTTCATCAAGCAAGGTCAAGGCTAATGGATCTGGCCCATATTCATCGACCACAACAGTTTTGGCTTTACTCATGATGCACCTTAAGTTCTTTCACTGAAGTCATTACCAAAGCCGCCAGCAAACCATTTTTCTATATCTTGCTGAGTAACCGCGAAATAACTTGTTAGCTCTAAATTGAAATCAACACCTAAAGGATTACCGGATTCATCTTCCATTTGACCATCAAGTGCAGCAACTACGTTTGTTACTATACAAGGGGTCATGCGAAAAAATTTACCAACTTGACAAATGATTTCAAATTCATCGTCAATAGAAAAGTTTGTACCATCGGCAACACTATCAAGAATGGCAACACCAGCAGCCGGACCAGGAGGTTGAAGCGCACCGAATTTAACAGTGCCATCAAAATTTCCCTTTTCGTTAGGTGTAACAAATTTACTCATGCGAATAAGTTGGTTAATAACTTCTTCTTTAGTATCTTGATATGCGTGTATTTCAATAGGTAGACTTATTTGCAGATAAGCTGGTTCTGTCCAAGCTTGGGCAGTAGCTGCTTTAACTCGTGAACTCGCACCTAATAAACTGGCAGCGCCAGAAAATAAATCAGCACTGCTTTGTTTTATTAAACCAGTTTGACCTGCAAGATCCGCCATAGATCCAGAGAATAAAGGTTGCCAACCACTAGCCATAGCTATTTGAAAATCAGTAGGAACATAACCGGAAAAGTTTAGGGTTCCACTGCGATTTCTAATGACTGTTCTGTAAATTGGATCAACTTCAATCCCTTTACGTACAGCCGGATTATTGTGTACAATTCCTTGAACTCCAGGAAGAGTACCGCCTCTCTGTAAATAGTTTGCCATTTATAAAATTCCAAGGTTCACTAAATTGAGTGTTGCATCTTCCATATGAACAGGAGTATTTGCTAACGAAGGAACACCGCTGCCAGTACCGCTTTGAGTTTTGCCACCAAAATCTTTTCGGCTAACTGTTTTAATGCTGGCTTTTTCTGGACGTTTCTGTTCACGCTTGCTGGAATTTCCGTAACCAGATTTTTCTACGGGACGTTCTTCAACAAAGTTGTTTATTACTGGAGCAGGATCTGGATTAACAACCATGCCAGCTTCTGTAACATTAACCGCTGTTCCATAATCCGAATCAATATTTAGATTAGGATCTAATGGAGTTGCAGTGTAAGTTTGTTTTGGTTTAAGTCGGCCGACAGGAGCAACAGGAGCAGTGTTATTAACTACAACTGTTTTACTATCGTTACCAAAACCAAAAAAGTTGCTGAATATACCAGACTCTTGTTTTGTGTTGCTATCAAACTTTTTCTGAGCGTCTTTTAAAGCGCGTTCAGTATCACTATCACCTTCAAAAATTCCAACGATGTTGTCCCAAAGAGCATCACCTATTTCAGAAATTTCTTCTTTCAAACTATCTATGCTGTCTGTCAGTGAAATGCCGAAAGTAGAGAATAATCCAACTAATCCTTCAGTAGAAAGATTTATAATCGGACTTAAAGAGGCCGGAAGTAATCCAATAGACTTCGCTAACATTCCTATTGAATTTTGCTCAGTAGAATTCACATCAAATGCAGAATAAGTTTCCATAGAGAAATCGGAAGTGCTCTCCAAAACTTTCATTTTGGTGCTTAGCGTATTATCTACAATAGCATTGGCTGTTGTTTCATTTGAAGTAAACAAACTGTTTGCAAAATTTGTTATTGCATTTCCTGCACCAGCTAAAAGTTCTTTACCTGATTTAACAGTAGCATCAACACTAGCGACCGTATCTTTATAAAGCTGATCGGCAGAGTCAGTTAAATTTGAGGAAGTTTCGTAAACATCGACTGCAAGATTTTGGCCAAATTCAACGAGGCCAGAATTCTCAGCGAGTTCAATAGCTCCCATACTGCCTGCAATACCACCAAGCACACCAAGAAGAGGAACCATAATTGGTGCAGCTGGCCCAGTTAATAAACCAGCACTTGCTCCAAGTTTTGCACCAACAGCGCCACCTGCCCAAGCTGCACCACCAGAAGCAACAGTAGATCCTACAAGATCAGCGGTCGCTACATTTTTTTGTTCTTGAGTAAGTGTTTCGTCATTACGAATATTAACTATCTCAGAAACTGTCATTGCGGTAGTAACAGCAGCACCAGCTAAACCAGCTTTATTGAAATTCTTCAATCCGAATTTTTTATCCGGTGATTTATCTGTATCATTTGAAACAGAATTCTTTTTATCGGAATCAGAATCAACTTCTTTCGGTTTATCTGCTTCCGCAGTATCAGCAGTTTCCACAACATCTTTTGGTGCCGTGTAAGCTTGATAAACTTTTTTACCGCCAAGATAAGTCGCACCTACTAAACCAGCAGTGGCCGCAGCATCTGCAATAGGGCTATCGCTATTACCTTCTGAATCTTCACCAGTAAATGGAACCCACTCTGGAAGTTTACCTCCAAGTTTATCGTAAGCAGTTGCTCCGACTAAAGCCGCAATAGCTGCAAGTCCAGTTGCTTTTATTCCAGTACGCGCACCACTTCTTATTTTTTCACTTGTTGTCTGGTCTTTCCATTTTTTATTCTTTGCTTTTTCGTCTTTGTTGTTACCGCCTCGTGCGGCAGCAGCGGCAGCAGCGGCAGCCGCTAGATCTCCAAGCATTCCACCGTTTTGTCCAGCACGACCACTCAAGCTTGAATCCGATCCTATTAAAAAATCAAACGGAGTAGTTTCATTTATAATAGCATCTTTTCTTCGTTGCTTTTCATCGGCTTCAAATTGATTTCTTAACGTAGCATCTATGCTACCAAGCAAATCTTGCTGTTGTTCATTTCCTTCAACAGTAACACCGACAAGATCTTGAGTGACTTCTCCAAGATCAGAAATACCTTCACTTAACTGAGTATCATCTGACTGTGTGGTATATTCATTTGTGGTGTTACTGACTTCTGTAATAGAAGTATTGTTTATTACAGTGTTTCCTGATTCATCTTCTGATATATCTTGAACAGTATCTTCAACACTACTTGAATTTTCTGTTGTCTGCACATCAACAATTTGATCAGGAGCAAAATCTTCAGCGGTTATATTTGTGTCGTCGTTGTTATCTGGCGTAACCACAGTATCGTCTGGAACATAATTATCCAGTAGATCGATAATGGTCAATTCGGTTTTTTCTTCCATTGCGAAATACCTCAACGACTAGAGCGCCTCTTGGCCTTGTTAGCCAATTCTTTTTGTTTACGTTCTGCCGCATTCTTTTGATAAACACTGTGCCAATACAAGAGTTTTTTGATTGGGGTATCTTCAATTACCTGAATGTTCATGGCTTGCATGATATTAAATTGCATGTTCATTACAGATTTTTCAGTAATGTTAGGCAACACATCGTGAGGCCCAAGACGTTTAACCATTTGAGGTCTGTTTCCGCACTCAGCGCAATCAAGTTCATATCGTAATTCTACGCCATGATAAGAATCGGAATAGAATTTATTTACTTCCTTGACGAATTTTGCAGAATATTTAACAGAGAACAATTCAAGTTTTTGCTCAAATGTACTTCCATCTAGGCAAGCAATAACATCTTTAAATTTTCTGTATTTAAGCCAATCTTGTTCGTTAGAGTCAGAATATTCTTCAATCAAATGAAGATCGTGTAGCGTCGGAACATGACAGTCTGAGGGTATGACAAGGTTATTCCATTTTGGAATTATAGGAACATACTTGTATTTATTACCATAGACTAAATTCGTGTTCTTAGTTCCACACGTAGATCTTTTCATTTTATTTCGTAAAAGCCAGCGATCATCTTTATCGCTATACTCACGAAAAATTGTTCCTCTTGCATTTTTGACGGCAGAAGAATGACAATCCCAAGTCATAGTTAAATGACTTTCGGTGTAACAGGTTTTTCTTAAATAAGCTAGAATATAAATTGCATCACCGCAAGTAAGATTCCAAATATCAGATTCAGACCAATCAGTAAACTCACTCAATAAACTGACTGTATCTTGCATACGAGATTGCGATTTACTTCTTTCAATAGCTGACATATCGCTCAGAAGAATTTGACGAACATTCAAAGCTTTTATGTCGTACCAGCGGTATTCGCTAGGTAAACCACCAATGCTACTATACATAAGTTATCCAACAAAGAACATTTTTGGAGTTATGTTAAGTGAATAAGGTTCAGTTCGAGCACCGCAACACGAACATGGAGGACAAGTTATAATTTTTGAAATTCCGGCACGATAATCAGCATCATATTTAAGTGCTTGCTGAACAATAGGCATCACTATATTATTTGGCTTTGTCTGCATAAACTTCAAACGGTCTTGTAGTGTGGAGCCAAAACTTTCATCCATCCACATTAAGACAGGTCTTAGTTTTTTCAGCGCAGGATTTTTACCCATAGCATTGTAATCTGCTATATCAATGGCTTTTGGAGTTTGATAACCTTGTTCAAGCTGCATATCACTTGGATAGTGCTTAACGAATTCCATTAAATGATCTACAGTTAGATCTTGGGAATTCTCGGTTTTACAGGTAAACCAAGATCCTTTAGCAACCTCTGAATAATTAGCCGTTATCTCAGCATTAAAAGTTTTGTATTGAGATTCAGTTACTGAGTACAACAACCATGTGTTGCTTTCACTATCAAAATTGAAATGCTGCTCAATAAGAAATTGAACGGCAGCTTGAGAAATTTCTGAATCGCCAGTTATCTGAACTCGTAGATGATTTTCTCTGCACATCCAATTCATTTGAATTGGCATATCTGTCAGAGTTATGATGCGTAACAGTGCTACAATAAAATAAAAGTCTACTACCTCTAAATTCTGTATGCCGCAATGATCTTGCACGGCAAGAATGAAAGGTAAGTAATCATCGGTTTCTATAGCTTCACTAACTTTCATCAGGGAATTAAAGTCAAATGGAACTAACTGTGCAATTTGAGTAGAGCTTTCGTAGTTCAGTCCCAAGCTTGGAAGTTTGTTGAATGGAATTTCTAGTGGTTGCTGTTGACTATACATAGTTATTATCCTGAAAAGTTTATTCTTTTGGAAGGAAGGAAAATCTGAGCAGTACAGACAAATTGTACGTTCACCCTTAGCCTTCCAGTTTCCTGATTAAGTTGTGGATTCCCTAAACTTATAGGCCAGACATTTCTTATCGTTGAAGTAGCAGCTACTTCATTTTTATTGTTATAAAGTTCTACCGCAAAATCTTTCCAATAATGTGACGGTGTTCTGTAGCCACCTGTCCTCGGATTTTGCACCAGTGACTGCCAATCTTGTATGTAGGCTATGCTACTTAAAACACTGTCCTCATACATAATCATTTCAAAACTATCAATGCTGGTATTTCCAGGAAATGTAACGGTAGTTCCAGCGATTTCTTTTTGTTTGGTAGCAAATGCTGGAAACGGTAAACCGATTTCCTCACAGTAAGAAGGAGGTAACGTAAATCCGCCAATTTCTGGAAAAGAAACTAACGACCATTTCCACGATTGAAACGGTTCTCTATCTCCACTGTGAAGATCGGCTAAATCATCGATCTTCAATATGCCCATAATTAATCGACCTCAAATGGAAAGAAAGTGTTTACCATTTCATGTGCATATTGTTCAAACAAATCCGACAATCTTTGATTACGAAACCTGTTTGCTTTATTGTTTGCCTTTCTTTCGAGTGTAGATGTAAAGCGCAGATCAACTACTTCTCGAATATCATCACGATTGGCAAAGAAAGTTTGCTTAACGCTATTGTTAAAATTGCCGGATAGACAGCAAAGCATGTAAGCTGCTTCTTTTCTCCATGATTCTATATTGGAGTGCTTAGCAATTTTATAAAGTTTCTGAGCAAGATCACGAGGCAACTTCGCTCCATCCAAATTGCTCATTACTATATTCGCGGAAAGATGAAACTTTCCATTTCGCATACCAACATGAGTTCCTGGTAGAAATACCAACATGCTATTACTCCTCTGCAACAGACATTATGTGTTTTACTTCGCCAAGATAACGAACAGTATTACACTCAATATCTAAATCAGGTTCCATACTTTCAATTAAAGCTTCTATTTCGTCACCCCAGTTTTTAGGTGCTACTCTAAAGCCATTGTTTTTCAAATATTGATTGTAAACATTTCGGATTTCATAGTAATACACTATTTCTCCAGGAATCAATTCTTGTGCCTGAAGGAACTTAATACTCTTCATTCCGTCAATATCTAAGGACTTAAGCTTTTTAGTAAGTGCAGCATTTTCTTCGGGTGCAATAAATTTAGCCTTTACGCTTTTCGGTTCCTTTGGTGGAACAAAAGGTTTATTGTCTAGCAAAGTGTTCGCAGGTTTAGGTTCAGCACCACCAAGACTACCAGCAAATACTTTTATCTTGGAGACAGTACCAGTCCAACCAATTGAACGCTTGAGAACAAGTAAGGCAATTTTTTCGCTGAGGCGGAAAAGGATTTCAGGATATTCTTTGAAGATCAGTTGATAGTTTTCACCAACTTTTCTAACTCCGAATATATCGTTTTCTGAAATGTCGGCTTCAGGATTTGACTTAGGTATGTCAACGGATCTTTTACCTTTGAATTTATACCAGTCAAAATCTTTGACACTTCTTTTATTTGTAGCGGAGACTACAATAAGCATATGACCTCACATAAGCCGAGGCTTTGTTTTTTGAATCTGTTCCATCTTCTCAATCTGTTGCTTCAATCTTTTGTACTGTAGATAAAGCGAAATTGTTTCAGATTTCTTTTTAGATAGTTTTTTAGGATCACCTAAGCGGAAAGTTGTTGCATTCAAGCGTTGTTTTATTTGCGCTCTGATGTTACTTAACTTGCGTTTTAGAATGTCCAAGCGTTTAAAAGGTTTCGGAAGTTTTCTACGAGGCCCAAAGCGTCTTTTAGGACGGTGAAGTCTTAAGACAGGTTTCGTGCTTCCTATGTCCTCATAACCAACAGACAAACTCACTAAAATTTTCATAATGTGTGGCCCAAACGTAAATGGGGCTTCAATACGAAGCCCCAACGGTTTATTAAGAGGCTGGAACACCTGAAGGTTCAACCGGAGCAGGAATAGTGCGATAAAAGTGATCGTAAGAAAAATCACAGTTTACCGGAACAGCGGCAGCAGTACCATCAAAGCTAATATCTTGCAGACCTTTAGGGAAGAAACCACGCAGTTCACCTGCATAAGTAATCGCACCTTTTTGGTCAAAGATATTAATTGTTGCGGTAACAGAATATTCGCGCTTGAACAGACCTAACTGGAATTCTGTAGAACGAGTTACGTTCACCCAATCTTCCAACACAGTGTACATACGCATCTGGCTGTTTTCAACAAACTCTGAGCTGATTGAACCAGAGAAAGTTTTACGACCTGCATAGCGCAACGTATGGCCATAAGCTTCTTGCAAAACTTCTTCCAGTGTTGCACCAGGCTTTGTAAATGTTTTACATTGCAGTCGGAAAAAACGACCACCTTGACTATTCAAGCCCGTAGGCAAGTTTGGAATGATGATTTCAAAAGCGTCAGACAATAAAGGATCGCCTACGCTAGTGAATTCATCCAAAGTTACTTTTGACATAATTGGTTCCTTTAACTAAAAAATCTTAGGCAGCATCCAAGAAAGTTTCAGAGAACGAAATAGCGCCTTTCTTCGGCACGATTGCATTCAAGTGGATACGTTTAGTGTAACGTGTAGGATCTAAATACACATCACAAACTAAATCGCCGTTTGCAATTTGATCGTTCGGGTTATTAACACGACTGCAAACAACTTCGTACCAATCCAAACCACGATCACGACGAATAGGTGCAAGTAATGCAATCATATCGTCACGAATTTTACGACGTAAGAAATCATCGTTAGGTTGGAAAACAGATTGAAGTTGAGCGCGACGAACAATACGGTGTAAGATCGCAAGTAAACGACGAACACCAATGTCTTGTAATGGGCCGCCACTCGCATAAAGTGTATCAGCTAACCAAATTACATTTCCGTAACCTTGCTTCTCAATAATAAAGTTGATTTGGTTTTGAGTAAGCATGTTACGATCAGCTTGCTTGAACACACTACCAAGTTCTTCAACGCCAGAAAGAATAGCGCGATTCAAACCAGCAGGAGCAAACCAACTACGTGCAATACTATCTGTTTTTGCGTAAACAGCACCAACTTTACCTGAAGGTGGAACGAAATAAGAACGTGAATTATCTGTGTCCAACATTTTCAGGTAAGGAGTATAAAGTGCGGCACTACTGCTATTCAGATTTAAAGTGTTACGTCTGAAGTTAACTAAGTCAGAAGCGTCAGTTAATATCTCAGGCGCATCTAAAACAGCAATACAATCTAAACGACGAGCAGCAATGTCGTTGATTGTATGCAGAATAGGAAGATCTGTGTAGCCAGCAGACATCAGAATATCTACAGCAACTTTTTCATGATCTTCATATAAATTCCAGCCGTTAATTAAATCACCGTTAGTAATTGGCAAACCGTTATCGCCACCAAATAATTGTCCGTTGTTTTGTCCAGAAACTGGATCAAATGGGCCGCCAATTATTGCGTTTACTAACAGTGGAGAATCATTGGATGCAAAAACAAAATGCTCATGGTTGAATTTTACTTTAACCAATTTACTTCTGTTATTAATAACATCCTCGACAAACAACTGAGAACCACTGTCATTCTTTTTATAGAATGTAGTACATGAGAATCTCTCAGCCGGAACAGTAGAAGTAGTTCCTTCGTAAATTTCAAAAATGAACTGATGTCCATCAACATCATCTACATCAGGGTACATTACTACGTAAAGATCATCGCCCCACTTTCCTTGGTTATCAGCATAAACCAACATGATGTCAGCTTCACCCAATCCAACACTGGTTGGATCTGAAATACCAGCAGAAAGTTTAATTGTGGTAGCAAAGTTTGATACTGTGCGAATTAAAATGCCAGCATACTTTGAATCACGGGCAACACGAGTAACGTAAAGTGCGTTACTTTCTTCTAAAAAGTGTTCAGCACAATTCAAAGCTTTTGTAAGCTTTGGATTATTTTTTCCGAACTTTGTACGCAGGTCGCCTTTATTTCCGACAAAGATTCTTTGTCCTACACGACCGCGATCAGCAGCCGTTACAATGACACCGGTACTAACGCTTGTTGAAGCGATTTGTTCTGGTATCACGTTCTCGGAAGTATAGACGCCCGCACTCGGATTGTTAGGCGCTAAAGACATACGGGTGACTCCTAAGTTTTTTGGGATCTATTATAAATTATCTACTATTTGCAACTATAGCCTAAGCGAATACAATTTTACAGGCCGTAGGTTCAGTGTAATCACCAACCAATTTTAACTGCCCTATAAAATTTCCGTTCAGGATAAATTGTTTATCGCACACAGAAAGCAAAACATAATCGTCTACAACAGAACTTCTAAACATTAAACGGAAACGATGTGCCGATGTGATTATCAGAACTTTATTTATAGAGTTTATTGGAAGTTCATATTCTTGAGTCTCAGAAACAGCCAACTCAACTTCTTGCAAACGATCTGCTTCTCCTAAGTGAACACTTGTGTCTCCTGAAATTTTAGTTTCACGAGTCTTAGCCGTTGTTGAAGTAACAACAACGGAAGTTGTTAGTGTACGACCAACTTGTCTGTATCTATTAATTCCTGCCATGTTGACGTTCCGCCCTTATATTTGTTGTTACAATACCTTCGTTATTAAGTTTAGGAACTTCAACGCTAACGCCAAATTGTGTCCAAATTGTAAGTGCGTGATTTAAAATAAACCAGTTTGGGTTAGAAGGATCATCTTTTGTCGCAGATTGAATTGGAATAGATGACGCAGACTGATCTATAGTTACTGACCATTTGTTTCCATTGACAACCGGAAAGCAAGAAAAACCACCAGACTTAATGGCGATACTTAGTTTTTCGCAAAAAGCAAAAAACTTTTGAAATTCTCTAAAGCCCACACATAGCTCAATTTGAACATCGGCCCAAAAGTGATAGTTCTTTTCAACAAGAGAATTACTAAGATCTCCTGTTTCTTCCCCACTTATATTGTAACCAGAGCCAAATCTCGCAATACCTTTTGCGTTGTGTGCGCCTTCTCTTAACCCAAGATTAGTTATTTTTAAATAACAATAGGGATCAGGAAGTTTTGATTCTATGTTGTTGGCAATGCCATGAACTTTTTTCAACGCACCTTTCCAATCGTCATCTAAAACTAATGGAACATGCTCGAATTTAAAAATTTGAATTAGTTTTTGGGCGAAAGCAGATACACCAACTAATGTTCCGCTATAACCATCAAGATCTTCATCTGCAATTTGTACGTAACCAGTCATTGTGAATCCACCTTAGAAATGAGAAAACCCGTACCAAGTTGCCTCGATACGGGTTCCTGTGCGTCACGATTACTTTACTAAGCTACTTCATAGAAAAGTGAGAGGTTTTCTATGGCCTAGCAAATCAGCTAACACCTGCACCCTCAATCGAAGATTAGGCTAATTGAATGGCTGGAGAGCAATTGCCACATGGCGAACATTCAAAGTTAGCTTGTAACCTAATTTCTTACAGCTTTTGCATTTTAACTACAGAGCGAGTATTTGGAATTATCAGAGACATAACCTCTGACAGTAACCAGCCCTTAGTTGTATCGCCTTGGTTTGCACCATCGGTCGGAGTAGATTCAATGCCACCGCGAGAACCTAAAGTTGCGTGATATTCATTATCAGCAACAATGTACGCTTCACCGCGAGACAGAACACGTTGGTTTTCAGGACGGAAACCGTCAGTAGTTAATTCCAGACCGAAGATAGTTGCAACACGGCCAGTCATAACTAATTCGTACTGAGATACTGGAGTCAGTGTATTGGCCCAGGCACCTTCAGATTGAATATCTTCCCAAAAACTGTTTGCGATAACAGCGCGACTTACTGGTAAGTTCCAATCACGAATTTGTGTTGAAGCACGAGCGATAACGGCAGGAGTAAATGCACCAGCGAAAGCAGCTAAAGTATTTGCTTTACCTACAGTTGCATCAGCAGCACGTTTCCACACGCGGTCAGCAGCAGTGATCATACCTTCAACAGCATCGTTGTAAGCGTGGTCTAACAGATCGTGAGTCGCTTGACCCAAATCCAGTTTGTTCACGCGAACAGCAGCTTTCAATTCAAACTCTGGTGGCGTGAAATATTTATCACGCATCATTTGGTAAGAAATTGAAGTTGGGCCAGTAGCTAAAACGGCTTTAGCTTGATGGCGAGGCATTGGAACTTTTTGAGTTTCACCTTGCTTCAGGTTATTGATCACACACAGATTGCGTGAAAAACCTTGACGACTTGCTTGTTCACGAACGTCAGCAGCAATGTGAGCACCTAAAGCAGCCCACTTATTAGGACATGCTTTTGCGGCAACTAAAATATCACGTTTCTGCTCGGCAGATAATGACAGGAAAGAATCAGGCGTTGCAGCTTGAACAACAGTACCGCTTGATACTGATTGTAAAAGTTGGCCAATTTGTTTTAACAGATCTGCATTGCTTGATGCGTTAATTTCACCGTTAGATGAAAGTGCAGCCATACCTTGTCCGGCAAAACGAAGATCGTGCAAAGGTGCGCCGTTCTTCAGTTGATAAGAAGCGCCGACTTGTAAATTGGTTTTCATACTGTATTTCTCCACAAAAATTTGATTCAAGTTTTAATCAGTAACTATTAGTTACCAACTTCAACTGTCAGGAAAGGTGAACCAGCGTTCGGCACTTGTACAACTTTAACATTCGTTAATTCTGTACCATTACCTGAAGCACGTAACATACCGCCAGCGCCCATCTTCGGATGGATAACACCAGTCCAGTCGTCAGAAGCAAAGAACAAGTTTGTAGAGATTGTGCCTTCGATTACAGCACCAACTACACCCATAACAGAAGCCGGACTGTTACCTACACCACCGAAGTAATCGCCAGTTTCAGCAACTGCTTCAGAAGCTAACAGTTCATAATGATACTGAATTAATACTGATTCGCCAGCAGCATTACCGTGGAACAGTAAAGTGTTGGCTGGAGTCAGAACAACTGAAGTATCAGCAGTTGGTGCAGCTGTGCCAGTTTCAACAGTTAATTTAACGCCAGCAACTTTAACCAGAATCTGTGCAGATTGTGGAGTACGATCTAACTGAACAGTCAAATCATCCAGTTCAGCAATTTCAACAACTTTAGTTGAGAAAGTTGTTGGCAGGTTTGTTGAACAAGCGAAGCCACCAAAAATTTCACCAGAAACGCCAGTTGAAAGACGAGCACGTAACTCACCTTCTTCCTGAACTAAAGCTAAAGTGAAACCTTCTTCTTTGATACCAACGCCGTCGGCCAGAACGCGGTCAACGGTCTTGAAGAAACGAGTATTTGCATAGTTAAGCATGGTTTATCTCCAGAACTGAAAAATTTCAAAGCCGTTACGAATCTAAAAGACTCAGGTAACGATTTGTTTGTGGTTTGTGAGCAGATTCAGATTGAAGAGTTTGAGGCTTAACCGTGGTTAAGTTAGACAAACGATCTTCCACTGTATTACTTTCACTTGTTAAGCCACCGCGATTCACAGAAGCAGAAACTACAAGTTGTGTAATTTCGTCTTGAGTATCTTCTGATTTTTCCAGAAGTTCACGAGCTTGACCTAAAAGGATTTCGCTGTAACGATCACCGTGTTGAGCAAAAGCATCTGAAACCAATGAGTCAGCGTTACGAACTCCAGCAGAAGATAATGCACTAATCAGAGCATCAGCAACTGGGTTTCTTACATTTGCAAAAACATGACGGTTAATGCCTAAAGCCGAAGTAGCTAATGCTGACATTAAACGATCCATACGATGTTCCATATCTGCATTTATTTCAGCTTGAACATTTGCAGAGTATGATTGCATTTGTGTCTCGACTTCACGAACACGGCTTTCGCTGCGTTTAATGATTTCGTTAGACACAACAGCATCAACATCAAGGTCTGGACTGATACGTTCAAAGTTAAATTCAGCTAATGCACTTTCAATGCCTTCAGCTTTCGCATGAGCCATGATAGCGGAACCGAATTTAGCGCTTTCAAAAATATCTTTCAGTGCAGCTTTATCAGCGACACTTGACTCAGACGCCATAGCTACAGGAAGTTTTCCATAGAATGCTGTCCAAGTTGATTGACCTTCAATTTTACCGCAGTGAGCAACATGGAATTTATCAACAGATAAATCTTCCGTTGCAGAAATTGCAGATAACAAATCGACGTCGAATTCCATTACAGGAGATTCAGAACTTTCTGATTCTAAATCCAGACCTTCGATGTCACCGTAGTCACCTTCGTCATCTAATTCAGTATCTTCGATTTCTTCTTCAGATTCTTCTTCAGATTCATCCATTTCAATGGACTCTTCTTCAGTTTCGTCATCTTCCATTTCTTCATCTTCTGATTCGGCCAGAAGTGCGGCAATGTCGGAATCCAATTCAATGTCATCAGAACTTTCTGATTCCATATCGTCTGAATCTAAAGCAGACATTTCTTGATCAAGAGCATCTAAATCATACTCTTCATCTTCGTCAGCACTTACAGATTCAAACTCGTCGTTTTCATCATAAGATTCTGATTCAAGAATGTCATCGCTTGATAAATCTTCTTCAGCATCTGGATCTAAATCTTCATCCAGATCGCTGTCAGAACTTTCAGATTCCAGTTCTTCTTCGAATTCTAAATCAGAGGCAAGATCTGCTTCGAGGTCGTCATAATTAACTTCCTCCATTTCTTCCTCTTCTTCGGTTTCTTCTTCGTCACCTGATTCAGCAAGTAACGCAGCGATTTCAGCATCTAACTCTTCGTCAGCGCTTTCGCTTGAGATACCTAATTCGTTTTCCAGTTCTTCGATTTCAGCCGACAGTGCTTCCAGTTCTTCATCTTCAGAATCATCTTCTGAGTGTGAATGGAAATCAGCCGGATCTAACAAACCGCTGGCACAACGAGGACAGTTCAATACAGAACTTGAGGTACTGATTACGTGTGCGCCACAACCGTCAACATCTGAACAAATATAATGTTCAGCTTCTACGTTGTCGCTACCGTCAGAACTTTCACTCTGCATAGTAATTTCAGAGGCTTCAGCTTCTTCGATGTCTGGCGATCCGGTTAATGGATCATAATCAAATGAATCACTGGCATGAGTTACAAAAACCGAATGGCCTGAAGTAATAACACGTTGACTTTGATTTGAAGCTACGGCACGGAAGTTTTCAAGTGCTTCATCTAAGTTATCACCTGAAACTACAATCATGCCTTCAGAAGCTTCAGCTTCTAAATCTTCGTATTCAACATCATCCATTTCTTCTTCAGTTTCTTCTTCCGGTTCTTCATCTTCCATCGATACCAGATCTTCATCATCTGATAAATCGACTCCTTCATCTTCTTCAGGCATAGCGCTTGAACATGAAGGACAGAAAGTGACAGGGCAGTCAGCAACAACATGCTCACCGCAACCATCAGAACATACGCCGTAGAAAACATCTACGGCTCCAGTACGAGCGCTGGCTTCAGCAGAAAATTCACCATTGTCCAAAGCATCAAGATCAAAATCTCCTGTGTCTGGATTATATAAAGATGTTGCTGACGCATGAGTATAAAACTCATTTGTACCGTCTGTGAAAGCTTGAAGGCTTTCTCCAGAAGCAACAGCTGTATATTTAGCGATAGCCTCTGCCTCACTTGCGCCATGAACTATGATAGCCTGTTTTGAGGCTTTCATTTTTGTCTTGATCATCGTGTGGCTCCTGTTAAAGTTCATATACAGAGTGTCATTCCGTATACCATTAAATTAAGTTTTACAACTAAGAACAGCACGAAAATCGACAAAAAATAGAAAATAAATTTAAGTCGATTTTCGTTGGTTTAAGACAATTGCTTCATAATTGCTCTAAGCTTTTTATGTCCAGGTTTGCCAATATTGACGTATCTTCTATTCATTCCTGTAGTGTAAGCTAAAATACCTAAGCTTGACATTAAAGTTTTAGCTGCTTTTGCTTTTGCTTCTTCACCAAAATTTACTTGAATGTTTCCGTGACCATCATCTTTAGCCTTCATAAATAAAGCAAGCGTTTTTTTATTTGCTTCATCTAATTTTGGTTTTTTAGCCATTTCAGATCTTATAGATTTCAGGTCTTTCAGGTAGTAGTTAAGTTCAATACTGTCACCTAAATGTTTGCTTTTGTTTTCAGGTGAAGTTAAAACATCGTACATCTTTTGCATTTTAGCTATAGCAGCATCAACAGCAGCTAAAGTTTCTTTTGTTGGAATACCTTCGGACTCAAGTTTTTTGTCCAAGGCTTTCCATACTTTGATTGCGTCATTAACAGGATCTTTTGTTGGAACATAAAGTTCACTTACTTTAGATACTTTAACCGGAGTATTGTCTCCAATATCATGTTTGGTTTCTTTTGTATCAGGCTTACCATTATTAGATTGGCTCTCAGACTTAACAAGAGAAAGTAATTTTCTTCCGCTTAAACGTGGGCCAACATACTGACGAGTAACCTTACCGCCGTCTTTATGGAAAAGCCACCAACCTGGAGCCATCATTCCAGGAGCACGTTTTTTAACGCCCATCTTTGTAGAGGCTGCATTATTTTTTGCACCAGGTGCTTTAGCTGCCGCTTCTGCTTGCAATTCATCTTCAGGTTCAGAGTAAGCTTCTGTACTTACATTGAAATCTTCCGATTTAGAAACCATTTTATTGCTAAACATTTTCACATTCATAGATGGTGAAAATTTAGTTTCGTCTTTGAAACGGGCTAAAGCAAAATCGCCTTGTCTTGTTTTGAAAACATAACGTCCTGATTCCGCAAAAACTAAACGGCCTTTAGCTTGTTCCAAAACATACTGAACACTGTTCGGCACGGCTGGCTTCTTTGCCGAAACGCTCAACGAGATAATCATTGTTTTTCCTTAATGGGCCGAAGCCCATTTTATCAAGAAACGTAGTGAGTTAATTCAAATGGATTTTGAGTGCGATCATCTGCATGATAAACAGCAACAGTTAAACCTTTAGCGCTCTTACTGATCAAGCCGCCTTTAGATTTAATTGGCAACACAAAGCGAGTTGTTTTACCAGCAGCAGGTTTTGCTGTTCCATGTGTGACGATGCGTTCAAAATCGGCAGCTTCGTAGGCTAATCCTTTTGAAGCTAAACCATCGACGGCATGTTGAACGGCAGCTGAGTAAGTAGGGAAGTAAATTTGCTCACTGCTTTTTGATTGCAGTACGCTATTCGCACCACTTTGCTTACGAGCTTTTAAATCAATACGCTTGTTAAGACCATCAATGCTGGCCTGAAGTTTTTTACGACGATTAACGTCTTTTGTTTTTTCAAGCATGTCTTTCAAACGATCTATTGTTTGAACGTCACGATCAATTTCTTGATCCAACTTTTTAACTTCTTGTTTGGCCTGTTTTACTTCAGCATTTGGAACCGTAGCTTTTGGCTTAGCTGCCGGAGCTTTAGATGCTGGCTCAGCCTTTGGTTTTTTAGCAGGAGGAACTGCTTTACCAGCTTCAGGTGATTTTGAAGGTTTTTGTTTATGAGCAGGAACTACCTGACCTGCACTTCCATTACGAATTTTTTCATGGAAGTCAGCTAAAGCTTTTACAACCTTATCACGAAGTTTTGTTTGCTTAGCAATCTCAGCTTCTACTTTGGCTTTAGCTGGTTTTGTTTTCAACTTAGTCAACTTTTCTCTCAGTGCTTTAATAGCCTGAACAATAGCCGTGCCTTTTTCCTTCAGATTCATATAAGCTGTTTGTTGGCGTTTAGGTAACGCACTAATATCAGACTTAGTGATCTTTCCTGTAGCAGCAGGTTTCTTAACGGCAGGAGCCTTAGCTGAAGGATTAATTTTTGGTGCAGGTTCACCAGATTTCAAAGCTTTAATCTCAGCAGAAATTTCTTTACGACGGGCAATTATTTTCTTCAGCTTTTCTTTCAAAGCAATTTTAGATGTTGCACGTTGTAAAGTGGTTAAGCGTTCTTTGCCAGCAGTAAGTTCGCCACCAAGTTTTTTGAACTCAGTCTGCAAAGCTTTGATTTGACCAGCTGCTTTTAATTCAGCACCAGTTTTCTTGGCCGGAGCTTTTTTGGTTTCGTCAATCACTTCAGTTTTTGGCTTAGGTGCTTGAGAAGGATCGATTAAAGATAAGATACGACGACCACTGATGCGGCCACCAGCAAAAGCTTTTGCAACTTTACCGTCATTACCTTTACGGAAAACCCACCAACCTTTTGATAAGGTATTTGGTGCATGTGTTTTCTTGCCCATCTTTGAGTCAAGACCAGAAACTTTCGCACCAGGTGCAGCACTCAAAGAATCCATTTCAATTGGCTCAAGTGCAAAGATTTGTTCTTGTGTAAGATCCATATCACTTGCAGTAACCTTGAAAACTTTAGTGGCTACGCTTGGACTCATTTTAACGTCATCTGCAATCCGCACAATAGCGAAGGTTGCACGACGATTTTTTAAAATGTAACGGCCTGGAACAGCAAACACAACACGAGATTTCGATTTTTCCGCAGCATACTTAATGCTATTCGGAATTACAACTGGTTTCTTAGCTTTTGGCTTGGCTGCATTTTTATCATGCACAGGCGTAACCTTGGCTTTAATCGGCTTTTTCATACGAGTTCCTTTGTACACGGTTAATTTGTCTTACCTAACTAAATTATAGATTTAAGTGGAAAACAATGAGGGAAATGAAAAAAGCCAGCGAACACTTGGTTCAACTGGCTTTTGATTAATTAAAAACAAGACTTTCAATTTTTGGATAGGTTCCACGCTTTGCACTGTCAGGATATTTCCAGCGAATACGATCAGCATTATTTGTATCTTGAAAAACAGACAATAAAGCTTGGCCATCCATGCTAGATTCAAATGCAGGAACTGGGGATAAACTTTCAAATCTTTCTTTTGCATTAAAATAATAAGTGGCGTATTGCTCCATACGAGAAAGAAATTCGTGAGTTGATAAGCTTGACTCAAGTGTAGAAAGATTTGCTTTTAAGTAGTTGGCGAGAAAAGCTGTGGTTCTTGAATCTACTTTGGATAATTCTTTATGATTAAAATCCAATGGAATCCAAAGTTCTTTTATTGGACTACCATTCCCACCGAAACGATGTAGACCATAAACACTTTTTCCGTCAGCAGCGTCATCAATAATTCTGTAAGTTCCTTCAGGATAATGTTTTTGGCGCAATCTAGTAGAATCCACCATAGCAAACAAATCTGGAATACTATCAGCGGCATACAGAATTTTTGAAGAATAGACTGGGCCTTGCCACCAAATTTTAAAGCGGCCTTCATCTTTTGTTTCATCACAAGAACAACCAGAACGACTTATAAGTGCGCCAGTTGTTGTGCTTACAGACACAATAGTTTGAACCGAGGATATACCTAAGCTACGTTTAAAAATGCCCATTGTGTAACGGTAAAACTTTTCGGTATTTTCCTTAAACTTTTTACCTGCTATTTGCTTAGCCTGATCCCAAAGAGCCTCAACTTCTTTTACAGATTTGCCCGTCTTTTCCGCATAAGATTTAACCACAGCATTAGGCATAATAAATTCCTTAACCAAAATTCTTGAAAACCTGAGCAAACACTTTCATGTAATCTTTACGAATGCCGTGTTTGTATATACGAATAAGAATAGGTTCATATAACTCAAGAACTTTATGCAATTCGGTTACAGCAGCCGAATACGTAACTTGAGATAAAGAACTTTGACCGCTGTTTGACATATCCAAATAAAACTTAGCGCAAGCGTATAACAGATTAGCTATATTTTCGCTTTTAAAGTTTGCGATCATTCTAACACTATCAAGTAACTCTCTGCGAAGTTTTGAAGCTACTTCTATATACTGGGTTTCATTATTCGCTTGTATTAGTGAAGGATTGGCAATAAGTGAGGTAGAACATTTTGCTATAAATTCTTTAACCCACTCGCTATCTTTACTTTTCCACGGAGAAGTACCGTATAAAATTCTGCGTTTGAGATTTGAGATTTCAAGATCAAACTTTGCAACCTCTTCCTGAAGATTTCGTTTACGAGTATTAAAGCTTTTATCACTTTCTATTTCGTTTGCGTCCTGAGTTGTGGCGTTTACCACACGGTCGATTTCACCTAAAGCACGTACTACGGATTGACGCTCAAGGTACAACGCGCAAATTCTTTGAAACTCTTCATCTTCTTGACTTGATTCTGAAATGAATACACGAATTTTCATATTTGTTCCTTAGTGGAAACCTTATTAGAAAGAGCACCCAAAAGAATGCTCTTGAAATAAAGTTTAGATAAGAAGTGCCTTCATAATGATCTCCAGTTAAAGTTGATCAAATCACTGACTCTATGCAGCGGAGCGGTTGCTCTACTACCTTCTTTAACGTGGTGTAGTTACCACGAGATATGGATCACCTCCTTATCCTATGGAAAAATTATTTAAGTAAGGGAGCGACAATTTTGCTGATAACAGCTTTACTAATTGGTTTACTCATGTCAAAAGTTTCACCAAAACTGGCCTTATACTTAGTCATGTGCATCATCTTACCATTTTTGATTCCGAAACGTGCTTTAACGGTTCCGCGACGTGGATGATAAAAACTAATGCCACCAGGTGTAGGTATTAAGTCAATACCTTTTGCCTTAAGATCTTTGCCGAATTTATCAACAACATATTGACTTGCTTCATTGAATTTTCCTGTTGACGCAGGTTTTTCAACAGTATTGGTTTTGATCTTAAGATTCTTGGTAATAGCCTCCAAAACTTCTGCGTTAGTTCCTTTCACCAGTTTATGGTTAGTAACCTTAGTAGATTTCGGCCCATCCTCTTCGATCATTACAATGCCAGTACCGACATAAATATTTAGTTTATTGTTGCCGCCTACAGTAATCATATTGATAGGTAAGGAAACAGCAAAGTGATTGTATCTGTGTGCAGGTACATTAGGTGACGGACTAAAGTGCTCACGTACACGAGCTTTAATAGTCATGCCATCACCGAAAGCTTTTTTCAAGCTACGTGCAATAGAGGCTCCTAATTTCTTCACTGAATCTGCGTCTTTGTACAAAACCATATCCAACTCTTTTACAGCATTACCAGTTATTTTTGCTAACTGGTAAACATCAGCATCCGTATCTTTATAAAGTTTCAATTCGATTGCACGATCTAAAACTTCTGACCAAATATCGTCGGCAGTGACAGGATTTCTCACTGCTTTTTCTGTGGTCTTAGAACGCATAAAATTCCGAACACCCATACCAAGGCCATGATGCGATCTGGCATAGGCTTTAGCACGATCTGTTTTATTCAGTTGAGCTAAAGTAGCTATAGCTTCTGGAAATTCTTTTGCCACCAAACGTACAGTTGCATCAGAGAAAAGCTGTTTCTTTGTTTTTGAATCAGCAGCTGAAGGTTTAACCTTAACTTCACGGGAATCAGCTTTACCAAGCTTAGCAATCTGAGCAAACACACGTTTGATTTCTGCGCCATTGAATTCTTTCTTTTGCAATTTTTCTGTAATAGTATCAGGTGTTGCTTTGCCAGTAAACTTAACCAGAACTTTATCGTCAACAGACACTTCAAAACTGGTGCCAACTTGATTTACTACAATATCACGCTTACGCGCTGAGGTTGATGTGAATACACGAATTTTCATTTTTGATTTCCTTTAACTAAAATATTTAATTACTTGAATTCTTTTTAGAGCGACCAATTACTTGAATTCTTTTTTCACTGGACGACCCTGAGAAGGTCGAGATTTTTGATCCAGCTTTAGTTTGACAGTTATATAAACTTCGTCTGTGCCGACAGTGCTTGTCATTTGTGGATAGTCAACAACTTCCATACTAAAACTTCTGACATCATGTGTTTTAGTATTTTTAGCAACAAGCTTATCAATGCGGTCAGCAAAAGCCAGTTTACATTTAGCTGCAACTTCAAGACCTTTATCTTGAACAATATTCTCTTTCTGACGAGTCATTTGTTGGATTGCTACATTCCAACCGAAGTCTGCGGTCTTAGATTTTTTAGCAGGTGCTCCAACTGATTTGGCTTTAGCCATTCTTTTTAATGTAGCAATTGCTTTGGTAGCAGCACCAGAGCTAAAGTGGAGACAATAGCCAGTTTTATCCACAGCAGAAGTTATATGTGCTGGATTGACTCCGAGCAAAGTAGCTAACTCTTCAACTTTATTTTGAGCAACGTGTGATTTACGTGCAAGTCGGATAGCATAAGCTAATCCATCAATGGTCTTAACAAAAGGTTTAGTTACCTTTAGTTCCCTGATCAATTTATTATCTGACTCAAACAATAAGGAACCTAATTCAGCAAGTTTTGCTTTAAATGCACGAGTTGTCGAAGCAGATTCAGAAATTAATATATTAACCTTCATAGAATTCCCTACCAAAGATCGTTGTATGCCCAATACGCAGCTTGCCATTTATCTTTATAAGCTGGCTTACCATTAGACTTTAAGATGCCACGAAATCTTTTGCGAAAATTTTCTCTACGTTCAGGATCTTTGTGAGTAGTGAAATCTTCATAGTCAACATGGCCATACTTTATTAGTTTAAAATTATTTCCTTTACGTGCTAATACCGCACGTTTGTAGCGCTTATCCTTTATTTCAATGGGTTTATCAAAATCAATGAAAGTCATTCCCTTGTATACAAGTTTACCATTTTCTTTTTGAATACTGTCTACACTTGTACAAAGACTCACAAGAATTTTCATAAGCTCACCTAAAGAAAAGGGCCGAAGCCCTTAATTAAACTTCGATTTACGCATAAAGGCAAAGGGGCCAGTTTTTTGTTTAAGGCGTGCATGAATCTCAGGAATTTCATCAACTAATTTTTGTTGACGTTTATTGCGCTGATCTTCAGGAATTTTCTTAGCAAGATTAGCCACCATGAGTTTTTTCATTCTTACTCTTCCGCTTGAACTTTACTTAGCTTACTTAAAAGCTGTCTACCAAGCTGATTCTTAAATTTATCCAACTTACCAGGAGTCTTTAAAACATCCAAAGCTTTCTGGTGAGCAAGCTTTAACTCTTTGTAGTTATCTCGTTCACGCTCAAAAGTAGCTAAAGCTTTCTTTTTGGCGATAGGATTAGTTGCGTTTTCTGCATCTTTCTTTGCTTTCAACGCTCTATTTTTGTGACTTTCCAGTGAAGCAGTTGTTTCTTCACTATCAGCATCCAAACCAAACTCTTCCATAGCGCCAGAAAATCTTTTGGCGAAACTTTGCTGCAAATCGTCATCCAGTTTAGATACTTCTTTTAATAGATTAGGATCTAAACCTTTAGATGCTTCTGCAAATCTAGGATCTAAGCCGGATGCGAATTGGCCAGTCCTTGATTTACGTTCCTTATGTTTTGCCATACGCATATGATGTTTAGCGTACTGACTATTTGGATGTTCTTCAATATATTCTTTTTTAGCTTCGTCTGAAAGTTCATCAAACCAATTGGAGCCTCCAATTTTTTTAGGTTTGTTATTTGAAGAGCTAATAAATACTTTGATTTTCATAGGGCCGCCTTAATAGTAGGAATCGAACGCATTAAGTTCATACATCAAACTTTTTCTGTGCAGCAGCTGAAGTAAAGAACCAATTATATCCTTTAAGGACTCTTTTGGTTACAGGATCTTTAGCTGACCACGTAAGAATCTTTGAGCGTTTACCTGCTAATACAGCAAAAATCGAAGCGGTTTCACCGATCTTTGGTCTGACTGAACGGGCTTCACTTAAAGTTTTTTTCTTTGTTTCTTTACCTTCAATAACAACTAAATAACTATAGCCTTGTGCTTTAAGTTCAGCACGTTTCTTAGCGGATTCCGCATCGTGTATAGCATCGTTACGCTTTTTCTGAACTCCAGCTAATTCTTCACGTTGTTTTTGAAGTTTAGCTATTTGTTCATCTAAGGCTTTTATGCGTTGTTTGTCTTTTGCCTCAGTTTTGTTAAAGAATGCTGTTGTATCTTTAGAATTTGTAGTAAGTGTTATACTCTGACTTCCAACATCTTCTTTTGTTATTTTGTTTCCGATTAAACTCAAAAGTTTAGCTTTAGTTAATGTTAAAGTTGATAAATTGCCGGGATGCTTACGTGTAAGAGAATTGTCACGCTCTGCAACAGCAACTATGGATTTAACTGATCCAGATTTAGTGCTATTCACTTCGGTTATACGATAGTTAGTGGCCGCCTTTGTTATAACAGGAGGCATCTTTTTGTAGCGCTCTATAGTTTCTTTCGGAATAAAGCCAATGCTCGGTCTTGGTGGAGTCTTTTTAGTTGATACTATTGTATATAAAGTAAAAGTACCGCCAACAACAATTTTCTTTTCTTGGGCAGCAGTTAAATCTGCGCTCTCAGACAACATAACTTGAATTTTCATAAGATTTTCCTATTGAATTTATTTAAGAGAAGCACTTTTGGTGCCTTTCTTAGATTTAAGAGTAGCCTTTTCGCCGTTCAACAGTTTTGCCAAAGCAGCCGCAGATAAAGGTTTAATTTCATCTTTTGAATGTTTACCTTCTGGAGCAATCAACACTCTTTTTAATTTTCCGTTGCCAGCTATTTCAACTTCTTTGATGACAAGAGTATATTTGTTTAGTTGTGGAGTTACTTTGTTATCAGCCTTACGTGTGTAAGCACCTGTAACAACCATAAGAAGTTTCGTTCCTTTGGTCATAAGTTTTTTGATTTGTGACGAAGTAAATCTGTCGTCAGCCAACTGTCTGAATTTAGAGTCAGATGCTTTAAGTCTGGCCAAAGAGTACGAACTTTGCGAAACGAATACTTTGATTTTCATATGTTTTCCTTAAATTTTAATTAAGCGATCACCAGTTGGATTTCCGTTAATTAAAAAGTTGTTATCGAAGTATTGTTTTGCAAGTTCCCAACCATCTGTGCAGCTTAAACCACGTTCAGATTTACCGTGAACCATATACTCACACAATGTAGCCCAAGCTTCTTCATACCAAGGATAAGTATATCCTGCATGATTAAATTGATCTGGATGCAAACGTCTTGCAACCAAAGCTTGTTTGTAACGCTCCATCTGAGATTGACGTACAATGCCATCATACATTAAAAAGTGAGCAAGCTCGTGCGTGATAACTTGAGCAAGGAATCCTGAAGTTATTGCACCTGAACGTAAGCCTTGAAGTTGATTGAAGTTCAGAACAAGCAACTGACGCGCTTTTATAGAGGCATCGGTTTGACGACTGAAGCAAGTAGGTACTACATCAGATTTACACAGAATAAAATGATTTAAGTTGATCTTCTTCTTAAATCCTGTGTAATCTAAAGCTTGATTTACGGCCTTACGCTCAATGTCAGCTAATGGGTAGCACCATTCATTTCTTCTGCGTTCAAGATTTTCCTCAAGAAAACCTATTGCTAATGGATGCGCTTTTTTAATTGCAGGAGGTTGAAGAACAACACGGTAGTTGTAATTCAATGTTGCACTTTCGCTAACAATATCCTTAGAGTCAATGGCAACAGGTTTAATGTTGTTTAGTGTAATCCAAACAGAATCGAACAAAGCAGGATCGCCATTAAGCATTAAGCTTTTTTCAACAAGATCTCGCAAAGTACGTTCATCAACTACAGCAACAGCGCCTTTGTCATCACGAATTTTAATACGTGAATCTAAGTACACATGCCAGAAATGATTACGCTCTATTTTAAACCATTCACCTAATTGGAATGGAGTATCTGAATTGTATCTGAATTCCATTAGCGCACCATCATAATGTTTTTAGGATCGTGTTGGTTACTTACGTAAGCCGGATTTTCAACTTGGCTGCATTCAAAACCAGTTGAATCGTGACACCAACGGTAAACAATTTGCCCATCTTTCAAGTACGGCTTGCGACCTAAACGAGTATGTGAACAAGTTAACATAGTGTCTTGGTGGGTAGTGTGGCCGCAATAACTGCAAGTGTAACTTGTGTAATAAAATCCTACGCTATGCGTATTGCATTCGTTTGTCAGAATGCGATTACAGATTTCAGGATCACGAGTACGATCATATGCCAACAGCAGAATTAATTTTGCGTGATTGTTACGGAAACCACGAAGCGGTTTTAAATAAGCATCTAAAATAATGCCACGCGCTTTGGTGTGATCCTGATTATCATGTTCGCGGAAAGTTGGTTTACCTTTGTAAGTTTTGTATGCTTGCATACCCAACTTAGGTTTGAACTGTAACAACTCACTCAAGCTTGCACTATCGCCATTTGTATTTGGCAGATCTGTGATTAATGCCGGAGTAGGAACCATTACATAATCACGAATATCAGGACTTGTGTTGTAAACTTTTGCAGCGGCTGGAAGCCAAGCATTAACATCAAGTACAACACCCTCACAGCCACCAACCATTTCTGGTTTAGCTGTGATTGCCATATTGTTTTTTGAAAGTTTGTGCAGATCTATACCGCGACCTTCACCTTCACGAACTGAATAACGGCCAATATCAAAAGAAGAAGATACAAACTTACCTATATCCGTATTTAACTTAACAGGAACCATTGTGTACTTCTCCTTAATCAATGTTTTCAGCAATTTGCTGCTCTAAGCGTTTTTGCTGAGCAAGCAACAGTGTGGGATTACGTTTAAATTTCTGACCATCAGTAAATATGTAATCAGAAATAAGATCGATGCCTTTATTTTGTTCGATAAAGTGTTTGCAAATAACGTCAAGATAAGCAAACATTTCTACAAGACTTGCAAGAGGAAATTCTTTACGTATTTCCAACTCAACACGGTTACGCAAACTATTGAATAAGTTGTATAACTCGTGTTTGTTATTGTGGCCGCTTAAGCTTGCTTGATAAGCTTGCTGTAAACTTTCTAAATCGCTGGCAAGCTTTCCTTGAGTAAATTCACTGTTACCCGCAGGAACAACAGCGACTTTCATTTCTTTAAGTGCTTGCTTACCTAAGAAATCTATTTGCTCAACAGCTCTTTTAACATCAAGTTGTTGATTTGGCGGAAAGCATTGAAGTGCAGCCATATAAACAGGAGTCTGGTAGCCTTTTACAATAGCACTGACACCTGATGTACTTAAAAACAATTTAGCTTTTTTCATAAAAATTCCTTGTCTATGTTCAATTTAGCCCAAGCATAACATTCATCAAATGTTTGTTTGATTGGCTGAACAAGATAAATTTTTCCGCGTTTGATAAGTGTGTACGGTTGATCATTTTTAATTGGACGACCTGAACGATATACGCTTTCGTCAAATCCATCCTCTAACACACATATCCATTTACGTGAAAATTTTCCGCCGGTTGTTTTGTCAACACAACGAATATTTCCTATAATACGATTTCCAAAGCGTAAGTTATAGCGCCAGCGTTGATCAACAGGAAGTTTGGCGCATTCTTTATCGCAGCGTAGTGTAAGCTTTTTAGGCTTATCGTCAGAAACTTCAACATAAAGCTGTTCGTAATCTTCATCAGAGTCATCAGAACTATTGGACACAAGTTCTTCTATTTCTTGACGAGGACTTAAAACAGCGTCAAGTTCGTCATCGGATAAATCACTAAGCTTTGGTTGCCAACCTTCGGCCTTCATTTCTTCTATAGCAATGTATTCAGAGATCTTACGTGCAATCAAATCTAAATCTTGATCTTGTAACCACACAGCAAAATCAGCTGTTAAGAATTCAACAGGATCATCTTCAATTTCTGCATCAGAAGATTTACTTTCCAATTCCTCTGGAGCTTTTTCAGAAGCAGGTTCTTCTTCCTCTAAACTTTTATGTGCATTTTCCAGCATACGATCAAGTTCTGAATCGTCATCTTCAAAATCTAGATCGTCTTTTTCTTTAACTGGCTCAGTCTTAACTTCTTCCACTTTAGTTTCAGAAGGAACTGTCTCTTGTTGATTACTTGTATCAGTGCTTTCCTGCGCTTTGGTTTCAGTAGAGTTCTGTTCAACTTCAGCTGGATTTTCTTGCTCTTGTTGTGGAACAGGAATATCTTTTTTACGTGAACGTGGAATAGTTGATTTATAATCACGGAAACCAAGATAAGCGGCAGTCAATGCTCCAGCTATAACAGCAGCACCTGAAAAAACTGCTACTAACGCACCTAAGCCTAATGCAACTTCAGCAAGACCAAAACCTACATCACGAGCAACTTGTTCACCTTTAGAATCATTCTTGGTACTCATTCCCTTAGATTTTGCTTTAAGGTAAGAACCTAATTCTTTTTTCTTTGCAGGTGATAATTGATCGCTTATGGCACTAGCAACAGATTTTACTTTATTGCTAAATTTGGATGTCTGTTCTGCGATTGTAGATCTGACTTGTGGAAATTTATCGTTTGCTCTGCGATCAATTTCGTCACGAGTTACACGTTCTATAGCAACCGCTAATTCTTCTGGAGATCTTTTCTTACGTTTTAAAATTGGAGCAACAGCTTTACGTAATCTGCTAAAAATACTTTCCTTCTTTTTAGCAGGATCTACAGGAGTCAGTGGAGGAACCAAATCAACTTCAGGCTCTGGAACTTCAAGTTCCGCTATATCCTGATCAAGTTCTTCAGGTTCAACGTCAACTGCTTTATTCGCACGTTCCGCCTTCTTTTTAGCCAGACGTTTTTTCTGCGCTTCTTTTTCACGCAGGTATTTGGCAAGTTGACTTGTTTTGTGTTTTTCCAGATACTTCTTTTGCTGATTGGTGGATAATTTTTTCCACCAATCAGGCTCTTTAGTTATTTTTCTTGCGGATTCAGATACAAACAATGAATCCACTAGATCAAGTTGTACTTTCTTCACTATTAGTCTCCTGAGCAGCTTGAATCAACTTAGCTAAATCATTCTTAAGTGCAACAGAATTAGGATCTAGCTGAATAGCTTGCTCTAAGTATTTTATGGATTCACCAAGTAAAACCTCGGAATCAATTCTGTATAAAGCAGTGGAAAGTAAGTGATATGTCTTTGACAGAATGTTCGGATCGCGATATACAATAAAATTATCAGCATCTTGAGGAATCTTGAGGATTTGATGACAAATGCCTATACACTGCCAGTAATCTTCATCCAAGAAAAAGTCATGAGCAAGAGAATAAAATACATCTCTTGAGGTAGGGCAATAGGAAAGAGCACGATATAAAAATTTACTATCATCTGTTATTTGATTTAACAGACAACAAATTTCTACACATAGATCCAGACTACTATCAAGCTCAAGGTTCAATGCTGCCTCTAGTGTAGGCAAAAAGCTTTTGATATTAGAGCTATTGGATAGCGCACGAGCAGCATAATAAGTGGCAAGTTGACTTGAACGATTCTTGTTCCAGTAATCTATGTTTTGTTGTATAAAATCATAGATACCAAAACTTGAGGTTGACATTGTAATGCTGGCATAAGCGTTATCACCAACGGCCTTTAAAACGGGAAAAACTGGGTGTTCCCATACAGCACGAGCTGTACCACTTACAATAGTGGTAACTTGTGTTGTGGAGGAAATACCCAGTGTAGTGTTATTATCCCTTAACTGTAGAAGTGAGTGGGATATAGAAAAATTTGTCGCGCTTGGATTTTCTGAAACAGCTTTCTCCAGAGCGGAAAACCAGCCACCTTTAGTAAATAAAGATAAGTTGCAGTCTATATTAAAATTTACACACCAATCAGCATAAGTATTTTGGCACATATGAAGAAGCATGTTTTTAGCCGCAGCCAAATCCATTCCACTAGCAGCCCCAAATTCAGAAACTTTAATTCTGGAATCTGAGTTTTCAGCGGCTTTAAGTGCTTCATAAGATCCATCTGTACTTCCAAGATCCATAATAAAGATCAAACTTGCTTGCTTTGTTTCCGCAAGAAAATTCTCAATGATACTTAAATTGTTAAAGCATGTTGTATAAACTGCAACTCTCATAAATTCCCCTACACTGGTGGTAGTATTATTTTTCCGCTGGTGTTCCAGCTTCTTGTAAATAAAGATTCGATTGGTAAAGTATAAACTTCAGGTCTGCTCATGTCAGTGACCAAATAGAAAGCAGGGCTATCAGAAGCGTAATAAACTCTTCTTGAGTACGGAAAATTCCAGAACTCACATTCTATTTTAGGAAACTTGTTTGTTGGTACATAGCGCAGATTAGTGCGAGGATCTATACCAACAATGTCAGAGTCTGTTTTAAATGTTCTTTCGCTAAGATTTCTAGCGCGATCAATCATGGTTGTACGTTGATCTGAATTGGTAAATGTTTCAAATCCGTACATGAATGTTCTTACATTACGAACAAAGCCATCTTGATCCACATAAATACGTTCATAGTACCAACGGAAACCGTGAATCGTATCAAGAAAGAAACTTGGATGATTGGCCGCAACGCTAATGCTCATTCTGAAACGCGCAGGAGATATACCTGTAACATCATCACGAGTTTTAGCATATATTTTCCAATCTACTTTAAATGGCTCAATTACATTTATAGAGATTTTGCCAAAATTGGATTTTTGTGTTCCATTGCTGAATTGATAGTTAAAGCAATCCTCCGTATTACCAATCTCACCATAAGGTCTATAAATAAATCCTTTCTTGAATTCATCTTTTCGTAAAGTGCCTTTCTTTGGCATAACTTCAGCAATATAATCCAAACGCCAACCACGTTGAACAGGAACACGTAAAGGTAGAACTAAAGGATCTGGACTTGAACTATCAAAGAAATCACGAGCGCCCTGAATTATATAAGGCTCAAGATCAATAAATACCTCTTGCCCCAAAGTGACTGATACTTCAATGTCAGGAGCAAAAGGTATAAAGTGTCTCCAATAGTCGCTGGCTACAATCATGCTACCAAACATAATGTACCTACTATTCGTTGTCTAAGTTTACAATCAAATGAGAAAGAAATGGGCGCAATTTTGCATTAAGTTTTTTCAAAGCATCTTTGGCTTCAAACCATTTGCGAACGCGCATATCTTTTTCTGGAAACTTTTTGTACATATTCTCTACCTTAAGGCCGTACACAGTTACTTTTTGAGCAACACCAGTAGATCCTTTGCGGTAAGAGTATTGGCCGAGATTGAAGGTAACATCACCATCGACTCCGGCTTCTTCCCAAGCTTCAACTTCAGCACTTTCTTTTTTGCCCAAGTCTTTTTCTTTTTTACCTTTTGGTATGCCCCAGTTTCCAGCATGGCGTGAACTAATTAATAAAATATGTAACACGCCCTTTTTATCGTAAGCATAAGGTATAACACCAGTCTGTTTACGAACACGTTCACCAGCAGCCAAACTTTTTAAAGGTATGTTCAATTGGATTCTGCGTTTTTTCATATTACACCCTGTATTTTTTGCGGAATTGTTCCACAGACATAATTGGAATACCAGCATCCTGCGCTTTACCTGTGGTTCCACTTGAGAAGCCAAGATCTTTCACTAAGACTAAATTAGTGTCCTTGCGCCAGTCCTGTACCTTGCCGCCTTGCTCTGTAATGAACTTTTTCAGTTCTTCGTCACGTACACCAGTAAAGGTTACGTTTGTTCCCGACAATTTATTGCCTTTAATAACTTTCTTAACAACCTTAATCTTGAGTTTGAATGTATCTACAAACTTTTTGATCTTAGGTAAGGCAATAGCAAATTCATCGGCCAAATCTTTAAAACCAGTGAGCATACGTATTTTAGTTTCTATCTGACTCTGACTATATTTATCAGCCCAAGATAAAACATCAGGATATGCTTCAGAAATAGCGTCAAGTCTACGAGTACCAAAATTCAAAAGATAACCGCTGGCATCAGCAACTTTAGTAAAGGTAAGTTCACTCAAAGCTTTCTCTAAACTTTGTTCAAACAGTTGGGCTTTACGTGTACCTAGACCTTCGATGTTGATAAAATCTTCGGCATCCAATTTAAGAAATTGGCTGAGTTTTTTGTAACCGTTGTCCCAAAACTTTTGTACGGTACTAAGTTTGAATCCATCCACACCGATACGAACAAAGAAGTGTTCAATTTTCTTTTGCTTCTGAAGATCAGAACCTGAACTTGTTTTGTTTAAAAGTTTGGCGTGTATACCAGATATTTTATAAGGAACATCTGGCATCTGTGGTTTAGGTGCGGCCTTAACCACTTCAACAATATAAGGAATTACACCGCCAGATCTTACAGCACGAATGATCGCGCCTTTACCTAAAGGTCGAGCTTTATATGGAGGTGTATCTTTCAACTCACTTTTATATCCATGTTGAATATAAAATGCGTTGTGTCCAGTAAAGTTGCTTACTGTAACTCCACCAATTCGAGTAGGTTTAATGGTAACAACCGGAATTAAATTTCCAGTACGACTTGCTTCCCACTCAACAGATTTAACTGGAATATCCACCATACTGGCTGCGCTATTTTCTTTAAAAGACTTAGCGTGTTTTGGATCTTCATGACCTACAGGATAGTAGTTATCTTCTTCGACAACAATGCCGTCAATTTCATAATCACTAAGTTGAATGCGTTTTGCCAAGTATTCCGAAAGAATACTGAAGTTGATTGTTTTGACAACTTTATGAGGCACTACTTTGAAGCCAAGCGATTCAAGCAATTTAAACTGAGCGCTTGGTTTAAGTTTACTTCCTTGGCCGTTAAGAATTTTAAAGGCGAACAGAGTCAAATGTTTTGCGTAGTTTGCGTACTTTGCAAAATCTTTACTGGTAGGTAACTTATTAATGATGCCACCAGCCGCATTACGTACTGCACTAAAATCTCCACCAGAATCCTTATGCAGATGTTTATCAAAAGTAGAGTTAGCCGCAATTGCTTCGACACGAATGTCAAAACGTGTTTTAATTTTAATGCGTTTTGGAATCTTTAGATAAGGAAGTAAATGAGAAATATCTTGGCCCTTTAATCCATCACCACGAGAATACAATTCGACTGGAACACCTTTGTCATAACAAAGTTGTAAACTCATTCCATCTTCTTTGTCACTGAGAACGTAAGGGCCACTGTATTTCTTGGTGAATAATCCAATTTTTTTATCGTCTTTGATTTTATCAAGACTACTCATTGGATTAGGTAAACGCACTTCGACTCTTTTATTCCCAACCTTATGTCCCACTTTGAACTTACGAGGTGATTTAGGAAACCGAGATAAATATTTTTCCTTCAGATCATCGTAATCATTATCTGCAATCGGTTTTTTAGCCAGATTGTAGTATTGGTGATCTAAATAATCCAATAGTGCATCAAACTCAGTGCGAGTGGCTTTACGCCACCCATCACTAAGAAAAGATTTTAATTGAGTTTTTGTCATGTCAACTCTCAATAGGTTCTTTATTTTTTGTTAGTGTGTCAGCTAAACTTTGTTTTTCAATCAACTGACGAACCGGAAGCTTGCGAACAAATTCGGCCATATCTTCGATTCTACGTTTCTGACGTTTATCAATACGTACAGTACGATAGTCATCAGGCTCGTTGGTCAAATCATAAAGTTTGTAGATGATAATGTGATCGCTACCTTCCATAGTAGATATGTCGAAAATCAAGAATTCCCGTTGTTCACTGCGATCATTATTGAACTTTATGATCGAACCTTCTTCAAAATCTTTAACGACTTTTTTCACTTCAGGTTCTTCAAGCTCTTTAATAGCAGTATCTACTTCTGAATCATCAGTATCTAAATCAACTGGATCTTCATCTTCAACCAATTCTTCTTCCGGTTCCTCAACAACTTCATCTTCAAACTCTTCTTCAGATTCTTCCTGATCTTCATCGGACTCGTACTCTACTTCTTCGTCTGCCTCAAGATCATCAACAGTTTCTTCTTCAGCAAATTGAGAAAGATCCAGTTTAGGTTTTGGTATAGTCTTTTTAAGATCGGAAATTGCCTGTTCAAACATTTCAGCAACTTCTACTTTTTTCGCTTCGCGCTCAGGTTCATCCTTTTTATTGAACTCACCTTCTATCTGAAGATTGTCAAGATCTAAATTCAAATCGAAATCTTCTTCATCAGCCAAATGATCAACACGCAAGCCAAGATCTTCAGCGTTAACTAAACGTCTACGTTTAATCTGCTTGGCAATTTCCTTGTCAGACATTTTAACTGTTTGGGATTTACGAACTTTAATCATGTGTTCTTCAAGAGTTTGCAAATGAGCTTTAGCATCTTCAGCTTCTTGTTTACGTCTTTGACGTTCAGCCGCACGTTTCTCACTTAACTCCTGAATTTGCTTACGTTTTGCAGCAGCTTCCCGTTCACGAATTAATTGACGTTCCCTTGCTCTCTTTTCTTTTTCACGCAAACGCTGTTCTTCCATACTGTTTTCCATATCAGCCTTGGTGAATCCACCTTCAGGCCATTTATTTTTTGGTAAAACAGTTGTCATTGAAAGAATTATGTCATAGGTGTCAAGGTTAATAGCGAACCGATTAAAATTCTGATCTATTAACACTCCACCAGTGGCAGGTTTTATAAAGCGAATGCCAAACACATCACCACGTTTGTAGTGAATTTTTTTATCAGCTTTCTTTACGGTAAAGCCTGAAGGATCACCAACTCTACGCCATTGGTAATTGGCAAAATTTACACCTTCTTTTGCTTCAGCATTAACAGCACGAGCGGCTTTAAAATAAGCCGCATCCCATGCACGATTGTCGGATTGTTTATTGATAACCCGAACAATCTTGCCGTCTTGACCTGCTAAATTTTTAATAGCAGGTCTTTTGACTTTTTTACTGTTCTCCAGAAGTTTGTTAGCTTCTTTTTGAGTTATTGCAAAATTTACATGGTATAAATCAGGAAGCACAACATAAAAGTTGCCGCTTCTGGCAGCGCGAATACCATAAATATCGTTCTGAGTTATAGTGCGAGTATGACTACGCTGGACAATTTTTATTCCACGAGATCCATGAAATCTATGCCAAGAAAAATCATCAAGTTCATCATATTTAGCACTAAGAGAAAGCAAGTTAGAAACCGATAACGGATTTAAGTTGAAACGAAGTTTTTTCATCAAAATTTTTCCTTAACCGCCGTGAATGTAACCACGAGGAGGGCAATCGTCTGGATTACATAAGTTTTCGCAAGGCATTATGGCTGTCCAAGCCCATCCTTTCTCTTCAACGTAAACAGCGTAAAATTGTCCTGACGTATAACCATAGGTTAGTGCGTTATCTTCAGCAAGCTCTTGAGTTGCAAAATAACCAGGATGCAATTCATTAGCAGGTGGAGTACGAACAAACGTAGATGTAAATTCAAGTGGTTCAACAGCAGCCACAGCAAATACAAAGTTTCTATCTGTATCTGTGTAAGCAACTTCACGAATAACAACAGGCGAATTTGTCTTATGTACTACAGTATCGAATGGATCTTTGATGTAAATGCGATTCGATGGATCTCCATCAGTCATACGAGTTAATCCAAATTTTGGATCTGTTCCACTCAATCGTGCATCATATTTTGGAGCAAAACTTATTAAATCACTTACCATTGGAACCGCATATTGCGTAGTGAACGTGTAGGCAGATCCCAAATCGCTGACCGAATATTTAGTATTGGCATACACAACATTGGAGTCATTAACTGAATAATCCAAAACAAATTTAACAGGATCTGGTTGTTTAACAATCCAAAAATTCGTAGATGTTTTTACTTCAGTGTGTGATTCAGATACTGACCAATTTCTCGATGCAGTAATAAAGTTTCTATTTTGCTCGTCATCAAACCAACCATCACGATCAATGTAATAAGCAGTGTCGGATCTCCAAACATAGTTAGGTGTGTAAGTTGGAGAGTGTCCAAATTGCAGAACCTGACCATTCGACATATCAAATAAAGTGAAAGGCTTATTGTCATACCTAACAACGGTAAACTCAGTCAATATTACTGGATTATCATAACCACTGAACACAACGGCTTGAACATTGTTGGTGTCCAAGACATTGACTGTGTAAGTAGCGTTTGAATAAACAACGGCTATACTTGATTTTAAATTTACTAAATGAGCTGAATTGTCTACAGCAACTTTTCGGCCAACATCAATCAAATGTTCTGTGTTATTAGGAGTAACAACTTCCAGTAACATTGGTATAGATAAAACATTGTTTGCGTAACCTACATTAATTCTCAGTCCACGCATTGAAACTAAATCTACACCAGCATCAAACACATAGTTGAAATCTGAAGGTGTGACAATATTCGGTTTGGTAACAACATAGTTTGAATCACGTAGTATCTCAGAGAAGTTTTTATTTTTCTGAGGAACTACTTCACTGTGATCAGCCAAAACCAAACTTTTATTTGATTCAGGCACTATGCTATTAGGTTGACCTAAAACAACAGGTGCATTAGAGACTTTTATTGGTTTAAGAACAGTGGCCGCTTTAGTTCCATTACTATGATTTACTTTCATGCTATAACTTTGAGCACGAACATAATCAACTGTCGTATCTGTTTCAACAGCAGAACCTAACTGACCAAAATAAAGTTCGGGATCTAGTGTAACACTGATATTGCTATCAAAAGTCTCAATAGTCCAAAAGCCTCGACGCCCTCCAACATATACACTTAGATTTACAGTATCACCATGTATTGGTCGGCCATAACCTTTAAGTTGAAGTGTATCACCATCATCCATATTGATTGTACGAAATACATCATTTAATGGCATACCGCGCCAATCAAGTCGAGCAGATCCTAAATCAACACGCTGTCCATTATGATATAATTCTGTGCCGTAAGGAACAACCACCGGAACATTAACTGAATTTCCAATTCCAGTTATTGAAACTGTGTTACTGGATAAAAAATCCTTTATACTTGCACCGACAATAGTTCCAAAGTTAAATGCGTCAGGAGTAGTATCACCAATAGTATAAGCAACGAATCCACCCACCGCATAACAAGTCGAGACCGCAACATTGTGCGGTGTGTCGTAGTTATACGTTGTTTTAACTTTGATCTTGATTTTATCGCCTGTTCTGGCGGTGATTGTTTGTCCTGATTCAATTCCGTTGACGACAAACTGCGCCTCATATTGATCAGGGATTTTGAATACAGTCGGCTCATAGTTTGTTCCACTCAAATTAATTTCATTCGAGTAAACAAAAGTACCAAGTGGATTGTCATATGTGCTATCAAATTCAAGTACAGGTCTTGGCAATACAGCAGTATCTGACTCAGCAAGCGTACTAACACTAAATGGAGTTTCAAATCTTTCCTGTTCAATAGTTATTCTTGCGGTAACAACAGCACAACCTAAAGCATCAGCTTGAACTCGAACGGCCAGTGTGTCACCATTTTGAATTATAACCGAAGTTCCTACGAAATTTCCGTTGTGTACAAAAATACCAGTATCAGTTTCTACTTCAACAGGAGAAGTTAAATGTGAGATTGTTACGGTGTTACTGACAACAAAAGATTCTGGAGCCGCACCAAATACAGGATTGAATTTAAAATCAAATGGAACAATTCTGCTATCATCAAGATAAACTGAAGCAGTGAAAATTTGTTGGTCTACAACAACGCCAAAGAAAAGAGGATCTGGAACTCCAGGAATATAATCAAAACGAACTTGAATACTATCGTTGGAAGTAACTGAAGTAACATTTGGTTGTGGTACACCATTTACCATTAAAGTGTAATTAGATTCCGCCGGAAACAATTGGATTCTTATTGGCTTATTAGCGGTAAGGATTTCAATTGGGCCAGTTACACCTGTATCACCTAATGGAAAATCTGTTATATCAATAAATTCCGAAGAATCCAGAGTATAAACAAGTTGATCCATATCAATCTTGTTTGGAATGTTCGCATAGGCATCAAATAAATAAATTTCATCTGCTAATGCTATACCATAAGCACCAAAGCCTACAGACCAATCTTGATTAAATTCGTCACGAACATAAACTTTTTTAGCTTCTACGTCACTGACATAAATGCGGCCGCTTGCTTGAACAATCACAACATCTAAAAATAATGCGTCAGGTATATTTATTTTTTGCGTAGAAAAGTCGGTGAGGTTTATTTTTGTAATGAATGAATTAAAGCCGTGAGTTATGTAAAGAGTATTATCATTTACATAACTGTTTCTTGCGTCAGCATCTAGTGCAGCTAAAGCCACATCATTAAGATCCACAAGTTCATGCTCAGACATAACATATATGGTTGTGTCTTTTGAGGCAAGACTGTGAATTCTTCCAGCAAATGTTATATCTGGCTGTGCGACAAAATTTAAAGATGAATCTACTGCCCAAACTTTTAAAACTGTGGAGCCTTGTGCATAAGCATAAAGCTTATTGTCATTGAATAAGACTCCGGCAACATCGCTCAAGCTTAAAGATGTTATTGGAGAAAAGAAAGCATCATATATGACAATACTATTGTCTTTATTGTAAGCAACTGCTGTACAAAGACGAATTTGGTCTGAGCCATATAAATTTGAGGAACTTATTGGGCCAGCACCTGCTAAAGTTTTTGCAATAGTTTTAGAGTCTGTATCAAAGATGATTGTTTGATTACGATTAAAATCTAATACAGCAAACGCATTTAAAGCAAACGCATTTGTAGGCTGAGCATTAAGATCGTAACTGTGAGTTTGAATGCCATTGAAATCGAAACTTTTTAAATACCGTTGGCTATTAGGAGCCCAAGTTAATTCTGGAATCACTTCAGCACTAAATAAATCGTTGTATCGTTCATCATAGCTAAATGTGGCTATGTTTTTTGTGATAAGAGCGTAATAGCCTACTACAACTCCATTTTGTCGAACCACACTAACAGCGCTTGCGCCATTTGTATTTGAAGAACTTAATAAAATTTTCAATTCAGCATCAGGAGCAACGTCTGCACCGGAACCTAAAACTGATCCTGATTGTGTTTGCAACTGACCATTGCTGATAGTTATATTAGCAAACGGATTGCCTTGAGCATCAAAAAGAAATAATGCAGGATCTGGTGTAAATGTAAGAGAGGTATAGCGCTGACCCGCTTCACGATCTGGACGAACATCTATTAAGCGCATGAATATTTCTCCAAACGAAAAAGGCGGCGCTTGGCCGCCTTTGTTTAGTTTTGTAACTTAAGGAGTAACAGGAGCAGGTAAATCACCACCGGCCTTTAAGAACATTAAACGCATACCTTTGTTGTCACGACGGTTTGCTTTCAATGCCTTATACACACGTTTATGCGGATCATTACCGTTCATTTCGTTGTACACGTTAACTTCTACTTCAGCAAACTGAGAAACAACATCAGCTGAAATATAAGTAATCATATCCAATTCGTGTGGGTATGAATAACGCTGTGTACTCAGACCTTTGATCATGTTCATGGTCAGGTCGTTGTTTTCACTGATACTTACTTGTTGCATCACGTTGATAATACGTGAGCTGTCGTTTGTATCAAAACAAGCGGTAACTGGAACTGTTGGAGTGTGAACATCACTTTCACGAACAACGAAATAGTAAACGTCATCGAAAGCATCCAACAGATCTGGCCCTTGAATATCATCACCAAGGCTTGAAGCCAGATCACCACCACCTGCCATACTGAATACGCAGAATAATGGAGACTTACCAACAACACCAGGAGTTTCATTTCCTAAAATTGTTTGTCCAGTATCTTTATCAACCATGCGTTGAACAGTCCACCAATGGAAACGATCACCAGTGTTATCACGAGCTTCTGTCCACATCATAAATGCAACACCGTGATCGGTTGTTGATAATGCGTAAGTCAGTGGAATAGATTCTTCGTTAACTACATCAGTACCTTGGCGGTTGATATAGAAGCCGAAGTGTTCATAGCGCCAGCTTGGACGATCTTGATACGCAAGAGCAGCCCAACTTGCAGCGTCAGTACCTTGCTTACAATCTGGATGAATCCAATCTTTACCATTAGGAGTTTTAGCAATTGAATTTGTAGTTAACAAACCAGTGCGAGAAACTTGACGGTTAGTGCCAACCATAACATCTTTACTGATTGCAACTTTAAATTCGCCATCAGCATCGATAATGTTTGTTGGTGTACAAACATACCAGTTGATCCAACCTTTAGCGCTTGCAAGTGGAATACCGCCAGCGCCTTCAGAATTCACTTCGATAACAAAACGCCACGGTTGACGATTATCATAAAGTGGATTCGGAGTAGTGCCGTCTGGCATCATTGTTGCGCCATCTTCGATAGCCAACGGATCTACTTGTTCCGTTGCAGCTAACAACACACGTTTAACAGTGCTATCAACAGTTGTTGGGTGAGCAGTTACTGCTGAATCGTTTATGTTCAACACTTTGAAACCACGAGCTTGCAAATCCATCACTAAAGAAGCGACCATGCTTTGCACGTTGATAAAATTACCACGTTCGATATAACTTGTAGCCATTTAGCTATCTCCTAAAATTTACTGTATACCAGCACCTTGTTTCATAACGCAAATACGAACACCTTTGTTATAAGGTGAATTGGCTTGAATAGCCTCATAAACTCTTTGTTGCCCAAACATCGTTAACGGCTGCACAGATTTTTGAGAAAGTAATTCTGCACTAGCATATCCAATCATGTCCAACTTATACGGATAGTAGTAACGATGTGTGTTCATACCTTTAGGGAAATGAATAACAAAGTTACGATTTACCATCATACCTACTTGTTGAATAGGATTTATTAATGGGAAACTATCAGCAGACGCAACAACTGCACTTAACGGAATTGTTGGTGCAGAAATATCTTCTTCACGTACAACAAAATAAAGAATTCCATCAGGTGAAATTGCATTGTCATCTGTTCCACCGCCACCATCTTGAGTAAACAAACAAAACAGTGGAGATTTTTCATCTAACAGTATTGAACCATCTTCTTTCACAAGACGTTGGATAGCAAACCAGTTAAAGCATTTGCCACTACTGTCATAACTTTCTGCCCATGTGTTTAATGTTACACCATGATCGGTCACACTCAACATATAGGACATAGGTAAGGCTTCATAATCCAACTCTTCACCATTAAAGCTAGGCCACACAGTATTATTCGCATCTTTGAAAGCACGGAAGAAATACTTTTGATTTGGCCCAACAGAAACAATATTATTTTTTCCAAAGAAACCAGATTGACGAACATCTGTTGCATCTGCTTTATACGCAGAGACAGAAATTAATCCGTTGGCTTCAGTAATAACTTGTGTTGGGGTACAAGCCCAATAACGTATATAATGATCTGCATGTGAAACTTGAATCACAAGTCTCCAAGGTTGACGACGAGAATAGTTTGGATCTGAAGTTGCACCTTCTTCTACCGCTAATGGATCAACGGCAGTCGTTGGAGCAAGAACATAAACGTGTGTATTTTCATCGTGGTTAGGTGCAGTATTTGCACCTTGCGCGACTGCTGTATAAGCAGTTAACAAAGTAAAACCAGCTGATTTTAAATCGGTAACTATGTCACGCACCATAACCTGAAGATTTACGAAGCCAGTTCTGTTAAAATGTCCGGGCATGTTAACTCCTGTTATTGCAATGTCAAAGCTGTGATTGTTACTGTAGGTCTTGAGTCAACAGCACCAACATTTTTTAAAGTAAAATATTGCATTGTGCTAGGTGCTTCAGACAAATTAAGCATAAAGCTAAAACGCCTGTGATTAATGTAGTCACCATTTATATTGGTAATACCTTCATCAAACAGAAATTCTGGACTACTTACAAATTTGTAAGGATTTCGATCAGTACGAGCGGCTGTTGTAAATCCTTTTAATTCAAAATCAGGTGTGTTAACTTCTACATAAGCAAGTAATACACTCAATCCTAAATTAAGTTCAAAAGGATGTTCTTCACCAGCTGCAATACTGTTCAACGGTTGGTAAGTTCTTGTAACTCGTTGACCAGCACCAAGGCCAACATATTCCCAACCTATAGTGCCGTCAAGTCGAACAGTTAAAACTTTACTAACTGCCTTTCCTTGTTGCGGAACCAAATAGTTCGGATTGATAGATAAACGATCTTGGTTTTCACCTAAAAATTCCAATGGAGTTTCTGTGGTAAAAACTAAGCCGCTTTCATACTCAAGCCAAGCTTCTTTGGTTTCATCCAGATAATAAATGATCCCTGGAGTTTCCATAACACCACAGAGCATCATTTTCTTACGAGCATCAAATTGTTCAATACCAAAACTTTTAGATGCAGCGTCAACCAAAAATTGATCACGATCAGCAATTGTAGCAAAAACTCTGTAGCCACCCTTGAGGAAATTATCCTCAAGGATGAACGGAACAAAGTTTGTCGCTGGCTGATAAAAATCTGTAGCTGCCAACGGCATAAAACTAACTCCTAGTCTTATGGAATACTTGAATCTGGAACACTGGAGCCATAACTAATGCGCCAAGTGATCGCAGGGCCATAAGGGAATGTAACACGATAAACATAATACTGCTTGCCATTAACAGTGACTTCTTCAGCACTATTAAATGTACCATCGCTTGCAGTTGTTCCAGCGCCATCCCAAGAACCAGCAACATTATTACCAGTGTTGACAATATAAATGTAACCCCAAGATTTAGGATACATAATATAAGCCAACGATTGCATGTTAGTGCTTGCACCAGTAGTGAATGTTTCGTTGTTTACTCCAGTTAAAGTTCCTGTCAACAAATCATAGAATGCAGATGTTGCGTAATCTGCTTTTAAGTTTTGCTGTGGAGCCATACCAAAACGTGGAGAAATGTCAGTGCTAATTGCTTTTGCGTTAATTGTGTAACTGGCGTTAGCGGTGCCACCGTCATTCACATAACTTGCAATTAATTGCACTGTGCGGTTTTGATCTAAACTCAATGGAACTGAAACAAGAATATTGTTACTGTTATTTGGATCAACAACAGCAGTTATTCCATAGTTTGGTGACGCAATTGAGAACGTAACTTGTCCACTGTTTGCTGCTATAGCTGTCCACTGTGTTGGAGTGAATGACATTTTTGCAGCAAGTTTGAAATCTTCTGTTGTTCCTGCATTCACGTTAATGCTGGTAACAGCACCATCATAGTTTGCTGGAGCAACACTGGCTTCAAATATTTTCAGTGTGTTTGGTGTATTTAAACGAGCGCGAATAGTTAAGTTTTGCTCAACCGCATAATCAACACCGTTATAAGTTACAACAACACGAATACGAACTGTTTGGTTCGCAGTTATATTGTTTGGAACTAAAGTTGCAGATCCGTCAGTTGGATGTTCTGTGATAGAGGCATGAGCGCCACCATTCACAATACTCCAGACTGTACGTGTACTATCTGTAACCGCAAGTGTTGTGTTATTATCAAAACGAATACGACTACGGAAAACTTGAGGCTGATCTTCAAAGAAGTCAGTTAATCCGTTATAAATTTCGGCACCTGTTGGAACAGCAACATCAGTAACAGTAATATTCATACTGTCATTTAAAGTTACTCCACCTTCAATATAGCTGGCGTTTAATCGTACCGTTGTATTTGTTGTAACACTTCCAGCAGTACCAGTTGCTACACCACCATTTTGATTTACAGCAAGTACAGCTGTATTCTCGCTTGCGAAAATATTAGTTGTGTTATAAACAACTATACTTCCATCGCTGTATGTAACACGGAAAGTAAATACAAAACTTTCACCTTCCATTAATGTAGCCGGACTTGGGCCAATAATTGCAAGCGATTGTGGGACAACAGGAGCTTCAATAACTGTAACTTGTTTTGTTGCTGTAGCAGTAGCGCCACCAAAACTATAGGTTGCAGTAAGAATTGTTGGAGTAGCTGCGTTAACTTCACCAACAGTTAGACTTCTGTTTGGATTTATCGACACAAGTGCCGGAGAGTTTGTAACAAAAGTAAGTGGAGTTACAATTGACTGCGAGTTATCGCTGAAAGTTGCACGTACACTATAAACACTTGACGTTGTGTTTTCAGTTACTTCATCAGCACCTAAAATTTCTAAAGCAATTACTTCTATACCAGCAACTATATTCACGTTCAAAGTAGCGGAGCGAGTAATACCTAAATGAGTATAACTTGCGGCCAATCTAATCGGAGTATTTACGCTGATGTTATTTGTTGTCAACAAACCACTAATGTTTATGCTGGCGGCAGAAGTGTTTAACTCGTTTTCAAATATTGATGGGACAACTGCACGACTTGAACCATCAGCGAAATGAGCAATAACTTCATACTGCTCAGTTGATTGTTCTTGTACAACAGTAGGGCCAACAATTTCAATACTTAACAAGCTTCTGTCAACAAATGCAATATCTTCAGAGCGAGGATAACGCCATACAGCTAAAAATTCATTAGCATTATCTGGATTAATCGCATCTAAAAATAAAAGCATTCCATCTTCAGGAGGAAAACTTGTATCAACACGCGCATATTGCGTAGCATTGATCTTTATCATTGTTCTTGCGTAATCGGGATGCGTGTGCAGATTTGGGTAACGATCATTGCTCATACGCAAATCGTCTTTTTCTACACCGATTGGTAAAACTGGCTCTATATTATTTTCCGAATCCGGCAGATTAGGTTCTAAATAAGCAAGACCTAAAATCGATGTTGTTGCTGGCCCAATATTTTCATTAGGTGTTTCAATACCTAACAAATTTGGATCGGTAACAACTGGAATCCAATACTGAGGTTCGTCCCACAACATATCGTAATCGGTGATTTCAATCCAAGCACTTTTGTATGGAGCGGTTGAAGTTTCATGATCCGTTCTACGCAAAACTTTTCTGTAGTTAGGATCAATCGGATTCAATGGCATCCATAAGATATTGTAGGCAACGCGAGAAAACGTAGGTTCACTAACGCTACATAATAATGTCCAAGTTTCATCAACACCTTCAACTGGTTGAATAATGAAATCAATTGGGTTGAGCGGATCTATGCCACGATATGAACAAAGCTGGTAATGCTTTTCAATAAATTCAGCTAAAGTCATCGTTTATTCCTCCACCACAACAACAGCACCTTCAACCTGAATGCTGCTCATTCCGTTGATGTCAACCAGCGTTGCTTGTATTGTGTATTTACCAACTTGGTTAGCCACAAAAGTGTTTCCAGAAATGGATTGAATAACACCTTCATGACGTAAAACAATAACACTTGGAACAAATGTGCCTAAATAAGTTCTAAATTTTGTTTCAGGATCTGATTCACCAAATGCTTTGATGTTAATTGTGAATGTACGTGCTTCTGTAACAATCACACCATTAGCACGATCAAATACAGTTAACTCTGGAATAAAAAGTTCACCAGAGTAAGGAGGAACATTTAGTGCTGAAGGATTTAATGCAGGAGCAGTTGGAGAAGTTTCGTGAACTTCAGACAGCAACAATTTTCTGTAACTACTATCGCCTGATACATTTGCGATCACAGAGAAATTTGCTTCCGCATTTCCGTTGTCAATCACAACAGTTCTTCCAGTTGTTTTTAACATACGCGCTGGAATTTCAGGGTGCATTCCATCGTGAGGCAATGGATTCCGAGGATTTGTATTGCGTGGATCTTCAGCAGAAACAACTGTTGGAGTTTCACGTTCAGCCACATGAGTAGGAGTACGAGTTAACGTAACGATACCGATACGATCTACAGTAGCTAATTCAATTTCACCATTAGGTTCTTCACCTGGTAAGTAAAAATGATCATACCACATATCATCGAAATTAGTTATAGCCACCCAAGTATGCTGAGTGCCATACAGCGGATCAGGATCTTTACTTACGCGAGCAAGAACACGTTTGTAACGTAAACTTGTTCGGTTGTAATCAATCCACATCACATTAAGTGGTAAAACATATTCATGCGGTTCAATTTTAGAGCAAGCAAAAATATTAGTTTTACCCAACACGCTGTTAGTGCGCTTTGCAATTATTGGAGTGTTGGTACTTAAATTTTCAATCTGAGTAAATTCGGTTAATGCAGCGACGAATGCTGTTTGACGACTATCCATTACGCTGCTCCCATATTTACATCAGCTTCTGTTAATCTGCGCCAAATTGCAGTTGTGTGACTGTCACAGACCAAAGCCATTCCAATAGCTGGAGCATTTTGATTTTGAACAGTAACAAAGGCGCTGACTGTCTTTAACATCGTTGCAGGTTTTTCTGGATGATCGTGTGCAGTTGGATCTCGATCATTTGTAAGAGTATAATGCCCTTCACTTATGATACGTGGAGCAAGTGCAATAGTAGGTTGAGTAGTCAGTTTAAAAATACCGGCTTCTAATGTTGTTGCATAAGAAACTGGTTCATCATCCATGCCTTCTAAGTCTGAAGGATCATAGTATTGCTGATCAAAAACTTCGTCATAGAAATACAGAAGTTCCCAACTGTGTTCAAATTCACTGTGGGAACCGCTTGTTTTACTTGTACGTTGTAGTGCTTGCTTATAAAATTTGCTATTGCGATCAAAGTTGATCCAAATTACGTTAGCAGGTAGAACCATACGAGTTGGTTCTACCTGACTGCACACAAAAGTTGTGGTACGTAAACTTGTTGGATCTTGATGACGCAAAGCAACAGGTGTTTCGTTATTAAGATCACCCATGTTACTGATTATTTCAGCAGCATCAATGAATTTCTGTAAACGAAGTTCCATTGCCGGACTTGCCATCAGGATTCTCCTTATGCTTCAATGCCTGTAAAAGTGCTGCCCTTCGGATTCAAATTGAAACGAACGTGTACACGTTTTGTTGCAATAGTCGGATCATAAAGCATGTCCAATACTAAATCGCCGTTTGCAATTAAATCTTTAGTGTTATTTCTTTCATCACATTGGTTATTGAAATATTCAACACCACGGCCAGCTTTAATTGGACGCATAAAATCATCAGCACTTGTTTTGATACTTGCACGTAAGAAAGCATCGTTTGGATCAAACAATTTATTCTCTGTGTAAGTTTTGCTGGCTTTCAAAATGTGAAGTGAAAGTGCAACTACGTTAGCATCACGGAAAGCACTTGCACGAGCAAGCAATGTATTCTGTGACCATAAGCAGTAACCTAAACCATCTGGAAGTTTACGCACGTAGTTAACTTGAGCTTGTTCCAGAGCATCACGAGCACCTTGATCATATTCATGGCGAACACCAAGAATATTTTGCAGAGTACCATTCTCCATACCAGCAGCGGCAAACCAAAGAGCACGATTACTTGCGGTAAATGCCATACGTTGTGCAACGTCACCACTGATAGGAATATAAAGCTGGCGATCAGTGAATGTATCGTAAATCAAAATATCAGGGCCGTACATGCCACCCCAAAAGGTATTAGCATTTAATGTTTGACGACGATAAGCAACACTGTTTGAAACTTCTTGCATATTACTTGGTGTATCAAGAATTGCATAAGCATCACCGCGCTGTTCAGCCAATTGCAACATTTTGTGTTGAATCAAATGGTGAGTGTAACCAGCGTTTACTAACAAGCTGATGTCAATTTGTTCAGGATCTGAGTAAGCATCCCAAGCATTAACTATTTGAGTTACTGTGGCGCGTTGGCCATCATCACCGCCAGCCAAAGTTTCGTGGGCAGAAGTAACGAATTCGTATTGAGCGCCAAACAATTCGTTGTGTTTGAAATCAATGTATTTACTGTTGACGTTAATAACATCTTCAATATACATTTGCTCGCCGTTCTCGTTAACTTCTTGAGTTAAACTAACAGTAAACTTTTCAATCGGTGCTATACCAGCAGCAAATGCTCCGTAATAAACATAAACATTCAAATGTTTTGGGTTGTGGCCATTTGAACGTAATGGAACACCAGCTGGATTTGATGGGCCAACAGCAACAGTTATTTGATTATTCCAAGCACCTGGATCTTTGGCGCTAAAGAAACCAGTTACGTTTTGAATTCCAGGAGTTGTTGCAAGAAATCCAATATTTTTCATTGGATCTTCATTGCCTTCAGGAACATTAGATCCGGCAACAGAATTATTTGTTAAGCGCATTACAGGATTAACAGCAGCCGGATCATCAACAGTCAACCAAGCAAAAGCAGTTTTAGCCTGATTGACAACACGCACGAAAAACGCACGGTTAGTATTTCTTAAGTTACGATCTAAACAGTAACCAGCAAATCCATATTTTTGTGGATTCAGATCGCCAAGCTTAGCACGACGATCTTCATTGTCGGTTACGAAAATAGGTGTATTCGGTTTACCACGTTGAGCTTCGCCAACATAAGCCGGAATACTTGAGGAAACGAGTGGAAATCTTTCAGAAGCGTCTTTAATATATCCGTAGACACCAGGTGCCGGATTTGAAGGGTTAATCATAGCGTTTTTGCTCCATTGACAATACTTTTTCAGTATAGACATAAATTATGGAGTTTTGACAATGATTAAATTTTGAGGTAGAAAAAGAAAAGGGATCGCAAGATCCCTTTGTTGGCTAGTCGAATTCAGTTTGTTTGAATCTAAACTTTTCGGCTTTAGCCATTCTGATTTGTTCTGAAATTAAATTAATCGCAGTACGCATCAAAGCATAGCTATCACCAAATTGTTCATAAGCAGCGCACAGCATTCCACGAGGACTCAGTAAAATTGATTTTACTTCTTCCTGAATTTGTATTGCCTGTGCCTTCAATTCTTCAACTCTGCGCTTCAATTTTTCGGCAGCAGCTTTCTTAGAGAATTTGCTGGCTTTTTTATTCTTGGTTATTTTTAATTCATCGAGTAATGTACGAAGTTCATCAAAAGCATGTGCTTCTAATAAAGTTTTCGCATGATCGTACATTGCTTTGCTGAAATCACTTCCCAATTTATCTGGATGCAGAACTCTATTAAGTTCTTTCTTGAGAGCTTTATACAACTTTTGAATTTGCTTATCCGACAATTTAGGTTTTTCATTAGCACTAATTGTCTGACTTTCATTTAAAGCTCGAAGTCTTTCAAGAATTTCTTTACCAGCAGCTCCTTCCTGTTTCATACGAAGCATTTCCTGCTTTAAATTTTCTTCGTATTTTTCGCGCTCAATCATGTTTTCTGCTATAAGCATATTTAATTCATGAAAGAGTTCCATATAGGTCGGATATTTAGAAAGTGTTTTATTAACCTGTTCCTCAAGAGATTCAACATGAGCCTTGATTATCTTGTTTTCATCGATCTTGCGCTGCCAGTATTGAATTTGATTTTCGATACTGGTCAGATCTATATTTGATTCGTCAAATAATACAGGCAAATATACTTCTGTTCGGACATCAGGTTCCGATGTTTTTTCTTCAAACTGTTCTGGAATATCTGGACGGGCTTTATCCCATCCTATCCATCTAGGTCGCATATCGTTACTTGAGCCGAACATAAGTTTTAACCTTTCACAAGATTTTGAATTGGAGTATCGAGCAATGAGCGCAATTCTGGACTAATCTCATTCTTGTCCTCGATATGATCTTTTAACCACTTTAAATTCGAGCCGCCTTCACTAACGCTTCTGCGGTGTTTTGGAAGATTTAATTTGGGATCGGCTAATAATCTGTTAAGAACATCTAATGACATTTTTAATCCTTCTTAGGTGCTGCAACACTTACACTGATTTCAACTTGAGTAAGGCGACTGTTCATCAAATTTATTCCGGTAACAACATTTTTAGGATTGTATGTGAAACAAATTCGTTTATCAGAAAGCATTTTCTGCAAATAATCGTACTGTGCGTAAATAGGATTATTTGCAAAATATTTAGATTCCATCAACAAACTGAGTAAAGAATCAGAAGTGTGGCCTTCAGGAAGCTCTAAAGTTTTACCATGCTGCTTCATTAAAGTTGGAACATGAGGATTCCAAGCACGAGCAAGCAGATTAAACTTGAACTGTTCAAAACTCAAGCCCGAACTTTTCTCCACAACTTCTTCACCACTTATTCCAGTATTTAAGAATTCTGGAATAAGTATATCCAGTTGAGTAGTCAGCATGTTGTGCGTTTGAAGAGTGTCAGCAGCTTCTTCGATTGAACGATCCATGTAACACTTGATAAAAGTTTCTTGATCTAAAGCATCTACTGAACCAGAAGGTAATCTTCTGTACACAAATGGAATAGTTGCTTCCAACCAAAACTTCAAGTAATCTTCGGTTGTAAGAACCTGAGTTTTTAAACTACGATCTTGACGAGATACAATTGTACGACTCCAATAATCTTCAAGCCAAATTGTTGTTGTCGTCAAGTCGTTACCTTCCGCACGATTGTCAGTAACAGGAAACCATGCGAATTTTTTGTGCCAAATACCTAAAACTGATTTACTTAATATTTTCATTTATTTATCCGAACTTTGAATGGATGATTTATTCTATACAGAGGCATGTCATGTATAGATCCTGAAGGAAATTTTTTCATAAATATTTCAAATGGATGATAAGTTCCGGCCAAAAGACTTTCAGCGAAATCAGCATCCACAATATGAGGTAAATCTGCAAGCATATCCGATCTATCTTCAATGCTAACATGCCTTTCCACATACCAACTGGCCAGTAGTGTTACGGCCTGACAAGCACAATCTGCATACTGCTTTGGATCTACATAGTAGCCATTTAATAAATAGTAGAATCCAGTTGCGGGTTCTTCCCTTACTACATAGTTAAGAGGGATCAATAAATCTCTCGACTTTCTTCCGTAAAAGCTTCTGTTTTCTTTCCACTCGGCAAACTTATCCTGAAAATTTATACCATCAAAAGTAACATTGAATACAGGTTTTTGAAAAATAAATTTCATAGGTAAATGTTGTTTACCTTGAAACAACCAATAAAGCAGTGAGTCCATTAAAGCATATCCAGAATATGTGTTATTTTTTGATCGGAACCAATTCTTATTGCGGCAGTGACAGGATAATACAGCTTACGCGCAAAAAATGTAAGTGGGTCTTGTCCAGCTGTCACAACAAGTTTTGGAATGCTATCGAATACATCGAGAATGTCTCGAAGTTTTTCTATTTTGTACGGAGTTGATTCATCATTTATATTTGTTATGACCAACATGCAAGGATTTGTCTCACGGATTTGTTTAATAACATCATGAGAACTGTAGCCAGTTAACTTAATCCACATTGGAGCGGATCTTCCAGCGCGATGTCTGCTATCGAAATCGCTGTAAATATCCATAGCTCTATTCATAACAACAGCGGCCAATTGCTTGGCCCTTAGATCAGTTGGAAAACTATTTATAACAAAAGTGCCACTTCCTTTCAATGGATTTGCCATTAATTTTTGATAGCATTCTATTTGCTTTTGCTCACCCACGTTTCTTGTTTTGACCTCAGAAATTTTAGGCTTAAAACTTGATACGCAATTTAACAAGTCGAATGTTAATCTACGATTTGCAATAACGAGGCGATCCATGCCACACGAGAGCAAGAATTTCTCACGGTCTTTAGGAAAGATACAAGACACTAATGTCGATATGTCTTTTTGGGTTTTGGGTTTTGGTTTATTCATTTTTTAGCCATATTTCCAAACATAGAAAACAAACCACGTTCAATATTGGGGCCAGATTTTTTCTTCTTGTTAGATTTGCGTTCGGAGTACGCATCACGTTCTTCACTGTCGTACATTCCAGAATCGTTATCAGGACGTTGTAGCTTTTTATCAAGCAAACTTCCATAAACTCTGTTTGCTTTTTTGCTTAAACGATAGCCAAGTTCTATACTATGTCCCAAGGTATTTTTAAAACAACCAAAACTAATGGGCATGTCAATATCAACAAACATACGAATAAGTGGTTGCTTCTTTCCTTCCATTGGAGTACAGATACGGCGAGACTCTTGTTCCCAGTTAGGCTTGTTGCTAATTGGAGAAACCATATAAAGAGTGTCCCAACGTGGAACATTCAAACCCAATTGCATTAAACGTCTGATACCTACAACAACCCGAACTTTTCCAGCACGAGCATCTTGAATTATTTGAATACGTTCACGTTTGTTCTTTTCGCCGCCACCGCCAGTAAAGCCAATTGCAATTTTTTCACCAAAAGCATTATTGATTCCATCGACCAATTCTTTAACATGCTCCTTGAACATAACAGCCATAACAATTGAGCGTCCTGCTCTTAAATCATGCACAACTCCTTCAATGATTTTTTTATTACGTGCTGGATGTTTGGATAAAAATCTGTTTGCGTATGTCCAAGCAGCTGGCCCACGAGTATAACTATTTCTGTTCTTTGGCGCACAGTCTGTTGCGTGAACTGTAACAACAGGTTTCATGCTGTCTACAGTAGTTTCAGCAACAACTGGGCCAACTAAATTTTCAATAATTATGTGCCGTCCGTCCTTTCTAACGTCCGTCGCGGTGCAGCCGCCTTTATAAAGTGCCGGAAGCTTACTGATAAATTTTGCGTAAAGTGTTGCGTTAGCACGGTGAATTTCATCACACCATACCATACCAAAATTGTCTTTAAGCCACTTTAACCGCTTCTCACTCATACCACTATCTTTGATGAAACTTTGGTAGGTAGCTAAGCCTATTTGAAAATTCTCAAAGTCCTCTTTTTTCTTGAGAAATCCGTAGATCTTTTTACCAGCCAATTCCTGAATTTGTTTGATGTTTGTATGTGCTTCCATTTCCTCTAAAAAGTTGTCAAGGAAATCTTTTTGGTCAGCAATAATAACTGTGCGCTGGCCCATCTTTATTGCAATAGCTAATGTTGTTATTGTTTTACCAGATCTTGGTGGAGCTTTTAACAAGCCATGTTTGGCTTTACTCCAATCACCAAGAATTTCTATTTGATAATCTCTCAATTCACTAACAAACTTTATGCGTTTGTCCATTGGAACACGCTTACGCTTATCAATGATTTTAAAATCATCAAAATCAATATCAATTTTATCTTCAAGGTTTAAGCGATCACCTATTGGAAATCCAACGTAGTTTGTGCCACCAACCATTTTACGTTTTAATAAATTAACGCCACCTTTATAACCGCCAAGTTCGCAGTTAGCGCAGAACTCTGAGAAACGATCTCGTTTATAAGGGCAACGACGACAAACTTTTTCTTCGTAAAAATGTTTAATATAATGCTTTTCCGCAAGATCCATATCAACAACCTTCACTGGTATATAGATATGTTCTCGTAGCACCAATGGTGGCTTACTCATTAAGTGTTACCTTCAAATTTACGGATAACCTGATGCGCGTTAACTAACTGCGTTATCATGAATCCGCCTTTATCAATGTTGTCAATGTAAGATTTACAGATTTGAAGCAACTGCTCAGCATCAATCAAATATTCATAGTAAGGTTCCATGATACCAACTACGAATTGTTTTCTTTCTTCTTTTGTACGCAACTTTGCAAGATCATTGGCATATTCATTAACCAAATAATCGACCATACTGTTCAGAGTTTTGGATAAAAGAGTTGTTGCCTCTAAACCCATAACCTGAATTTCGGTGAGGCGTGTACGAAAGCTATGATCTAAAATAGCTGCCTTACTTAAGTTGCGAACGAAGTTAGGGCTATTAACTTCGAGTGAATGAAGTTTGCGACTTGAATGCAAGTGCTTCATTTCCTGCTTTAATTCATCAAAGTCCAAATTGTATTGAGGCAAATCTTGAAACGTCTGTTTCAAACGTAAAAGCTTTGCGTCTTTTTTAAGGATTCTCTTTACTCTTTCGCGTGTTTGCTTATCCACTATATCACCTTTAATCAGTTACAGTGAGTTTGCTGTTAGTTGGATCATAAGGAACAATCAATACGTTGTCGTATTCATCAATAAAAGTCATGAGTCCACCAACACCTTCAGCCTGTTTAAGCGTGTAAGATCCTATTTCAGACTTTCGCGTTACCATAACGTGCGATGTTTTAAATTCAAGATAGTGAGTATCGATTAAAAGGAGAGATCCCACTATAGCATTTGTTGCGCTGACTATGGGATAACATTTGCAATGAGGCCCATATTCAAGAACACTGTCTCTGTCGATTGAAACAGTGCTTTTTTCGTTTGATGTAACATAAAGCAACTGAGTTTTATTTTTAGAATCAACGCCGAGAACAATAAAAGTGTTCAACGGCATTTTTCTAATACTGAAGGGTAATCTAGGATCTCGAATAATCATTCTTTGAAATATCCGTAAGCTACCAAGACTCCATCAGAAAATTCAGTTTCCATTTTATAACAGGCAGGATCTCCTTGCTTGTTAGGATAAACAGAAAACTCGATTTTCTTACAGCCTCGAATGTTTTTATAACTGTCCTCAAAGATAACTGGATCTATTTGAGCGCTAAATTCTGATCCTTTTGCGTCCTTGACTTTTACAACATCTTCAATTGAACCACCATCATTTTGATAGTGTAACTGGATTCGATCTTTGTTGGTTTTAATTAAAAGCGAAGAAACCCCCTTCTTAAAATAACCAGCAATGTTCTGAAAAGCAGTTGCGAAATCAGAACCTATTGTAAAAGATTTGATTGGTTTTTTAAGTCCAGCCAAGAAATTTTCTATTTGCTCCAAGTTTACTTCAGTATCTATTGGGGGCAAAGAAACAGTTATGTTTTTACCACGAATAAACAAACGCTCGTCCGTAATAAAGAATTTAGCATCATCTTTGATAATGCGATCTAAAATAGAAAAAATACCTATAGGTATTGTGAGTTTCAAAGGCGCAGTCTTAGACTTGATTTTTCGCTTGTATATATGCAAGTGATAATCATCATTACCCATTACCGTTAAATACTTACCATCATAAACAATTGTTGCCGATGGAATGTAATTATCGTTATATGGATCTTTTAAACGTGCAACTTTAACGCCATCACCCAATGAACCGAAAAAATCTTTATCGATTGCTATACTTGAATCAGTGTCAATACTTGATCCAAGTTTTAAATCTGCAAGAGCTGAAGCTCCGGGTTCGCTACGTTTTAAATCGCCTTTGAATCGGCCAGCAGAAAACACTATTTTATCATGGGTGAATTCAATAGTAACTTCATCACGACCATTAACAGCTGTTTTCAATGTAACAGCATCGGCAAAGAAGAATTCTCCTTCGCCTTTAAATCTTTTCGGGGTAAGAACAACTGAAGCAACACGGTCTGAATCCATAGCAACCAACTTAACGGCTTTTTTACCAAAAACAAAACCGTAGTGAGTGAGTTCACCAACAGGAACTGTTAGTACAACTCGATCAAGTGCTTCCTTTAATTCTTTCCCATCAACAACAAATACATTACTCAAGATGTTTGCTCCGTATTAGGTTGTATTGTAAAATAACGAACAACTGAAACGGTATTCAAGCCAACTACGTCATGTGGGATAGCGCGAATTATATTTTCGCTACCAATAACTCCCTGAAGTAGTCCAAGAATTCCTAAACTGCAAAGATCTTGATTAAGTTGGGTAGCGAAAACATCTGTATCTGCAATAGCAAGACTGCAAATGAAATTTGTGGATAATAAAGCGGAGACAGCGCGAGGATCTTTTTCCAGCATATGATTCAAAAGATTTGCTGCATCCGTAGCCTGTTGTTTTTTAATCTCTGACGTAACTTCGGCCAAAGTTTCAGCAGTAATATCGGGGAAATGTTTTTTGAGAATTTGCTCTAACATAAAAGAACCATAGCGGCCTAATTAGGCCGCTTCCTTAAGTTTCTTCTTGGCCGCAGCAACTGTCTCACTTCTAGTTGATTCTGTTTTAGCAGCTTTTTTCTTGCTTGCTTCAATTTCAGCAATCGCCTTGTCAAGTAAAACTTTGTTACTACGAGTTTCTTTTGCGTAAACAGCAGCCAATTTGATTTCCTCTTTAGTCAAAGGATTTTTCTTTGGCATACTTCTGATTTTGATGTTATTAGCCCACAATTGTTTTTGTAACCACTCAGGCATATCAGCATACTGATCTTGCATGATAGTATCTACAACTTTATCAATGTTTACTTTGTGGCCCAATTCTTTACTTTGGAACTCAAGACTCTTACGAACTAAAGCTTCCATACTTAAGAAACTAAAGTTCCACGCCTTAACATCCCGCTCGTTTCCACCAATATCAAAATCCATTTCAGGTGCGCTAGTAAATTTATAATCAAACTTTTCTTCTACCAGAGTTTTAGCTCCAGTAGTCATAGCACGTTCGATAAATTTAACTGCTAACCAGAACCACTCGTAACCAACTTCAACAGTTAAACTGTCGTGTACGGAAACATTAAGGTTCATTAATGGATATTTACCAGTGTCCAAGAAATGTTGATATTTGTATTTATCAATCAAACGTATTGCCAACATCATAAGGTCACTACCAAAACCTTGAACTGGACTGTTAACCGCTTGACGTAAACAACGATTGATAATACTGTTTAAATGTTTGTCCTTGCTTCTGTAATCAGTTTGACGATCAACAAGTTTCTTGAACATCAGTGGCCATAATGTACGACGACGACCAACAGGACTTTCAACAAACAAATTGTCAACCGCATCTTTCTTACAGGTATCAAACCAACCGTAACCAACAGGGAATCTTTCAAGAAACTTCGCTTTAAGTTCACGAATTTTCTCAACAGTCTGACCAGTAGATAAGGATAAACCATCATCACCTTGTTGATAAATCAAACCGAAGATAACTGTTTTTACTGCGTTACGAATAGGCTTACTTACTTCATGGATTGGAAGTCCAAAGAAGTAACTAGCGTTGATACGGTGAACGTCACCTTCAATTTCTATTCGGTGAGCAATCCAAGGATCTGGAACAAACTTATAGCGATTACGTAAATCAGCACCAACTTGGAAAACATCAGCAACATTTTTATCGCCACTAATAATAGACCAACCACGTACTTCGTGAGCCGAGTAGTCAACCTTGATCAATAATGTTCCAGGTTGAGAAATAAGCAGACGTTTAATATGGTAGCCTAATTCATCACGGCTAGGTACTTGCTGGAGATTCTTTATTCTTTCTTAAGATATGTTCGCAAAACATATCCCGATGATGCGAGTTTCAGCAATCCTCGTCTTACACATCGCTCCATTCTTTACAAATGGAAGTTGAGACTATATCAAGGCCATATTTATTTTTCAATAAACGTAGGCCGCTACCGTTTGGAGTGATCATTTGCTTATCACCCTACTCGCATTTCAGCGATAGTCGTTAGAGCTTTTCCTGTTATACGCGATTTAATAAGTCTCGTCTGTAAACGCCGTTTTTAACTTTGTTTAAATAACTTTGGCTTACTTTATATTTTTCAGCGGTGCTTTTGACAGAAAAACCAGAAGATATTCTCTTCAATGCTTTTAGTAATAAAGAGTCTTTGTATAAAGATCTCCCGTGACTTTCGCCTTTCGATAGTAAACCGGTTTCTTTTGCATGCAAAAGATTTTGCTCAAGGGTCACTATCTCTAAATTTTTGATTCGGTTATCTAATGTATTGCCGTTTTTATGATTAACAGTCAAACCATCAGCATTTCCGATAAAAGTATAGGCGATAATTCTATGAAGAAGGGTACATTCTGGAACGCCAACCTGAATATATGGTTTAGGTTTTCTCTTCCTTTTATCATAGACATGGGATTGCTTTAACTCTTTTAAACTTCCAGATCGTTTAGAGTATACCTTCTTTGTCCTTTTATTTATAAAAATACCATGAAATTTAGTCGCGGTCAGTAACATAATCTTACTCCTCTGGTTAAGACTATATCACGTATAACATTCTTTGCTACGGGGTTCTTCCCATGTATTCTCTACACAGGACTCTTCCCCGTTTAGGTAGCTTTCGACATGCAGTTTCCTACATGAAGCCCAATCTAGGATTTGATGCACTCGTCCGACCAGTAACAACAGCTTGGTAACTATAGTTAGGTCTTAATCTACGTGTGTGCTTGAAGTCTTTATCAGTAGCAAACAATTTAATAAAACTATTCACATAACTGTTTCGTAACTTCTGAGCTTTTTGTAAATCCGTGAAGTTCTTAACGATTTTAACGTCTTTGTGCTTGGCCTGAAATTGTTTATCAATCTGAGGCATTGGCTGGTCAGTACCTTTACGCTTTTTCTTGGTAGAAAAGTTTACTGGTTCCAATTTACAAACGTCAAAGAACAATATTTGTTTATGTTCTTCTTTGCTAAGATCAAAGTTGTTCAGTTCAACAGTACCAAACAATCCGCGTTGAGGCGCACCACGATTCTTAGCCAGAATCTTATTGGCTTTACGAACTTCATCGCTGTTTTTAATATTGAGTTCACGTTCCTTAATGATTTGGTTCACTGGACTATCTTTTGTTTTTAGATAGAACAAGTAATCAACATCACAAAGCGCACCAGTAGATTCCAAAATAGAGAACGAATGTATCTGATCTCCAACAATGGTTGAAACTGTTTTCTGGTACTTTTTAAATCCAATATCTTTCGCTCTGCGTAATTGCTGATGAAAGATCAACCAAGGAACAACAACGTCGAGACTACAATATTGAAGTACAGGTTCAGTCAATGGAGTTTGTGCAATGTGTGCGCGATTTTCTTTACCAAATGGATTGTCAAGGAAAGCAGTGCATCCATACTGCATTGAAAGATTACCTAAATTAAAGTAACCTTTACCTGTAGCAGTAGATAACACTTTCATGTTTTCATCTAAGATGAATTCACCAGCCGCAATATCCCACATATCAGCTTTGAAATGTCTGATGTCAAAATTTGCCCTCATTACATTAAGGTCAAACTTTCCGTTGGTGGTAATATGCAACTTGTTTTTATTCTTTCTCTCAAAAAACATTCGCATAAGCACTTTGATTCGATCAAGCTCCTTACGACTAAATGGAGTATCAAAGTGATAAATTGGAATTACATAAGCGTTCTTAGCATCACAACATAATTGCACAGTCTGAACTTTATTAAGAACCTTACTAAGATCCTCGGTTTCAGTATCGACAGCCACGTATTCAGCAGCAGCCATCTTTTTCAGAATGCGCTCTACTTCGGAAACTTTTGTCACATAATGAGTTTTATACTTTGGAACGAATTTGTTCCGTTTCATTATGTGTACAGGTTGAATGTTGTAGCGATTAATACCGCCATCAAGAGCTGTTACAAGATTTCTGGCTGAATAACCACTAAGATAATAATTCTCTTTTGTTTTGGTGCTAAATACTGTGTTAAATGAAAGAGAAGGAACTACAACAAAATCATGCTCTATTGTTTTTCCATCTTTATTCTTTATACTTACGTTAGCATCAACAGCTTGACCTAAGTAGTTGACAAAGTTCTGCTTAGATTTTTGATAAGCAAGTGGACACAAATAAGTAAAAGGATCTTGCCCAAATGTAACAACAATGTCAGGCTTGTACTCACAAATAGTTTGCTTTAAATGCCGTGCAAAATCCTGATTGCTTTCATCAAGCGTATCTGCGTAAGCTTTACCATAAGTTTTAAACTGATTAAAGTTTGTTGCTACCCAATCATAGTCACTTTCAGCACATTCCGATCTATAATACTCGTGTGCAAGTTTACAAAGCAATAAAAACTTTTCACCTGTCGCACCAGAAAGCAAACGATTGCTCTCAAGATCTTCTGTAGGTACATGATCGAGTACAAATAATATTCTTTTCTTAGCATCTGGATTTTTATACCGGACTGCTTTCACGTTGTACAGATTTCCATCTGAAAAGCGTGACTTAAGAGCCTCCCTTATGGATTTTTTAGGTTTATAGCCTAAGTCTATCCAACGAAGTGGAATCTCTTGTTTAGCATGTTTTTTCTTTGCTGAAACAACTGCCATGTGATTAACCTCTTAGTTTACACATATTGATTTACAGTTTTGTACAAGCAAAGAAAAAGGGCAACCGTTAGGCTGCCCTTTGAGTTTAACGCGGTCTGTGGTTTTGATTAGGATGCTTGTGATGCCGATTTTGATCACGGTTAGCATTCAGCTGTTCAGCTGTTTTTACCTGTGAATTATCGGTAGCTCCAGCATCTTTATTTTGCTCAGGCGGTTGTTCAACATTTTCAGTCACAACCGCTTCAGCAGTTTTAATAACTTCTACTGGTTCAACTTTCTGTCTACGGGGTTCGACAGTTTGAGATCTTACCGTATCAGCCATTAATGGATCGTAAGCGGCTTTTATGTTTTGGGTTGGATCAAAAACCTGATCTACTTTAACAAGTTCAGCAGCCAACTTTTCGTAGTAACCCGTTGGTATATCTACGTGAGTAAGCAATCCACTTTTCGGTTTCGTATAATCAAGCATTATGCCAGAAGGAAGTTTTGAGGTAAAGTCAAAAGGCATACCATGATTCGGATATGCCGGACTGAATTTACCGCTAACTTCAAAAGCACGTTTGGCGGCAATGGTCTTTTCAGACCAAATGCCGTCACACGCTCCGGTATAATACCCAAGAAACTTCAAAATCATTTGCTGACGTTGTAAGCGTTGGATATTGGTTTCCATTTAATTTCCTTACATGCGTAAATCATCAATTTTTGCAACAAGTTGATCTTGGTTAGTGATAACGTAACCAGCTTCTTTCAACTCTTTAAGTTTGCTCATGAATTCGCGTTTACCAGCTGCGAAATAAATGTGCATACCAGGATGAAGCTTCCAAGTTCCACCTACACCGCCACCAGGAATTGCTTTTCCTTCAAGACGTTTCGCAAATGGGTTAGTTGCTTTGTCCACAACAATACGTAAACGGTCGTGCATCGTTACCGGATACATTTTAACCATTTTAGTATTCTTGCTTTCACGCAAACGCGCACGGAAAAAATCTTGAACATCATTCATGATTTTCTTAGCATGACGTTGGTTAAAGAGTTGTTTAGGATCGATCTTCTTGTCACTAAACATATCGTAAACAGCAACCAAACGATTATAAGTTGGGCCATCAATTTCCAACTGTCCTTTGTCTGATTTTTCTTCAATCCAGTTCAAGAAAGCGTAGTACGCAGGGAACGCTTTGAAATCTACGTATACGAAATCTTCAAAGTTTTTGAAGCCAAATTTCAACAAGCCATCTGCATCTGCATCATTATTCGTAACGTGCATACACAATAAGCCGTTATAGAAAGAAGGAATTAATTTAATCTTCTTAGGTTTAATCGCTGGAGCCGCAGGTGCAACAGGACGTTTAGGTGGAACACGACCTGAAAGTGTACCAGCAGGAACCACGCTAACAGTTGGCCGTACACGCGGAACTTTTGGAACAACTTCTACACCTTGATTTACTGGGCGTTTTTTCTCAATGTTGTCTTTGCGGATATTTGCACGTTCGCGTTCGCGTGTCTGACGACGAGCATCTTCACGTTCTTGCTTGATGCGTTGTTCCTCAGCCTGTTCTCTCTGAGCGCGAATACGATCAGCTTCTGCCTGTTGTTTGGCTGCTGCACGTTCCATCTGAAGTTTCTCAGTTTTCGTTCCCCACATTTCTGTAGGTTTGAAAAACTGATCATAAACTTTACCGGAAACTTTTGTTGCAATATAAACCATACTAATAGGCATCAGTACAGGAGGTATATTTTCCAGCATGTTACGTTCATGATATTTAATACGAACACTATGAATCGGTCTGCGTGGATCAGAAATCATTTCTCCTGGATTATCAGGATCAGGAATTTTCCGAGTACGTTGCAAACCAACAATTGTACCAGTACCAAAACCAGTACGAACTGGACTACCTTTCAACACTGCTTCTGCATCTTCTAAAATTTCTTCGATGCGCGTTGGAATATATTCTGACAATTTAACCAAACCAAATCCTTCTGGATCAGGAATATTTTGATTCGGCATTGTTGGAATTTGTGGCATCGTTTTGAAATCTTTTGGAATAGGTGGAATATCAAGATCCAACATTTCCGCACGAGTTGTTTTACGCATTTCCGTAAATTCGCTTGCTTCGATGTTTGCTAATAAAGCTTTTGCACCAAAGTAATCGTTTACAATACGAGTTTCACCATTTTCCGTTTCTTCTAACGTACCACGGTAATCCTCTAATTCACAGCGCTCAAACAACAAGTCTAAAGACATCTTGATTGGCTTCAAGACGTATTCGTTTAAAGGTTCATAACGTCTGTTGCCTTTTTCATTGAAGCGAATACTGTCAACAGTTTTCCACATCAAACGAGCAACTTTACCAACTTCCAATGTACCGCCAGTCATAATCCAATCGACGTAAATAACTTCACGCGCCATATCTCCAGGTTGACCATCAGTAAATTTTGCTGCGGCTGGATCTGGACGGAAAATACGTGCTGTACTTTGTTCGTAATCACCTGGTGACCACGGAGTATCAACACGAATAATACGACTTGCCATTTGAAGGTTGTAACCTTCTGTAATAGCTTGTTCGTTGGCTACGAAAATTTCTACATCTTTTGATTTCATGAAGTCTTGTAAGTTTTGCTTACGTTGATCTTCTGGAATCTGACCGTGGAACATACGCGCTTTGCGTTTGTACTCAGGAGGTAACGAATCGAAAATATATTTCGTGTTACCTGTGTAGCGGCAGAAAATAAGTACCTTACCTTTAATCTCCGGTTTCCAGTTATCCAAATCTTGATCTGGTGGCGTAGAAGTTTTCGGAGTCAATCGACGTTTTATAGTCGGTAATTCGTCTGGCCCAAGTGGAATTGGACGACGCATATACAGTTGACCTTTATATTCAACTATATCGTACTCTTTCGCTTGCATTTCACGATCCCACTGAATAATACGTCCAGTTTGATCTGCGTTTGCATCATACTTAACACTTTCAAAATGTTCACGTAAGCGTTCTATTACCATCGAAACTTTTGATGGAACAAAATCGCCTTGTCTTACACCAGCAATAGCTGCCAACTCTTTGAAGTAAGAATCACCCCAAGGATTTGTAATTAGCTGCTCAACACGTTGGAAGTATTTTTTGTCGATAGTAGGTAACATAGAAGCATTGATAACACCACTGGCATCAACAACTTTTCCACGACCACCACCGCCACCTTCTTCGTCATCATTTTCTTCCAATTCATCATCGAAAGAGTTTTCATCATCGTCATCTTCATCGTCATCAGCTTTACCGATGTCACCAGAAAGAATGATAGATTTAACTTCGTTGATAACGTGTTCGTAAGCTTCTTGGTGTAACTTGTTACCAAGTTTATTCATTGTTTCGTCTGTAGGATCGAACAAACGAATTTGAATAAACGTATCAATTGGATTAGGCAACATGAACGCCCACTCTTTACGTTTCAGAGTGATCATGCTGCAATACTTACCAAGTTTTGTACGCATTTTACCAGGACCATCTTCAGCAGAAAGATTGATTCCAAGTTTATCCATTTCATCAGGAGTTTTAAGTGCGTAAGCATTCATTAAAGCAGCTTGACCGATAACATCAGCAAGAATACCGTGAACCAAAGTACCTGTGGCTAAACGCGCATAAGCAACGCCAGTCATAGTAAATACTTCTTTGATTACAGTATGAATTGTTGAGGTCTTGCCACTACGCATAAATGTTTTTGCTTTATGACTTTCATCAAGCAACACATAGTTAGGATTGAATTGTTTTAAGAATTCAACACCACCACTGATTTTAATTTTGCGCGTACCAAAAGTCAAATCGAATGTATTTGTTTTACTAAGGAAGTGAATACCAGCAACAATAATTGTGTTACGTGGAGCATCCTTAATAATCTTGGTCAGTAAATCCAGACCCCAAATTTTAACGATTTTGGTTGTGATTGGAATAGTATTCCAGTTACCGTTAGTAAACTTGGCAGTATCTTCACACCAGTTTGCACACAATCCATCTGGAGCAAGTACGAGTGGAACGAAGTGATCTGCTTTGTGTTTCTCGGCCAAACATAAAATGTCTGTAATACCAATTAATGTTTTACCGCCACCTGGACTTACGTCGAGAATTGCATACTTCGGCGCTTTTCGTAAAAACTGGTGAGCTTTTACTTGGTGAGGAAACATTTGAGGTTTTTTGCCGTTAACAGCAACAATACCTGGAGCAACAATATCTTCAACATCAACATCAGAATCTTGTTGATAGCGGTCAAACATTTCTTCAGCACGTTCAAAATAATCCAACGCTTTTGGAACATACTTTGAAAATATGTAAGCAAGCGGTAGAACATCCGTACTGATATAGTTGAACGAAGGCAAGTTTTTGTTGTTTAAATCTTTTTCGTCACGCTTAGGATATAACAGCTCTTTCTTCGGAATCAAAGTAATATGCTTACACATATTCTTGAATAAACAACCACCAAAGTAAGTATAGATGTTATTAAACTTGGCCATAGTAGTATCAGCACTACGGAAGTTTAAATGAGCAGGATGGTCAGGCAATTCAGTTTTGACATTACTAAAGCCGACTTCATCTGCAATCATGGCGTGAAGATTTGTTCCGGGAGTACCTTCGGCATCAGCCAATGCTTTCAACAGGAAAGCAAGTACAACATAGCCTTGACCATATAAATGATCAGCAAGCAAAGAACTTCCATCAATTGTATCAGGAATTAAATTGCTATACAGATCGAAGTCTAACGGTGTACCTTCCAAGGTAAAAGAAGTGTAATTCTTTTCTTTCTTGGTTTCTTCAATCAATTGAACAATGTTTGGAACCACACCTTCTTTTGCATAAAAGCTGTAGGTTTCAAATAACTTGATAAGACGCTGGTTCAAGAAAACACGCAAATAAATTGGAGCATCTACCAACTTTTTACGTTCTTCAGGAATGTTCAAATCTGGTGCAAGTTTTCTGATTTGCAAAATACTGTTCAAGTTTGTCAGTGTATGCAGTGCATCAGGATCATGGCGGAACTCAGAAAGAGAAGTTAAAATATGTTTCTTCTGAGATTTTTCTCCTGGTTCTTTAAAATCAAAACCAAGGAAATCTGCCATAATCAGATCGTCCGGTGGAGTACAACCGTTCAGATCTTTTGGAACTAAGTTATCGGTTTCACTTGCGTAAAGCAGAGTGTTGTAATCCCAGTTAAATGCAATCAGCGCACCGCGCATTGATTTTAACTTAGAGTTTTTATCTGCCATTAAACCGTTTGTGCCAGCGATATTTAATTTCTCAGGATTACTTGCGGTAACAGATGCACCAGCAGGACTACCAGCAGGTAAACCTAATTCGTAAGAAAGTGACAGCATTTCTTCATATGCTTGCTCATAAGCAAGTGCATTATCATTTGAAGAATCGGCAGGACTTGGAATGTAACCGAAACGTCCATCAGGCATAATCACAAGACCATCATCATCTGATTTACTTTCAGAAACATGATAGCCAAATTTCTCACGATAACCAGCAAGTTCTTGAATACGACTTGGTGGAATAACATACTGTGCAGTACGACGAGGATCGTAGTTAATGCCTTTAGCATGTTTTGGTTTTAAGAAAGCACCAGCCCACTGAGTAACCCAAGAGCTTAAACAATAAAGTGCTTTATCGCCAGTTTCGCTCTGACACATAAAGTTTACGATAGCGCGTTCAAAACTTAATGAAATAGATCCACCAACGCGAGGAGTAAATACAACTGTTGGTGTAATTAAAGTTTCGTTTTTCGGACGAGGAACTTCAATAGATTCTGTTCCAGAAATTTGTGCGCGAGTTTGACTTGAATTCCAAGAAGCCCAAGGCTGCATTAACTCTGGCTCTTGTTCGATAATAACCAGTACGTTCAGGAAACTCTTATACAAAGTAACTGAACCATCTAAGTTATTAAAGAAGTTTAGTGGAAAGCCAATCAGTTTACTTATTTCGCTGTTCCAACTTTTGAAGTTGTAATCAACTGGAAATTGACAAAGACGACGTTGGTGCGCGTTATCTAAAGTCAGTACACCTTTATCACTACGCATAGTAACTAATTCACAGATTTTCTGTGCAGCCGCCATAATGCGTTGGGCAATTGGTGTTGAATAGTTTGTTTGCATCATACCTAAATGACGCGCATCATTCGGACGAGTCGGTAAAGCAGGGAATGGTTTGATGTGAAGTTTTAAACCGCCACGACCATATTGTCCACTAAACAGAATATCGTAACCGCCTTTATAACGTGAGGAAGGTTTGATAATAGTGTTTGCTGTTGGACGATCTTCAAAAGGCATATCTTTTGGAAAGCGACTATCTTCAGCATCTTCACTTTGTGTATCGCGTTGTGTACTTAAAGCAATTAACAAATGGCGAACCATATCTTCACTTGGTTCTTCATTCATTTGAATAATATTAGATGCCAATGCTTGAAGCTCAGCAGTTACTTGGCTGTCGGGCATATCATCTAAAATATTTGCTTGCTCTAAAGCTTTACGACAGAAAGCAAAGAAATTGTTAAGGCCCATGCTGACAGAAAGTGTTTTACTTGCAGCCTCACGGAAACCGTCCATTTTGAAACCAGCTTCAGTAGGTCTGTTATTAACAGTGTAAAATGCTTCTGTATACAGCTTTTTTAATTTCGGATCTAACTCAACAGGAGCAACAGCTTTAGTCAACAACTCTTCCGCTGTAGCACTCGTCGAAGTAAATTCTCCGTCGATTGTAATTGCCATTTGTTTTTCCTTACACTAAATAAATAAATTCCAAAGAGGATTAGCTGCAATTTTTTCTTGTGAACAGCGTTGAATCAAAGCTGTAGCATAAAGTTTGGCATCCAAAGAACTTAAAGTGTCCCAAGTTGCCTTGTTATTGTAAATCAAAAACATATTCTCTGAAGTAAGATTGTCTATCTCTGCCTGAATATGCTCTCGACGTTGAGCAAGTTTGTCATCCTCTTCAGGAGTTTCAAGAACATCACCGCCCTGAAGATCTTCTGGAAGTTCCTCAGTTTGCGTATAGAAGGCAAGACGTTCTTCAAGCAAAGCAACTTGTCTGCGTAATTCCGCTATAGTTTGCTTGTCATCATTTGATTCATCTTCTGAAGATCTTGAAAAAATTGCTTTGGGGTAATCTCTTGCCACCAAAGGAAGAACAATGGAAGTGCTTTTCATATTCAATATCCCGCGTTAAATGAATTGAGTGATCTTATTAGTAAATTATGGAAAGATTGCTTTGTATATTTTCCCATAGGTAAAACGTAAGGAAAGTCAAAAGATATTTTTAAACAAAGAATATCTTTGTTCAATCTTTTCAAATGCACCTTAATTCCACTAACATCACCAACAAAAAACCAGCTGTAAATATTTTGCTTTTTAATCGAATCTAAAGTGAAGTCTCGGTCAACACTTAAAGGTTTTGGAAAATCTCTGTAAAGAAATCCCTTAAGTGTATGCAAAGCCGCATCCATATTACCTTTTGGAATTATCAGATTCTGATAGATGCTTACGTTTGGTAAGGCAGAAGCATGTAGAAAAGAATTGTAATTCAATCCAACATCTATAGATCTAGTGCCTTGGCGAAAGACTAATAAGTTTTTTCGACGAAACAATTCATTCAATTTAATATTTACAGTTTTCAACAAAGTTGTTATAAGATTCAAACTAAATTGACTTGCTTCGTATTTTTTACCACCAACAAAAGCATTAGTGGTAATATTGTTCAGATAGTTTATGAAAAGAATACTAACTAGAATATCAGCATTGGTTTCATACAAAGTTCTTACATCTTTTATGGTTTGAGTATCATTAAATTTTTCCCAAAGAGCGTCACCTTCATGCTGTTTAACCATAGAAGGGTAGGAATCTGATTTGTGCCCTATACGCAAACCATGTTTTTTGAGTGTAGAGGCAAAACTCATTGGTTAACCTCCAAATAGACGTTTGTTCTTTCTTGTTTGTAAAGCTTTCAACAGATGTTTACCTGCCTCATTTGCCTTACCTCGTTTTTTAGAATGACAGGTAGCGCATAAAGTTTCAAGATTTGAAAGAATATTCAAACCTCCTCTTGCAACAGGAACAATGTGATCAACAGTCAGTTGAACAGCACTAGGATTATTAGGATTATCCTCAGCACCACAACAAACACAAGTATAATCATCACGTTCTTTTACAATAGCTTTTACTCTTTCCCATTCAGGGCCAGATCTTAAATCGGATTTTGGTTTAAGTGGGCCGGAAAGTCTATTGCCGGATTTTTTAAATCCTCGGTTTCTCTGAGCAATTCCCATATGCGTTTAACCTGTCAGTATACGTTTTGTATTTTCTATGGAGGCTAAATAGCTTTCTTTCATTTTAACAGCTGAAGCTTTTGCCTGAGTTTTACAATACTTAATGACTTCATCTTGCAAATCAGTTGGGATGTTTTTTCGTACATAAGAATTAAGATGATTTACAAAATCCAAAATTGATTGAGAGGTAGTCATAGCGAACGGATTCAAAACATCTTGAACAAGAGCATCAATGTATTCGCCAACATTTTGTAAACTTTTCATATCCGCAATAACATCGCGCATCTGATCATAAACTTTCATAAGCGCATAAATGTCTCGACTATCCTTGCTCTTGAAATACTTTTTTTCAGCCATGTCTGAGATAGTTATCAACTGTTTGAACATTGTTTCGTATTGATTGACGTATCTACGATTATCATCGAATACGTTGTCGCCCATTTGCTCAAGAAGTCCGTTAGCCTCAGCAACCAAAGCCGCTTTATGTTTTTGAAGATCTTGCAAGGATTTTGAAGATTTGCCAGTCAACTTAGATGGAAGATCTTTTTTATCTTTAATCGAAGATTTAGTTTTTAACTTAGGCTTCGGAACTTCTTTGGTTTTTAACTTAGGCTTCGGAACTTCTTTGGTTTTTAACTTTGGTTTACCTTGTGGAGTAACTTTAGGTTTGGTTTTAGTAGGCTTTTCCTGTTTAACAACTACCTTAGCTTTTTTCTTTTCCGAAGTGGCTTTTCGTTTGGTAGTCATTTCTGACAATTCTATTTTCTTACCTGCCATCTTTTTCCCCTAGAAACAAATAGTGGGGCTATTAAAGCCCCACTTGTTTTGTCTTATCTTGAGATTATGCCCAAGCATGGCCGCGAATGATAGCTTCGTATTTATCCCAGTAAGTACGGTTGAAGCCGTAAACTTTTTGGTAGAAACTTACTAACTTATCTACTGTATTTTCTGAACCAGCTTCAACAGTTAAGTGTTCTGGAACAGTTAATTTCAGACCACTTAAATCTGGAGCAGCACTTAAACTTGAATATGTCATTACCTGATCTGGATCGATAATGTCCAACTCTTCTTCTTTCGGAGCAAGAACTGCCAAAGCATCAGCACCATCAGCGCTCACGCTGGCTAAAACAACACCAGCACGTAACTCGCCTTTTTGTAAGTAAAGTGCGAAGTCACCGCTTTGAACATTGTCTTTTGCATTGTCAGCAGAAGCAACAGCAGAGAAATATGCATTATCAGAACCAGGAACCGGTGAACTACATAAACTTGCCATAAGTTCATTGATTTCAGTAGCGTTGTCAACATTGTTGGCACGTACTAAATATTTACCATCGGCATTTGTAGTCAGTGACCACATATTGTCGTTTTCATCTTCGTAAATAGATTTACTCAGACTGCGGAAACCAGCCATACCTTCTTGATAGCGAATGATGTCTTTTGTCGGAATAGCTGCACCACGTACTAAAGTGCGGTAAGGGCTTTTTTCAATAACTTGAAAACTTCCAGCAACGGCCATCATGTTGCTTTTAGTTAATTGCTGAAAACCGTTGTGAAAATCAGAAGCAGACACAACTTGATTTAAGCCGTGAGATACGTCAGCGATAATCATTGCGCCGCCAGCTAAAGCTTTAAAACTTGTGATCTTTACTTGCATGGTTATTCTCCATAGTACATTTATTTTGAAATCAATTAACGCTTTATTGAAGAACGCATCCAGAATCCCGGACCTCTTCTCAGTTTTGTTGTAGCACTGTTAATAACGCTTGTTCTTCCTAAGCTACGTGCTATTGCACTTGCTAAGTTAGATGATCCGATAGATCCATCGTTATCAGTGATACTGGCCTTGCCTAACAATTTCTTGTAAGGCTTTACTTCGTTTTCAATCTGAGATTCAAGTCTGCCTATAGCAGCCTCTAAACTCGGAGTTCTGTCTACATTAAGATTAACAGTTTGTCCACTGAAATCAAAAGCACTTGCACCTTCAGCTAAAGTCTGAGCTTTCAAACATTCTAACGAAGAACACACAATCCACAAATGCAATAAAATACCTTGCATGTTTGTTCCGCGAATAGATGTCACTAAAGGCGGGTAACTATTAAACATTTGAAGTCCACGATACAGATAGTTAACGTAATCTGCCGTAGTATATTCAAGTTCCGGTATAATGTTTTCAAGCTTTGCTTTATCAATAGCTTTTTGCATCATACCAACAGCTACCATTATTTGGTTTGTAATGACCCACAAATTTGACTGGTGCATGTTTGGAACCATTCTGGCATCAGTGTGATTAACAACAACGCTTATAGGTTCCAGTCTTAGCAAACTAACGTCCATATCAAAAGGAACCTCGAATACAGCACGAGTTTTTGTTATGGTACGTGTCACATTTGGATCAGTCATCAAATCAAGATCTTCAAGAACAGATTCATTATTTATAGAAATATCCATCAATACAGAATCTGTTTGTTTCACAGGAGCCTCAAGTACAAAAGTAAATTTGCTTCCAGATGCTCTGTGTAAACAAACAATATCACCGTAACGCTTATTAGTGGCAGGTTCTACAGTTACTTTGAGTTCATAACTGACACGGTTGCAACCGTCATCAGTCATTTCCCATAAAACACGCAAATCAACTTCATCAGTTAAATTCATGTTAGGGAAAACAAAATCAACTTGCCATTCGCCAACAACAGTTGTGGGGGTGGCTTCTCTGCGATCAATGATACTGTTATCAAGATCAAAAAGTGTTACAGTTGGGCCTCCGGTTCCCTCATACGGATATATCGGAGTTCCGTCAGGCTCCAACATTTTTTGTGTTAAATTTTGCTGACTTCCCTCAACTACACGCATTTCTTATTCCTCGAAAAGTTGGTCGCTGAGTTTTTTGAATTCAACATCTTGATCTATGAGTGAGTAAGCTGCTTTATCTTGAACAGCAAACAATTTTCTCATAAGACCATAAGCTTCTTCGCTATACATGCCATCGCCTTTTGTTACCTTGCGAAGAATTTTAGTATAAAGAGAAGCAACAAGTTGATCATCAAGACCCACACCTAAAGTTTCATGATAACGATAAAGCAAGTGAATAACGCAATGAACACTGTCATCGATTATGTTCATGTCAATATCGTTAGGTGTTAGTTGTCGCTGAATGCTTGAATGAATTTCTGACATAAGTTTTCTAATGCCAGATTCAATAAAAGCAGTAAGTGAGGAAGTTGGGCCATAGATCCAGTTAAATGCTTCAGCATCCAAATTTTGACCTATGTAAATACTATCCAAGATAAAAACAGTAAAGTATTTATAAAACCCTTCATCGATAAGTTTTGGAACAAGCAAATGTGAGTAATCTTGCCAAAACTTTTTGTTGTAATGCCAATAGCCAATTGGTACTTCTTTGAAAAGATACTCAGGTTGCTTTTCGTAAAATTGGTTATACAAACTTCTTAAAAAATGTGTGGAATACACAGAAGAATCCCACCAACCACGAGGATGAACAACAAAACTTTTTGAGACAAGTCCAACAGTGTTATAAAGAAATTCAAGTTGCTTGTGAATATTGAAATCAATTCCATATTTACGAGCCGTACTTTGATCCACAGTAATGGTTAAGTAGTTTAAATTTCTTAGGTCGGGGCCAAAAAGAAAATCATTACTAATCAAGTCGATTGTTGTTAACTGTTCAATCTTTTTCAAAGGTCGGCCAGTCAAACAAAAGGTGAAGGTTATAAGATTAGAAGGCAATGTGCTTCTTTTCTTAAAATTAACTTCAGAGTAACCGAAGCTTTTGCCAAGTGAAGTAGATACATTCACTAAAGAAAAGCTATTTGCTCGAACAAGAACAAATGGGTAACTCTCTAATCGATTCAAAATAAATGTGAACAAAGAACCTAAGTGTCTACCTAGATCCTCTGTTCCATTGTTTTCTCTGACCACCAATGCACGTTTGACTTGTCGGCTTAAACCATTAACTGGGTTAAGCTTAAATGTAGAGGCAGCAGACAAGTGCATTATTGAATCGTCCGAAGCATTTCATTCACGACTTCAGGTTTTAAGTGAAGTTCCGTTCCAAGTTTTTTGATCTTATCGCGTGTCAAATCGTGTTTGGTTTTAGAAACCATTGCAACACGAATGTACTTGCGACGAGAATTGCGGCCGACTTCTTCACGCATGTTTGGTCGTGTACGTGTTTGGATCTGAGAAGTAATCTTTTTCAGATCGGCAATCTTGTTGTAGTAAACACGATCTACTGCCGCAGCAATTTGTGTTTTTGCTTCCAACTCTTCTTCTTTGCTTAAGCCTTTGACCAAACGGAAAATCAAGAAATCATCAACTTGACGTAACTGGTCAACATATTCAATTGATGCAAATTCAGGAATACGTTTCATTTGGCTGGTTGTTAAGCCAACGGCTACGCGATCACGAGTTGGATTACCCATATCCTGAGTTAACATTGCACCAATTAAGCGTTTCATTTCAGCTGTGTTAGATAAAGGTTTACCGATTGGGAAAGAACCAGGAATCTTATCACTTGTTAAACTAATAACATGGTAAGAAAGTTCACCAGTTCCAATATCAATTGAACCAGTAACAACAATTGAATAATCATCACGCACATGACCGCCAACAGTCACCAAATCTTTTATATGAATAAAAGTTTGGTAGTTGATTTTGCTACGATCAATACTCTTACCTTCAGGACGTCCTGATTTACCAACATAAGCTGTTGTGTCGGGAGAAGTTGTTTTGTAGACAAAAGTGTTCTGAGTAATTGCACTGTACAAACGCTTGTCGATGACATCAGTTAAATATTCGACGACACCTTTGATCATTGCATTATGATGTTTAGGTCTTGTTTCACGCGCAATTTTGGACATAGCCTTCAGCTGATCTTCAACAGCTGTCTTAGCCAAGTTAATTGAGGCACGTAAATTCTGACGAAGCAGACGATTGTTTTCCATCTTTGTAAAAGTGGAACTCATTAAAACTTGTTCTGCTATCTCAAGCTCGGCAATGTGCTGCTCAAGTTTGTGCAGAGTTTCATTTTCTTTCGCAATTTCTTTTAAATCAGGAGCAGTGAAAGAAGTCAATTTTGTCGTAACGCTAGGAAGCTTTACATCTGAAGCAGGAATTGGAGTACCAGCTTCGCGTTTCTTTTTGACTTTCTTTGCTTCGTATTCTTCGATTCTATCTTGTTGATCATCTAGATCGCCAAGTTCGATTCTGTTGGTTTTAGAACTGGCTATTGCAATCGTGTACACTGAAGGTTTAGTTTTTTTAGATGATACAGATTGCAGAAAATGTTCCGTATCTTCACTCAAGATTTTAACTTCATCGCTCAGTGTACTTATAATAGCAGCTAATTCTTTTACAGAACGTGCTGAGCGAATTGATTCCGCTCTTTCTGATAAGCGATTTACCTTAAACATAATTGGCCTTAACGGTTGCTATGGATATACACTAAAATTATATATCAGAGTGTTTTTAACGACAGAAACGAAAAAAGGCCAAGAAATTAATCTCGGCCTTTTCTTTTTAACTAAGAATTACTTCTTAGGGAACTTCGAAGTTCCTGGTTTCTTACCAGCTGGTGCAGCAGGTTTTTTGCCAGCAGGTTTTTTGCCAGCAGGAGCAGCAGGTTTTTTGCCAGCAGGAGCACTTGGCTTTTTACCAGCAGGAGCAGCAGGTTTTTTACCGGCTGGAGCACTTGGCTTTTTGCCAGCAGGAGCTGTTGATGGCTTTTTGCCAGCAGGAGCAGCAGGTTTCTTACCAGCTGGAGCTGGAGCCTTAGTACCAGGTTTACGAGCTTCGTACTTTTTCAGCTGATCAGCATGGCGTTGTTTCATACCTTCACGAGCAGCTTTCTGTTTTTCAGCACGTAACTTGTTGCTGGCTTTTTGACGTTCAGTTAAAGCTTTGAATTGCTCTTTTTGTTTAGTACGGATAGTACCACCACGAGCTTTCCAAGCGGCCAAACGCTCTTTTAAAGTTGTAGAAGCTTTAGGGGCTTTAGCTGGAGCTTTGCCTTCTTTAGCTTTACGTTTTTCAGCTAACAGTTTAGCGCGTTCTTTTTCAAACTTACGCTCAGCAGGAGTTTTCTTGCGGTCACGTAATTCAGCTTGCTTTTTAGCTTTTGCTTTTTCAGCAGCAGTCATTTTTTTACCATGACCAGCAGCAGCAGCTTTCTGAGCGGGAGTTTGTTTTTTAACTGGAGCGTTTACGTTACCGCCCAAGCGAGAACCAGCGCCTTTGCCGTCCTTGCCTTTACCTTTACCTTTAACAGCCATAATAGACCTCTACTTTTGAAATTAAATTAATTACTCTCCACGAGAATCTCTCACAATCCTCTTACCTTAAAATTACTATTATAAAAATAAAAATAAAATATTTTAAATATTTTTAATAGCCTAAAGTTCGGAGTGCCTCAGTAACTGCTTTCTTTCCAAAAAGAAAATCTTCCTTTTTTAGTTTATTAGTTTTATAAAAATCTTTCAGGCCGAGCATGGGATCTATCTTTGGAAGTTCGCTAACTTCTTTTAAAAAGTTTTGGTCGTAGTCCAAATCAGCCTCAAGCTTTTTACCTTTAACTCCCCAAAGCTGGTCAATGTTTGGAACATCTTGTCTTAGTTTTGCAGGAACAACAATACCGTCAGCAACATAAAGCCTATAGCGTATGTTTGGATCTACGCGCAAAGCTGCGAATTCTTTCTGATTTGCTATGTGAACAGTTTCCAATCTAAATTTAGGAATATTATCTACGTATTCCCAATCAGCTTTCATCACTCCATTCTTGACCTTGTATTTTACAACAGCAAAACCTTTAGGTAGTGTTTCGCCAAAGGTTTTTTGAAATAAAGCGCCTGGATAAAGGACTCTGAGTTTTTTAAGATACTGTCTCAGATGTATATGGCCGCTAACAGTGAAGTCACGTTGGCTATTGACCTTTAGTGCTTCTTTTACTTTTAATTCGCGGCCATTGTCACCAACAGCACCTTGAACATCACGGTGTATTATGTTCACAACTGGTTTATCAGAAGGCAGCAGTTCAGTAAACGGAAATGGGCAGAAATTAAAATCTATTCCACCAATTTTGCGAATTTCTCTTTGGTCTACAACCACAAAGTTCTTAAGCATTTTAAACTCAACCATAGTCTGAAAGATACTAAGGCTAGAAGTTTTGTTATCACCGTAATCGTGATTGCCCATCAAGTAAAAAGTTGTAACGTGGTTGTCGTACTTACTCAAGACAGCAATAAGTTTTTGAATACTTTCGGCAGTCATTTTATAACTGTCGCTTATGTCACCAGCAACAATAATATAAGGAATTGCCTTTTTAACAGCGTACTTGTAAACTTTTTCTACTTCAAATCCTATGCGGTCAGCGTGGTCGGAAGGGAAATGATTTTTCAGACCATCAAAATGCCAATCACCTGTATGAATTACCTGAACTTCCCGTGACATAACTGCCTTCTTTTGTATGGATGATTAAATATTTGTCTATGAATTTCAAATACTGCTTGTGCGCCAACTTTAAGATCTTTTCATCAAGTTGAAATTCTTTAAGATTACTTGGATGACCAACAGCACTATAGTTTTGAGTTACTTTCCATTTTCCGTCAATGAGTTTTAAATATTCATAGTCAGTAAAGGTAATGCTAGGTGAAGGATAAGAGTGAGTGGTAACAGAGAAATAATAAATCTTTTTCTTATTACCACACGGAGAAGTACGTTCGACCTTTAACTGAGGAACCTTAGACTTCGACTTCATCTAAAAATACCTTGAAGATATTTTCTGGAACAAACAAAATGTGTTGAGTGCTATCAATAGAATATCCAGCGTAGTTTACAAAATCTGTTACTTGTTTCATAAACAAAGTGATGTCTACGACAGGAAGCATTGGAGCATCAGGACAAAGCTTATGGTAGTAAGTTTTGAAATCTTGCTGAAGTGAACCAACTTGAATTTTATTAGGCTCTAAATTTTTCTTAAGATTTTGCGTGATATTTTGTGCAATAGCAAGAGTGAATGCTAATGATTCTAAAGAGACAGCATCAGGATCGTCTGAAAAATCACGCATGGTTACTTTCGCAAAATATTTGCAGTTACAATCAGAGAAAGATATGTCTGCAATATCACGCAGAAATAGATCAGCAAGTTCCGCCATACACAGTCGATGCCAATCTAAATGAGATCCAACAGTATCAGGATTCATAAAATATCCTTAAGGAAGAAGAAACATAAACTTATTGCGGTTAGAAATAACCCAATGTGAAGGATCTACCCAACCTTGTGGTGTATTTCGGACAGTATCTGAAAATGGTGTGTAGTACGTTAGCAAATAAATGCAACAACCTTTCTCGAAAGAAATTCCCCATTTTTCCCAAGTGTCACGATACTGATAACACTTATCACCGTGAGCAGCACCAGCACCAGCAGCCAAGTCAGGATTAAGACCAAGCTTTTCTAAAAACGTAGCAAAATGTTCATCTATATATTTATAGTGATTCACTTCAGCTGTTTTCTTCATTGGACGAATGTAATGCTTGCAGAAAAAATCATCAATGAACTGAGGATCTATCTGAACTGTTTTTACGAAACTTGTACCAGCTTGATTGCCAAACTTTTTGCTGTACAAGATTATTCCGTTGTTCTGAATTCTTTCCAAAGTAGTTCTGAATTTAACCTTGTCCGTGAACTTGTAACCAGTGCTGATAAAATCAAACAAATCCAGATCGTTATACTCAACATCGAAAACTGATAAATCGATTTCACCACCAGACACGTAAGCAAAAGTCTGATCATAAATCTGACTAGAGTAGCCACAGAACATAGCGCAAAGTACAGCACGATCTGCTGAAGGAAGCTCAACAAGATCAGAGTCTGTTATATTCAATAGCTCTTTATATAAGTTTACTGGGTTTATTTCGTAGCAATCATTTGCATTTGTTTTTGCTTGATCGCTTTGCGTAGCAGCATACATCAAATGAGTAAGATGTCGTAAGATCAATGCGGCATTGCGTTGATAGGTTTCAGCTAAACCGTCTGGATGAAGATTAAGTTTGGTTAAATCCAAATTCAATTTATTTCCCCTTCTTTTCATTTGCAAGATAAGTATCAATACTGACCTTGCTTTTATCTGTTATTTGTTTATCGCTTTCAAGCATTTTTAAAATGTACATGAATTCATAAGGATTCAAATCGTAAGCTGTTGATACGTCAGCTACATCAGGAACACCATTTATTTCTTTGAAAGCAATTTGATAGCGTCGTGCAATATCGGAAAAAAGAATATCACTTATGCCAGACACTATTGCCGAGCTAAGTTTTATTTGAGTGCCAAGTCTTTTGAGTTCTTCTATAAGCTTTTCTTTAGACCAATCATTGCGTAAAAACTGACAGCAGATTTTTTTAACAGGTTTTTGGTGAGTCTTGGCAGGTAACTTATAAATGTAAGTCATTAGCTTGTCAAAGACAGATCCAGATTTGGCTTTTTGAATAACAATGTCCAAATAAGTTACTTTCTTTTTCTGTATAGGTTTTTCAACAGGGTTAGAAAGAACCTCTAAATCTATTTCATCAAAAACAACTATTCGAGTTTTATTTTCAGAATCAATTCCGTAATCAAGTCTATTAAAGCCTTTGTACTCAAGCAAGAATAATGGTGAAGCAAATACAAAAACTTTTTGCTTTAACCCACACAAAATCTTGTAATTGCGTACAAAATCTTCTCGACTTAGACAAATGATATATTTGGTTTTACGCAAACCTTCTGCCGTAAATACGGATTTGGGTTTTATGATCTTAAAAGTTGGGTTGGAATCAAAAGACAATAAAGCTTTAATAACTTCGTCTGGTGAATGTCCAGCTACTCCATAAAATACAGGCATGGTTTAGGTATCTCCTTTGTAGTAGATTTACAGTTTAGCGTTTATATACTGAACTATTTCACTACAAATATCGTTTTCGCGTAAATTTAAAGAGCTGACAAATCCTGCAAAACTTTGAGTACCATAGCCGTCAAAAATATTTGCTATTAATGAAGCGTCATAATCAAGTCCAGATCTGCATCCTACTGACCAACTGCGATACACGTAACCACTTACTCTGCAATCAGAATACAAAAACACATAATCGTATTTTCCTAAACTAAGTAAATGTTTGATTATGTGATATGAGAAAAGTTTGGGCGCGTTAATGAAAGCACATTTGTAATCCAATAAATTTGAATAGCCGCAATTGGATGCAAGATAAGAAGCAGTGGTTTGAAAAAACGAACCAACTTGCATACCTTCAACCGCAAGTTCTGACAAATTAGGGCTTATAAAATGTTGGGTGTTTAATAAAAACGCATCTTCCTCACACTGCAACATTTTATAACGCAATCCATCATAAATAAAACGGCTATTAGATATTTCATTTTTATGTAGTACAACATCCTCTATAATAAGTAATGTTTCTGGAACCATGTCGCTCGGTAAAAAATATGACCATGCAGATACGCAAGTGCTTCGCTCAGGAATGGAAAACTGAGTTATTTTGGTTTTGCTTGATTCTGATAGCTCAACAGGCATATGATCTATGTATGTCACGTTTTTACCATAAGATGATATACGTGCAAGATCTTGCGGTGTAAGATGTAAGCCGAGAATATAAATGTGATCGGCTATATCACCTTTTGTAAAATATTCAAAAATGCTGAGCTTTCCATAATCAAATGCTAAATAAATAGCATCATTTTTGAATCTAAAATATGCGGCCAACGCAGAAGCTTGGCCGTCCATTGTGTGAGCGTTATACACAACATAAGTTTTAGACATAAAATACCTTTAAGATACTTCTAGGTATGATGATCCTTTTTCTTTAACTACTGTTAGTAGCGTATAATCTTGGAAATCATCTATACTCTTAGGTGTTATCCAGAATATATGCGGAACTATTTGCCGAAGTTTTGGTAAAAATTCTCTAATCAAATGTTCGCGCACGGCTGTACTGCATCGACTATCAGGTTCGTCAAGTATCAAGAAATTGGTTCGCTTTTCTTCTGGAATCAATGGCAATAAACTAACTGCGAATAATAAACGGAAACAGTTGGCTTCTGCACCACTCAAGTAAACTATGTCGCTTGATTCTCCGTTATTACGGATGGCAACTGCACTTATGCCATTCGCTTGAGTGCGAATTTGAAATTTCATAGGTTCAAGAAAAACTAAACTACTATAGCGATTTAAGCTATCTTCTAATTGACGAACTATTGCCTCAGCTGCTTGTAGCTTTAAATTATTCGGAGAGTATGCAGTCTGCAATATCTTATACTGCTCACGCATTTTTAATAATGGCTCTACAACCTTCAATTTATTAGAAAGATCTTCAGCAGTCTTACTTAAATTCTTAAATTCAATTTTGGCAAGATTTAATTTACGCCAAAGTTTTTCAAGCTGATCGTTTTCCTGAGTCAGTTCCTTTAATTCTTTTTGAACGCGAGAGTGGGCTTTTTCATCGTAATGTTCGCTGCCAAGATCTTTAATGCGATCTTTGTTTTGAAGTAACAGTGAAAGCGCTTCGATTTTACGTTCGATAGATTCGCTGGATTCTTTAACAATAACTTTTGGTTTGACTGGTTTCTTAAGTGAATCCATTTGAGCAATCAACTTATCATACTGCTCCGATTGTTTACCTTGTTCACGAATTTGTTTGAGCTTTTTACGAGCCGACTCTAACTTGGTTTCAAGCTTAGTATCTATGGTTACTTTAGAAATACTTTCAACAGAAGAACCTAATTCTTCATACTCTGAATATATTTCATAATCCTCTAAATACTGTTGCGCTTTTTTAACTCGATTTTCAAGGTCTTTGTATTTAACTTTTTCAGATCCACACACAGGACATCCTGCTAAATGTTCATGATCTTGAAGTTGATCCCAAAGTGCAACAGTAGTTTTAAGCAAATCTACCTGACTGGAAATAGCGTCAGTTTTCTTGCCAAGATTTTTTTCGGTAAGGTCAAGACTTTTTGCAAATTTTGTTTTTAGAAAAGTGGACTTCAAAGCTGAAGCCTTGGCTGTTGCTTTAGAGTTTTGTTTTTTGATCTCTATATAAGCCTGATATTTTTCTGTTTGGTTTTCAAGATCGCGTTCAAGTTTTGAAATAAGGCTAACGTATTTTTCATACTGTTCAGCTAATTCGTCTGTGCTTAATTCGGGTTTGGTTATGGAATCCAAAGATTTTTGAATGACAGAAGATTTACTTTTATACTCGGAGCTGGCTTCCACATAAAATTCAAACTGCTGTGAAAGTTTTAGGTTGCTTCTTAATTTGGCAAGATCTTCTTTGGTGCTTAACTTACCCAAAGCTTTTTGTAATTCTTTTTGTTTGGTAACAAGCTTCTTTAAACGATCAGCATTGTTTTTTGCTGTTGTTAGTTTGCCAGATAACTCATAAAGTTTTTTTAGTTTGGCTTTGACACCATCCAGTTTTTCATGGACACGTTTTAACTTGGAATTTTTATCAGAAGTCCACTCAAGTTCCTCTATTCTTTTTTGAGCAGCTTTAAGTTCTTGAGCTAAAGTTTGATATTCAATCTCTGCTTTAGCAACTTCACCCAGTTTTTTAGTAAAATATTTACGTAGTTCATCGTAAACATCAAGGCCAAACAATTTTGTTATAAAGGCCAATCTATTCTGTGGACTAGCATTTATAAAGTTGCAACTACGTTGATCGCTAACATAAGAAGTTGCGTAAAACATTTCTTCGGAAATAGGAAAAGCCCGATCCAAATGGGTACGGGCAATTTCAAGTTTCACTGGTTTTCCAGCTTCGTTTACGTTAACATATTCACCAGATTTATTTTTGATGAATACACTGTAAGCAGAAGCTGTTTGCTCAAAACGATAACATTCACCTAAATGATTTTCTACCTCAAGGATGTGAGTGCTCTTTTTACCTTTAAGCACATCTTTCTTGTTTCGACTTTTGATGGCTAAAGGGTCTGTTTCAAAAGCGACAGTAGGAATACTTGAAAACAAGCGACTTTTGCCAACAGCATTTTTGTTAGCTGGATTTCTACTGTCTAAATTTTTACCGTGGATTACATACAACCCATGTTCGCTACCAACCTCAAGAAGCGTATCTTCAAAGGTCAATACGTTTTTCAGGCCAAACCCGTTTAGCTTAATCATAGTTCTACTCTTCTTTTGTTTCAGTGGTTTCTTCAGATTCTTTTTGTTCACCAAATATCTTTTGGAACTCACTTAACATGCGTGGATCGTCAAACATTGTACTACCTTATTTACAGTAACTTCAGACTCTGCTTGTATGTTTCACAGAGCTTTCCAGAAGAAATTCTTTCAGAAAAAATTTCACGAATATGATCCAAGCTAAGTGCATGATAGTTTGTTTGTTCAAGACTAACATTCAAATAACGAGGATCTTCAATAACTTTATCATGCAAGTGGCCATGAACATTTAATTTACCACGTAAATGTTCTGGATGCAGTGGCATATGACTTAAAGTAAAACCATATTTGTTTTGATAAAAATAAACCGCTGAGTAGACTTCGCACAGTCTCTTCAATGGAATTTTATCTGTGCAGTGGTTGCCACCTATCAAAATAACGGTGGCCCCAGTTTCACGAAATTGCTCGATATACTTTAACGATTCTTCACTAAAGCAAATATCTCCATGAAGATAAAGGGTAGATCTTTTGTTAAGTTGTCTTAAAATATTTTCAAAAATAACAGTGTCATGTTCTTGCACAGAAGAGAAATGAGTTCTGTATTTACAAACATTCGACTGACCGAAATGCAAATCAGCTGCGTGAAAATTCATTGTTAGTCTTTCACCTCAGAAGGTGCTATAAAAACAAGCACAGGTTTTTTAATCAGTAAATCTGGACGTATTTGGAAAACAATTTGATCTGTATCAAGATCACTCGCATAACTTGCCTTGAAGATTTTATAAAGATCTTCGTAGATACTAGCTAAACGTACAACCTGAGAAGAATTAAGCATGTAGTCAGTGCGGCCAAGCGGAGGTAAAGTAGAACTTTGATCTCCGAGTTCTGTACTAATAGTTCCATTGCGAACATTATCTATGAAAGCAAAGAAATCTGTAACATACTTAAAATATGTTTCACGTTGAAGCGCAGAACACATGACAATTGTGTGACTTATACGTTTTGAAATATCGTACATAGGATTAACTACAACACTATTTTCAATACGCTTTTGATCAATATCAGTTTCTGCAAGTCTTACTCTGTACTTACCGGAAAATCTTTTGCGGCCAGCATTGTTGTAGTATTCATTAAAACGAGTGTGAAGTACAAGGTTGGTAAGAAACCGAGTTGTTCTCAAACGAGAAAGAACACCAATTTTAGAAAATGGAGAATGCACATCAACACGCTTAGATACAGATAAAAGATTAATAGAGTCTTTATCAAGAACATTAGCAAACTGAATAAGCATTAATTCTTTAATGCCGTCAGTGAACTGAGTATCAGGTTGATCAAAAAATAAGTTGCAGATTTCTTTTGAAGGCATACCGGAAACGCAAATACGCTGCATATCACTACCGAAAGATTTTTGTACAGTTTGAATTGTTTGCATTTTAAATTTCTCCATTGGTTTCAGTGTTAATCTCAACTGAAACTTTATTCATTGGTTTTTGTTCGGTCGGATCAATATCATACGGATTTACATAATCAAGAACAGCTGTTGCTATCAATGAACTATTTCCAATAGTGCCATCAGTAAGCTGTAGCTCAGTAGATCCGTGATAAATACTTTTTACATTACCAAACTTCAAAGTATGAAGCAAGACAAAGTTATCAATCAAATCAGGTTTGGTGTATGCTAAACCGTTTTTCTCAAATTTTTCTGTAATCGCATAACAATAACGAGCTTTAACTTTTTTACCTGCAAGAAAAGACAAACGAGCTGACAATTGTTTATCTATACAGTGGATTATTTCAAATTTCTGAGCCTTAACAACAGGAATATAAACTACAATAGTTCCTGATTCGTACTCACGTAAAAATTTACTATCGGGAATACCATAGCTCCAATGTTCAAGCTCTGTTATTTAACAAGTAAATACTTTATTTACTTCAAAATTGTGTTGCTGAATTTCGTTAACAGCTTTGAGTGCTCTCGGACGAAATTCAGCAAGAGGATCTTTATAAATTGGCTGATCATACATTAATTCAGCCCACTTAGAAAAAATATCTCGTATTGCACCGACTGAAGGCTTCTCTTCTTCAAAAGTACAATCAAAGCAACCTTCAGTCGGTAAAGGTGAACTGAATGCCTTTTCATGAAAAGACTCAGGAACATCAATTGTTAACTTTGGCCTTTTATCGCTTGGGAAGAATCCAGAAAAATCTATTGTAAATGTTTTATCCATCATTCTTATCTCCTTGCCTAGATTTTTCGGCATGTGAAATAATGTCATTCATTTCTGCACCAGTATCACGATGATCGTATTCCACACCATTATCAAATTCATGATAGCTGATTTTGTGATCAGGATTACTAAAGAAAATCTTGTAGACAGCAAAGGCTAGTACAGCAACCGCAGAAAATAAGCATAGTAAAAATAAAGCTATTGAAATGGATGCTTCGTTTTGAACTTCAATCATTTTTTCACCTTGTTAAAATAGTCGTCAACACTTAAATCAGCTAATGCAGTATAAAGTGCAACAGCCGCAGGATAAGCCGGAACCGTTAAGATTTTGTGATCGACATCAAGTAAAACAGATTGAACTTTTAACAAAGCGGGCAACGAAACTTTTACCTTGTTTTTATTAACGGACGAAACAAAAAGTTTACCAATGGCTGGAACATATTTTGCAATGCCAGTAATACTTTCAATTTGCCAGTCAATAAGATAACGCAGTTGTGAAATAAGTTTACGAGGTTCTTTGCAACCTTTGCAGTTTTTAACGATACCCAACAAATTGTTACCAAGAACTGCAACAAGTATTTCAGCAGAAACAGAATTCAATTCTTCTTCAGTTGCTTGCATACCAAGATCGCTGACAACACTTTCATCATATTTGTTACCACTTGAAACAATGCTGATCAATGTGTCCAACATACTTATTGCATTACGCATCTGGCCTTCACAAAGTTCGGCAATACGCTTAAGGCATTTTTTGAATAAGTCTTTGTCTTTAATCTTAAGACCTTCTTCTCTCACAATGATCTCTAAACGAGCATAAACTTCTTTGGCTGATATTGGATTAAGCGTTATGTGTGTGCAGCGATTGCGAATTGTGTTCTTAAGTTTTTCTGGATTAGTAGTACATAAAATCCAGATGCAGTTTTTGCTCGGCTTTTCTAGTGGAACCAGCAAAGTGCTTTCAGCTTTATCACTAAGTAAATGGGCTTCGTCAATCAAAATGATTTGTTTGTTAAAACGGGGTGTACGTTTTGCGCGTTGTAACAGATTGCGAATGTCATCTATGTTACCAGCTTCACCAGCATTGATTTCAATTAAATCTGGAATTTGGTCATCAGAGAATTTACAAGCATCACATTTACCGCAAGCTGTATTCTTTTCACAGTTTACGTAACGCGCTATCATTTTGGCAAGCGTGGTCTTTCCACTACCAGTTAAACCGCTGATTAAAATTGTTGAGGGAAAGCGTTTACGCTCAAGCCAACCACTCATTGTATTTTGAGCGCTAGTTTGACCAATATAATCAGAAAGTTTTGTTGGACGGTATTTTTCAGGAAGGTTGTAACTTTCGAGTGTTTTGGGTTTCTTACTGACAAGTTTTTTAGACATGGTAAATCCTCTAGGTTTATACACTAGGATTTACAGTATTGACAGGACAAAAAAATGGCTGGCACGACATTAGCGTATCGTAACCAGCCAGTAAATCTAATAGGAGTTAAGGGGAAACTCACTCCATTTTCGATTCAAATCAACAGCGTCAAATCCATTGACTTTAATCCACCAGGAAGATAGCGAACTATCTAAATACAAATTATAGTGCTGTTGATTTTTAACATTGAATCGAGTAAAAAGTTTGATTTGTAAATGCGAGTAAATGCGTTCAAATCAATTAAGCAAATATTGGATCAGGACTGCAAGTAAGATCAATTGTATAGTCTGTCCAATGATCTTTATTCCAAGGTCGCAGATTTTTAACAGTTTGAATACCAGCCTGAGTAAAATCATTTAAGATCTTAGGCTGATCTTCTATAATCAGTTGTACGTTATCGCCAAATAAATCATCGAGAATATCCAACTTTGAATGCCCTACAGGACAAACAATTAACATATCTGGAATTAAACCGCTCTCAACTAAAACATCGTGAGTTAGTTTAAAGCCGTCAGAGCGGAATCCTCTGTGTGTAATAAATGCAAGGTAAACAGGTTGGTCATTACGTAAATTGAATTGCTCGTTTAATTCTCCATCACGCAATTTGCGTATGAATTCTTTTGTATGTTCAAATGGTTTTGTCATACTCAAATAGTTAGAGTTATGTAGAATATCCAAAAACATTTGAAGATCGAGGCCAAGAGTTTCAACCATATCATAGCGAACTACATCAGACAACGTGTATTTTGTTCCGCATCTTTCATTGACCATGTTAAGAAGAACTTCTACGGTAGCCAGAATAGATTCATCGAGATCAATACCTATTACTTGATGACCTTCAGTGTATTCAGTCCAAACTTTTGATCTTAGTTCGGAGTTTTTGTCGTAGTCGGACGGGTTTATTGTGTTATGAACTTTCATTTTGTTATATTCCGTTGATAAAAGGTGCAGAGTTTTTGTCTGCACCTGATCTGTTTAACGAATCAACTTTTGTATTGTGGATTCGCAAGCCTTAGTTACATCGCTTGGCAATTTTTTACCTTGCAGATGCGCTGTCATTGTTTCAGCGAAGAATTCACGTACATTGGTAAGGGCATATTCAGAACCAACATCGTTTACTTGATCGCTAATATCTTGATGCTCAGGCCATAACTCTTCGAGTGCATCACGATTGTTCTGAACCAGCATGTCAACGTCATTACGATCAAGACGATGAACACGCTTCATATAAGAATAAATTTCTTTAATCAAGGTTACTTGATTTTCGTCAGCCATTTCTTTCATGAACGCATTAATTGCGCCATCGTAGCCTTGAATATCTTTTAACAGTGTTTTCAGATCATCCGAATCGAATGACTGGCGTTTAATACGCTTACCATAAACTCCAGCCCATTTTGATTTTAAGTGATCAGGAACTTGGCGGAACCAGACACCGTGGCAGAATTCGTGGGTAAGTACGTATTCCAGATATTGACGATCATCGAAATTAATTCCGTTGATAACAATGAAATCTGTTTTGCCACCTTCTTTTGTACGCTTGTAAGTAAATGTTCCGGCATACTTACTTACTTTAGTGCGTAACTCTATATGGCTAAAGTTATCTAACCAAGAAGTCATGCGGTGTTTTTTGAACAATTTGAAAACTGTTTCAGAACAACTTTTAAGAAGATCAAAATGTTGTTTAGTAAACTTTTCACGGTATAAACGAACTTCACCAATATCAGGCAAAGTCAACTTTTTAATAAAAGGTTCTATCTTAACCCCGAACACGCTGCCGATAGCTGGCTTTTTGCCTAAGTTAGCAATAACATCTTCAGGTTTAAATTCTTTTTGGTTGTCAGAGTCATCACGTTCAACCCCATCTTCTAAAAGAATTCGGTTACGGCCTATATAAAGACCAAGAACATTTTTAGTGCCAATCTTTACAATCAAGTGATCATCACTTTCGTAAGCAACTTGGCTGGACTCAACAACTGTTTTAGAATCAGAGTCAGATTTTTTTGAAGATTTTTTGGCCTTATCAATAGCGCCTTCAGCTATCTTCTTTGCCATTTTCTTTTTGGTCTTTTCAATGTCACCCAATTCCACTTTGGTAACAGCAACCTTCTTTTTCTTTACCACAATTTCTTCTACTTTGCCTTTCTTGGCCTTAACCTTAGTTTTAGGTTTCTTTCCGGCTTTTAATCCACAAATTACACTTGTCATATATTTCTCCTGATTGGAATTTAAAAATTATGGGCATTACGGCCTAAATTTGGTTTTTAAGAAAAGAGACTTTAATGGACTGTATCTTATCCATCATTTCTTTTGAAACCATAGCAAATTCTGTGTTCAATCCAAAAACATACCAGCCACTATCTTTAATTGGATGCTCAGTAAATACTACAAATTGAAATTTACCTCGTTTCTCAGAAGCTGTTCTATATTGGAATTTTTTCTTTAGTGGTATTCGTTTGGAATGTGACTGATTTACGTATTCTATAAAACTATCTTGAACTTGCCTATCAAGATATTTACAGTATAGGTATATCCTATTAGTCAATCCAATGCAAAATAATTCTGGATGATCATTAAAAAGTTGGTTGAATTCTTCAAATTCAACACGTTTTTTACCTTTTGGTCTGGCATCATGGACAAGCTTTTGAAGCTCGATTAATTGCTTACAGGTTTCGTCATTGTACATAAGTTTTCCTTATTGAAGAAGCTGCGAAGGCGCGGCTGCGGGTTGTCGGTGTCCGCGAAAGTTGGTGAGGGGAAAGGTCGGCGCGGCGGAACCGGAAAAAGGATCCTGGAAAAGATCAATAACCCAGTTAGTATGTTTGCTTTTTCGTTTGCTTTTAAGGTTGTACGAAGCGGAGCGAAGTACAGCTCTTAATCTACGTAGTAGATTTAAGATCTTGATCCAATTTCCCCATGCCCAGATCCCCAACAAACAATTAATAAACAGATCTTTGCTTTTCTACTGATCTCATTTTCCACCTCAAAAAAAAAAAAAAAAAAAAAGATCTGGCCTGTTAATTTGACGAAGGCAAATTTTAGGCAGACCTCCGCCTTTTTATGATCTGTTCCACTGATCGCTGTGGGCTAATTCAAATGCCTTGAGATCTT